TTATTGAAGTCTTTAATATGATTATCTAGACCTCCCTCATTAGAAGTAATCAGATCCTCAAGTTCTTTCTTAGTGTTGTCTACTAATTCTTGAGTAGCATTAGAAACAGGCTTATCAAGGTCGGATGTATTATCTACATTTCCAAGTCCAACCTGTTCTTTAGTTACTTGGTGAGGATTATTAAGATCAGCTACGTGAGTATTAACCTTATCAGTTGTTTCTTTTCCCTTGTCACCTGGATATGCGGTTGAGCTAGTTTCTCCGAGGGCTAAGGAAGCAGAAATTTCAATATATCGAGAACCAGACCATCTATAGGTTAGGTTAGTGTCTTTGGTTACGTAAATCTTTCCAGCTTCACCTGTAGTAGGCAAGTTATCGTAAGAATCTACTTCAATAACATCGTCTACAAAGCTAGGTAATTGAGAACTAGGAACTTTGCCTTCTTGGTCAAGTGTAGCAACTCCCCCAGCTACGCCCATCTCTGAACGTTTTACTTGAGCATCATTTGTTACTTCACCTAATCCAATCTGTTCCTTAGTTACTTCATGAGGATTATTCTTATCTGCTATATGAGTTTCGATAATAGTATTAGTTTCTGTCTTAATACTATCCAAAGCTTTCTGTGTAGCATCAGAAATAGGTTTATCCTTGTCAGCTGTATTATCTACATTACCAAGTCCAACCTGATCCTTAGTTACTTTATGCGGATTATTAAAATCTGAAATATGAGCACTAAGATCAGAACCAGAACCATCAATAGAACCTTGAAGTCTTCTTTCAAGTTCATCAAGAGCATCCTGTTGATAATGAGAAACAGGTTTATCTAAGTCAGATGTATTATCTACATTACCTAGACCTACTTGTTCCTTCGTTACTTCATGAGGATTCTTCTTATCTGCAATATGATTCTCTAATGAAATATTGGTCTTATCAAGATTAGACTGAACAGCATTGATTGCCTCTTGAGTTGCTACAGAGACAGGTTTTTCAAGGTCAGCAGTGTTATCCACCTTACCAAGTCCAACCTGATCTTTAGTAACCTTATGAGGATTATCAAAGTCTTTCAAGTGAGCACTAAGATCTGTTCCTGTAGAACCTATAATAGATTCAAGATCACTCTTAAGTTTATCTAAAGCAGCTTGTTGTGCAATAGATACAGGTTTATTGATATCTGATGTATTATCAACATTTCCAAGACCTACCTGAAGTTTATTTACTTCATGAGGATTATTCTTGTCAGCTATGTGATTAGTAACATCTTTTTCAATATCACCAATATCTTTCTTCAACTCTGCCTTTGTAGAATCTACTAAAGCTTGTTGTGCTACAGATACAGGCTTATTAATATCAGCTGTATTATCAACATTCCCTAGTCCTACTTGTTCTTTTGTTACCTTATGAGGATTGTTAAAGTCTGAAGTATGATTATCTATCTTAGTATCAAGCTCTTTCTTAGTATTATCTACTAATTCCTGTGTAGCATTAGATACTGGTTTATCAAGGTCTGCAGTATTATCTACATTTCCTAAACCTACTTGAGCTTTTGTTACCTCATGAGGATTATTCTTATCAGCTTTATGTTCTGAAACTTCTTTATTAACAGCATCTAAAGCTTCTTGGACTGCACTAGAAATAGGCTTATCAGCATCAGAAGTATTATCTACATTTCCAAGACCGATCTGTTCTTTAGTTACTTGGTGAGGATTTTCAAAGTCAGCCACATGAGCATTAACTTTATCTGTAGTAGCCTTACCTTTATCTCCAGGATATGCAGTTCCAGCTACTTCACCAAGATGAACAGGGTTACCAATTTCTACTAATTCAGCACCATCCCAACGATAGATTATATTAGTTTCTCGATTAGAATAGATTACACCTTTTTCAGGAGTAGCACCTTCATCTAATTCCGTTTCAGAAATTGCTGTATATATTTTCTTCTCATCTTCTACATAGTAAGTGGAACCAATTACTAATCTAGAAGAAGGAATATCTGTTTTTGTTGATACGAAACGATCAATTCCAAATACTTCATCAACTTGTCCTGGAAGTTGTTCCACAGGAATTTTACCATTTTCGTTAAGAGTAGCAACACCTTCCGGAGTTCCCATTTCTGATCTCTTAACTTGAGCATCATTTGTTACTTCACTTAACCCAATCTGCTCTTTGGTTACTTGATGAGGATTATTCTTATCCTGAACGTGAGAATTTAATGCACCTTCAAGTAATTCTGTATTTGAAATCTCTACATATTCATATTTATTCCATCTATATATTTTCTCAGTACCAGAAACAGTATCAATATAAATTACTCCAGTTCTAGGTTCATAAGTATTACCTTCTTCGTCCTTGAATTCTGTTTCACTCATAAGTTTACCTACAAGAACATTAATCGTCTTGTCTGGTATTTGAGAATCTGTTAATTTACCATTGCCATCAAGAGTTGCAATACCACTAGGAACACCAATTGAATTATCGATTGTATCAATACGACCGTCAATTCTATCGATTTCATCTTGAGTAGCCTTAGAAACAGGTTTATCATAATCAGCCGTATTATCTACATTTCCTAAGCCAATTTGTTCTGCTGTAACACCATGAGGATTTTCTTTATTCTCAGTGTGTTCAGTTACTTTAGTGTTTACAGTATCTAAAGCTTCTTGAACAGCAGTAGATATTGGCTTATCAATATCGGCTGTATTATCTACGTTTCCAAGCCCAATTTGTTCGGCTGTTACTTTATGTGGATTATTGAAATCTTTGATGTGATTGTCAATAGCTTCTGTAACATTATCTGAATCTGATACTTCTACATACTTGAATCCATCCCAGCGATAAAGTTTATTCGAACCACCGATACTATCAATATAAATAGTATTATGTCTTGGAATAAACTCTACACCTTCAGAATCAGTAAATTGAGTTTCAGTCATATACTTACCTTCGATAACATTCAGAGCTTCGTTAGGGATCTGTGAAACTTCTAATTTACCTTCGGAATCAAGTGTAGCTATACCATCAGGAGCACCTACTGAGTTTTCGATATTAGTAACTCTCTCGTCAATCTTATCAATATTACCTTGAAGATCACTACCAGAGTTATTAATTTTCTCCTCAAGTTCGGTCTTAACTGCATCTAAAGCTTCTTGTTGTGCGGTAGAAACAGGTTTATTGATATCAGAAGTATTATCAACATTACCTAAGCCTACTTGTTCGGCTGTAACTTTATGCGGATTATTGAAGTCTGAGATATGAGAATTAACCTTATCAGTTGTCTCCTTGCCTTTATCTCCCGCATAAGCAGTATCAGCCGTTTCACCTAAGTGGAGAGATTCTGATACTTCTACATATTTAACCCCTGTCCAACGATAAAGAAGATTAGTATCCTTAGTAACATAGATTTTTCCAACTTCTCCAGCTTCAGGTAGATGTTCGAAAGAGTCTACTTCAATTACATCATCTACTAAACTTGGCAATTGTTCTAGAGGTACTTTTCCGGCATCATCAAGAGTAGCTAAACCACCAGGCTGAGCAATAGAATCTTCAATATTAGTAACTCTCTCGTCAATCTTATCAATGTTATCTTGTAAGTCGTTTCCTGAGTTATTAATCTTTTCTTCTAGCTCTTTCTTAGTATTATCTACTAATTCCTGTGTAGCATTAGATACTGGTTTATCGAGGTCAGCTGTATTATCAACGTTTCCAAGACCTACCTGAGCTTTATCTACTTTATGAGGATTATTGTAGTCTGAAGTATGAGCATTAACCTTGTCTGTAGTAGCTTTACCTTTGTCTCCTGGGTAAGCTGTACTAGACGTTTCTCCAAGTGCAAGTGATTCAGAAATTTCTACATACTGAGAGCCTGACCATCTATAAGTCAAGTTAGTATCCTTAGTTACATAGATCTTACCAGTTTCACCAGTTTCAGGAAGTAAGTCAAATGAATCTACTTCGATTACATCATCTACGAAACTAGGTAATTGAGATGAAGGCACTTTTCCGGTTGCATCAAGTGTAGCAACTCCTTCTGGCATACCCATTTCGGAACGCTTAACCTGTGCATCATCTGTAACATTACCAAGACCTACCTGTTCTTTAGTTACTTGATGAGGATTACTCTTATCTTGGATGTGTGTATTAAGTGCTTCATTAGAACCAGCAGTAGCCTCTTCGATTTCTCTTCTAATATCTTTCATATCATCATCATGACGATGAGATAGGTTATCAATATTAGTTTGAAGCTCTGTCTTAGTTGCTTCAATCTTAGAATCAGTTGCTTGGAATTTAGCATCAGTCTTAGTTGCTAATTCAGTGATCTTAGATTCTAGATCAGTCTTAGTTACGGAAATACTAGATTCTAAGTCAGCTCTAAGAGTAGAAAGATCGGATTCTGTTTTAGTAGCTAATTCAGAGATCTTATTATTCAACTCTTTTGTTGCTAAACTAAGATCATTTTCTGTCTTAGATGCTAAACTAGAGATACTGTTTTCTAATTCTTTCTTAGCTTCAGAAAGAGCATTATTAACAGCAACAATATCAGCTTCTTCTTTAGCAGTTAGGTCTGATATAGCTTTTTCAAGTTCTGATTTAGCAGTATTAAGATCATTTTCTGTTTTAGATGCCAATTCAGATATACTCTTCTCAAGCTCTGTTTTAGTTACAGAAATACTAGATTCTAAGTCAGCTCTAAGAGTAGAAAGATCAGATTCTGTTTTAGTTGATAATTCAGAGATCTTATTATCCAACTCTTTCTTAGCAACTGTTAAATCATTTTCTGTCTTTGATGCTAAGTTATCAATATTATTCTGAAGTTCTGTCTTTGCTTCCTTCAGACTATTATTAACAGCAACAATATCAGCTTCTTCTTTAGCAGCAAGTTCGGCTAATTTATTCTCAAATTCTAATCTAAATACTTCTAAGTCTGCCTCAGTATTAGTTTGTAATTCAGAAATTTTATTTTCTAGTACGGTTCTTGTTTGATCAATTAATGCCTGTGTAGCATCAGAAACAGGTTTATCCTTATCTGCTGTATTATCTACATTACCCAGACCTACTTGATCTTTAGTAACCTTGTGAGGATTCTTATAGTCTGTTAAGTGTCTATTGAAATCATTATTAGTTGCTTTAGAATCTAGAGTTTCCTTAAGATTAGGAATATCCTCTATACCTAATTCAACAATTCCGATCTGACCATTTACAGACTTAACTGAATCTACATTATCAATTTTAACCCATCTACCATTACTATTAATTACCCAATCACCTGGATCAAAATCATATCCAAATTGAGAGCCTTTATTAATAGCTATATAGTAATGACCATTGGAATCAAAATCGTTAAGTTCAAGTTTAGGAACATTATTAACTGCATCCCAAACTCCTTGATATTTAACATTTCCAAGAACTGAATCTGGAAGTTGTGATTCCGGAACTTTACCATCTTCTCCAAGAGTAGCAACACCCTTAGAAACACCCATTTCAGAGCGTTTTATCTGAGCGTCATTAGTAACATTTCCAAGACCGATATCATTTCTATCTAAAGATGGATTTGTGGAAATTTTATAACCATTTACAGTATAGTTATCGATTGTCTCTTTAACTTCTGCAATCTTATCATCTACATCTTTATTGATAGTTTCACTAATTCCATCAAGTTTAGCTTTATCTTCTTTTGACATTACTCCATTTGATTCTGGAGTAGCTGTTGGAAGATTTTCTGTAGCTAATTCAGTGAAGTCATTAGAAGTGATATCATAACTCCAGTTTCTACCATCCAAGAAATATCCACCATTGAAAGTGAAAGTTCTCCAGTTACCGTCTAAGTTAATAAACTTAACTTTTATACCTGGAACTTTCTTTTCAGCTGGAAGGAAAGCATCTAATTTAGCAGCAGCATATTGGATGTGCCACTGATCTCCATTTTCTCCCTTACCTTCACCTGGAAATATTTCATTGATATTATAGACTACATCAGATTCAAGTTCTACTCTATCAGTTAATTCACCAACTGCTTCATCAATAGCATCCTGAACACCACTAAGTTTAAGACCTGTTTCTTCGATTGTAAAAAATCCTTCAGACTCAGGATCACGAAGAACACCAATAGTAGGATCGTTATGAGTACCTTCTACTATGATTCCTTTTCCCTCAGTAGCTGTTACACTATCTACTTTTCTTTCCTCTAATGAATCTACGAGTTCTTTAAGTTCTTTTCCTTTTTCAGCAGATAAAACTTGCTCTTTAGGATCACCACCTTCGAATGAATCTACGATGTTTTCCTTCTTTACGTAAGTCTTTTCTGCATCTTCTATTTTAAGATAGGGAGCAAGTTCAATAGATAAATCATATTCACCGATCTTTTCCCATTCTTTTATTTCTTTCCCTTCTTCGTCAACCTTAATAGTTACTATATATTCAGTATAACTCTGAAGTTCTCCGATATTATTTTCTTTTCTAAGAAGATAAATTTTATTTGTCTCTGCTTCCTCCAAAGAAGGTAGCTCATCCACCATTCTAAAAAGTGATGTATTTATAGTGCAGGAAATTACATTATCTTCACTGATACTAATCCCTTCTCCAGCAATTAACTTATCTTGCTTAGTTTTCAATATCTCTTCCAGGGCTTCATCTGTTATCATTCCAGACAAATACGGCTTCCACCCAGATTCCTCATGTCTCTTTTCCCAATCGATAAGCTGGTAAACTTCATTCCGATCAACTACATACCATAACTGACCAAGAGAATCATTACTAGTATTATCTCCTGAGTCTGAAAGAATACAATCAGGGATCTTATACAATGCTGAAAGAGAAGATACTGTTTTGTGCCCGCTAACTTCTATAGCTCTAACAATCCCATAAGCACTAGGATTGTTTGACACTAATCTATCTGCAAAATTTAATGCCATTGTACTAATTTTATTTAAATTCTAATTCAACATCAGTAAAAGCACCTGGATGATTAGTAATATAAACTACATAATCTATAGCAATCCCAGCGCCATTAATGATTTCAATTTCTACTTTGTTAAATGCTTTAATTACACGAATTCCGTCTTGATAAATACTATCTAAGTCTCCAAGAACCTTAGGATAAGCAATAATAGCATATTCATTCATTTCAGTGGAGAAATGGTTTAATACTTTATCAGGGTGTTCAGTAATTAATTCAGATGTTTTCAGAGATTTAATATCATATTCTACTAGATCTTTTCCTTTAGTAGATACCCCATAATAGAGTCTGTGTGCAAAAGAAACTGATCTAGTATCTTCTGTATAATCAAAAATACCAGTACTTCTAACAACATCCTCTCCTCTAACCATAAATCCAGTCTTAGGAGATTCAAGTTTAATAGAAATAGTAGCATCCTCAGTATAATAAGGACTTACTACAACATCAGAACTAACATCTGAAGTAGTAAGAGTATCCCAGAATGATCCACTAACAATTCCAGAAGGATCTTTTTTACCATCTTCACTAGACCATACATATACTCCCTTGAAAACAGCCTTATAACCATTCTCAATTACAGGATCATATTTGTTAGGACTAGGAATAATAGTAACAGGTTCGAAAGAGTTATTGTAAAATTCCCATGTTCCATTTATCTCAGGCTTTACTAATTCTAAGTTCGTATCAAATAACTCATCTACTTTCTCAACAATCTCTAAGAAAGACGAATTCATTACATCTCTCTTAATAGAAAATTCAGAAGTATAGCTATTTAATATGATCTCTTCAGAATAATACTTACCTGAATAAATCCACTCAAGTCTTAGGATACTGTAATCTTGAGCTTCACATTCCTTGATAGAAGTTTGAATAGATACTGGAACAATAGACTTTCCAGAATCTACTTTCAACCCTGCTACCAATACTTGACATTTAATTGATTCGATAAGCTCTAAGAATTTCTCTGCTCCACCAAAGACTTCTGCTATTTCTTCGCTAGTACTTTCAGCTGATAATTCTGAAGTCATAGGAGGAAATAATAGAACCTTACTATCAATTAAGCTATTTATTTCTTCTTCTGATAAACCGAAGAAGGTATTTCTTGTCCAAAGCTGTCTAGTCTTCTTAATAAAAACTAAAGAAGTCTCGCTAATCTTTCCAGCCTCTAAGTCTGCCTTGAATTCCTCTAATGTTTCATACTCTAGGAAAAAATCTCCCCAGAAATTATCTACTCTAGGAACTCTAAGATCTATAATAGTACCTTCGGAATTCTTAGCCCAAATACTTTCTTCTCCAGCATAAAGACCTAGACCTAATTCACCTACCTCAAGTTGTTCAGGAGTAGGCACTTTTCCTTGTTCTACTGCAGATTTTAAAATAATTACAGTAGGTTCAGGAAGTTGTTTTTTTGCAATTATATCACTCATTGTCTTAGACATTTTGTACACTCCGGAACATCGTTATTAGTTCTCCATTCCGTATTAGTTACTTCTTTAAAATTATAATAGGAATAACTTTCATCTTCAGGATAAACACCTGAACTCCAAGATTCATAGTCTGCAGTAGTTTGTCCCTTTCCACACTCATTGTTACAAGGACATTCATTAGATTCAGGTTGAGCAAGAAGATTTTGATACTGAAATAATATTCTAACCAACATAGCAGTCAAAACATTACTCCATGCATAAATAAATCTATCCTCATTATATGGAATCTCAGAACCTTCAACATATATTTCACCATTGTCAATCCCAAGTTCACATCTAAGTTCATCTACTGCATAAAATACGATCTTCTCTTCTCCATGATTTCTGATATCAAAAAACTCTTGAATATAAGTTTTAATATCTGAATCTTCCGGAAGTAAAGTTAATCTATCTGATATATATTTTAAGATGTATGTAATATACGGAGCTAATTCACATCTCAAAGAATAGTCAATCTTAGCTAACCCAAGACATGATTTAATATTTTGAAGAGCTTGTTTATATGTGATGTATCCGTTTTTATCATTCCATCTCATTATTATTTCACTTCAAAAATAGTAACTCCATTTATTACCATCTTAACCAAAGTCTTCTTCTCTGGATCTAGGTATAAGTATAATCTATCCTTCTCGAATTGAAGAACATCTAAGGTATTTGTAACAATATCAACACCTTTACAAGAATCGGATTGCATTACACGATCTGATACTGAAAATTGAATACCTTTTACAGTATTTCCGTAACAATCAGATTGACAACTAGTATTAGTAATTCTTATACCATCTCCTTCTAAGATTTCAGAAGAACTAAGAGCATTTGTATAAAGATCTGATAATGCACTCTCAATTTTATTCAAGTTAGCTGCATTAACCGGAGTTTTGTTATCAATCCAAGTAGTTTTTATATAACTATTTTTCATAAATCTATTCTATTATAAAAATTTATTTACCACTCTCCTCCATCAACAACATCATAAGGAGATTTCCAATTACTTTCATTAGCCCAGTTAGCTTCATCTGCATCAGAACCTCTATATATGAGTTCTATATACTGACCTTCACTACCTAAGAATCTAATTTTCAATCCACTACGTCGTCTTGCTTCTGGTACTAACCTAATTGCATCAGAAAGAGTTAACTTCCGTTCAAAATTATTTATCTCAGCATTAGCATTACAGAAATCCTTTAAGTTTTCATTGATATACCCAACAGCTGCATTAACTGTAGTGTTGATGCTATTAATATCAATACTACTCAATGGATCTCCTGGGTACTTAATGCTAACGCCTGTTATATCAAGCAAGTCCATATATTTTTCTTATTTTAATTTCATTAAATCTAAAAGATAGTCATTTAAAGTATCACCCCCTGGAATATTACCTCCCTTAAGTTTTAAAGCTCCTGGATTAAGAGGTTTACCTAATCTACCAACAAAAGGAGAAGTATTTCTAGCAGAACGTCCAGAGATAACTTTAATATCTTTTGGGCTTCTTACTTTTTTCATTTAGAATGTTCCTCCATAGATTTTATTAATACGAATTCCATCAACTTTCTCATCATAAATCAGATTGTTATTATCTAATTTAACATCTGCAGTTAATGTTTTCTTTGATTCAGTAGGACCAGGACTCATTGTGAAATCTATCGTACCAGAATCTTCGAAAATAATTCCAAGACCGTCTGCAGTAGTTCCACCAGTTTTTATCCACTGTCCACCAATCATTGTATATGTAATAGACGTAGTACCATCATAAGAAGTAAGAATAACTACATCACCATTTTTCGGCTTCTCACCAAATAATGCAATTAAAATACATTCTTGATCTGACTGTTCCTCTGATTGCTTCTTTGCTGTAAATATTCTTGGACCTTGACTCAATTCCATAGTATCAGAAACTATATCAAAGTCTCCAAGATCTGCACTCTTAAAGATAGCTAAAAGAATACATACATCCTCGTTGTCATTATAATATCTTACAGCAACTAACTCAGCATATTGTCTAGATGCACATGATAAAGCCTTCAATGCCTCGTCTCGATTAGAATAAATACATTCAAATCTAGTTAATTGTGACTGTGCCATACTTTATTTATTTTTATCTAGTATATCACCGTTGAAGTTAACATCTATATCTGTTATCTCATTTGTATCGGTATTAATATCCTCTACATTTGCTCCAACGATTCTCACTATACGATTAGTTATTATATTTCCCTTTTCATCGATAAAAGCTATTCCATTTGACATATCTTTTATCCAAGAAGCTTCAGTATCAACTCCATATCCACAAATTGATTGATTAGATAAGAAAGTTCCACATACAGCTTTAAACTTACTAATAACATTAAGCTCGATAATTTCCAAATCTTTCCAAGTAAATATTTTCCCTGGATACTCGGTTAATTCGATTACTGTTATAGTTTTCCCATCAAGAGATATTCTAAAATAAATATCTTTAATAGTTAATAGATCATTACTTCCTCCACCTGAGAAACAACCAAAGAAATTACTAACAGGTAATGAACTAACTTTTACCTTAGCACCGATCAACTGTTCATATTCCCAAATTCCAGAAGGACCTACAATTCTTGAGTTTCTACAACTATTCAACATTTTATCCTTTGCCTTTAGCTAGAGAATCTACATAGTTATTCCAGTATATATCGGCATCGACACCATTATTTTTCTGATGTCCCTTTACCCACTTATACTCAATTCTTCTTTGTAAACCCTGTTTAATTATTTCTTTATCAATATCACCTTTAATTCGAGCAATGTATGGTTCTTTTACTTTCCAATTACCAGTCATCCATTCTCGAACACCAAGATAATCTGCATGGACTACTACAATATCATTCGGACCCCAAGAACCACGAAATTCATATAAAGCATGTAAAACTGCTACTAACTCCGCACTAGGATTGCTACACTTCTGAGCTCCAAAAGATAAATTCATATATTCAGGAGTTAATTCAATTGAGAATTTATTAAGCATAGTTCCCATTCCAGGTCCGGTAGGGTCAATAAGAACTCCTCCGATACCAAGTCTTCCATTATTTTGTTTGTCTAGGTGAGATCCGTCAGTATAAATATCAAACTGTTTCATCTCATCAATTTTAAATATCTAAATTTTCATCCAAAGAACGATATTCGAAGGGATCAAGTTCTAATCCAAATTCTTCAAGGCACCATTCTCTAAATTCTTTCGTACCAATTACACTTATCTCTCCAAGAACATTCAAAAGCTCCTCTCCTTCAATTTTAGATAGACTTTTATCTAAGTGACAAATTAACCTTGTCATAAGATATCCAAAATGACTTAAAGATCCATCTACATCACTATCATAACACTCCAAGACTCTAAACCCTGAATGAGTATTAAAACTTGAAAATAGATCAATCCACTTTTCTGGAATATGAATCGAAGAACCATTATAGAGATAATAAATAACATCTTTTGTAGGTGTAATTCTTAGGATAACATAATCTAAAACCTTATGATCACTAAGTCCTTTTAGAACGATTCTCTTAGATTTGCCTTCTCGTATATAAGATAATTTGTAAAACTCGGTAAATACTTCTTTAAACCAGGCATCTTTCATAATAGTGTATATAAATTAATTAAAGCCAACCCTGAAAGAATTATTGTATTATTATCTTCCATCACTAAATATCCCGTTTTATCACATTGACTTCTATAACTTAAAAGATCAAGAAACTCGGATAAATCTTGTTTCAGGTAAAATGTAATTGATATAATTCCTTCTCCTATCGCAAAAGAACATATTATTGAGTAAGGATGTATGTCAAGTCTATCTAATTTAGCTACTATGTCTTCCTGGATTTCAATTTCTCTAGGATTACTTCTCATAGTATTATTTCTGTTATATGACTGTTTAATATTCCCATACTGTTAATTAGGTTAGATAAGATAGATCTGTGACATATTTTATCATCAGAACCATAACCCATTAATATAACTCCTCTTGCATTACTAAGTTCAGCCAAGTAATTAAGTTTATCAATAACCTCTACAAAATTTACATTCGACATCTCAATAATATATCTCTTAGAAAATTCTGTAAAATCAATAAGCCCGTCTCTCTTTGCTCTAAATAATTCTGTACTTGGAGCTAAATTTCTAAAATGTACTGCCGTTCCATTATACTTACCAATTAATTCTGAATTACTAATATTTCTTATTATAAAAATAGGTAAATATCCATTCTCTGTAAATATTTTTAATGTTACCGGAGATACAAATGATGTTTTAACTTGTAATTGGTATCCCATTTTTTCTTAGTTTTATTAATAACTTTAAAATTTATTTATTGTCCTCCAAATTTTTTATTAGATGTCTTAAATCCTGACTTCCCTGAAAAACTAGAAAACTTTTTCCCACTAAAACGTCTATCTGCTTGATAAGATTTATTAAAACCATTACTATCAAACCCACTTTCTTGTTTCTTAGGTTTGATAGAAGATGTAGTAGAGCCGCCAAACTTCTGACTACTAATCATAAATCCTGAAGGAGCTGTTTGTAGACGTTTAAGGAGATTTATATTACTCTTTATCATCGACTTTACTGTATGACTGTCGAAGTGATAAGATATTTCTGGATAATTCAATATGTCGCCCTGAATTAATCCAGCTGATGTTAAGAATACAGAAAGATTAACGAACGCTTCAGTCAGGTTACTAGATATCAAAAGAGTATCTGTCGTAGGTTCGTAGATCTTATATTCTTGTGTAGACTGATCATAATTAATAACTACTTCTACCATGACTTTTTAATTACTTATGGCAAGAGCACCTAGGATTACTGCTACACAACCTAAAGCACCTGCCCATAATTTACGTTTTCTTTTTTCTTTCTTTAAGCTATTTTCTAAAGCTTGTATAGAGTTAACATAATAATCATCTTTTTTCCTCATCATCATAGACTGATAAATTATAATTGAGTCTAGATTCGCTGCCTTAATCGAATCCTCTTTTATTATATCTCCTTGAAGTTTTATAATTTTTTCGGAAGACTCAAGATCTACTATTATGCTATTAATTGTTTTCAGATTTTCAGGAGATATAACTATCATTGTATCTCCACGATGCTCTATTATCTCTTGTGAATATCCTTTAGTGATAAAAAATAGAGATAATAAGAGACAATAGATTATTTTTTTCATTTTGCTACTAATTTAACGATAAAACCTAATAAGTGAATCTAAAAATTGTATAAAGTTATGAAAGATATTAAATTTTTCCTTAGAAAGAAGACTAAATCACTGGGAGGATTTAGTGATTATAAAAAAGATACATATAAACTCTTTGCTATAATTCCCAAAGATAAATATTCAATAAATGATCAGCAATTATTAAAAGAAAGCTCACTTACAGAGGATGATCTTTACTACAACAATGATAATTTAGAAAATAATTTTATCATAGAAATTCCATATTTTCCAAAAGTACAAAGATCTCGATGGTCTTCTCCAACCGAACTATCAATTAAGGAAAACATCTCATCTGAAGTCTTTAATGAATTTATAAATCCATTTCTAAAAAATTTTGTCTCAAATCTGGATGAAGAGAATTAGGATCTCCACCAAGTTTTTCAATATGATTTCTAATTCTATTATTAGATGAAGATCTCCTAGAAGGTATTTGAATCTTTTTCATTATTGGAGTCTTATAAAATACTTCTCCTCCATACTTATATGTTTTTAAACTATCATCTAAATCTAATTTAGAATTATTAAGTTTATCTTTATTCATACCTGATTTTTTCAGCAACCTCATTGCTTTTTTGGAAGCATTTGATTCTTCATTTATTAATGCTCTTTGCTTAAAGTAATTACTTATCCCTTTAAGTAAACTTCCATTTTCATTAAAAGAATCATAATTAGCTACTTCCTCCGAATATTTATTAGCAACCTTATTATTTACTTTAGTAATAGGGTTTTTACTTTCATAATTCTTAACATGACCGATTTCATGAGCTAAACCAGATGTATTTCCTCTATGATGATCAATATTATATTTTGCTTTAGATGCATATTCTTTATATCGATTGATATCTTTTTGTTTTGGATATTTTTTAGTATTTCTAAGTACTGTAAAAGGTAAATCAGGATATTTATTCTTTCTAGAATTTAAAACAATTAGATTTGCAGATTTCTCAATATCTAAATCTTTAGTAGGAATCATACTCTCTTCTCTCCCAGTAAACTTTCCATCCCACACTTTAGTATTGTATTTTCTAGACACTAAACTTTTTAGCTTATTTTCCACTCCAAAATCAGCAGTATCATATTTCTTACCTTCTAATAAATATCCATTAACTCTAGCAGAAGCAATATCTTTTTCTAATTTATTCGCTATTGATTTTCTAGCTCTTCCAACATATTTCTTATATGTTCTTCCTAGTCCAGAATGATATAAATCTGAAACTAATCCATACTCTCTTTGCTCTTTTTCAATAATATTAAATCTCTTAACAGCAAAGTGTTCTATTAAATCTCTACCATTACTTCTGGAGAAATTTTTCAATTTTCTTTTAATAATCATAACTAAATATTAAAAATAAAAAACTTAGGGAACTTGACAGTAATCGTGCTTTTTATCAACACGAAAGTAAGTTCTCTAAGTTCTATTTTCTTTAATACTTACTGTCAAATTCTCTAAGTTTAAGTCTAAGAAATTCTACCGCTTCTGTTGTCGGTAATTCCCTAATACTATCTACTTTATCAGTTCGAGTAGATTCTATCCTATGAATCTTTTCTCTGAGATAACTGATAATACTATCCCTTGATATTATCTCTACTTCAAGGGAATCAATTTTATTTTTTTCAGGTTGTATAATTTCTGGAGGAGGTAATATAGTTTCCCCCTTAGATTTATCTTGAGAGGAGTGGGAGTAATATAATACCCCCAATCCAAACCCAAGTAATAACAGTAATGAAATTATAACAGCCTTCTTAACTATTGCTTTCAACATCTTCTGTTACAAATATTCCTACACGATATTCCAATTCGCCTTCCCTTTTATAATTGATATACTGGTGAAATATTCTATAATCTCCGGACTGCTCTCTCTGAATTAAATGAGCATCCCAACCATGTGTAGAAGTTAATTTATCAATAAGATCTTGTAATCTAGAGATCTTAGGTGCATACTCTTTCAGAACCTCTAAATCTTGAGACGGATTCATCAAATTTTTCATCTTCTCTAATTCCGCCTTAGATTCTTCCTCGTTCATAATATCATCTGAAAGCTCTGTAATCTTATATTGCTTAGGATCTGATGTACAAGTAACTGTATTAAGAAATTGTCCAGCTACCTTCTTACTCTTAATCTCAGCCAAAACCGCATTAAATCCTTCACTCCCGGAAATAATGTTCTTAATATCTTCTAGTACTTTTAACGATGTAGTGATACCTAAGCTAACAAATACACCTATAGGCTTTACAAATGTTTCTCCATCTACTGAATTAACATAGAAAGTCTTGAATGATGGTTGATAAAATACTTCAACCAATGAATGAACTTTATCTCTATTTATGTTCCCATTATTAATAGCCGCCATTATTTGTAAAATTTTTCACTTTGAAATATTTAAATTCTTGCTTATAATTACTATACCCGTAATTAAATCCATACATAGTATAGTTCGGCATCTTCTGTTCTTCTTCATGCCATTCCTCCAAGTAATCCTCAAAATCCGAAATCAGAATCAAGATTGCTTCAGGACCATAATTCTCTCTGAAATATTTAATACCTTTAGCCATTCTTGTTCCACCTCCCATTGATATTCTTGGAACACCCTTTCTAGGATCTATATTTTTAACATGCTCTCCAAGTTGAGTAGACCATGAAATAATATTATACTTAAGACCACGACCAATCTTCTTCATCTTATTAGCGATAGTATTCAAAATTCTATCAACTAATCGAGTATCCATTGATCCAGAAACGTCAATCAAAAACACTATAGTAGGTTCGTTACTGATAGTCACTCTCCGTCTGTAAGTAGGTGCAATAACTGAACGATTAATACCACGATTATATAGATACATAAAGTCTTTTTTAGTATCAACTTTAATTACTCTAGACTTATAGTTTAACATTACTTCATCTAGAGCCATATCTACTTCATCCGCCTTATCTACCAGTCTTGTTGCATCAGGACCACCAGAACTACCACAACCTACTCCACCACCTGAACGAATCTGTCCAAGTTGACGCTTTCTATCTGCATCATCTCTTGAATCAGATCTATGGTCTTTATGAGTTCCACCTTCATCTTTTCCATTACTATTAAGATCTCCAGTTCCTGAATCACGTTTTCCTTTATATGGGCAATCTTTAGGTGTTGTTTTATCTCCTTGACCCTGGCCTTGTCCCTTACCATTTCCTTGACCATTACCATCAGACATACCCATTTCCTGCATAAGATCTGATAAACCTTGCATTCCACCTTCCTGGCCTTGTCCACTACCATTTCCTTGACCATTACCCTGAAGTGCATCTTGAATATCTTGGCTAGTAACTTGAGATGTATCACCATTTCCACCATTTTTGATTGAAACTAACATCTTAACAAATTGATCTAGGTGTTTTATAATCAACATAAGATATTCAGGATAACTCAATTCATCTGGGAAAGGAGTATTTTCATCTATATAATATCTTTGAGGAACAATCAACTTAATCTTAGCCTCATTCTCCATTTTCTTAATAGCTTCGTCTAAGATTTTCTTCTGTTCTTCATCCTCTACATGATCTCTATTATACTTCAAGAGTTCAAGTTGATAATCCGGAAGAACACCTGAGATATCTGATTCCATTTCTTCTACATCTTCCGTACTCAAGATCTTAGAATTTACTTCCATATCCATCGCAATATTATGAAGACTGTGATTAAGAACTGGATCATCAATAACTCTTTCAATTAGCTTCTCCGCGAAATCAATCCCACACTCTTTATTTATTCTATCAATCAACTCACCTCGGTAATCTCTGAATGTATTACAAATCTGAGTATCAAGCTCTTCATGAATACCATCTAAGTGACCTAAATATATATGACCATACTCATGCATCAATATTCTAAAATCAGTTCGTGGTATTCCTATCTCAGAACATACAATCTTATAAATTACATTCCCTGAGATACTATCTTTATACTTAAAACAATACCCAAGTTCTGGATTATCTGGGTTAAATGGTTTCTCTGTATTAACCATCAACATATTTCCAAATCTACTATAAGTACTGTCTATAAACTTTTTTACAAGTTCTAACTCTGATTGATTTCTCATAATTTTGAATTTTTCTATTTTTAATAAATTAACCTTAGAGATCCACATGATCATTTACATATTTTTCTCTAAGGCTAACGTTCTTTATATAATAGTATGCTTATTTAAAACTTCTAATATCAGGAATCAAACTTCCCATACTCGGATCTTCTTGCAAAATAATCTTACGAATAGATCTAAGTTTAAATCCTGAAGTTCTAAGATCTTCTTGAGTATTTTTCAATAAAGACATAGTATCATCCTTATAACCCTTTGTTGAGTCTGAAATCAAACTTTGCAACGAAGTCATAAGATCTGAAAGCGTATTCCAATAAGATACATATCCAATGAATGTCTCTGTAGGTACTTTATCCAAGAATTTATCTGTAGTAGATACTTTAATCTTGGTAATAGAAGAACCTGAATCCTTGCTCAATTTACACAATTTCTCAATGCATGCAGGATCAATAGGACGTTCGATATTCTCTAAATCCTTATCAGCTTTAAGTTCACTAAGCTTATTGATAACTGCTTGCATTTCCGGAACTTCAAACTTCTTCTTACCATCTACAATCTCGTTAAAGAACTTAGTATACTTAGGAAGCTTATCATTCTTCATCTTCTCAATGTCATTTACGATATTTACCATAGTATCGTAGAAATCTTTTGAGATCGGAGTCTTTACTACGTTCTTAGTTTTAGGATCACGAGAAATACCAATACCACAAAGACCATCTATCATATTACGATAGTTGTCTGAAGTAATACCACTCTTACCGAAACACTTGAAACTAGCAATTGTTACATCTCTAAGATAATTCAATGTACGGAAAGTTGTAAATCCGTAAAGCTTTGTTTCATTTTCAGCATCTGCATAGATACCATTTAAGTCAGTGATAGCAAGATCGACTGGTTTACTTCCTGATGTCATTAATGCTCTGGCTGTTTGCTTAATTCCACGCTCAATATATTCACCAATCTTATTATATTGATCTTTCGGAATATCTACCTCTTGAGCATCAAGCTTTTTCATTGTTTCTTTGAGGTTACCCATAAAATCTTTAATCTTTCCCTCTGATGATGCAATGGCTCCATCAAATTTACAAAGGAAAGTATCCAGGTCCGTATGATCTGGAGTAATGTTGAAAATCATAAAACGATTCATCAACGGAGGAAGCATCTCCATAGAATTTGATAAATTCTGTGCATAGTTGCCTGCAGAAACAATCAATGTATCTTCTGGAAGTCTTTCCGATCCAACCTTACGCTCAAACACTAAATGAAGCAACGCAGCTTGAATCGCACTATGACATGTAGTGATCTCATCCAAGAATAACAATGTTTTTCCTCCTTTTTCTGCAACTTCTAAGATTTCAGCAAACCAGGTAGGTCTAAGATGCTTTGTTGATTTGGCATCTTTTATAGTATTATCGAAAACGTCAAATCCAAGGACTTCTTCTGGAGAAGTACTATTACCTCTCAGAAGTGTCAAATGATAATCTCGAACCTCTGCAAACATCTCTACAGAAGTTGATTTACCAAGGCCTGGATTAGACATAATCAATACTGGTACTTTTGAAATCTCACTAACTTTCAATGCTGTAAAAATTGAAATGTTAATGTTGTCATTTTTAGATTTTGCCATTTTTCTAATTAATTTTAATTTTTAAATTTTCTATTTTAACTATCGAGGGAAATCTATATTCCCTCATTAATTAGAATTTGGGGGTTTTAAAAATGCATTTTTATTAAGTAAAAATATAATTCCCCATCTAAAATGAAAAATACGAAAGAACACTAGAAACCTATAAATCTTATAAATTTTTCTAATGTTCTTTTCGTATATTAGGTTTTAACCCCTCCTGAAGCGCAAAAATTATATTTACAAACCCAAAAAATCATTAAAAGCCTTCATAAATTCAGAATCACTTGGAGTTAATGATTGATGAATTGTTTGGATTAATCTCTGTTTTACTATTTCTTGATTCTCTAGTAGTAATCCATTCACATCTGTATAAATCCCCTCACCTTCTACTGAGCTTAGGAAAGATATGAAGAATTCTTGAGTATTATTTTTTAAGATATGAGTAGTCAATCTTTTCATAGGATTAGAAAACACTCCTATGACAATAACTACATCTGTTTCCTTGTACTTCAGAGTTAATTTAGAATCATAGATAAAATGTAAACTACCTCTTCTTATCAAGCTCTTTTAATCTAGCTTCAACATTTTTTAATTTATCTTTTGTCTCCTGTAATTCTTTCTTTAATGATTCTATCTCTAATATCATCTCAGGAGAATCCATAATTTTCTCTAAGTAACCTCGAAGATAATTCAAGACCAATTTCATATCCTCCGCAAGCTCTGTATCCTCTGATTTTATTATATCTTCTAGTACTTTTTTAGGATCTATCCTCAGAGTATCACCACTTGCTTCTTCAACATAAGGAATATTATAATATACACCTCCAGATGCAGACGGAAGAGGACCAGAGATAACCGAAGATGAAGGAATTCTTAGGTTACTTATACTACCTTTACTAGATATATCTGTTATTGAAGCTGGTTTTGAGTTGATTTTCTTACTTTTCATGATCTAAACATATATAATTCATTAATATCTAAACATTTATAAATAGTATCTTCTAAGGAACTTGTGATACTTGTATGAAAGTGCCCAAAAAACCAATTCTTACACCTAACTTCTCTGAATATATAATCTAAGTACTTTCTATTTTCTAAGTCTCGATTATAAATATCCTCTGACTCTTCCGGAAATCTTGTAATAACCGGATCAAAACTTAGAGGAGCCGTGTGTGAAACTATTATATCAACTTTTCTGGGAAGATCTTTTGTTTTCTTCTCTATGTCTTCAGTTTCCCACCAAATTCTCTTAGATGAACCTACTTTTTCCATCAACTCATTATAATTTCGTCTCCATTCATAGTCAACTGAAGTAGCTCCTCCGATAAGGTATATTGTTTTCCCAGAGAGCTCAATTACTTCATGATCCTTGAGAAATTTAATCCTGGGGAATTCATTTATTATTCCTTCTTCTTTCCAATACCTCAAGTTATCATGGTTACCTCTCATGAAATAGTAGGTTATATTATTTTTCTCTAGTTTGGCATTAATTCTTTCAAACTCCTGATTATAATACCCAGGCTTAGCAAATCCAATACCTACATCTCCAAGAAAAACAATATTAGCATCATTAAGTTTATGCTGCTGTGTTATAATCCATGTAGCCTCCTTGAAACTTCCATGTATATCAGCCATAAAGTATAAATCTCTTTCTTGTTCGTTCTTCATATTTTATCATGGCAGAGAGCTTTGATTTTCCCTCTACCATATATAAGGTTTTATGTTTACAAGAAGAGCAAAATAAAAAAAAGAAGATTAAACCTGGTAAATGATCTAATCTTCCTCTCTTAGATTTTAATATAAAGACTTGTATGTAAAAACAGGTTCTTCTTCAAAATCTAAATCTCCAACAATACATGGAAATGGATATTCTGAATGTACTCTTTTAACTATCCTGGGAAATAACTCTTGATCTCCTCGATTTTTTAAGTTATTCACTAGCTTATGTAACTTAGGTCGACCATCTGCAGCTTTTATTTCCAAGTAATCGACATAAGTATCCCAAATTCTCTGAGCTTGTTCTTCTGAGGTAGCTAAAATATAATATCCTTTCCACCTGTAGACATTGAAGTTTGTAGGTACTATTGAAAATATACTGGATGGATACTCAGTGTTAGGAAGAGATTCTACAAAAGATACATAATACATAGGTCCATTCATGTCTAATTTGTAAACTTCTCTAATCCCAGAAACAGTATACGCTAGGCCTCTTTGAATTCCTGAATAACTAGCTGCATATTCAGGCCTAACAATAAGCTTCACTCCAGCCTTTAGAACTCCATCTTCTCTAATAACTACTTTTTCTTCTTCTTTCTTAATCTTTTCTTCCATGATTCTTGGGTTTATTGGTTTCTCATAGATAAGGTTTTAAGACTTCTTCCAAATGAATGCTCGATCTTCTAGCTCTACTTTTACACCTTCTATCTTAGATCCAGATGTAATCCCTGGAAGTTTCTTAACCTTACAGTATTTCTTCACATAATCCTCATAACCTTTTATTTTTAAGATATCTGTTTTCGACTCACTTAGGATAAAAGGTTTTGCGTACTCTTTGAAGATCTCATTGGCTGACTCTTTATTCTTTGCTATGATAAAAACCCAGGTATAATCTATATCAGGACTATCTATAATCGCTTTAAAAACTTCCATTCCTTACTAAATTAACATCATCTGTTCTAGAATTTTCTCGACGGCTAACCAATCAACACATGTAGTATTAATCGTTTTTATTTCTCCTGTATCATAACTTACATATTCACAAGTTCCTCTAGAAACAGGAATACCAATAGCTGTATCATCTATTATAAAATCACCAAGAGCTTTCCTAGCATACCCTATAACTTCTTCCTCCTCTGGATTTTCGTTTACAGAATATAATGGAATATCTCTCTCACGAAACCATCTTTCAGCTTCCTCTAGAGATGTTTCTGTTCTAAACTTTCCACCTATATAGTTAAATGGATTATTTCTTGAACTATTCCTACAAGTCCATAATATCAACTTATGACCCGCTGAGGATATTCTTTTTAATACCCTCTCTGCTCCTGTATCAATTTCCGTAAAACCACTCTCCGGAAGACTAGGAACACAAGTACCATCATAATCAATTAAAAAAGTTGCCATAATTCAATATATTTACCATTACTTAAAATATCTCTCAGGTTAACAGGAATTAATGTTGGGAAAACATTTCTCTTACACAGTCTAATATGTTCAAAAAACTCTCTTTTATCTTTTTCAGGTACAGAGTAAACATATCCAATAAAAGTTCCCTTCAGATGTCTTATGAACGACCCTCTTTTAAGTCCTCTGAAAACACGAACCCTGGAAGAAAGAGTAAAAATCAACTCTCTTTTTAGTATTTCTAAGGTTATATCATCTATCTTACCTCTCGAATCTAGTTCTACACAGCTGATAATTCTATTAACTATGTATACAACTAGAAAATTTCTTCTGTCAAGTCCGATTGCTTCCATAATTTAAATTCTTTTTCAAACATCTTCCTCTTTGGAAACTCAGGTCTAAGATACGCCTTAAGTTTTTCTAAGGCTTCTTCTAAGTTATGTGCAGGAATGTCTTTATATTCACGAAGCCATCTAGGAATATCACTAGGTTTAAGTTCTGGGATAACCGATTCTCTATAAAATCTAAATAAATTCATCTCACATAATGTATTAAATCATCAAATTTAACTTCCATAGCCTCAGTTCTAAAAAACCTCGAAGCAAGTTCTAGATGTTTACCTGATAATTCTGTATAATATCTCTGTATTAAACTTAATTCATAATTAGTATACACTCTATGACCTTTAAAAAATACAAACCGTGCTATATTTCTCAAAGTATATAAGAGATCATTTCTTTTATATATCAATCTTAATGGTCTTGGGCTATATTGTTGAAAGACACTAAAGTTATAGTTATTAAGTTTTATAATATGCTTACTAAGATCCTTATAAAAATCATCCCAATCGTCCCAATCATACATAACAAATTCATGTCCACAGAAACTACATAGAACAATTGGGACTGGTTTACTAAGAGATTGATAATGTGTTCAAGCTGTAATCATCTCACTCTGGTATATAGTATTTTTTCTTTAAATTCTCTCCAAGATTTTGCATCTGACATCATAAATCCATAGTTAATACACTCTCTAAAGTCTTGTATCCAGGATTTTAATGATTTATCTATTCCTACCCATACCCACTCTGAATCTGATACCTTAACTCTTGGCTTATCACTCGACATCCAAGAACCTACATCTGAAAATCCAGCTCGTAACGCTTGCATCTCTGGAGTAGTATTCCCGAAGTATTGTCTAACCAAATCAAGTTCAGATAATTCTAAGGGAGATAAGTTTGATAGATTCCCTAAGTCTTGAATTTCTTCTATAATATCTTGATCAGATTTAATAGTTCTCTTATAGACTGTTCCAGATGCCTCTAAAATCTTTGCAAACTCTCTACCTATCATTACATAATCTGCTCCAAGGGCTATAGCTTTGAGAATATCAGAGTGACAAGTAATACCTCCATCCGCTATTACCTTAACATCTTTAACTCTTCCTTTCAATGATTTCTTTATAGAACTGATGGATCCAAGAAGTGAACCAGTCGGATAATGAAATCCATACTTATCTTTATCAACCAAAGATCCAGATGATATCCCTACTCGAACATAATCGAATCCTACAGAACTATAAACTTCGTATGTCTTAGGGTTTGCTATATTACCACCCATAAGAAGTACTTGTTCACCATACTGCTGTTTTAATCTCTGTCCTAGGTCCATAAGAGAAACATCATGACCATTCCCTAAGTCGACACATATATGGAATTGTCTATTCGAACTTCTCTGATCTATCTCTAGGAAATTATCCCTAACCTCCTGAAGACTAAATGCACTGAAAATAAATCCACAAGCATCAAGTCTAGTATTAAGATCAACAGTCCTAGGGAGAATAGGTTTAATTCCTGCATCTTGCCACATCTTCCAATTATCTACCCCTACAATAGCTTCCATAGGACTAGTGAAAACAGGAAAACTTTTTGATACTCCAGTTACCTCCTGATCATCCTCTAAGAAATAATCAATCTTCTCAATAGATAACCCCGAATTTAAGGTTCCAGGGTATAATACAATGTCTGATAATTCTAATGACTTTTCCATATCTTTTTACAGTTTAAATAATTCATCTAATCTTTCCTCTTCGTAAGAATATTTATCTAACAATTCATCCCTCTTATACTCAAGATCTTTTAATCTCTTGGTTTGCGACTCTATAGAATCCTCAAGACTAGCAATTCTTTTCGCCATATTCCTAAGTCCTGTTTCCTTGAGAGTCTTAAATTGCTCTTTCAACATTCCCTCAGAGAAAGCCATAAAATAATTACCAAGAAAAGATATTCTATTACCTTTTATATCTCGAAATTCACCTTTATATTTTCCTTCTTTATAAACTTCTTGAATATTTGGTTTAGTATTAAAGATGTTATAGGATGGAAGATAATAGATAAATAACTTCTGAGCCTCTAAGTAACTAATATAGTGTCTCTCGTATTCCTCTGTTTTACTAGTACTATAAATAATCTTATAGTAAGGTTCAGTAGTTGATACATTCTCTAAGATCTCCGAAAGTACTAATTTACTAAAGTTTGATGAGGTGAGTCCAGGTATAAGTTCATCTGTTTTGAAACCTAAGAAATAATCATAATATTCCTCCATCTTAAGATCTCCTCTATCTATTGGAATTGTGGGGATCCCTGGTTTCCATAATTTTCTTCTACCTCTCGAGTTTAGGATAGGGTCTTTGAATTCGCTTTTTAACTTATCTAAGATATAACTTCGTACCCCTGAACGTTCTTCTAAGATCCAATCATCTACTCGATCTAATTCTTCTTCTATGATAGGATCTTTCTCAATCCTATCAATTGTTAAATACTTATTACAAATTTCTTGTAGTGTTAACATTTATAATTTATTTTACTATTACATATATAAGAAAATTAGAGGTTTAGCAGTTTCATCACCACTAAACCTATTCCAAATTCAATCTAAAAAAGCAAATTCATCACTTAACTGACAAAGCCACTCTTGATATTCTTCATCACTCATAGTCCTTTGCTTCTCTTTTGCTACTTCTACAATTGTTTCTCCGAAGTTAAACGATTCTTCATATTCTTCCATAATTTCTTTTTTAAGTTTATTACATATATAAGGCTTTGGAAGGAGAAAATAAAGAGAGGGAAAACTTAATCCCTCTTCTCGTTTTCTTTATCCTTCAAGTACCCTACAACTTCATAAAGAGTAAAACTTGTAAGTACTGCTAAAGAAAATATACTAAAAATAACAGTAGTAATAAACCAACTCTTAGTATATTCATTTAACGTCGGAATAGTTATAATTCCGGTAGGTACTAGATACATTATTGTTGTTACTAGTCCATCACTAACTCTTCTTCTTATTGTTTTCATAATCTAACCTATATTTATTACATAGATGAGGCTATCAACCCCTTATAATTGAGATAAATAAAAAAATAAATAGTTATGAAAGAAGAACATTTTATAATTCCTAAAAAAATTAAAGTAGGATTTCAAAGAAATTCTAATTGTTATAGTGGGAAGTTAGGGTATGTTATTTACTACGATACTTCAGGGATACTTAGAAAAGAAAATTCTTGGAATTCTTGGAGAGATAATTCAATACCCCCAGAAGAACTTGAAAACATTCCAACAGAAGGTTTTATGGTAAATCGATCTGTAGGAGGTTATAAGTCAGGGTGGAACTATAGACAATCTTACTGTAGAGTGTGGGATCCTAGAGGGTTTGAATTTGAAATAGAGATAGATAATTTCTTATGGATACTAGATCATTGTGATTGTCTGGCAGGGAAAAAATTAATCGGAAAATTTGTCTATTCTTGGATTGGTCAGAGTCTAGTATTACTTCCGACCAACTCAAATGAATATACAATTGCTTCCGAGATAATGAAAAAACGAGAGAAAATTACAAAAGATCTTAAACCCTCCGAACTAAAACCTGGATCCCTATATAAAGTTAAATCTAAACCATTTATATATAAAGTAGGAACATCAAAGAACTACGAATCTGGGAAGGTAATATTTATAGGTGAAGGAAAGTTTGAAAGGAACCTAGGAAAAAACTATGAGACAAAACTTATATTCTATGATCCAGGAAACGGTAAGAGAGATTTTCTAATTACTGTCAATATAAAAAACATAGAATACGAAGTTGAGTCCGGAGTATTAACAGAACAAGAGGTTAATGCAGTGAAAGAGAGATTCGAATTAACTGCCTACTCTTGGAAATTCTGGAATAACCCTAATGCATTCATCGAAGACTTATATATACAAGATGATACCTTAGAAGAATACCTGGTTGATAATTATGGTAACAGGGAGAAGAAAACATATGTAACTATTGATAACTACGGGAAAACATTTAATTTCTATAAGTTATTCGTTAGTTACTATGATAATAATAAATCTGGTTCTGGTAGATATTATAGTTACTTTAGCGCTAGTACAATCTCCGAGAAATACTTAAGTTATGTATTTGATTTCTCGGGTGGTAATCTAGTAGTACAGAAGAAAGTATTAGACCTTGGAAAAATATGGAAGAACCTAGAAAATACTTGGGGAATCTCTAGCATCCCTGATAAATCTACTGTATACCCCGAAGCTGAAGAAGATGATTTTAATAAGCTCTCGGAAAATATGAAGTCAATAGAAAAACTTCCTAAGAGCCTAGTATTCTATAAGACAATTAATGGATACTACTCAGAGTCTCTTCAGAAAGTATTAACACTAGAAGCCCTGAGAAGTGGAAGAAGTATAGTAGACTCAGACCTAATTATTTACCTACCAATCAAAAAATAAATCATGAAACAAAAATTATACTGTTATAGCCACACCGAATTTGATAAGATGTGTGAGAAAAATGGTTGGAGTGATAATAATATACCGGAGGATGCAATATTTATATCTATCACTGGAACACCCGAATGTCAGAATTATTACATAGAGGAAGAAGAATTTCACTGGTTTAAAAAAGAAATCCCTGGAAAAATATTAAACCTAGAATTTGATGATATACCAGACTCAGAAACAACATGGAAAGGTCATAAGTTCATAGGTATTACTCCAGGGCAAGCAGAGGAAATAATAAACCTCATAGAAGAAAACCCAGGAAAAGATATACACGTTCATTGTCGGGCCGGAAAATCAAGATCTCAAGGGGTTGTTAGATTTATACTCGACATGTACCCTAATCGAGAATATAAAACTCGGCCCGATAATCCGTGTGTGTCTCCTAATATGTATGTAGTAAGAACACTAAAAAGAGCTTATTATCAAAAACATGGACTATTCACAACAGAACAATCAGAATTCTAAACTTAAAATTATGAGCGGCACATTTATAGTATATGTAGTGCTGATGTTCCTATTTATGCTGTACTATATCGCAAGAAATGGTGACTATACAGTGGGATATGTAATAGGAACAACTCAGTATACCTCAGAAAAATTAATAAAACTTAAGAAAATATACCTAGATGACCCTGAAACAAATATCCCAGAAGAAAATTGGAAGAAGGATATTATATTAGTTAAGCCAATCAATAATACTGATAAATGGGAAGGGGATGATATATTAGTCTTTAAGAAATATATAGGACAATCAATGAAAAATAAATATGTCATCCTACAAAATCGAACAGGAAGACAAAGAATAGCATACTGTAAAGCTGATAACCCGAACTTCCCTCCTGTATTTGATGGGAATGAAACACTAATAGAATTTGATGTTATTGGGGTTCTTGAGTCTTCCTATAAACAACCCTGAAAATCTTATATACGAGAAGAAAATAAAGAAAAAATACATCCTTGTTTTGATGTTTTTCATTTCATTTTTAAATTTAATTTGAAGTCAAATCTCAAACCTACTAGTTCGTGATGAATAAGTAGGTTTTTTATTTTTCTTCTTTGTAACATTTTTTCGAAGACACAGGAGTCTCCCTCTCCCCACCCCTCTTTAACGCTACCGCTAGAGGGGTTCAAGGAGAAAAACCTGAATAAGACCCCTGGGAATCTCTGGAAGAAATAAATGGATTATATAATGGAGATCATAGGACACCCCTTTGGCCCTTCAGGCCAGGGGTGGTGTCTCCATAGAAAGCTTTATTTTTACAATAACTTCGCTCATAAGAAATCTTGAACATGAATATTCCATGCCTCCGGCATGATCTTATGTTCTTTATCTATATGAGCAAATTATAATTTCACATTTTTCTCAGATTTAATATTATATATGTATTTTATAAAAATTTACCATTAAATGTGAAAAACGCGTATAATATCCTTTCAATTCCTTATGATTGAAAAGGGAGACTCCTGTGTCTTCATTTTTATGTTAACTGAACTCTGTATTAGAGCAGTATAAAGTAATAAATTTATAATTAAATAAAAAGATATTATGCCAATAATTAAATTAAACGATTACGTAGTTCCTAAGGGTATTAGATTTATATCAGAACTAGGAACAGATTTTAGATTTTACAAATTACCTGTAAAATGTATTATAAACAAACAACTTCCTGGATGCGGATTTACAGAGTATTGTTTAAGGGGACCAGAGAATGTAATCTTATGTAGTCCCAGGAAAATGCTTCTCAAGAATAAGAAAGATCAGCATGAAAGAGAGGTGTACTTAGTGGTAAATGAACTAGAAAAGGAAGTATCTGTAGATAAAGATCTTTCTAAAGTAGATAAAGCTCAAGTATTCGTAGATACTCTTAAGGAAATAGTTCATGGGAAGGATACAGTCTATAATAGATTAATGAATGAAATTAAGGATTACCTAGGGGAAAGGAAATACCTGGGAAAACCATGTAAAATTTTAGTTACCTATGATTCTTACCGGATTGTAAAAGATATTCTATCCTCTCTAGGAATATTTCAAAGTTTCTATACTGTAATAGATGAATTTCAAACTATCCTTCACGATTCTAAATTTAAATCTAACACTGAGCTAGATTTTCTTTATCACTTACAACAATCTCATAGTGCATTATTTGTATCAGCTACACCTATGTTAGAGGAGTATCTTAATATGTTATCCGAGTTTAATGGTTTACCTTATATTGATATGGATTGGGGTAAAGAGGATTCTACTAGAATTATTAAACCTAATCTTAAAGTACTAAGTATGATGAGTGTAGGTACTAAACTTCCTGAGATAATAGAGTCTTATAAGTCTGGAAATTTCGAGAGAGCTATTAGGATGATAGGAGGATATCCTAGAGAAATTATATCAGATGAGGCTGTATTTTATGTAAACAGTGTTAATCATATTATTTCTATAATTAAGAAATGTAATCTTCAACCTGAGGAAGTAAATATCCTGTGTTCAGATACTCCTGAGAATCTCAAGAAAATTCAGAAGAGACTTGGAAAATCCTTTAAGATTGGAGATGTTCCATTAAGAGGAGTAAAACCAAAGATGTTTACCTTCTGTACTAGAACCGTATATCTTGGAGCAGACTTTTATTCAGAATGCGCTAGAAGTTTTATATTCTCTGATTCTAATATAGATAGTTTGGCTGTAGATATATCAGAAGATCTACCACAGATATTAGGAAGGCAAAGGTTGCAAGAGAATCCTTGGAAGAATGATGCAGTATTTTATTATAGATCCACATGTGATTATAGAAAGGTTAGTCAGGAAGAATTTAATAAAGAAATAGAGAAGAAAAAGAAAATAACTAGTAATCTGTTACTAGCTTATAATTCTACTCCCGATGATGCTAAATTTGACCTGGCTAAGAATTATCAAGAAAATACTAAATCTTATAACTACAAAAATAATTATATAGCAGTAAATGAACATCAAAGCGGTACGTTAGTTCCAGTGCTTAATAATCTTGTTCTTGTAAATGAGATTAGAGCGTTCAGAATACAACAATATGATTATAAAGATAGATTTACTGTATTTAGTTCAGTTCATGCTACTCTTGATACAAATGATATAATTAATCAAGAGATTTCCGAATTTTTAAGAAAGTATCAAAGCTTTAATACTTATTATGAGAAAATAAAATTACTTAGTGAATCCAAATTATCTAAGAAAAGTATTCAAATAATTCTAGATCAACTTGGGGGAGATGAAATAAAATCTCATTATATAGCTTTAGGTCCAGAGAAATTAAAAGCATTAAGCTATAATATGACAAGGATTAGACGAGAACTGGGTATAATAACTTTTAGTCAGGAGTTATTGATTAATACTATTCTTTCCAATTTTAATATTGGAGATAGAGTTAGTTCATCAGATGCGAAAAATAGATTGAGAGTTTTATACGATTCAATAAATTATACTGCTACTCCAAAAGCTACAGATCTCGGAAATTATTTTGAGATAAAAGAAGCTAAAGTTGATGAGACTATCGATGGTGTTGCAAAGAAAGTTAGAGGAATATTGATTCTAAATATTAAACCAGAATATAAACTTACATATAATAATCTTAGGGCAATAAGCAAAGGAATTGGTATACTTAATTAAAAAAGAAGAGCTGAAAATCTTAATAATGTATAGCTCTCTGTTGTGTGAGGGTTAGGTTATAAAAAGAAACAATTATATATTATGAAAGAAAAAGAATTAATTTATCTCTTAGATCAATTTTTAGGAGATTCTAGAAAATTATCAGAAGAAGCAGGAGAAAAGATAATTGAGATTTGTAAGGAGAGATTTAAGGAGATCTACGAAGTCTATAAGAAGAATAGTTTTCCTGATTCTTGGTATTCTGATTATTCTCCGGGTCATGGGCAGTTTTCTATTGATCTTAATTATAATGAAGATGCTATAGAGAGAAGGGAAGTATCTTTGAAGTATGAAGATTCTTGGGGTTACGGAGGACATGCAGAGTGTTTTATGGATCTTAAGTTTGATCAGCTAGAGGATTCTTACCTGGAAACTCTTGATAAATCTCTTAGGGGTCTTAGGATAGCATCTGTGAAGGAGAATATTGAGAGGATAGAGAAATCTTTAGAGAGGGAAAAGAAATTATTAGCTGAACTTATAGGAGAGTAGAAGATGGATATGGCAGCAAGTTATACCGGAGACATGGGTGACGTTAAGGTTGAGATTCCGGATTATATAGTTGATGGAATTATTGATAAGCTTCTAAAGAGGGGAGAGGCTGATAACAATGACTTAATGGAGATTGTTATTAATTATCTTCGGGGTTACTTAGAGAAGATAATGGACTCTCCCGAAAGAATTATATCTTGTATTCCTGAAGATAAATTTCAAGAACTATTCTATAAGTATATCATTAAGTGTAATATATTAGGAAGATTAGATAGTGTTGAAAATTCTCTCCTCGAAATACAAAGATCTATTACACATAACGCAAGGTATTTTAGTGATCATAGACAGTTTAATAGTTCTATGGTAGATATCGATAGGAATTTTGATCAACTTAGTGCAGATATTTCGTGCCTGAAGGATGAGGTTAGTGTGATTAGATATAAGATAGATTGATTTCCTTATAATTGAATAAGTAAAATTATAATAGTTATGACATTAAAAGAAGTTTTAAATGTATTCGAGAAAGACTATCCAGAAGTTTGTCTTTATGAATTAGGAGAAGGTAAAGGATATTTTGGTGGAGAAGATGGAATGGATCAACTTGAGGTTCATGCAACAAATTTAGTTATCTTTTGTTGTGATCGAAGGGGAAAGCCTTGTGATAAAATTTTCTCTTTTGTTAATAAATCTGAAGAAGAATTAAAAGAATTCTTGAAAAAATACTTCTAATGATTTCCGTCTATAAAAGCTTGAATGCCTTATATGTGAGAAGATAAAGAAATCTATACTAGAGAATCATTGATATATGAAAAATATATCTTTGGTTCTCTTTTTACTTTTAAGACAATTAACAAAATAAAATAATTATGGGAAAATATGAATTAAGATTTGGAGCAGAATTATTAGACTATGAAAATATTGATGGTATAAAAAGCTTATCACCATTGAAGAGTTTGCCTATATTTAAACCAGGTGAAGATATAAAAGTATTTCGATCTAAGAGTAGTGCCAATCGATTTCTTTATACCGAGGAATTTTTAGAGACTCGGGAAATGATATCGTCGTGGTTAAGATCGGAAGATGGTTTAAAGTGGCAATCAGAACAGCAAGAAACAGGTGGTGATTGGACATCGATGTATAAGATAGTAGAGCTCTGAAACAACCAACCTCTTATTAGATTAGTAGGAGGTTTAGAGACAGAATAAATAACAAAGTGCAACGTCCGAAGCAATAAGAGGACAATAAAAACAAGAAAAATGAAAAACTTAAAAGAAATTTGGTCAGGAGTACGCTTAGATGCGGAAAAGATTAAAGAGAATTATTTTGCAGAACTTCTTAGTATAGGAGTTCATGGAAGAACAAGATTGGCGGTGAAGTTAGAAGACGTCGATAATTACTTCTATGGTTCGTTGATGAACCTTTATGTATCTGAGAACGATAAGGATTATAGAGTTAAGTCGTTCGTTAGATTTACAGAGAAGAAAGAGGGAAATTATGAAACACATTATATGGTAAGAATAGAACATCTGAAAGATAGTGATAAGTTCAGATTTACATTGACAGCTGGCGGCAACTATTCAAAATACCCTAGGCGCAGAGATGCAGAAGGTGATATGTTTGAATTGACTGTTGAGGAAATGTCGAGTGTAAGAACTTGGAAAAATATCTTATCCAGATTTTCTAGTATAGTTCAATAATTTTCTTTTCTTTCAAGGTGAGTCGGGGATTTAGATATCCTCGGCTCTTTTTATTAAAAAATTATAATTATGATAGTAAATATTTTAATTATTTTACTTATCCTAACATTTATAGGATATAGTTTTGTTTATGCATTTTTCCCGAATAAAGGGAATGTTTTTGTAGAGAACAGAGACACTGATGGTCCAATTGATATGCCTATCGGAAATTATGAAGTATATATTGAAGAAGATACAGGAAATAGAGAATGGCATTTATACCTTAAACATAGAGAGTCTTATGATCCGGATAGAAATCGAATAGTAGTTTATGAATTCACTGTAAATTGTTTTCGAGATGATATTAGAGAAGTTTTTGTTACTTCAGTTAACGAAGGGGGAGCTGGAGCTTCTGAGTTTAAGATAGATGATGGTGAGGAAGCATCTGTATCAATCGTTGTATTTTATGAACCATTATCTGCAATGATGAATAAGAAATTTGGATTTAGAGGACGAATTAAGTTTAGAGGTAATAAAAACTTATATAGTGTCTTTAGTGATTAAGAGGGATTAAGTTCCCTCTTTTTATTTTTTTTGTAGTTGATAAAAAGTAATATATTCCCACCTGAGTTCCTTATTTACGTAGAAAGGAATTCGTGTTGTGTAGGATTCCTTGATTATTTCTAATGTTAAAATATTTTATATATGGAGAAGATAGTAGAGTATGAAGGAACTAAAAATCATTATAAGGTACTTCAAGAAGATGCGATAATGAAAAATCCAGAAACAAGAGAGTGGGAAAAGTGTATAATCTATCAGGAATATAAACATAATACTCCTGAGGGTTATATAGAAGTTCCCGCCGAAGAAAGAAAAATATTTGTAAGAGAAAAGAAAGATTTTTTAAATAAATTTACGTTATGTTTAGATTTATAACTATGTATTATGGATGTTCTGGTACATTCAAGGCGACAACAATAGAGTCAGTTCTAACGAAAAATCCAGGTCTATATAGTGTTATGTGGTCTGATATTAAACCTTGGAAACATTGGGAAAATATCTTAGGGACTTCTCAGGATGATAGGAACTATGCGATTCTTCATCTATGTAACCTGAGAAATGCTATATACCACAATAATTGGCCTCCCGGAGTGAATAACCTCTTAGTAGAAAGGGGAGTAACTGATATGCTTTATTATTACTACAAGAATAATAGAGGTATAGGTGAAGATTCAAGTTGGATTAAGAAAGTAGTTCGTGAGGAAGATATCTTATGTGAACAAAATTCTTACTATACACCAAGGAGGATATTATTGATTCAGAAAGATATTGATTTTATTAAGGATGTTGTTCTTCAGGAGCCTACCCGAGCCAAAGAATTTCCGGGAGGGGTTCAAGATTACCTAGAATATCAAGATGCATACGTTGAATTTACACAGAAATATAATAAGATTGATGAAGTTATAAATATTAAAGATGCAGAAAAATATATAAATGATCTGGGATTCGAATTTGATCCTAGTAAGAGATAACAAATTATAAAAGAAAAATACATTAGACATATGAGTGAAGATGTAAATACAGCATCAGATTTACAAGTTATAAAAAGAACTGGTAAATCTGAGAAATTCAATTCTGAGAAAATAGAAAAAGCAATTCTCAATGCAATGAAATCTAGTGGTATTAAAAGTCCGAAAGTAGCTTTTAATATTTCTAAAGAAATTGAAGAGAAGTTAAAAGAAAAAGGTTCATGTACTATTGATGAAATTGAGAATTTAGTATATGACAAATTGATTAAAAAAGGGTATAAGTTAACTGCAAAAGCTTATGAAGGATATCGAAGTGTTAGAGAGTTTCAGCGGCAATCTAATACAATCGATGGACAAATAAATGAGTTATTAGCAGGAGATAGTGAATACTGGAAGTCTGAAAATTCTAATAAAGATGCTATGTTATTAACCGTCCAGAGAGATTATATGGCTGGAATTGTTAGTATCGATATGGCTAGACGAAAAATATTCCCTCCTGAAATTATTCAAGCTCATGATGAAGGCCTGATCCATATTCACGATCTTGATTATATTGGCCAACTTGCAATGAATAATTGTTGCTTAATTAATCTTGAGGATATGCTTCAGAATGGAACATGCATAAATAAAACAAAAATATTTAAGCCTCATAAATTAATTACTGCTACAACAATTGCAACACAGATAATTACTGCAGTATCTTCATCTCAATATGGAGGGTGCACTATAACACTGACTCATTTAGCTCCCTTTGTAAGAGATAGTTATAATAATTATCTTAAAAAATATAAAGAAGCTGGACTAGATGATGAACTTAGTAAGAAATTAGCAACTATTGATCTAAAAAAAGAAGTAAAGGATTCTGTTCAAACTTTCAATTATCAGATTAATAGTATGACAAATACGAATGGACAATCCCCATTCTTAACTGTATTTATGTATCTTGGTGAAACTTCTGAATATAAGGAAGAGTTAGCTATGTTGATTCAAGAGTTTTTAGAGCAACGTATACAAGGAATGCCAAACGAAGATGGAGTATTCGTAACTCCTGCATTTCCAAAATTGATCTATGCACTTGAAGAAGATAATATTCATGAAGATAGTAAATATTGGTATCTTACAAAGCTTGCTGCTAAGTGTTCAGCAAAACGTCTGGTTCCTGATTATATTTCTGAAAAGAAAATGAAGGAACTTAAGGAAGGAAACTGCTTCCCGTCAATGGGATGTAGATCTTTTTTATCACCTTGGAAAGACGAGATTGGAAATTATAAATTCTATGGACGCTTTAATCAAGGTGTTGTAACAGTATCTCTTCCTGATGCGGGATTATCTGCAGAAGGTGATATTGATAAGTTTTGGGAAATTCTTGATGAACGTTTAGAATTGTGTCATAAAGCACTACAAACTAGACATAGACGATTGTTAGGAATTAAATCAGATGTGGCTCCTATTTTATGGCAACATGGAGCATTTGCAAGATTAAAACCTGGAGAAGCAGTTGATTCATTACTATTTAATGGGTATAGTACTATTTCTCTCGGATATGCTGGACTCTATGAATGTGTTATGGCATTGACTGGAGAATCTCATACGAAACATCCTGAGCTCGCAAAACAAATTATGCAGAAATTAAATGATGCTTGTGAAAAATGGAAATCTATAGAGAACATTGGGTATAGTGTATATGGATCTCCTATTGAAAGCACTACTTATAAATTTGCAAAATGTCTTAAAAATAGATTTGGAGTTATCCCAGGAATAACTGATGAATCTTATATTACTAACAGCTATCATATTAACGTAAAGGAGGAGATTAATCCTCTTGATAAGTTAAAATTTGAGGCAGAACTTCAACCATATAGTTCTGGAGGTATGATCTCTTATATTGAAGCAGCAGATATTAGTACTAATATTGAAGCTGTTTTGGAAGTTATTGAATTTATCTATAATAATATATCTTACGCAGAATTAAATACAAAATCTGATTATTGTTCTAATTGTGGATTTGATGGGGAAATAGAAATTATAGATGAAGATAATAAACTTACTTGGAGATGCCCTCAATGTGGTTGTGAAGATCAACATAAACTTCACGTATCTAGACGTACTTGCGGATATATTGGTTCTAATTTTTGGAATCATGGACGTACAGCAGAGATACGGGATAGGTATACTCACTTAGATGATCATGAACTTTAAAATCCCTGAAAAACATGAGATACGCAACTATTAGAAAAATAGATATATCTAATGGTCCTTACATTGGAGTTTCGCTATTTCTACAAGGATGTTTATTCCATTGTAAGAATTGTTTTAATCAAGTAGCATGGCCCTTAGATGGAGGTAAAGAATTTACAGAAGATGTAAAAAAAGAATTCTTAGACCTAGTAAAAGAAGTAAAAAGAGTTTCTATCTTAGGAGGGGAACCATTACTTCAAGCTACAGAACTCAGTGAATTGCTAAAAGAGATAAAAGAAACTTGGCCTGAAAAAGAAGTTTGGTTATGGACAGGTTTTTATATTTCTGAATTAACTGAGGAACAAATGAAAGTTATTAATTTGTGTGATTATATAGTTGATGGAAGATATATAGATGAACTGAAGGATAGAAAACTTAGATTTAGAGGTTCTTCCAATCAAACTATATGGCATAACATTAATGGTGAGTTAATCAAGAGTGAGTATAATGATGAAGTACTTGATTAAAAATAATAAACAGGATCCTAGGGAAGTAATATTCCTTAGGGTCTTATTTTTCTCCTGTGTCAAACCTATTCCCTTATTAGTGAGAAAAAAAGAATGATTATGATAGATAAAATAATAATAGTTCCAGATGTTCACGGCCGGACATTCTGGAGATCATCAAAAGAAAAAATAAAAGAAGTTGATAAGGTAGTTTTTCTTGGAGACTACTTAGATCCTTACCCGGCCGAAGGAATAACTACCAAAGATGCAATTAAGGAGTTTAAGGAGATAATAAAATTTAGGAAGAAATATCCGGAGAAAGTTGTTCTTCTTATAGGGAATCATGATTGTCATTACCTAGATTTATCTCCGAATATAACACCTTGTAGTAGATATGATTATGAAAATGCTGCTAAGATAAAAAAGATCTTCAACGACAATAAAGACTTGTTTCAGTTATTATACAAAGAAGATAAGTATTTGTTTTCTCATGCAGGCGTTATTAGGGATTGGATGACTGAGCAGTGTGATTGTGTAATTCTTAGTGCTCTCTTAAGAAATCAACACCTAGCCTATGATCATCTTTGGTATATGTCTTCTCTTCGTGGCGGTTATGGACAGTACGGATCTTGTGTATGGTCAGATGTTAGACAGTTCGTAAATCAATATTCTGGAGTGTTTCAGATATTTGGTCATACTCAACTAGTTAAAGAATATTTTGGACCTTTTCCTGGACATGAGACTTATGCATGTCTGGATTGTAGGAAATGTTTTATATTATCTATTGAAGAACAAACAATAAAAGAGTTATAAATTATGAAGTTAGGAATTGATTTTGACGGGACCTGCGTTACTCATGATTATCCGAGAGTAGGAAAAGATATTGGTGCAGTTCCTGTGTTAAAAGAATTAGTAGGTTTGGGTCATAAGTTGATTTTGAATACTATGAGATCAGGGAAAGAACTTGAAGATGCTGTTGAGTGGTTTAAAGAAAATGAAATCCCTCTTTATGGTGTTAATCAAGATCCTGGACAAAGAAGATGGACTAGTTCTCCTAAAGTGCATGCAGATCTTTATATAGATGATGCTGCTCTTGGTTGTCCGATTAAATATGATCCAGCCGTTAGTGATAGATTTTTTGTAGATTGGGAAAAAGTAAGAAAAGCTCTTATAGATGATGAAGAAAAATAAAATAGAAAAAAATGAGATGTATGTAATAAATCAACCGAAGCATTTATTACTATCTATTGTTTTGATGGATTACGAACACTATCCACTTCCTGAAGAGATACATAATAACTTGTGTAAACTTTCAGAAATATCGGATATAATTTTTGTATTTTCAGATGAGTACTTTGATAACACTGGAATACATAAAGATAAAATAACATCTCTCTATCAAGGTTGTGCTTTTATAGATGGGAAAGAAAATTTATCAAGAACTATATTTAAAGCTCTCTTGTATGATAAAGAAATCTTCAATAAACATATAGGGATAACAATTTCTAGATGTCAAGATCTTTATGATACTAGTGATGAGTTGTTTAGTAATCTTGAAAAAATAAATCAGTCTAGAGTAGTAAAACCGATCTTTAATATATATCGACTTAGTTCTGAAGAGATATATCAATTTTATTGTAACCTCGAAGAAGTGGGAAAAAGAAGGTTAGAGAATTGTTATCTTGAATTTATAAGTAACTTTATCTGTGATCCCTTCTTAGTTTCAGATAAACAGGAGATTGATTGTAGATATTGTACTTGGGGATCGAGGTCTAAGGTACTATACTTTAGAAATACAACAATTAATATATTCTTAGAGCAGTTGATAAATCAGGAGAATGAGTTTTATGAATTTATAGATACGTTCACTGATAAAGATCCTAGATATTTGTTTTCAGGGTTAATTAAGAAAAATGGTATAGACTGTTTGGATTATAATATCGAAGACCTAGAAGTAGATAAATTATGATAAAGAGATATAAACAATCTGGATTTAACCCTAATTATCCAGATACTATAGAAGTGTGGGAGTACGGAGCAAGTTCAGTGCCAGATTGGGTTTCAGATAAAAGTAAAGTTACGTTCATTGATGGTATTGGAAATGTGACCTTAGAGACTCATGATACTAGTACTGGTGGTGTAGAGATTATAGATTCTACTGGTACGGCTCCACTAGTTAGGTTGAAATCAAAAACAGACCTAATATGCAGAGACCCAGAAGATGACATACATATATTTGTCTTGAGTAGAATACAGTTAAATTTATTATATAAACTAATAGAAAATAATAATCATGGAAAAAATTAATGACAAAAATTACGAAAGTGTAATTAAAGAGAGTGAACTGGTAGTTATTGACTTCGGAGCTGAATGGTGTGGAGGATGTCAGACAATTAAACCAAGTGTAGAAGAGCTATCAGAGGAATACAAGGGTAGCGTTAAGATAGTTGAATGTGATATCGACGAATGTGAAGAACTTACATCAAAGTATTCAATTCGCAATATTCCTACTTTAGTGTTTATTAAGGGAGGAGAATTTCAAAGCCGTTTAGTTGGTTCACATCCGAAAAAGACTATCAAAGAAGCAATAGATCTTTTAGCTTCAGGAGAATAAAAAAATTAAAGAGAGGACTTTTACTAGTTCCTCTCTTATTTCTTTAATAAGTATTAAGATCACGACTGTCATCTGTTAATATAATTCTAGTAACAGCTTCGTCATCTACATCATTATCAATTCTCGGATAATGAATTACATCAAACACGAAGAATTGTATTTCTCCTATCTCCGAGCTATTGTCGTTTAAGACTTCTGCATAATTCTCCGCATCTTTTGAATTAGATATTATCTTCTTCACATACTCAGCAACATTTCTGCTTAGTATCACTCTATCCCCTTTTCTTGGGATATTTTCAAATTCTAGAGTAATGTGGATATCAAGATCTCCACTTTCTCCCATAAATGAACAATCAATTCTTTTCATAATCTTTTTTCTTTTTTTTATTTTCTTCATATATAAGGCTTTGAAGGAAAATAAATCCTTCCGATCTTCACAGACCAGAAGGAGGTTGAAATTAAAATTGAATATCATAATGAATGTTTTTCATATATAAGGATTTCAGGTTAATTCGGCTATTTTCCTTATATTTGTGAAAACAATAAAAACAAATTTATGGAAAGAATAAAAAAAGTAATTAGAGAGAGGCTACCAGAAACAAATAGTAGTTCCTCTCATTCTGTCGTAATTAGTGTTGATAAAAATTACTTGACAGATAAATTACCTATGGATGAGAATGGAGTTATTCATGTTCCTACTAGACCGGAAAGTTTTGGATGGGAATATGAGAAGTATAATGATGCGCTAACAAAACTTCAATATATATGCGGTATTCTTTGGAGATATAAATCAAATCGAAAGAAAGTTAAGCAATTGAAGGATGTTGTTATAGCTTATACTGGAGCAACTGATATAGTTTTTGAGTGGGAAGAAGATAAGGATAAACCGGAAATAGATGATGAAGACGAAGATGATAGTTTCTATTGGAACTCTGGTGCTCCTGAGATAGATCATAATAGTTCTGATATATTTCCTGAGATTATAGAGTCAGCTAAGTCTATGAAGAATTTTATCTTTAATACTAAATCTTGGTTGTACTTAGGAAATGATAACTCTGACTCTCCTGAAGGTTTTTATGATGAATCCGATCCTGAACCTGAAACTATCATAAGTGTTCATTATGGTGGTGAATTGGGTAGAGTTGATTTTGAGTATGAAGATCTACTTAATTTTAATATACTACAGAAATTACGTAGTGAAGAGTTGGTAGATGACTTAGTTTATGATCCAGATAAGAAGACATTTGAATTAACTACTAGAATGTCTTTTTCACCTGCTGAAAGAGGAAAGAATTATTTTAATTTTCAAACTCTTACAGATTTTAATGATTATAACTTATATTGGATTGATTCAGCTTTAGAGAATGAAATACTAGATAGATGTAGGAAAAAAAGAGATAAAAAAGAAGTTGAACGTAAGACTTTATCATATCATACGACTGACCTAGAACGAGAAGTGTTTTACGATATTATAAAAGATCAGTCTTGGAGAGATCATTGGATATCTGTTCCTTTTACTGTAAAATCTAAAGAATTAGGGGATATAGTATCATGAAGACATCGTATATTAATGGAAATTATCATGTAACATTATATCCAGATGGAACAAAGATTTATAGAGCTCTTAGAAAGGGAGAAGAATTTGTATCTAAGTTTCCAGACTCTATTGATCTTAAGATAACTAATAAGTGTTCTATCGGATGTCCTTTTTGTCATGAATCAAGTATCTCTTCTGGAAAATCTTTTAACTTAGAAAGAACAAAACAGATCTTGGGGTCACTTCCTAAGGTTGGAATAGAATTAGCTATTGGTGGAGGTGATGTTCTTGAAGATTCTGTAATAAAAGATTGTTCTGAGTTATGTTCTTGGGCGATACATGAAGGTTTTTTCCCAAGGTTAACGATAAATGCTAAGTCTATTGATACTGATAAAAAGAGAGAGTTAATTCTAGAATACTTTGAAGAGGTAAATTCTATAGGAATTAGTATCGATCACTATGACGAATCTTTTATTGAGATCTTAGAAAAAGAGGCAGCTACTTATTTCAAGACGAAAGTATATCATATTATTGCTGGTTTATTTCCTCCGAGTGACCTAGAAAAATTAATTGGTCACGGTTCCTCTGTATTGGTTCTTGGATATAAGAATTGGGGTAGAGCTAAAGGAATTTCCTCAAAATATGATATAGATGATTGGGGAAAAGAATTGAAAAGAATTCTCTATAAAGGTTTTAGTCATACCTCCGGATTAGTTGCTTTTGATAATCTTGCTATAGAACAGCTTGGTATTAGAGATTGTATGAGTGAATCGTCTTGGAAAAGATTTTTTATGGGAAATGAATTTTCTCATACTATGTACGTTGATGCAGTTTCCGAGATATTTGCTCCAACTTCAAGGGATTCTTTTAGAGTGTCTTGGAATGATATGGGAATTTTAGAATTTTTTAATAAATATAAATCAGAATGATAAAGTTAATAACTAGAGAGAGATATTATAAGTTACTTGGAATTGAGGGTAGTGATTATAAAGATTATCAAGTTTTTCAAGGTGTGATTCTTCCGAAGGATAAGTGGGAGAAGTTTTGCAACATTTCTAATTCTTCTTGTATATACTTTTATTTAGAGGAAGATAAGATCTGCTTTATTTATATCAACTCGTTAAAAGTATTATTGATTCCGAGATTATATAAAGAATCGGATGAGATATGTAAGAAAATTCTAAGTTCTGATACTACACTGGGAAACTGGAAAGTAGAGTTATTGAGAAAAGTTGATCAAGGAAAGCATAGAAACTACCTGTTAAATACATTTAAGCTCGGTAATTTTTCAGGTAGTTTGAAGAAATTTGATAATAAGGATGGTGATAGTACTATAAAAGATAGTGTGTACATCTCCGGAGAGTATAGGATTACAAACAATGATTTTCCAGAAGATTCTATAGAGTTTTCATTAACTAACAACTTAATGGATTCTTACTCATACTGGAAGAGTACTTATATAGCTTTTCCGGGGAAGTCAGAATTAATGGATACTGATAAAAATAAAGTAATTAATATAGAAAATTTGGTAGCAACGATATTAAATGAATATGGAAGAGATTATCAAGAGTCTTATATCGAGAGTAAATAGTACCCTCAGTTATTATGAAAAGGATTATGTAAGTGTAAAAAGAACTCCTTTCAGTGAACGAGAAAGATGTATTAGCTTCGAGCAATATATAGAAGCTAGATTTAATTTTGAGTGTTGTCAGATTCCAGAATTATATGATGCAGTAATAGCCACTGATGGTCATTTATTCTCATGTGTGGAATTAGTTGACCCAGATACATCAAAAAGAAAGTTTACAACAGCTTCAGTAGTTCTTGTAGATCCAAAAACGCTGATAGGAGCGAATGAAAATCTTATTAATGAAATATACAAGATTCATGATTATATTGGTGGATCTTGTATAAGGTTTAATAATGTTAAGAAAAAAATCAAATTTACAATTGAATAAAATTAAATTATGAAGAAGAATTCTTGGAGATTATCTAGTGATTTGGTGGCTTATTTTCCTAGTGATGCATCGATAAAAAATAGAGTATACCTTGCATCACCTGAGAAAAAATCGTACAAAGCAGCTGTTCAGAAAGGTATGGAAACCTCTGTATTTTCTGAAGTTGTAGTTGAGAATAATTCATTTAATCTAAAAATCGGAGAAGATCTTAGCATTTATGTAAAGTGTTCTGAATTCCCTGATCCTGAGAATTACTATGAAGTTGGTAATTTTCATAGAACGACATTAGGTTTTCCTGTTATCGGTGAAATTATTACTCAGGTTAGTAATGATAAAGCAGATTTTAAGGATACAGAGTTTGAAGCAGTATTTTCTGAAGATTATCCGGGAGATGTATACTTTATGACTACAGGAATGTCTGAGTATAAGCATGCATTCGAAGAGATGAAACGTCGAATGAATTGTACTTTGAATAAGAAAGTAAAGAAGTGGATCCCAGGTAATAGATATGATACCTTGACGAATACTTACTATTTTCTTGGAGAATTTAAAGGTAGAAAGAAGGATGAATTGAACTCTGATTTCTTAGGGGATTCAGATATGGTTCCTGTTTATCTATGTACTTCAGAACTAAAAGATGAAAAGAAAATATCAGATATACTAAAGACAAGAAAATTTGGAGAAACTGATGGAGATATTCAAGTCTTATACAGTCTTCCAAGTGCTGTAGATTCTGGTGTTGTCTTAGAAAATGATATTAAAGACATAAAAGATTATCAGGAAGATCTCATCAATACTACAATCTCTAAAAGTATTGAAGCATCTGAATATGGATATACTAATTATCTAAATCCGAAGTTTATATTTGATACTCTCTCGGTTCAGTTAGTGGATCTTTCTTACTCAGATTCTGTAAGAGATAGAATATCTGATATTACGAAGGAAATGCTTTTAGAGACTATATTATTTTCTTGGAACCTTAATAAGAATAGACCAGAAATCTTTATTGGAGATACTAATAATATTGAGAAAAATGCAGAAAATCTAGTCCGAAAATTTTATCAAGACTTCAAAGATGGAAATGGTATGAGAAATCTATACTATTCTAATCTATATGGAAAACTTGGTATTGATATGGAATCTCTGGCTAAAGAAGTATTATTAACTTGTAATCCTGAAGATTTGATTAAGGAAGATCTGAAGAGTTATTTGTCTTACGGAAGTATTTTCTTTAAGAATCATTATACTGACGTTTCTACAAAGTTAAGTAAACAGAGAATCAATTCTACAAACTATAAACTGGAAGTAGTTACTCTGGATGATCTGTTTGTTAATGTACCTGACCTAGGTTCAGTTCTTAAAGATATTGTAGAATCAGCTAGAAATAATTTTGGTATCGGAGTGAAGAACTTCTATGATACTAATATAGGTACGAAAAAATCTCCTAAGATATATACAACTATAGAGGTTACGATATTAGATCTTATAAAACATTATGGAGGTGTTGATAAAGTACCTCAATTAATAGTAGATGAAATAATATCCAGTAAATTTTGGACATTAAGTGTGTTAATTGATAAAGACGGAGAATTGAAGTAAGAATGGCTAAACAAGAAAATTTAACCTTTACAGGAGAAGTACTTGAAGAGCTTGGTAATTCTATGTTTTCTGTTGAGCTAGATACAATGGAACATCAAGTATTATGTACAATATCCGGAAAAATTAGAAAAAATTATATAAGAATTCTGGCAGGAGATAAAGTGAAGATTGAAGTTAGTCCTTATGACCTAACAAAAGGAAGAATTGTAACTCGCCTATCCCTGACAGAAAATAGTGATAATAAAAATAGTAATAACAAGTCTAGTAAAAAATCGAAAAAATGATTAAGTACAACTTGACAAACAGTATGATAGGAAATATTTATCCTATATTCTTGAGTAATAATAAACTAGTAGAGGATCCTTCATACTATTTATACAGAATCATTAGCCCAGGGTTGAGTCCTGATCTTATTCCATATATCTCACTAGAGAAGATTGGAGAAAGGACGAAAATTGGTAACCCTAAAGAATTCTGTGATAGTCAAAAAAAGAAAGTAGTAGAGCACTTGGATGTAATATCAATGTGTCTTGGAGGTCGTGAAGATCTTGAAGAAAAAGCAGTTCCATTTCTACAAAATTTACTTTGGAGAGATAAACCTGTGATTGATAATGGATTTCCTGGTTTCCCTCTAATTGAAATGGAAAATGGAAATAATATTCAAAAGTCCATTATTATAGGTCTTAGAGATGCTTTGAGATGGAAGACTTATAAATTATTCCCAGGAAATTATGTTGATATTCTCTGGACTGCTAATACCTACGTAGTGTTTAAATTAAATGGTGAAAAAGGAAAACCGGAAGTATGGATTGAACCTGTCGGAGTATATAAGAATACTGATCCAGGTATGAAAAATCCATTGCCAGTTGATCTTAATTCTCTAGATTATCCTACCGATAGATGGTCTACAGAAAAAGGAAAACTTTCTGAATTAAATCGAGCTCTTAAGAGACTTGAGTGGGAAAGTTTTAATAGAAAAGAGATTTGCGTAGATTAATTATCATATCTCTAATTATCCTTGGTTGGGTTGTTACTGTAAATGGTAGCTCCCCCAAGGATTTATTTACTGCAACATTCTATTATGCTAGATCGGGAAGCATAACTGCAGATGGAAGTAAAGTTCTCCCTGAAAAAGTAAAAACAGGAGAACATAGATGGATTGCTGTGTCACGAGATCTCAGAAAAAGTGGGGAATTTAACTTTGGAGATACAGTAATTATAGAGTCTCAAGAATGTCCAGGTCTTAATGGTGAATGGATAGTAAAAGATCTTATGGGACCAGTACATACTAAGAGAATAGATTTTTTATTACATCGTGAAGAAATAAAAGATCTAGAATTTTGGATGCCTCATAAAGTAATGATGGTAAGTAAAAAAGATAGTCTTAATCCTTTGGAAACATTGGATTGAGGCTCTTATTTTTTGTCCCTTGATTTTCTTATATGTGTAGTAACAATAAAAAAAAGATTATGAAAAGAATTATCGAATGTGACTGTGTAAAAAAGAGTGATGGAAATCTAGTACCTCTTTGGGAATTAGATTGGAAAATTGATGATGATGATATTAGTGGAGAGTATGGTAGAGATGACTTAAATAGCTTTATCAAGTGTGCAGCAGATGATGTAGTATTTTGGAGTGACTCAGATATCATAAAAGGATGTCTCTACGATTTAGTCAAGAAAAAGGTTGTTCCGACAGGTAGAGTGATAAAACTTTTAGAATATGATGAGACCTATAAACCAGGAGATGACATATTAGTAAGATGTCAAGGATCTCTACATGAAGTAGTTCCTGCAAAAATCAAAGATATTATAGAAGATGAAGATAATGAAGTCTATTACGTAGATAATGAACATCTTCAGGAAGATTGGTTGAGATATTATGTTGGAACTGATTATAGACTACTCGAAGATACTTCTAATGGCGAAGGTAACATTAATATTACAAAAATTATAGTATATAAACCACGTTATATATTAGAAGATGGTAGTCAATATAATCGAAATCATAATTTCTTAAAAATTAGAAAAAGATGAGTAAGTTTATTTATCCTAGCCAGCTATTAATATCAAAGGAGGACTTTTTTGATACCGTATCTTCTAAGTTAGAGGAAGCTTTGACCGAATTTAAATCTAAAGATGTTAGTGATAGAGAATCTAATATTAAAGTATGGATCTATATAAACATTAATCTAATTAAAGACGCGTATTTAGTTGAATTGCGAGAAACTTTAAAAGAGGATTATGGTTGGGAAAAAGTACAGGTAGAAAAACAAGACGAAGGCGGTGGTAAAATATTTATTAACCTAAGTTTGATATAAGATGATAGATGTTAATGATTTATTTATATTTTCTCTAATCTTAATCGCTTTTGGTTTAGGTTATCAACTTATCGAGAACTCACGTAATCGGAAGAAAATAGAAGAAGACATGGAAAAAGAAGAAAGTAAAAGAGATGAAATACTCTATGAGTTATTTGAAAAGAAATATTCATTAACTGGTGGAATTGATGATGAAGTTTATCCCGCTGAAGTAGTTGAGGATGTATTAATAAATCTAGAATCAGCTATAGAAGAGGAAATTTCAGAGCAGCGGTTTTTCATATGGCCTAAAGAACGAGAGAAGTACTTAAAACAGTGGGCTAAGTTCATTCCTAATCCTGAAAATGGAGGAGATGATGATTTTATAGTGTTTGATTCTTTTCGAGGAGAATATACTTTTGGAGAAAATGGTTTTACTCCATTGTGTTCGACAAAAGAGTTGAATAAGTACTATTACAATAAAGATCTTAGCTATATTATTAAACAACCAAGACATTAATCCTATGTTTAAAAACAGTGTGTATATCGGAAAAGTAACAGGAGACCTTATAGAACTCTTAGAAGATCTTGGCTATAAAGGAGAAGTCAACAGTGGAGATATAGATCCTGAGAGATATAAGAACTGTGGAATTGCTACATCCGGAGTTAATGGAACTTTCTCAATAATTAATAAGTTATCCTGGGAAAGTAGTAATCCTCATATTACTTGGAATACTGCAGGAAGAATTAATTGTGGTGTTGATGAGGTTCGCTTCTATGATCTGGTGAAAGAATTAAGCAATGATTAAAGAGTTGGAGTATGCGATTGTTGATGGAGCACGTGGTGCCTCTGATCTTCACTCATCTGAATATTATCTTAATATTTTTTATTATAATATTCTTAAAGCATTCTCGATTGTACAAGTAGATAATTCGATACTTGTACAATATGATGATGTAGAGCATGTTGATGAAGTAAATATAGTTTGTGTTTTTGGAAGAGGATTTTTGATAACTATACACTATAATCTAATGGTTTATTCATCTCTCGAGGTAACTAATCATGAGATACCTATAGAGTTAGTAAATCGATGGAAAGTAGATACTATTCGAGAACTGAGGTGTACAACCTTTATTTTTAATTAATATAAAATTTATGTTAGACCTAAAAGCAGTTAATTTTTTAAAAGAGTTACTAGAAACTAATAGCCCTAGTGGTTTTGAGAAAGAAGGAGTGAAGGTATTTAATAATTATTGTTCGGAATTTTCTTGGAATGACTTTACAGATAAGATGGGAAATTCTGTCTTTAAAGTAGGAACCGGAAAAACAAAAGTAATGATATCTGCACATATAGATGAGTTGTGTATGATGGTTCAGGGTATAACTGAACAAGGAATGCTAAATATTATATCTCTTGGAGGAGTAGATAAGAAAGTTCTCCCAGGAAGTATAGTTAAGGTATCCAGAAAAAATTACCCTGGAGAATATATAACAGGAATAATTGGAAAGAAACCGATTCATGTGGAGTATGATGATAAGAGTAATGGAGATATCATTCCTTTCGAAGAGCTGTTAGTAGATATCGGAGCTGAATCTAAGGAAGAAGCATTGGAAAGAGTAGAGATAGGTAGTCGTGTTGTTTTTGAAGCTAATTTTATTGATCGCCTGGGAGGACATAGATTTGCTTCTAAAGGACTTGATGATAAGATTGGAGTATTTATTGTGGCTGAAGTATTAAAAAACGTGGCGAAAACTTATTCTGGATTTTTCGATGATTATACTTTCTACGGAGTCGCTAATACCCAAGAAGAAGTTGGTTTAAGAGGAGCAATGGTAACTAGTAAAAGAATAAATCCAGACATCTCTATAGACATCGATGTTACTTTCGCCACGGATGAAGGTAGAGGAATAAAAACAGAATCCTATGGAGATATAAAACTTGGAAAAGGACCGGTAATTATGAGTGGACCTGATAAATCTTGGAACCTTAGATGTAAAATGATCGAAGTTGCTGAGATTAATGAAATTCCATACCAACTTGCCGTTTCACATGCTGGAGGAACTAATACTTCAGCAATTCAGGAGGGCTCGATAGATTGTGAAACTATGCTAATATCTATCCCACAAAGAAATATGCATACACAAGTCGAAGTGTGTGATTACCGTGACATAGAAGGTGCTATAGATCTAATTTATAAAACACTACTAGAAATCACAAACTAAAAAAAAATAAGAGAAGGAAATAAAATCCTTCTCTTTTAATTTTCTCTAAACAACAAAATTCTGATATTCCTCCAAAGTAAATATAGTACTTCCATATTCATAAGCACTTAATAATTTTCTAGGAGTTCCACGTGTATTTATTTCTTCTATCTCTATTACTCGTCTTTCTATGTCAATGATTCTTGTGAATTTTACTTCAAACCAAACAAAATCTATTACATCAAAATCTCTCCACATTAAGATATCTCCTGGACTTAGTGAATCTAGAAATCCTTGAACTTCCTTTTCTTTGTTTAATATTTCCACAAGTTTATTAACCTCTAAGTATTCCATTCTTAGTCCAGTAATAGGGTTGGCTTTATTTTTTAACCCAACAGACAATAAATTAATGTCCCCTCTTTTCATAACTTTTATTATATCTTTCTACTAGTTCCTTATCTTTCTCTGGGATCTTCGAGAAATCTATATCCTCTTTTGTATAGAATTCACAAAATTTCTTTCCTTCCAAGTATCTAACAGCACTTACTAATTTAAGTATCTCAATATAACTGTCTTTCGTATGATTAGGATCTTTGTCAAAAATATAATCAAACTTTAATGATAAAGAATCGTTTTTCATGTACTCAATTAATCTCTTCTCAAATTCTTCTGGAGACAATGTACATAGATCTTCTTTAATATCCGGAAGACAACAACACTGAAGTTTACCAGTTAAGATATTAGTTTCGTAAATAAAGTCAACATCAAAATCAGATTTAGTGTTTACATGCCTATAATCAAATCTAGGCATGGAGGAGTGTCTTTCATTTATATCCCAGAAAGAATCATAACATTCATAGAAATCATATTTTATTAGTATTGGCTTAAAATTCCTTATAAAATATTTTAAGTTTCTGTAATGTTGCTCGATAATATTCAATTCATGTTCAGCTGGATTCTCTGATATCCATAATGCTTTTTCAAAATATTCTTTAAACTCCTCACCCTCAATTACTATTCCTGTTCTATCTTTACTAAATGCACGACACGTTTCAGGATAAGTAATCAGTGTTTTTATGTATGCACCAGTAACTTCTACCTTCGAATAATCTATTTCAAATTCTACTCCAGGGTCAAGTTTTTCAAGTTCTTGGAGATATTCATCTGTATATCCTACAAATAAAGTTACATGTCCTTGTGTATCAGGTTTGAAAAAATCTAGATACACTATATGACTATCTAAAAATTGACTACCTCCTGGTTTATACCCTCTTTTGGTTAAGTATAATTCAAAATCTTTAGCTGTTCTCATTTTCATCTGTCCTCTATAATTTCTAGGTATCCTTCAATTCTTTCTACCTCACTTCTCATTTCAGCTACATTCCACCATGAAAAATGTAGAACCTGAACATCATCTCCAGTATCTCTTGTCTTAAATACATCGAAAATAATAGAATTACCATCATCAGCAATATTCATCTCTCCGTAAAATAACTCTCCGGAATCAGAGAATTTAGAATAAGTGAATGAACAGTCAGAGTTGTTTATCACAAAATTTCCATGCTCTTTCGGAAATAACTCACATAGACCATACTTGATTTCGTTGTATACACTCCGTTTTTTCATATGTTAATCAATTTAATAATTTTTTCTTTAACTATATCTGGGATTCTATCAATTTCAACAGTACATGGATCTATTATACTTCTAGGTCTAGTATATCCTTGAGTTAATTCTATTGCTCCATTTTCTTCGGTGATACTAGTAATAAATGCAAGATACTCCTGCTGATTCTCGAAAAATGTTATATGATTAATTTTTATATATCGATTTAAAACATCATTCCCATTCTCATCTTCAATAGTTCTATAGTATACCTGTCCAACCTTAATACCACGAAATGTTTCTTCTAAGGATTTATCGAACTCTTCTTCAATACACCAAGAATAATTTAAAAATTCTTTCCTTACTGAATCAAAATAATCCTCTAGCTCTTTTTGGGTTCTATATGTTGTAGAATCTCCTTTTAATTTATTTGGATTGACAATAACTATCATAGTTAAAATATAAAAAGGGAACTTCTTAATAAAATAATCAGTTCCCTATAAGTTTTTAATCTATTTTCAATGTCTCTTTACATAATTGGATTTCTTTAGGATCACCTGTATGTTTTCCTAAGTCGTCTGAAATTTTTATGCAAGGAATCCAAGGTTTATTTTCATTCATCTTGCATCTAGTCAATTTCATTACTATATTTGCAGGTTTTACTCCCGGAATGTCACAAGTCAAATTAGTTCCTATTCCTGCAACAGCTTTTTTAATTCTTCCATTACAGTAATCAGAAATATCTTTGAATTTCTCCATATCAAGAGCGTTAGAGAATACAATTGTTTTATCTTTTGGATCAACACCTAATTCTTTTAGACGATTAATCATTAGATTTACAAATTTATATTCATCTCCGGAATCTTGTCTAAAACTAGGAAATAAGAATGCATGTTTTCTAGAGAGCTGTTCAAAAAATGCTTTAGAAGTAATAGTATCAGTCAATACACATCCAAGCTGAGAATCATATACATCTTCCCAATTCTCCATCATTACATAGGATCCTTGACGATATCCATACATACTATTCATAAAACTACAGAGTTGATGATTCATAGTTCCTTGAGGTATCATGTCATACTTCATAGCAAGATAAACATTACTCGTTCCAGTACAATAAGTTGCGTTTTTCTTTAGAAATCTATTTACTTCATCTTGTACGTTAAATGAATATCTTCTTCGTAAACCAAACTCACAGAACCATAACTTTTCTCTATTTGAAAGCTCTACCTTTTTCTCAAGTCTTTCCAAAACATTATTAATATCAATTCTATCTTTCTTATGAATCATTTCAGATAGAGTTGCAAGAATAGGAATTTCATAAAGCGCCATTTTATCGATAACACTGATATGAAGATGACCTTGCTCATCTTGCGAGATATTAACCTTTTCTGGGTCAAATTTCCACTGCCTTAACCATTCCCAATAAAACTCTGGAATATATTTAATATGACTACGAACCCAATTAAATTCTTCATTTGTAAGTTTAAGACTTTTTATTGAATATAATTCCCTCTTAAACTCCTCAACAAATTCTTTAGTATATTCAGTATTATTTCTATCAAAAAACACTAATTCTCCAATACTGTCTGGGAATTTTCTTGAAAAGAAATGTGATACACTAAAACAATAAAGATCTTGTTCTAAAATACTCTTAATCATAATTCTTTATATTTATTATTAATTTGTTATTATCATATATAAGATTTTTAAGCTATGTAACATTTTTTCGAAGACTAAGGATACCAGAATCTCTCCTTCCACTCCATGCTTCGCATTACGTTCCAGGGGCCTTCGGCCTCGAGACTGAATAAGATATATTAGGGATTAAATAAGAATATAATATAATATTATTTATTAATTGGATGGAACTGAATGAAATAATATATTTCTAAAGTGGTTCTTAAAAAGTACGAACGAAGTGAGAGTCCCCGAGGCCCTCACAGGCCTCGAGTGGACGGTACTCTTTTTAAGGTTCACGGTAAATTAAATATATTTAATAAAGCTTTATATGTATCGTGAACCTTCTATAGGAGACGACATCACCTCCTCCCGAAGGGAGGTGAGTCTCTCACTATGTTCGCTCCTCTAGAAGAACCACTGACGATTTTTTATTATATAAAGTACTATATTAGTATTTCCTAATTAATGTATTGTTAAATCGTCATTTTGCTCTTCTAAGAGCTTCAGATCTTTATTAATGAAATAAAGGTATCCTTAGTCTTCAGATTTTGGATACCATAGAATTAACCGAACTCTGTATTGAGTTCAATAATTAAATTTGTAACTTAAAATATTTATTTATATGAATAGTAATAATAAGAAAATGTATAGAGAAAAAATCGTAGTACCTAGAGGTATTAGATTTATTTCAGATTGGGAAGATTTTAATTTTAGTAAGTTTCCCAGTAAATGTATAATTAATAAACAATTACCCGGATGTGGATTTACAGAATATTGTATCCGAAGTAATGAGAATATTATTCTATGTAGCCCTAGAAAGATGTTACTGAAGAATAAAAAGGATCAGCATGAATTTGATGTTTACTTAGTAGTAAATGAGATGGATAAAGAATCTAATATAGATAAAGATTTATCCAAAATCGATAGAAACATAGCAATAGATAATTCAGTTAATCCAGAGTTATCTAGTAATTCAGAGGTCTATAAGAGACTATATAGGGAGATAGATGAATATTGTACTTCTAGGAATATCAATGGACTGTCTTGTAAAATCCTCGTTACCTATGATTCCTATAGAATTGTAAAAGATATTCTAGAAAAACTAGATAGGTTTCAATACTTCTATACGGTAGTAGATGAATTTCAGAGTATCTTACATGACTCTAGATTTAAATCAGATACAGAATTAAAATTTCTAGAGTATCTTAAACAATCTCATTCAGCTCTATTTGTATCAGCTACCCCAATGATGGATGAATACTTAGAAATGTTAGATGAGTTTAGAGATTTACCGTATTATGAATTAGACTGGGGAAAGGAAGATCCAAGTAGAATTATAAGGCCAGATCTTAAAGTTCTTACCATGAAATCAGTAGGAACAAAGGCCGAAGAAATTATCCAGAGATATCTCTCAGGAGATTTTGAGAGTATAGTAGTTCTTAGAAATGGAATACCTACTAGAGTAATCAGTGATGAAGCTGTATTTTACGTTAATTCTGTAAATCATATTACTAGTATCATTAAGAAAAATAACCTTACTCCTGAACAATGTAATATTCTCTGTAGTGATACTCCTGAGAATCTCAAGAAAATTCAGAAGAGACTTGGAAAATCCTTTAAGATTGGAGATGTTCCATTAAGAGGAGTAAAACCTAAAATGTTTACCTTCTGTACTAGAACCGTATATCTTGGAGCAGACTTTTATAGTCTCTGTGCAAGGAGTTTTATATTTTCAGATTCTAATATAGATTCTCTAGCAGTAGATATTAGTGAGGATCTCCCTCAGATCTTGGGAAGGCAAAGATTATTCGAAAATCCTTGGAGTAATAGTGCAGTATTTTATTACAGGAGTACTGCTAATTACAGAGAGATGAAAGCAGAGGATTTTAAGAATATAATAGAATCTAAGAAGAAAGATACAGAGGATTTATTAAAAGTATTTGACTCAGCCCCTTATGATACTAAATATACACTAGCAATAAATTATCAAGATCTCGCCAGATTTAAAAATTATAAAGATAATTATGTAGCTGTAAATAAAATTCATACACCTGAAGGTAATATTATTCTCAAACCAGTTCCTAATAATTTAGTTCTTGTAAATGAAATAAGGGCTTTCAAGATACAGCAAATTGATTATAAGGATAGGTTTAGTGTATTTAGTACAGTACATAGTACTCTTACACCAGATGATATAGTGAATCAGGAAGTATCTAAGTTTTTAAAGGTATATACTGGATTAAATACTATTTATGATAAACTTAAACTTCTTTGTGAGTATGGATTATCTCAAGATGCTATTCAGATTGTACTTGGTCAGATAAATGATTCTGATGAGATTAAGTCTTACTATACATCCTTAGGACCTCAAAGATTAAAGGGGATGGGCTATCACCTTACAAAAATTAAAAAGGCTCTTGGAATTGCTACTTTTAGTCAGGAGCTTCTAGAATCTACTATATACTCTGATTTTAAGATAGGAGATAAACTAAGAATGTCTACTATAAAATCTAGATTAGAATATTTATATAGCTCTATAGGTTATGATAAAACTCCTAAAGCTACAGACTTAGAAAACTATTTTGAGATTAAAAAATGTAAAGTAACAGACCTAGAAACGAAGAAGAGAGTTGATTGTTTTGAAATTATTAAAAAGAAAGGATAATTATGAAAAATTTTAGAAACAAGAGGATGACAAAAATAACTATCATTAAAATGGAAGATAAAATTATGTTTCATGTAGTTAGAAGAGGGAAGTGCAAAAATAGAGGTAACCTAAATCAATCAAAAATATTTTATCCAGATCCAAATAGTATTAAAGAATCTATGTATGATTATCAAGATTGTATAGAAATATTACAGGATGATAAGATAGCAAGAAGATGGTTTACTAGAACCGTGAGAGATATTAGTTTAGGTAGTTGTAAAGTTAAAGATTACTTACATAAAACTGGAGAGATTAATTTTAAAAAAGCAGAAAACGATGATTAATTAAGAGATAAATTATTTTCAGAAACTAGAAAGGATGAGATTTCCAAAATAATAGAATCTTGTCATACATATATAAAAGAAATAATAAAATCGTTGGAATTATATTGGAAAGATCCTGATGATGTTAATCATTGGATAGATAAAGCAGGTGGATTTATTTACAACGATACTTATAATAAACAATTCATTAAACCACATTATTGCTTTATTTACTGTTTTAATGATAACGATATAATAAACTTAATAGGTAGAGATTCTTTGTATAGAATAAGATCAACATTCTCTACTTCTGAAAGATTTATTGAGTCTGTTAAAAAAGAAATATTAACAGAAAAAGGAGGTAAGTATAAGATATGGTTAAAAACATTTAATGATTTTGATATCTCTAATAAAGAATATATTAAAATTTTTCACTTTATCTCTTTATGTATGTCTGGAATAATATTACCTAGTGATTGGTACAGTAATCATTGGAATAATCTATCCATTCCGAAAAACTCTAATATAAAATTGACTTCAGTTGATCAATTAAAAGAGTTAATACATGAATGTCTAAAGTCTATTCTAGGAGTAGGAAATTATTAAACCCTTGAAATTCTTATATATGTAATAAAACCATTAAAAAATTTAAAGAAAATGAAGAAATTAAGTAGAAAAGACAAACAATCTAAGAAAAAATTGATTGGAGTTTACAAACAGTGTATTAATGTTATAACTAGATGGATGGATCCCGTCGTAACATCATCTACCACAAGAAAAGGTGGAACTCAAGTTACTGGTGTGTATTTCCCGGACTATCATTATAAAAATATCATCAAGGGTAAAATTCAAAAGGTAACTGCGGAATTGAATCAGCCGCAAGAATAAAAGAGAGAATTGTAATTTGACAGGGAAGACTTAGTGTAAGAGATTATGCTAGGTCTTCTTTTTCTTCTTCCGTTATTTTCCTTATAAGTGTAGTTTAATAAAAATGAAGTTATGAAAGAGAGTGTTAAAAATATTATATTAAAGCATGTATCTAGTAGTAGAGATTATATAGAGTTAATAGATAATCGTTATATTATTCCAAAATATATAACAGGAAAAGGTAATCGATTAATAGATTTACCAAACTTAAGACGGGAATTATTAGTAAATCAAAGTTCTTATTCTAGAAATTTTAAAGATTATCTAGATAATCTTAAGATTCAGTATTTTCAGGAACATATCATTTTAATTAGAAATCAGAAACTTTGGAACTCTATACAATCTGAATTTAATATATCAGTGGAAAGATTGTATTTTTCTTTGGACTATTATCTCCCAGAGTATGAAATAGCAGTGGAAATTGACTCAAATTTACATGATCCAAACTATGATAAAGCAAGAGATGAGTATATATTCCGTAATTATGGAGTAAGAACAATTAGATTTATGGAGTTTGGGGAGAATTTATATACAAAAGATATTTATAATACTGAATTCATTAATATAATTAGTAAGGAAGATACCTATAAATTGTCTTGGAATATGTATTATAATTTACGACCTATTGATGATTATATTGATATTGCATTTGATAACTTTTTAAGAGATTATAAGAATGAACTTGATATTTTAGATAAATTAATAAATTATTTTGGATATAATAATTTTTGTTCTAATAATATAGTGATAACTAACTATGAATTAGTAAATATTTGTAGAAATGAAAATTCATCTATTAAAGTATTAATAGATAGATTATTTCATGGAAAGTTATTTACTGTACTATCGGGAATTAATAGTTATAAATTTCAATATATTTACAATATTATAAAAAATCGATATATTTTTGATTGGGATAAGTTTATAAGAAAAAACAAAATTATTCCTTATTGGATCCCTCAAGTGATTTATGATCCAGTCCCTAACAAATATATATCATTAATACAAGATATGACAGAAGAAGATAAGTATATATTGTTGAATGTAGTTAATAAAATAACTACGTTTGAAAACCCTTCTAATTCTTATATATGGAAGGATAAGCCCCACCCCGGATGAAATGAGTAATCACGGGAGCTCCACTTATAATTAGCTATATTCCTATGATAGCTAACAATTACCTTATAGGATACCTTGTTGTATATAGGTTAACAGGTAGAATCGTGTACATCTTTATGGAAAGGTTCTATTAGTAGATAGAAGTTTGAATAAGTAAGTAATTATAATTCAGTGCGCAATGATTATAATGAAAAAGCTTATCAAATCTTCTATTGTTTTTTCAGAGCCCTTGAAAATCTTATATATGTAAGAATTAGGTGTTCGGTCCGGGCGGAAGTCACGGGTAGCCTAACCTAAATTAACTATATGCTTGTGATAGTTAACATTTTCTAATAAGCTACCTTGTTGTGATATAGGTTAACAGGATGAGAGGACTTTCATTTAATTTATGGGTTATCTTGTCAGTAGATAGAAGCTTAGTGAGTAAGTAGTTATAATTAGTACGTAATGATTATAATGAAAATTCTCCCTAATGTCTTCTATTGTTTTTTTCTATCCTTGATTTTGCGCTTATCGGGAGGTGAGAGACTTATTAGTGTAAATTAATAAACCATTATAGTAATTATGAAAGTAATAAAATCAAGCGTATCCATTTTACCTCAAGAACCTGGGGTAATTGGATTAATGAAACATGTTGAGAAACTTGGAAGAATAGCATATCTAAGTGAGGATAGAATAACAGATAACTCCTATGAAAAGTTTAATCAGATGTTGTATAATCGAGGGCATTGGGCAGTTTTTAATTCTGGAACTGTTTACCTAGATATTCCTTATGATGAGTATGGAGATATCTTAAACGTTATTCTGGAGACAACAAGTCCATACACGAAGATAAATGTTGTTGAATCACACTGCTACTTAACCACTAATCTTAGAGTAATTTATCAACAGAAGCTAGAGGATTGGTTAGAGAAATTCTGGTGTGAGCCTACAGAACATCATTATCATAGGGTTACTTCGATTTTTACTTGTTCTATAGGTATACAGGTGGAATTGGTTAGACACAGGATTATGAGTTTTATTGCTGAGTCGACTAGATATGTAGGATATAATAAAGGTCGTTATGGAGGTGAACTTACTTATATACTTCCTCAATGGATTTATAGAGTGAGAGAAGATATAGGTAATACTGTAGATCCTTTAACAGGTCTACCCAGGAATTATATTTTGGGATTAGATGGTCAAGAACTATGGGAAGATCTTACTGCTCATGATAGAACTGTTGCATCTCGAGATAGATTATGGAGAGATATAGAAATTGAATACCTCTATGAAACTACGACAGACGAAGGCGAGAGATTAAGACCAGAAGAAGCTCGTGGATGTCTTTGTAAGGATTTAAAGTCTGTCGTAGGTGTTACAGGCTATATCGAGGATTTTATCAAAGAACCAGAAGAAGGAAGTCCAGAGAATGAAGGATTTTTTCACTTAAGATGTGCTAAAGATGCTCACCCTGATATTCAAGTCTTAGCTAATGATCTTAAGGAGCAATTTATTAAAACAGGATTATATAATTTGAAGTAAATGGAATGTACTTGGTGTGGATTCAAAAGCAATGATCCAATAGAATTTGAGAGACATCTGGGGGAGGAACATTTTATAAGTTATCAAGAATATTGTGAGATTGAATTAACACATCAAAAAAATCTTGACAACTTCTGTTTTAGATGTAATAAATATAAAAATCCATTGACAACATTGATCAAGGATTTTTATTATCTTCCTTGTAGAGTATGTAGCAGTTCTCTTACCAGAAAATCAGATAAACAAGAAATAATTGATGTTGTTACGAAAAATATTAAATCCTTCTATGATTATGTATTGAGTGACAGATATCTTCAATTGTTTCTTATTGATGAAATTTATTATAAGGCAACATATTCTCATGACTACCTAGAATTTAAAAAGATCTTGGGGAAACTAGAACTACCTAATAGAAGTGATATATGGTTCTTGGATTGGGTTCCTGGATATCCTAAAATTATCTCTTTACCTAACTTAACAGGAATAAAAGTAGTAAACCTGACAGATAAGTATAGGATAGTTAGTGGAAAAAATAATATAGAGGTTAATAACTATAAGGTAATATTTCCAGAGATTGTTCCTTATGATAAACAACACTTTAGTAGATATAATATTCTTAACTTAAACTCCAATAGAAAAACAAAAAGACTTAAGTTAGATAATTCTCCTAATTGTGTTAAGTTTTTCAATACTCCAGGAACAGATACTAAATCTATTTTCAAGATTGTAGACTCTAAGACATCTGAACCTGTAGATATTAAGACAATAAGTTATCAAGATTATACTATTATAAAATTAATCCTCTTAAGAAATAAAAATTATATGAGATTTGTATTTTCTATTTTTCTAGAACTTATGAAATCTTGTCGTGAGTTTAAAGATTCTATATTTCTTAAGAACAGTATTAATATAAATCAAGAAAAAGAACCAATAATTAGTATAACCTGGATTCCTAAAGAAGATAATAGTACAACAATTAATAATAAACTAATAAATATTTCTATTTTATGACAGCAGCGAATGTTACAACAAGATTTAAAATTCAAGGAGTAGGTTTAGATACTTCCACGACTTGTATGAAATTGTGGGTAAATAAAGAAGAAGACCTAGATAGTAGTCAATTTGATTATATTCATACATCTATTCATTCTAATAACGATTATCTAATTTCAGATTATGTTAAGAATTATCCAGGATCTAGTTTAATAACTTCTATTGATTTTATTAATAATCCAGATCGAGCTTTATTAGGACATCTTCTTGAACTAGGGAGAAATAAGATAGATTTATTATTAGTAGAAACCAGTGAGCTCTTAAAAAATCTTGGAGTTCTTAAGGAAAAAATTGAAGGTCTTAAGAATTCAGGGATTATAGGTGAATTTGGTATAAAAAATCCTAGTTCTCTCGAAGAAATTAAGCAGATAGAAGATTCTTTGGGTGATAAGATTAAGTTTATTTCATTAGACCTATGTCCTTTACATTTTAATTATACAGTAGTTCAATACTGTAAGGATAATAACGTTGATATTCTTGGTTTTAATCCCTTTGGTGGTTATATCAGTTCAGCCGCAATTATCTCTAGTTTTACTGTACCTTATCTTCTGGCATTTAGTAGTACTTATTCATCTGTAGTATTTCTTTCTGGACGAGACTTAGTATTATCTAAAGAGTCAATGTCGTATATAAAAGATAATATTATAGGTTTCGAATGTTCTAGTAAATTCACACTAAAGAAGAATGTATCTAGACTTTATAAACCGCTAAAGAAGGTTGTTGAGACTTCCTTAGTGTTTAATAAGAATCTAGTACTTAAAACTAATTGGCCTGAATATCTGTATCCTCTCGAAGATATTATAGTAAATCTTGGAACTCCTGTAAATATAGTAGATAATATAGATAAGAAATTAAGAACTGAAGTTGAGATGTTTATAGATGATCTCTTGGATGTAACAGAATTTCCAGGAGGGATATCTATACAATCTAAGTTTGCGATTATAAGATATCAAGTATTATCTGCTCTAAGAACTAAATTTCCGGGATGGGATATGGCTATAATTAATTCTGGAGATCTATCAGTTGGAATAGTAATGTATAGGACTGTTCAGAAGAAAACTAAGAAATTCTTTAAATCGAGATTTATACCTGAAACAGAAACAAAACATTTCTTATGTGCTCTACCTTCTATTGACTCTATCGTATTTATTGAAGAGCCTGATATGAAAAACGCAGATAAAGAAATCCCAAACCCTAATAATTGAGAAAATTTAGGATTGTTGTGTATCCTAAAGAAATAAAATATAAAAATCAATAAAATAAAAAATTATGAGAGTTTATAACGGAACAAAATCACAAATTAATTTACCTTTATCAGGTACTCAACGAATTACAATACCAGCACATTCAGTTTCTGGAGATATCATGCCTAGTAACGAATTTTTGAGTTTACTAGTTAGTTCATACGATTATAGTGAACTTGCATTGATAGTTTCTGGACCTTTTGAGATAAATATGTGTGCAGGTGTGTCAGGGTCAGTTGGTTTCGTAGTTCAGTCTTTAGATGAAGCTATTGAACGCTTTGCACCTAAAGAATGTCCGAAGTGCAATCAAAACCCCTGTACATGTAATAATAAAAAGGAAGAAAAGAAACAGACAGCAACGCCTCCTACAAAACCGGTTGAGGCAGCTAAAGTACCTGAAGCTCCAAAAGCAGAGGAAAAGAAATCTTAAATAAACCGTATAATTGGAATCTCTAGGATATATTTTATTCTTAAGAGATTCCATTTTTATTTTAAAAGAATGGTAGACTATAAAGAAGTAAAATGTAAAGATGGACGAGTAATAGTGTTCTGTAACTTTGAAGAACTCCTAAAGGAATTTTATGGAGTATCTAGAATGGAAGATGTAGAACCTTTTGCTAATTCGAATGGAGAGTATATTATTCATTGTCCATTTTGTAGAGATGAAGGTCATACAAAACATAAATTATATATAAAATCTGACTTAACAGTTGGACATTGTTTTGTGTGTACGAGATCCTATGTACATGTCTCTGATGAAGTTGATACATCATTTAACGTACCAGATTTTTTATCAAGATTCTATGGGTATTCAGGTCATCCGAATTTAGTAAGACTAAGCGATCCCGTGTGGACATTAGATAAATTTTGGAATGAGTTTGATAATTTTGATCAGAAAGGGTATGATTATTTAATGAGTAGACATCCATTTATGAGTGAGATGTATAAGATCTTAGATTTCAAATTTATGGATGGAAATATAGTAATGCCGTTTAAATATCATGGAGAAGTGTTCTATTACCAGATTAGATTTTCTGGTAACTCAAAGATTAGATACTTCTTTCCACCGATATCAGCTAAACCTCCTTATATTATCGAACATGGACAAGGAATACGAAAATTTATAGTAGTAGAAGGTGTGTATGATGCTATAGCCGCTTTAATTATGGCACCTGATTATATACCTTTTGCTGTCTTAGGAAGTAGTGTTTCAGATTATCAAATGGAGTTTCTTAGAGAGTATGTTCCCCAAGAAATCGTTTGTTACCTCGATGATACCAAAAAATCTATAGGTGTAGCTGAAAAATTAAAATCAAGAATAGATTATTGCCCCATAAATATCATAAAATCTAATGGAGAAGATCCAGAAGAATGTATGAAACGAAGACTGAAGTGGGGAAAAGAACTACAATGGATTAAATAAAATGATAACAGCATCGATAGATAAAACTATAAATAAAATAGTAATTAAAACCGATGATCCAAGTGTAAAATGCCTCTTAGAATTTAAAAGAAAAGTAACAAAGTATTCTCCTTGGTTAAAATCTTGGAATACTACAGAGGAAATAGCAAAACTCTATGATAACCCAAGATCATGTGGACCAAAAAAAGGAGTATATACTTTCATACTTGGTCTTGGATGGGCTGCTTATATCGCTAATGTATTTAAACCTATCCTAAGTGATACGGACTATAATGTAATACTTAGAACAATATTTGCAGATCATTATAGAACTTATCCATTTCCAGGACTAAGAGATTATCAAAATGAAGATATCTTATTTATTCTTAAGTATAAAAGAGCTGTAGTACAAGTAAATACGTCGTACGGGAAAACCCAATGTATTTCAACTTTAGCTCATTATGCGTATGAAGAACTAGGGAAAAAAGTATTAATAGTAGCTCCAAATAAAAAACCAAGAGAAGAAATTATCAAAAGGTATGAATCACTCTTTGGCTTTAAAATACCTTCTAATATGGATGGAGACATTGGATGTATTATTACTTCTGGGTTCTTAAATCAAAAGAAAATAAAAGATCCCTCTCTATGTACCCTGGAAGAAGAAAAACTAAAGAAATTTGATTGGGTTCTAGTAGATGAAGTCGAATATACTATAAATGATGCAGGAGAATGGATATATGACAGATTAATAAATGCTGAGTGTATGTATAGCTTTTCAGGTACGGCATCAAAAAAGGATGGGCGGATGATTTCTTTTGCTCAAGGAATAACAGATATAGTAGTTGATAATAAAGATCTCATTAAATACTTTGGACCCGCCCTTGTTTATAGGATGCCGACAAATCTAGATATAACAAATGTAACGATTAAGACATCTGCATTTAGTTCTATCGATTTTAGCAGAGATGATGAAGACTCCGATGGAAATATATACTTAGAAATCCTAACAAAAATATGGACCTCACCAGATATATGTAGGCTGATTGTTAAGATTGCTAAAAGATTTCCTATGCTATTCATTCCAATTAATAACTTAAATAATGTTATATATGAATGGATAGATAAGTATTTTGTGGGGAACTTAAGAACCCTATTAATCTGTAACGAAGGATATATCTATTATGACCTATCCGGAAATAAAGAAAAATTAAATCTTCAAGAGGCATGCGATTATATTAAAGCTGGAAAAGTAGATATAATCCCAAGTACATCATCTGGATATCGAGCACTAGACTTCCCTGGATTAGAAAATATATTATTAATTCAAGGAATAGTCGCTGGAGTTACCCTTCAATGTATTGGGCGGGTGGCTCGTGGAAAAAGAATGAGTATTATTGCACTTGAACCTAAATCGTCAAGAAGAATTCCTGTTTACACTAAAGGATTCGAACATAGAAAAAATATGATTCAGGAATATTATAAGTATTGTAATATGTCTGATATAGTTATAAATGAAGAAAATCTTTAAAAACAATGAATAGCGGTAGTGTTTATGATTTGATTTTTAGCTGTTTTAATCAATATTTATTTCAGGATGCTAAAAATAATATTGTAGATCTTCAGTATTATTTTCAAACAAATCCTCAAACAGCAGGAAATAATATGGTCTCTCAACTTGTGGATGCTATAAAGACTTATCCTCTAGAAAATATAGATGAGCCTTTATTTAGGAGCATTTTATTTAGATCCCAGAAAACTCCACAAGAGGCACAAGAAGTAATGAATGAAATAATAAAATGGAAACGATATACAAAAAATCAAATTGAACCTGCACGACAAGTACTGAAAGATGTCGTATATTCTGTTAATCTTCAAAAAGCTAATAGATTATATGCAGATAGACCGGAAGAATTTGTTAAATATGTAAAAAATCTTAATATACAATCATCAGATCTAGATGTATTTACAGAGACTGATTTTACTAAGATAGATATAAACTCTATTATTGCAGAACAAGCAGAAGGTGGAGTACCTAGTACATTTGAATGGATAAATGACTGTTTCTCTGCAAAAGCTTATGAATTTGGACAACTTGGGCTAATTGCGATGCCTCCAGGAGTTGGAAAGAGTTTAATGGCAATGCAAGAAAGTTTAAATATGAGTTTACAAGGTTATAAAGTACATTACTTGGCCCTTGGGGATCTTAAAATGAAAGATTTTATTATCCGATTAGGAGCTCAATTTACAGGATTGCCATTTAGTGAAGTAACGCAGAATTTAGGACCTATATATAACAGTATGTGTCAAGCTATAGGAGAGAATCTTAGTATTACTATATTACCAGCAGGAAAAATATCAGTAGATGAATATATAGAAACCATGAAAACGAAAGATTATAAAGTCCTGTTTATTGATTATGACGCAGGATTTAAAAACGCTCACGGTGGGGAAGATGGCTCTATGTATAAATCATTTGGTGATATATATGATAAACTTACTGAACTAACTGTAATGGGAAAGTTAGTATTTATATTGTCTCAGTTGAAGATTGGAGCGTATAGTCAGGAAGTATTAGATATGTCTTATATAGCCGGATCTAGTCACAAAGTTGATGTGGTAGATTTTATTATAACACGTTCTAAAGGTGGAGATAGACCAAATCCGAACAATTTAGGAGTATCGACAATTACAAAAAATCGGCGTTAAATTATAGCGCATTTCACAAGAATTGCTAGAACTATAAGAGAAAACTTATAGAATTAGCATCAATCTAAAGAAAATAGATTGTTCAACGACTATGTATGTGAACTAAGGATATATATATTATCCCTAGGTGATATAGTCTATCTAAGAAAGAGAAATTTTTAGAAGAAATGGGAGAAACAAATGTGATTGATTACAATATAAGACTTCAAAATGGTAGATTTAGAAGTTTGCCGAAGAAGGTGTATGATGATATAAGGATGATTCAAGACAAACGATATTTTTCTGAGGCAGATATTGATTTAATGATTAATAACTATAATATTCAATATAATCAAGCTCAACAGAGTGTATATAAAGCTGGAGGGGCTGGACCGCAGAGACAAGGAAATAATATTAACGTTCAGCAAGTTGTTTCAGGACCGACTCCATTTAGTAAATCTTAAAGTAAGTTTTTGCGTTTAGGAGAAGGTTAAAACCTAATATATGAAAGAACATTAGAAAAATTTATAAAATTATTATAGATCGATCTAATGTTCTTTTTAGTCTTGAAGAAGAAAAAATAAAAAGAGAGATTCATTTCTCGAATCTCTCTATAAATGGTTATTATTTATATTATTCATTAAACCATTTTCCGAATAACGCATCATAACTCATTCTAAAAGCTGAGTAAAGTGCGAAAACTTCAAGTAAGATAATAAAATTCTTACCGAAAAACACCAATCCTGTTAATAGGATGATGATTATAATAATAAATTTTTTCATATCTGAAAAGTTATATTATTAAGTTTATTTATTATAACTTTTTCTATGATTTTTCTTTGACTTTAAAAAATTTTACCCAACTACCTTTTAATCTTAGGTGGTTGGGGTTTTATTTTGTTTTCTTTATTTTCTCATATAAAGGCCTTCAGAGTTTTGTAGACGGACAAGTTTTTCTCTTCCCAAATTAATAAAAAGGGTATTCACAGGAGGTAATTCTCTTATATATGAATCAATAAAAAATTATTAAATAAAAAACATGAAAGTAATTCAATCTAAAGTATTGGTCATCGTTGATAAGGATACGATGACTCAGAAGATAGGAAATTTTTCTGTTCCTGTGAGTGATTATGAGAAAGCTAAGGTAGTTGGTGTAGGTGAAGAAGTAGGTGAATTAAAGCCAGATGATATTATTTTGATTTACCCTAACTCTGGAAAATCGTTTACTCATGAAGGAATAGAGTATCGTGTTATAACTTTAAATGAAATTATTGTAGTACTTTAATTAAACAACTAAAACAATGTCAGAAGGAAAAATTATTAATCACGGCTTTGAAACACAGGCCGAAATTATTGAAGGTGTAAAAAGATCAGTAGAAGCAATTAAAAAGACTCTCGGCCCCTCTGGTAAAGCCGTATGTATTTCAGGATTTACAGGTCCAGAGGTATCGAGGGATGGTGCTACAGTTGCTAAGTCTATATCATTTAAAAATCAGCTTTGGAATACTGGAGCTATTTTTGTGAAGAATGCAGCATCTCAAACAGAAAGACAGGCAGGCGATGGTACTTCTTCGACTTCCTTGTTAATTAAAGAAATGTGTGAAAGAGGTCAGAAAGCTTTAAGAACTGGATCTAACGTAAATGAAGTTAAGTCTGGTATGCTTAAGGCCGGGAAATGGATGACTGAATATATAAAGAAAAATTCAATTCCTGTAGATGATGATATGGAAAAGATCAGGAAAGTAGCAACCATTTCAGCTAACAATGATTCAACTATAGGAAATCTTGTAGTTGAGTGTATGGAGAAAGTTGGGATGCTTGGTATTATTACAGCTGATTTCTCTAGTGGTTTGGAGACTACTATTGATGTAACGACTGGAATGAAACTTGATCGTGGTTGGTCTTCTCCTCAGTATGTAACAAATCCTGCAGATGGGACTTGTGTGATGGAGGATCCTTATATTATCATTGCCGGAGAGAGATTGTCTAGTGTTCAACAAATTCTTCCGTTAATGGAGCAAATTGTACCCACCGGACGTCCTTTCTTATTTATTGCAGATGATGTTGATGAAGTTGTAAATACTACTTTGGTAATGAATACACTTCAAGGAGCAATCAGATGTTGTGTAGTGAAGGGAATTGATTTTGGAGACAATAGAAAAAATACTATGGCAGATATTGCTATAGCTACAGGAGGAAAGTATATATCCCCTGAAAATGGTTTATCAATCACTCAGGTAACAAAAGAAGATCTGGGAGTAGCTAAGAAGGTAGTTATTTCCAGGGATTCATGTATTATCTATGAAGGTGGTGGTGATCCTAAAGAAATTGCAGAGAGAGTAGAAATTCTTAGTACTAAACTTGCAGATCCTGGAATTTCGGATTATGATAAAACTAAATTTGCGAAACGAGTAGCAAATCTTAGTGGTGGAATTGGAATTATTCGTGCCGGTGGAGCATCTGAAACTGAAAAACAAAATCTTAAACAAACCATTGAGGATTCTATCTTAGCATCTAAAAGTGCTATTGCTGAAGGATGTTCATTGGGTAGTGGATATGTTTATTATAAAGGATCTCTGGAGGTTAAGAAAGATAAAGCATTCTGGAAATCTCTTGAAGGCGATGAAAAAGAGGGTGCAGATATTGTATTCTCCAGTCTTCCGGTGATTCTCAAAATGATTGCTGATAACTCTGGTATTCCTGGTGAAGTAGTTCTAGATAAAGTTAAATCTAGCAAACCTGGCATTGGATATAATGCTAAGACTCGGAGTTATGGAGGTCTATTAGATAATGGTATTCTAGATAGTTCAAAAGTTATTAGAGTAGCTCTTGAAAATGCTATTTCTGCTGCATCAATGATTCTCTTAATTGATTGTACGATTATTGATGATATTTCTGAAACTAAAGTAGAAGGTTAAAGTATATATTACCTCACCCCAGTTTTCTCCTAGGGTGGGGTTTTATTAATTAATATGATAGATATAATATACCCAGATGATACGAATTCTATATTTGTAAGATTCGAAGGAACTTATAAATATATTTCAGTTAGTAATCAACAATATAAAGATTTCTTAGGTAGATTAAAAAGAATTTATCAACGTAAGTACCAATCATATAGTCATATTGAAGAGACACCTTTACCTGATAAGGTATTAGAATTGATCAGAACGAGTAGTGAACTTAGGGGATATAAATTTGATGTTGTTAATGATCAAACTTTGTATTGTGTTATCTATAGATCTCGTAATAACCATAAGATGATTGGTAAGAAGTTTTTGGATGAGTTTCTATCAGATCCAGCTCTAAATTATAGTTTTTGTGGGATTACTGATATTAATAGAATAACAAATATCTATCCGGATATGACCTGTAAGAGAATTGTTTCTTCTAACTTTATAGATCTTACAAGTCTTTTTGAATTAGTTCTTAAGTCTGACGATGCTGCGTTTGATTTAGGTGGATTTAGTTCATTAGTTCACTACATGCTTAATTCACACCCAGAAAAGCTTGATTTTCTAATTAATGATATAAAATAAAAAAATTATGAAAAAAGAAGATGATAATAATGACCTTCCCCTTTTTGATGGAGAGGGAGGTGAAATTTTCGAAGAACAAGATGATTTTGACTTTGAACCAGAAGATTTACCAGATTGTCCACTTACTGATCTTGTTATTAGTAATATGATGATGTCTAAACCTTTTGGAATGAATTGGGATTATGATAAGATGAAGGAATTTCTCGTTAAAAAAGGGTATAAAATAATTACTAGATATTCTGACTTTAGAGAGGTTGAATATGAAGTAGCTATAAAACCTGGATCATCTTACATACCAGAAGATGATTTTAGTAATATAAGAGAAATCTTTGATCAAGAAGTTCAAGATATATTATTAAATTGGCTTTTAAAACAATAAAGTTATGTGTGTTACTAATAACGTTACAGAAAAATCATTAGAAAAATGGAGAGATCTAATAATTGCATGTAAGAATTATTATATAGACTCACTCCCAACTGGAATGTCTGATTTTGAGTTTGATATATTAGAATCGAGAGCAGCTTCTGAGGATGGATTTTTTGTTAGAGATTACGTATTTCAAACATTCCTGAAAGGGACAAAGACAAAGAATTCATTCATTGAGAAGATAAAGAAGACAAAGGTAGAAGGGAAATCTATGTTACAAGCCATTACAGATTTCATGAGTTCGAATTCAGGTTTCTATTGTGATCTTAAGTATGATGGTTCTAGTATAGCAATTTATCTAGACCCTACTACGGGAATACCGAAAAGAATAGTTACTGTCGGAAACCTAAACTTAGACAATTATGGTGTAGATCAAACATGGAAGTTAATGAATTTTCTTCCTAAGAGATTTCCCAAAGGTATAGTAGCAATTCAGACAGAAGCTCTAGTTGATATTAACAGGTTATCTAATATTGATCCTGAAACAGCTAGACAGAAAGCAAATGGTCTTATCAACTCTAAATACTGTGAATCAGAGGTAAATAACTTATTAACTCTTAGAGCATACAGATATTATACAGATGACTCTATAGATGGACAGGTGATAAGAAGAGCAGACTATAGAGAAGTACTTAGATCTTTCGAGACAGTATATTCTAGAGTAGATGGACATGTTCTATTTGCTCCAGCCGATGTATGGACGGTCGAAGAATTATTTAAGATGAATCAAGGGTATACAGAAACAGATAAAACTATTACCTCGACCGGATATTTTTTAAATGACGGCTGGGTTGTATATGATAGAACTGGAATATGTCTTGGAGCTCTTAAGTTTGCTGGCGCTGGATCTGGAACTGAAGCAATAAAGACCACAGTGAGAGGTATACAGTGGAATTCTCAAGTACCTAAAGGAAAAGATTCTTGGTCAGCTAATATTTTAATCGATCCAATTCAAATAAAAGGATGCACAGTGAAAAAACCGAGTGCGGGAAGTGTTGGAAAGATGATTAAGAAGAAGATTACACCAGGAGCAATTGTCAGTATAATAATGGCTAACTCTACTATTCCTATGGTTGGAGAGTCATTTAAAGAAGGCAATGGAGATTTTATGTGGCCTACCTGTAGTTGTGGGTATACGATGTCTGAAAAGGATGTCTACGGAAGTTTACTTAAGTGTGGAAATCCTATGTGTGCTGAAAGACTAGGGCGTATGGATTCTTATGTAAAATCTCTGGGGAATGTATATAATGAGTTAAATCTGAATAAATTATTAGTAATAGATAGATTTAAGTGGGAAGATACTGATATAAATATAGAATTCTTATTAAAGAGTATTGAAAACAATACTCCTGATGATTATTATAGTCAATTAAGATCATATATGAAAACAGATCTTCAGGTGAGAAACTTAGATTTAGTTTGGAAAGCAAGTTTTATAGTTTTAAGAAATTTTTATGAAAAGTCTATTGGAATTTAAACAGAATGCAGTAAAAGTTAGAACTCCCAAAAAAGAATGGGAAGATTTATATCAAAAACTTATAGAGAAATTTAAAGAATGGGGCTTAGAACATAGAGTTGATTCTTTTAATGACTATAAGTGGGAAGATATTACTGAAAGATTTAATGAAAATTTTGAAAGAGTATTTATTAGTGAACTTATTACTCACGTACTCCAGATAAATAAAACTAACAGTAATTCAGTTTGGTATAATATCTTTAATATAAAATGTACTAGTAGTGTTCCTAAATCTTATCACGGTTCGGATAGTAATAACTTAGTCGAAACTTATGAATTTCAATTGAGTGATAAAAGAGATGTCCTAAATAGATTAGGTGGAGAAAAAGTTTTTGAACACTATGAAGAAGTCAAAACTTTTATGGATCAGCATAATGATACCTATATGAAACTTTTTGAAATTAAAAGATTATTTCCGATTACTATAGAAAATGTTTAATCTAGAACAGAGAGAAAAATTTATAAAAAGAAAAAGTGATACTGACTACACTGATGTTACTAAGTCAGTGTATAATATCTTAAAATATAAATATTCCTATTCTTATCAAGCTAGAATTTCAGATATATTTCAACTTCTTAAAGATTCGTTTGGAATTAATGAATTTGTTTTATTAGATTTTAGAACAATGAATAATGATAATGCTCCTTTCGAATCTTGGTTAGTAGATAGATATATTTCTTGGATGAAAGATGAAGAAATAGATTTCATAGAGATAGCTAATTCTATTTATGCCGTCGGAGAGTTTACTATATCTGAGAAAGAATTGTTTAAGTCAGGATTAATTGAAGAACGATTATGGGCTATATTTTTATTATTAAGTAGCCCTGAATTAAATATATAATAAAATTAACATAAAATGATTGAAGTAAATTTGTATTCTATTCCGGCCCAAGAAATGAATTCTATGGTAGGCCGTTGTGTAGCTCGTAGCCGTTTTGATAAAGAAGGTATGGGCGTTAGTGTTATGGAATTTGTTAAGGGTTTTTTGAAGAATAATTTAGCAAATTTCGAAAATAGTATTGGTAATGCTGAATTGGTAAGTTTTATTAATTCAGATACTACAATGAGTACTAAGGATTTCTCTTGTATTAATTACTGGCTTTCTCAGGTTGGATATTTAGTTCAGATCCAGAATGTAGCAGATGATGAAGAAAATGCAGCTGGTATTCCTTCTGGTGAAACAGTAGAATGGAATGTAATTGATTATAATTTCATGCAGTATGATTATCCAACTGCTACTAAAATTATCCCTGGAGAAGGTTTGGAAATCCCCGGAGTACTTAGACAAATTGTAGAACAGTCAGGCCTTTTTGATCCTAATAAACTGAGTGGTGTTAAGAATCCATTTACTCTCTTACTGAATAACATGGATAAGATCAAGAATACTACTGGGTCAATTAATCCTGCAATTACTACTCAGATCTATAATTTATTAGATCAGATGGGTATTAAAGTATTCTGTGCAACTAGTGAAGATTAATTTATTATGACTACTTTACAGAATGATATCCTAGAAATATATAACTCATTAGTAGAATTTTCAGATAATACTGTAAAGACTAATTTTCCGATGCCTATTAAAGTAAGATATGAAAAAGAAACTAGACTACTTATATTTGAGCAGAAAGGAAAAACAGTATACCTAAATTTACCTGTTTATTACTGTTTAGCTCTCGAAGATCTAGAGAAACCTACATATCTATTACCTGAGGATTATGATTACTTAATGTCTACTCTTCAGTCTTTAATAGCATCTGGAGAATTAATTAAACCTAGAACATGTCTCGGTCCTGAAAACTATGGATTTAATATATATGCAACAAATCTAAATGAACTTTATAAAGGACCAGATATCATAGGTCAAGTTAAGTTTATTTCTGGGAGATCTTGGTTTTTTAAGTTTAGAACAAGAAAAAAATATAAATTATGAATTTTAACGGAACAATTATCATTACTGATCCTGGTTATATCACTGAAGATAAAGATTGGGGAAGTGAAAACGGATTTAACTATGATATCCTGACTATATCTCCGGAAACAGGTTTTTCTGATAACTATATTTGGGAAAACACTGGAGTTGGAGATGGAAGATGGAAAGTATCGAAATTGAAGAATGTCCTTGGTTCACTTGAGCTTGAAAAGTTCGTTGAAGATATTGAAGAAGCTTACTATGGATTCTACAATAGACCTTCAATAGAAAATCAAATTAATCTTGAAAACTTAGTTAATCAGAGAGAAACCATTGGAAGATATTGTGTAGATTCTGGAACCTTCGGAGTATTTTATCTCGATGAAGTCTTGAAGTATAAACCTGATTTCTTGGTGGAACATGGAGATTGGTGTTATGCAATTATAGAAGACTTTATCGGAGAAGTAAATGTATACTCTGACTCTCGTGAACAAAAACATTTTTTAGGAATTGGTAATAAAACATTCTATAGTAATACAGTATCATGGTTGTAAAAATAATTAATAAATCAAAATTTCCCCTTCCAGGATATGCAAAACCTGGAGATTCTGGAATGGACCTTAGAGCAAATATTGAAAGAGCAGAAGTTCTTGGACCACTTGAGAGAAAATTAATCCCAACAGGTATCTATGTACAACTTCCACCCAGAACTGAAATTCAAATAAGACCTAGATCTGGGATGGCTCTTAAATATGGCCTTACAGTTCTTAATACACCAGGAACAATAGACTCTGAATATACTGGTGAAATTGGTGTTATCTTAATTAACCTATCTAATGTATCGCAAACAGTAAATCCTGGTGATAGAATAGCCCAAATGGTGTGCGCTGAAGTAACACATATGGAACTGGAAGAAGTAGAAGAACTCAGTAAGACAGTAAGAGGAGGATCAGGTTATGGCAGTTCCGGAATACAATAATAATATAAAACGACTTCTTGGATTGAAAGGAAATAAGAGGCTTGAAATTGAAAACCCTCTCACACAAAAAATCCTAGAATATGACTACGAAGATAAAACTCCAGGAATAAGATTGAGATTCCTAGAGACAAGAAAAAAAGAAAAAGAAGCTGGAGAATGGTATAACTACAATATTCTCTTCGAAGCTGATAAGTATAAAGATAGTCCTGAATACTTATCACACGTCTTTAGCTCTATCTCAAGAATTATAAAAACTTGGGAAGGACATTCTAATATTGACGTAGTAGGAATCCAAGAAGTAGACTGTGAAGAAGCAAACTATTATTACATATTAATTTATATTTTAAGTGATGGAAAAGATAAAGAACAAACCGAATGTAAGTGGAACGATATCTTTAGAGAATAATAATGAAGCGCCTGAAGAAAAGAAAATGTCTCAGGCGGATTATGAATTCTTAGAGAGAAGTAGAGTATGGGGATGGGAAAATGCAATGAATGTAGCTAATGATTTATGGGCTAGTATTCATAACACTCTTTTACAGGGAGACCTAGTATTCGCCTATAAAGAAACAAAAAGCAACTCAGAATTATCCCAAATCGTAATAGTCCAAAATAGAAATCTAAACCCACAAACAGGAGGATTAGATTTTGGAGTGGGAATGGTGACAACTGGATATACCTCACTACTACCACACGTCCCATATGCATACATCGAAGATATTATACTAGATGACTTGAAAAAATACAAAGTAGATAAAAATATTTTGGAGATTTATAAACAAATTATTAAAATGTATAAAAAATGAGATTATTAGCAATCGATTTAGGTTATAGTAGCGTTAAGATTGCATACTACGATGAAAATAATGTAATGCAATTTGAAAAATTTATAAGTGCAACAGCTAAAGTAGATAAACCGCTAGAAGCCGATGATGATACCCTTTTTCAATTAGGTCCAGATTATTATATTCTTGGCACACCAGCTCTTAAAGTTCCTCGATCTTTGCTTTTTAAACTTGAAACTTACGAGGACATGAAATTAATCTACCCAGTTTGGATCAGTTATTTACTTAAAAGATACGGAGGAATAGATAATTTTGATCATGTAATTGTTGGATTATCTCTAGCATTTCAAGATAAAGCTGATGATCTCTTAGATTATTTATACGAAACTCTCAACATAACAAAACAAGAATTCTTTAGTGTAATGCCGCAAGGATTATGTTGTAAATTATCATATCAAGAGTTTGGATTAAATCTAAGAGAAGCATCAAAGAAGAATGATGTTAAGATGAGAAACTATCTTTTGGTTGACGGAGGATTTTTGAGTATCGACGCAGCCCAAGTTTTAGAAGGTAAATCTTCTGCAGGAGCAGCTATTGGTATAGCTCAAACGGGAATTATAAATATTGCTTTTAACATCGTCGATTACCTCTATCAAACATATGAAATGAAAGTTGCTGTAAAAGAAGCACAGGTTATTCTTGACAATAATGGGATTTTCATTAGAAGAGGTAGAGAATATAATATAAGTGATAAAGTAGCAGAATTCACCAAGGCTTATCTTGTAAATGTATTAAAACTATTAGAAGATAGATTTTCTGAAAGTTTGGATACGATTGAAGGAATTTTGGTTTGTGGCGGATTAGCATATTTCTTCAAAAAGTATATTAATGATCCTGGATTAATTAAGGAAATTGAGAAACATTTTCCAGTTACATTTATTAAGCTACCACAAGAGGGTGACTGTGAGTTTTTTAATGCAGCAAGTTACTTAAGGATAGCTGAAAAAGTGTTAAAGTAATATTTTGCACTTCACAAGAAGTTAAAACCTAATATACGAAAAGAACATTAGAAAAATTTATAAGATAGAAATATTTATAAGTTAATCTAGTGTTCTTTTATTGTTTCATAAAAGTTATTAGGAGAGTAGTAAGTTAGTAAAGGTTGCAAACTTTATTATTCTGAATCTCTCCTTCTATTATAACTTTTATGACAAATCTACAATTAAATAATTTTAAACTCAAATTTTTATGAAACAACTAACAGAAAACCAGGACAAAGTGAATAGTAGCCTATACCTGGATGAAACAGACTCTAAAGGAGTACCTCTCTTAAGACGTATAGAAAAGTACCCAGATCTCCCAGAGGATAAATTTATTCCAATTGAATATATTCATTCTGGTAAGGATATACCTAATAATTATTATATAAATAAAAAAGGTGAAGTTAAGAATATTAAAAATAATTATGTTTTAAAAATGTCCAAAGGAAATCACGGATATTTTTCATACATACTTGGGAAAAAGAATAGTAGTATATTAGTACATAGATTAGTTGCTTCTACATTTCTTATAAACCCAAACATAGAAATTTATTCAGCAGTTAATCATATAGATCATAATCCTGAAAATAATAACTTATCCAATTTAGAATGGTTAACTATTTGTGAAAATAATAACAAATCAAATGGTAAGCTTTCAAAATATAGATCAGATACGTATATGCAATATATAGCTCTTGATGATGATGGAGTTGAGTTATTTTCGATTTCTAGAGAAAATAGTAATGGATATAATCCAGACTGTATAACCACTTCTATTAAAAATAAATGTAGATACAAAGGATATTATTGGAAAAAGTCAGATATAACTAAGAAAGAGAAAGTTTTAAAGTTGGTAGGGTATTCCGGAAATATAAACGACTATGAATGGTATGAGCATTGGAAATATCCAGAACTATATGTATGTAAAGAGGGATTTGTAAAACGCTTTGGCAGAGTAATATGTTCTTTAGAAAATCATGGATATTTATATACTAATCTTCTTGGAAAATCTACCCCAATTCATAGAATTATTGTAGAGTATTTAGAAAATCGTGAATTGGCTGAAAATGAAGTAATAGATCATATTAATGGGATAAAAACAGATAATAGTTTTACTAATCTTAGAGTAACTGACCAAAAGGGAAATATGAATAATATAAATACTCTTATTAAAATATCCAAAAAATTTATATTGATTGATTTATATGGAGATTTAATAAAATATGATATCACAAGAAATATTAGAGAGGTATTAGAAACAAACAATGATAGTAGTGGTATTTTAAATAGTAAATTCCATAAAGGGAAGAATAAAGATGAATTCTATTTTTGTCTAGAGCCAAACGAATTAGATAAATTTTATAATATAGTTAGTGAATTAATTTATATTATTTCAGCTAGTACAGGAGAAATCGTTAAAGTAACTAGATCATTGCACTCTATTTGGAAAAATAAAATGTTCTCACTTACAAGAAACAATGTTGAGAAATATTTTAAGGAGGGTTTAGATAATATAAAAGGTTATAAATTAATCCGTGGTAAAGAAGCAATAGATTTACTAAGATCTACTGGACATCTTACGGCAGAAAAATTTATAAAGGATCAAATAAAATTAAATAATAAAAACGATGAGTAAACAATCGAAAATAATTAAAGGACAAGCATTTATTATAGGTGATGCTTTAGTTCAAGAGCAAATTCTTATAACTCCAGGTCAAGCAAGTTCTACTAATGTTGTGGAGTTAATTAAGAATATATGGGATGACCTTAAGACAGAAGGTACATATAAGAGTAACAGAAAGAAAGATTACTTCTACTGGGAATATGAAATGAATGATGCTGAAAATGAAGATACAGTATTAAAGATAAAATTTGAATGCCCCTCACCGAAGGAAGGTTTATTTGAAGAGCCTTATGATCCCGAGACAGCAGAGGGTGATTATGCTAAGTATTGGTTAACGAAACTCAAGGAATCAACTGAGAACTACGAATATAAAGCAGCAATTCAGAAAAAGGAGATAGTTTTTCCTGGTACTAGATATGTAAATCAATCTGGAGAAGTAGTTGAAGTAAAAGAATCAAAAATAACTAATACTGATATAGGTGATATTACTAACTTACTTGGTGAATTATTTTAACTATGGAAGAAGAGGTAGAAAAGTTGCCTATTATTCCAGAGACGGTAAGTGATGATATAGAAGAGGTAGAAGTAGAAGAAATCCCTGGAACTGGTGGGATAATAGGTGGTAATCTATTTGGTAACATAAGAATACAGATTAATGGTCAAGATATTTTTATGTAGAGAAATAATAGAGAGGTTAGATTTAGTTCTGCCTCTCTTTTCTTATTTATAGTCGGCTGGGAAATTAAAAAGCCGGAGAATTCATTTAAAAATCTTATTAGTGTAAGTAAATAAAAAGGAATAAAATTATGATGAGTAAAACTATTTCAGACAGTATTCAATTTTTAGGTAATGGAAAAATAACGGCTTTGACTTTTAATATCACCAGCCGTCAATGGATTCAGTCGGTTAGGTATGAAGTTAATGCACATGATAATCTTCCGTATATAGTGACGGTGAGTGGTAGGCAGAAACTTTTTAAACTATCTGATAATCCTGATGTCTTAGAGTTCGGGAATGATATCTATTACATTCACAGCTTACAAAAGGATCCAGAAACGGCCGAAGATATAGATGTAGATATAGTGTACCAGGTGGATAAGAGTTCTGGAAATGTATTTAAGGTTCCACACTTATACATTCAATTTGAGAACGGTAATCATCAGGTCTTCTATAATGAAACGGCCGAAACTTATTATAATATCTTAACAACAATACAAAAACAATTCCCAGATATAGTTAGTGGGTTATTTGTTAAGGTAAATGGTACTTATGAACATTTCTTAGACTTAGAGCTTTAAGAATAACGAAAGGGCAGGGATTAATTTTCTTGCCCTTTATTTTCCACCGTCTAGAAAACCGGAAGATTCTTATATATGAAATAGAATTCTTTAAAATCAAAATTCATACAATACTTATACATTTTAAAATTAATTATGAATTTTGATTTTAAATTTCCACCGTTTTTAAAAACGGTAAAAGCCTTATATAAGAGATGAATAACAAAATTGTTAAACAATAAACAAAATTATTTTATGGGAAAATTTAAAGCAGGCAAATGGTTTCTTAGAGGACTATTTGTATATGGATTAGGTTGTACAGTGTCATCAGTCATCAATCGTGGATGGAAGAAGACGTGTATAGATGAACCGAGAGATGCCGGAAAGAAAATCGGCAGTGGTTGTAAGAAATTATACAACCAAGTTGTTGGTAGTAGAAAAACTACAACAGACAATAGTAGTGTTTTATCTTCAGTGATTGAAGAAACAACTACAACAGTAAATAATCACCAATATAACGCCAATAATGGTGGTGGTAATTGGGGAAGTAATAGAAGAAACGGTGAAAATCGTTATAACAATAGAGTTAACAATTTATAATAGGAGGAAAAGAAAATGAAAGTCAAAAGAATAATTGGAGGAGCATTACTTGCAATAGGTACGTTTTTTGCTGGTGCTGTTCTTGGCGCAATAAGCGGAGTTAAAACAGTTAATGACTGTTCAACAGAAGAAGCTTGTAATGCGTTGAAAGACAAATCACCATTCAACAAGAAAAAGAATGATCCAGAATCCAAGGAAGAAGAAACAGATGATAAGAAATAATCTTTTCTTTAAATAAATTGTGAGAAATGTAGAGGTATTTGAGCTTCTACATTTCTTTTTCTTTATTTAGGTTATGGAAAACACAGAAAATGAAAAAGAGAATGAAGAAATTGAACAAATAACATAATTCTTGTTTATTGTTATCTCTCGGGAGGTGTATCTAGGAAATGATACGCTTCCTGTAAAGAGATAAAGCAAGATAAAAGGATGAGTCAGCATCTTAAAATAGCATATTAAGCTGACTGCGTTAAATAAAGAAAACGTTAAAACCTTATTGATGTGAGAAATAATAAAAATATTAATAATTTTTTAAAGAAAGGAAAATTAAAATGATTAACTTAGAAAAAGTAGCCAGAACGAGTTGGATAATTGTCCAAATGAGTGGCAAAGCGATGAAAAAATTTCAAGTAGCGGCTATCGTTGCTGCAGCAATAACTCTTACCGCTGCAGGAGTACATGATTTTGCCGTTAGTAAAATGAATAAAAACAAAAATAAAAAATAATATTATGTTAAACATTAACAGTATTTATAGTAATAGTGGTATCCAAACAGGAGCAAAAAAAGTAACAGATATGCTTATAAATGATTATATTAAAAGAGATAAGAGGAAATTATTCCCGAAAACAATGAAAACCGTATCAGATACACTTGGTTTCGCCGGATTAGGTTCTGTTCTTGCCCTAGGAGCTATTACTGTTGTGATATCTCTCTTCAGTAAAGGAGGAGATGACAACGAAGACTATCGTCCTAACAGAAATAGAGGCGGTGGTGAACGTAATAACCCGAACAATAGTTTTGGATATGTACGAGACAATGCCAGATTCAGAAGATAGTTAACCTAACAATGAACTTGAAAGAAAGGAAATTAATATTATGAAAGGAATAGCGAAATTAATATTAGCGGGAATAGGTTTAGTTGTTTTCGCTGGTATTGCCTACAAGAAATATAAAGAAGAAGAAAAAAAATTAGAAGATGAGAAAAAATTTATTGACGAAAAGCTCAAGGAACATGGAATCACTCAAGAAGACCTGGATAGAGTTCCAGAGGAAGAAGACGGTGAAGTTTCAGAAGAGCAACTCGACGAAAATAATCTCGTTGTCATGATGTATAATGTTGTCGAAAATGGAAGCGACGATCTTGATATCAAACCTTGGGATAGAGATTTCATAAGGATGAGAACAAAACGAGATGACTATGGCAATGTGGAGTGTGTAGGTTGTTTGGATTGTGAGAATATCATTCACGTTAAGCAATCTGACATTAGAGGAAAGGAACATTTAGAATTTATTTTTGAAATTCCATCATCTGCATACGACACTAGTAGATTTAGTTCTCCGAAAATAAGAGATTATACAAATTGTTTCCAGGAGGCGGCTAAGCTTGTTAATAAAGAAATATTAAGAATGGAAGAAATACCGATTCTTGACGAAGACGGTGAAGTAACGGACAGAGTGAAACTACCATTCGAACATCATATTGTGGGATATTACTTATTATCCTATAAAATAAAGGGTGTTGAAGAAATCGGAAAGGATGGTATATCTCGTCCTAAAGAATTCCAGAAGGTTATACCTATTGATAAAAGAGATAGCGATAGATATGTATCAACCCTCAATAAAACAGAAAAACTGAACAATACTGAAAAGTATGTCAAATACTTGTATAAACATATAAAAGATGACAGCCCAATCGAAGTATTCAAAGATGGGTCAGTCAGAGTCGAATTCTTTAGTGAAGAGTTCGAAGAATATGGAAAAAGAGATATCTATGACTTAACAATAGAGTTTCCATTCCTTATGTTTACGATAGCAGTTCCAATCGCAAAAGATGGTGAACCTGGAATCGACCTAGAAAAGGCATTAAAGTGTTTGAGATACTTTACTGAAGAGATGGCAGTTAATGGAGGTAATTACAATCAATTTAGTGAATTATCTGCAGTTAGATATGACCATGTAATATTTCATGCAAAAGACTTAGACCATACTGGAAAAGAAGGATTTGATATGTTAAAATATTACACTGTATCTTGCGAAGACGTGGAAGAAGAAGCGTTTAGATATAGACGATTAGTTGTGGAGCCTTTGAAATATGTAGATAGACCTATTCAGAAGAAGAGAAGGAAAAAGACAAACAACTAAAATGAAATTCGAGATTATTAAAGAAAAATTAAACTAGATAGATTTTATTTCTATCTAGTTTTTTTTATTTTCAGAGAATTGCTGTTTAAAATGAAATCTCATCTATCTTACTATCACTCTCTTCTTTTAATCTTTCTCCAGGGTTTTTTAATTCCTCCTTTGTAACTTGAGAATCTATAAATGAAAATGTATTAAGAGGGTATTTTCCTATTAATCCACTTTCCTTATACTCTTTTATCGCGTTACTTAATGAATAAAGTGAATCTTCCTTTTTTCTATTTCTAATATTATCGAAAAATTTAGAAATAATCTTCTTTAGGGTTCTTACTTCCCGATGAAATCTAAAATCTTGCTTCTTCTCTTGAACTATTATATCTAATACTTTATTTATGATTACAATAACAGTATCTCCTGAAGTTAATTTCTTTCCTCTAAGTCTCTTAAATTCTCTTCTAAGAAAAGGTTTATATAAGTACAAGATTTTTCCATAAACATCGATGTCTTCAGGTCTAACTGATTGATTTATCTTATTGAAAGTTAATGTAACCGTATGAATATAAGATTTAGTAATACCTATATATCTATGCTCTTCTTCCAGAAAATTTGCTAACTCTCCAAATAAAAAACTAGTTACATCCAATAACCCCTCTAAGTATAAATCTTCAGATATCTGAATATCTTCTGCAATTCTCTTTTCAATATTATCCTTCATAAGTCTTATAATTTAAATATTAATTTCATAATTAAGATTTAGAGTTCTTCACAACAGCAAAATCCTTATTAATGAGAGAATAATAAAAATAATTATATATTATGTTAACTGGATCACAAAGAAGAAAGATTATTAATGGTGTTAAGGAAAAATACCTCAAAGAAGAATTAGATAAGAGTGATAAACTTAGAGAAGATCTTATTAAATTCATTTTTGATACAATAGTTAGTAAATTATCTCCTGAAGAACTAAAATTTACTAAACTATATAGAGATTATGCGAAATCTTGTCTGTCATTGGATTTTCGTGGAGAAATACTTTTAAAGGAATATCCGGATATAGGTATTAAAATTATAGATTACTCAGACCCATTGTTTAATAAGGCTGTCCGAGTATCTATAGTGGGGGAGATAGATGGAGAAACTATTTTTATACCTAGATTATTTGATACCTGGAACGAATTCAAGAATAAATATCCAGATGACTATAAAAAAGCAATCGAGATTCTGAAAGATTATGTAATAACTACTAAGAATGTTGGTTATAAAATTAATAAACTAACTGAAACTCTTGAACTTAGTGGAATTAATCTAACAGAACTTAAGAATAATTTTGTAGAACTTTATAATATCCTAAAATCATGATAGAAGATAATAGCATAAAAAATAAACGAATTTCTGATAGTATTAAAAGTAGCGTCTGGAAAGAATTACTTGATGAATCTGGATTACAAACAACAGAGAAAAATCTAATAAAAACAATAAAAGAGTTGCTTATTAATATCTGTAAAACTGATATATACCCAAAAGATTTCTGGGAATTGTTCAGTAAATCTAAGAGAATAGCAATCATGGCAGATATTATAGCTATCGATTACAAAATTTTATTCGGAATCGATACACCTTACTATCCTAATACAGTATTAACACTTGATGATAGTACTAAACCACTCGGAAATCCTGTTCAGATGGATGAATCGTACTCTTTAAATACTCACCTAGAATCAGAACAACTACCTCATGAAAGATCGAGATTCTTTATAACAGATCAAATTGAGAAAGTAAGTGATGGTAATCTGAGTGCACTGAGAAACTTATGCCTAGATTTATTCAAGACAAAATATAAAATAAGAAATTTTAGAGGCGGTTCATATTATTTCTTGAGCGATATAAGAACTTTTGGTCAACTATATAGTAAAGATAAAGACCTATATAAATTAGCTTATAAATATTATCAGGCAGAAAAATCTCTATCCGATAAAAAACTGAAGGAAAATGAAATATCTAATAATGATATTCCAGGATCATTAAAAAATCTAAGAACTATACTTGAAATTTAAAAATAAAGAAAGAGAGGGAACTTAACCCTCTCTTATTTTTTATTCTCCGTCGTATTTTCTATCATCTTCAGGAGTAGACTTTTTCCTAACTAATAAATGTGTCTCTATCATCAACTCACTAAGCGACATTCCTCCCTCATAAGGAATAGGTTGATCCCACTCTTTATAAGCAAGTTCTTCATCTCTTGTGGACACTTCATATTCCCTACAAAGTTCTGTCACTCTTTGCTCAATATAGGAATTCGATAATAACCTAGACTCTGGAATAAAATATGCGCTAGATCCTGTTTTATCTTCATGTCCTAAAGCTAATATCGCCTCTTCCCTAAACCAATCACACTCCATAAAATTCTGTGATTCTGGCCATCTTACTAATACATAATTTTCATTCATAATTGTTTAATTTTAGTTTTACTACACTTATAAGAGTTTTACCTTTAAAGCCTTATACGTGAAGAAAATAAAAAAGAAATGATTATGATAAAAATTTATTGTAGCGTATTGAAAAGACCTAAAACGTTATTTGAGACTGAAGAAGATGCTCATAGATTTATATGGGATAATGTTTTAGAACCAGAAACAACATTAATTACACCTTATTTTTGCGAAGCCTGTAATTGTTGGCATATCACTTCTACAAATACTGTCAGATGTAGTCTTGTAGATAGAGGAGAAGCACTTAGGATAGATTTACCACCTAAGAAAGTTATCGATGAAGAGGTAGCACGAGATGAAATGATTAAGAGGGGAATGAAAAGGATTAATAAACTGATTTCTAATATTGAAGGAGATCTAGGTAAAAAGAAATACAAAGAATACACAAAAGATATTCTTATGAGTCACCTGGAGAAAGTCAATAGTACAGAGGTCGAACTTAACGAACTTCTCACCACAAAGATAATCAATTCTGTTAAAGGTGCTAAAAAACATAAAGATAAATGTACCTTCAGAATAAATACTATCAAGGGAAAAATCATGAAAGGACTTGCTCTAAATATTTGCAAGAGAATTGAAGATAAAATAGAAGAGGTGAAAAGACTTAGAGGTTATGGAGCATTTGAAGAAGCTAACGAACTAATTAATGAAGCTAAAACGGAAATCTTAGGACTAGAAACACAAGTAGAAGATTTGGATTATACGTTGGGTCTGAGAAGAGAAATTAGAATATTAGAGGGAAGATAGAATTCCCTCTTTTATTTCTTCAAAAAATCAAAGGAAGAGTAGTCCTAAAACTACCCCTCCTTCTAGAAATGCCTCAAAGTCCTTATTGATGTACTTGTACATCTGAAGATAGATCGCGAAGTCATAGAATCCTAAAGTATTGAAAGAAATTGGATATAATGATGATCTATCTTTTATATTTTTAATTAAAACTCAATTTTAATAAAATGCAAACACCCGAGTTTTATGCGTCAGTCATATTTATTACAGTGTTTATGACTGCTGGGAGAATCATGGTGATATCTCTCATAGCTTCAGCTTTAATAAAAATATTATTAAAGACTTTGATAGCGATTTCAGTTTGGTTATGTAAATAATCAAATATGCCCTGGACAATTGAAGTCTTGGGCTCTTTTTTTCATATATAAGAATCTCAAGGGTAAAATTACTACTAAATCTCCATTTAGGTAACATTTTTTCGAGGACTAAGGAACCCATGTGATCCCCCTCCATTCGCTATTTACATAGCTCACTCCGGGTCGCTAACGCTCACAAGACTGAATAAGATATATTAGGAGTTCTAGGACACCCCCTTTGGCCCTTCAGGCCAGGGGTGGTGTCTCCATTTAATATTAATATTAAAGTGCAACTTTTTTTCTTTTAAAAATATATATTATACATTACCTTTTTATTAATTTTAAAATTGCGATTTTGCGCTTCTAATAACTTTAAATCCTTACTACTGAAAAGAAGATATTGTGGGTATCCCTTGTCTTCGATTTTATGTAACTGGATTCTGTATTAACCCAGTATAATAATAGATTTTAATAATTAATTTAAACCATTATAAAAATTATGGATAGACAAAAAATTGTTGTCCCCAGAGGTATTAGATATATCTCTGAGTGGAGTGAATTTAATTTTAACAGATTTCCAGGGAAGTGTATTATTAACAAACAATTACCTGGGTGTGGGTTTACTGAATATTGTATAGGTGGACCAGAGAATGTTATCTTATGTAGCCCTAGAAAAATGCTCTTAGAAAACAAGAAAGAGCAGCATGAGAATGAGGTTTATTTGGTTGTAAATGAGATGGAGAAGGAAACTGAAGTTGATAAAGATCTCACTAAAGAACCAAGAAATGTTAAGCTAGAAGATGAAGAAACAGGTGATAAGAAAGAGAATTCAGAGATATACGAAAGGATCTATAATGAAATTTCTGACTATACCTATAAGAGATACTTAGAAGATAAACCCGCTAAGATATTAGTTACCTATGATTCTTACCGAATTGTAAAAGATATCCTCGAAAAACTGGGAATCTTTGGAAAGTTTGTTACTGTGGTAGATGAATTTCAGAGTATTCTTCACGATGCTAGGTTCAAAAGTAATACTGAACTAGGATTTCTTCTTCACCTGCAACAATCTCCGACCGCATATTTCGTAAGTGCAACTCCTATGATGGAAAAATACCTTGATATGTTAGATGAATTTAAAGATCTTCCATACTTCGACTTAGATTGGGAAGCAGCAGACTCATCAAGAATTACCAGACCATCATTAAAAGTACTTACGATGAAATCGGTCGGAACTAAGGCAGAAGAGATTATTCAGAAGTATTTAACCGGAGATTTTGAAGAGATTACAGTTATGAGAGACGGAATACCAACGAAGGTAGTATCAGATGAAGCTGTATTCTATGTAAACTCTGTTAATCATATTATTAGTATAATTAAAAAGAATAATCTTACTCCAGAACAATGTAATATCTTATGTTCTAGAACTGACGATAATGCTAAGAGAATTAAGAGAAAACTAGGAAAGAAGTTTGTGATCGGAAAAGTACCTAAGAAAGACGTTAAACCTAAGATGTTTACTTTCTGTACAAGAACTGTATACTTAGGTGCAGATTTCTATTCAGAGTGTGCTAGAAGCTTCATATTTTCTGATAGTAACTCAGATTGTCTTGCAGTTGATATAGCTGAAGACTTACCTCAAATACTAGGACGTCAAAGACTTCAGAAAAATCCATGGAAGAATACAGCAAACTTCTACTATAGAATTACTGCAGACTATCGAGAAATGAAAGAATCAGACTTCCAAGCGATCCTAGATAGAAAAAATAAAGATACTGAAAGTTTATTATCTGTATATCTAAAAGGAACATATGAAGAGAGGTATTCTTTGGCAAAAACTTATCAAGAGAATACTAAATCCTATAATTACAAGAATAACTATGTAGCTGTGAATAAAGTAGTTAACTCTCAGACGGGCGATGTTATACTTAAACCAGTTAAGAATAAGCTTGTTCTTGTAAATGAAATCCGAGCATTTCAGATTCAGCAAGTAGATTACAGAGATAGATTTAGTGTATTCTCTAGTATTAAATCAAACCTAACAAAGGATGATATAGTGAATAGGGATGTGACCAGATTTCTATGTATATACGAAACTTTAACTACTATGTTAGAAAAGTTTAAGATGTTGTGTGAATATCCAGTATCTAGAGAAGTTATTCAGATTGTTCTAGATCAGATAGCAGATTCAGATGAAGTTAAGTCTTATTATCTAACTTTAGGTCCTGATAGACTTAAGAAATTGCATTATAATATTACAAATATCAGGAGAGAATTAGGGATAGTAACTTTCAGCCCTGAATTACTAGTTAATACTATTACCCTAAACTTTAATCCAGGTGAGAAGTATAGTTTAGCTAACCTTAAAAATAAACTAGGAGAGCTCTATAGTTCCATCAACTATACAGCTAATCCTAAGGCTAATGATATACTTAACTATTTTGAAGTAAAAGAGTATATGACTACTGAGACTATAGGTGGAATAAAAAAAAGAGTAAGAGGATATGAATTATTAAAAAGAAAAGAAGTAAAATGATTAAGTCAATTTTTAAATCAATTTATTCTAAAATCAATCCGCCAACGGAGGAGGAATTAAAAGACAAGCATAAGATTGAATTTTACAGTTACTTACATCAACATCCAGGATTTATGGCAATGAATTTGATGGATCAGATTGAAGACTTTGAGATGGATATATTATCTGAAGATTATTTTATCTTAAGACGTGGAGAATCTTTTGGAAGTCTTATACTACATCGAGAAACAATAGATCCATCAAAGAATCTGAATAGACTATTGATGAGGGACTTGGATGATTTTAGAAAACATGTTAAGAGGATTAATGAACTGTATTTAAAGAATGAAGGAGTAAATCTAGATAGTTATTATGATAAAACGATATTAAATCAATGTTTTAGGTCTAAAGATCCAAAATATAGTAGTAAATTTTTTAAATACTTAAATAAATTAAATAATGAAAAAACCAAGACGTAAATTATTCTCTAAGAACGAGAAAAGAAAGAATTCTGACAAGAGGTGGGATTCTGTGTTAGGGGCAGGTTTAGGTACTGCAGCTGGATTTATTGGTAGTGGTAAATTAGCCAAGGTCACGAAAGGACTTAGGAATATGAATGATGAAGAACTTAAGGAGGTTGCTAAAAATGAAGTTGGCTATTATAAAGATGGAGATAGAATTAAAGAACTATTTGATAAGCCACCACACCAATTATCTCCAGATGAAGGAATAGAACTAAATAACTTAGGAAAAAAGTCTGAAATTCTATTAAATAAGTCTGAAAAGACCCTTAAGAAACTCAAGCGAAAGAAAAGAGCAGCTAATATAGGAATGGCAGCTCTTCCTATTGCTGGGGCTCTTCTTGGTGCAGCCTATGGACATCAGAACAACCTTAAGAAGCAGAGGAATAAGATAGAGGATGCAGCAGGAGATAGGATTGCAGATATGATTAGAGGTGGTAGTAAGAAAAGTAGTAATAATAAAAAGAAGAAATAAAATGTCAACGAGAGGAAATATTTCAATTAAGATACCTACCGAGATGATTGGAAAGGTATATGAGAACGTTCATGGTTATCAAGTTTGCCTCGAGAAAGAATATATGACAATCTATAACCATCATGATTCATACGTAGATGGTGTAGGTCAGATTCTTTTAGACTACTATAATACCTTCGAGGAAGCTTTTGGGTTGATCTTGGGTGGTGATACTAGTACTGTTCAGGAGACTTTAAGTGAATGTGAATATTATGCTAGACAGGAGGGTTGGGGGAGTAGTGTTAAGCCAGTTTTTACGAGTACACCACCTAAGAAAGCTGAGGAGTATTTATATATCTTTGAGAATGGGAGGTGGTATGTTTATGGTTACTCAGAAAACGGACCACTCGAAAACTACATCACTCCATCATTATCTCCAGAGGTTAAGGGTGAAGATACTATTTCATTACCTAAGAATTTCTGTTATTACTTACATGGTTACTTATCAGGTTTATCTTCTAGTAAACAGGATAAGGCGCTTGATTCTATAATTAAAACATTGGAGGGTTATTTAGATGTTTAGAGTAATTATTTGTGGTTCTCGAGAGTTTGATGATTATGAACTTTTGAGGGATAAGTGTGATTCTATATTATCAAGAAAAGCAGCAGACCCAGAGGAAAAGATTGTTATTGTATCTGGTTGTGCGAGAGGAGCTGATAGGTTAGGAGAGAAATATGCTGAGGAAAGAGGTTATGAAGTCCTACGTTACCCGGCCGATTGGGATAAGTATGGAAAAAGTGCTGGTTACCGAAGAAATAAGCAGATGGCAGATGTAGCTAATGCATGTATAGCTTTCTTTAGTTCGGCCGGAGAAAACGTAGGAACTAAGATGATGGTGAAGTTAGCTAGAAATATGAACCTTCTTGTGCGTGAGGTAAAGGAAATGGATTGAAAGCCTTATATATGTAGAAAAATAAAAACGAAACAATTATGAGTAATATAATAAAAGGAATTATTGCTACTGCTATTATTGGTGGTAGTGCTTATATAGTGTATAAATTAATAAAGGGTACAAATAAAGTAATAGATGGAGTGACTGAATTGAAGGAAGATATTGAAACGATAGTCACTGTGAATCTTACTAATTGTATGAAAGATATTAATAAAAACTTAGAAGAGAGAAATAAAAAGATGGAGGAGAAGTTACTAAAAAAGAAAAAATAATGATTATATATTTCCTTTCTTTTCGGATTTTTACAATAGAATCTGAAACTAAGGGATTTTTATGATTACTTAAGTGATTAATCCCGCTAGAATCCGCTGGTCTGTGAAGATAAGCGGATTTTATCTTCTAGTAAACCTTAAAGTTCTTATATATGAACAATCCCAATTGTTGAGGTTCTATTTGATAATAGAACAATGTTTGTACTTTTTATTTTTCATAAAATTCGATAAACCTGGTCTGCGAAGATCGGGTTTATTTTCATCCCTTCAAAACCTTATATATGGGAAATAGGCAACTTATTTCTTATAAGAAAGTTTTTTTATCATTGTTGGAAAAAAGATTAAAAAAAAAGAGCAATAAATCTGGTCTGTGAAGATCGGATTTATTTTCTCTTCTTCTTCTCTCCGGGTGATAAAGTTTGAAAGCCTTATATATGAGAAAATAGATGTTTAATATACTCCTTAAGTCGAATAAAGAAAAAAAAGACTTAGGAGTTTTAATTTTTTAGAATTATGAAACTAGAAAAATTGATGGAAAAATTTGAAAGAAGTTTAGGTATTATACTGATCATCTTAGGAATTATGTTATTAGGTAGATTAGTATTTTCACCAGCACCAAAGCCAGTAGAAAGAGTCTGGCAAACGGAAGAGGAATATGAGTATGAACAATTCCTCGATTCAATTATGAAAGAAGAACTGAAAAAAGAACAACAAACCCCTCGAGAAGAAAAGAGAGAGACTAGAGTATGGAAGAAAGGAAAAAGAAAAATCGTGAAGGTAACTGCAACGGTCTATAATCCTACTGAAAATCAATGTGATGAGGATCCATTAATAACAGCAGATAATTCAAAGATTGACTTGAATAAATTGAATTCAGGGCAACTTAAGTGGATTGCTGTATCGAGAGATCTTAGAAAACATTTTAAGTATGGATCAAAAGTTAGGATTAGTTGCAAATCAGACCCAAGTATTAATGGGGTGTATGAAGTTAGAGATACCATGCATGAGAGATTTGAATTTTATATTGATATACTAAAACCGATCGGACAAACAAAAGGGCGCTGGAAAGATGTAGAAATCAGTTCTATAGGAGGATAAAAGGAAACTTTGAGTTTCCTTTTATTTTTTTTAATTGATAAAATGCGTATTATATAACTTCAAACTCTAATATATGACAGAGAACAATTTATAGAGAAATCTATAGTTGCTCTCTGTTTTTGTTTTAACATAGTTGGTAAGGTTGGGGTGAGTATTGTGAATTAGCTACTCATAAGAAAACCCCTCTATTAGTAATCAATCCCTATGTTAAAACAATAATGACCTTTAACTTATAAATTTTAAAACCTATTACTAATTATGTTATTAAATTACTTAAAAACTACTCTCCCTGAAGGCTGGAGAAATCAATTTAAACATCACGAGTCCTACCCAGAGGAGTACTATGACGTTGCAGAGATAGAATTGGACTCAGGAGAAAAGAAAGTCCTAGTCCTAAATCGTAATACAGATGACTTAATGGAGTATTACTATGATGATATTCCAGATGATCAGTGGATTTTTCTCAAGAAAGTATTAAAATCTGAAAGAAGTGTAGATTGTAGTAATTACTTTATTAATAGAAAGTATGAAATTTTTAATAATAAAGTCAATAGACTGAAATTATTGACAGTAAAAAATCATAGATCTACAAATTTATACCCAAAAACATATTTCAACAATGATAATATGAAAGTAAGTATATATATAATCACAGAATAATTGCATTAGTATTTATCCCAAATTTATTTCCAAAAGTTAATAATATTGTCAATCATATTAATCATGATATAAAAGACTTTTCTCTTAAAAATCTTGAATGGTGTAATTTAAGTTATAATTCTAAACATAAAAATCAAAATAGACAATCTCATTTTATAAATATAAAATATTTAAGAATATCTAAAGATGGGGAAATATTAAATGAATGGTCAAATGTATCTGAATTTAAAAAAGAATACCCAGAATATAGAAGAGCTTTAAATAAAGATAAATTATATAAGGGATGTTATTGGGTTAGTAAGAATTTAATTCTTGAAGACTATAAATCTAGACATCCTGTAGTAGAAGATGGTTGGTACGTTAATCCATTTATTACAGAAAGAAAAGTAGAAGCCAATCTTTGTGGTATCTTAAGAATAGACGGAAAAGAGACTGTAGGCCAACTTTTTAAATACTCTTTTTATTATAAAAAGTACAGTTTAGAGTAAATGGAAAGCAAAAAGAATTTTTCACTCATCGTTTAGTATATGAAACTATATCTGGTAAGAAAATAGATTCTGAAAATGTAATAGATCATATTCAGCCTGTTAGGTCGATTGAAACAATAAACAATGAATATTCTAATCTTAGAGAAGTAACACAGAAAGAAAATATGAATAATCCAGAGACTAGAAAATTTAGAGGGAATCCTTGTAGTTGTTTTGATTTAACTGGAAAATTAATAAAAACATTCCCTGCTTCCACGTTGGCTGCAGAATTTTTCTCAAGTTCAAGTTCGTTAATTAATAAATGTTGTAGAAATATTTCTCGAATATCTAATGAACTATTATGGTGTTTTTTAGGAGAAGAGGAGAAAATAATAGAAGATATAAGCTATAATTACTATAAATTTAATAATGGAGAATTAATAAAGTCTAGTATTAGTTTAAGAAATTTAACAAATTCAAAAAATACTAATGATGTAAATAAATATAAGAAATATCTTAATACAGGAATGCCAGCCCCAGATGGATATTATTATCAACAGGGAGATCCGAAGAATATGTTATACGATCCTGATAATACTTCTTATGTAAAGAAGCGTGAGGAGTTAAAATGGAAACCTACAACTTACATAAAATAGAAAAATGAAAAGAGGAGTACTCCTCCTCTTTTTTTTTATTCATAAAATAACTTAAATATATCAGTTTATTTTTATTTACAATTATAAGAGTTTGGAGGACAGAAATAAAAACTATGCCTATCTTCACAGACGAGCATAGTTGGCGTAAGTTAAATACATAACGCTAAAACGTATAATAACATATATAAGGATTTTGGGCATCCTCAGTTTACTTTTCCTATTCTAAATGCCCTTGACTTTAGAATTTTACAACCTTTCGAACCTTGGTAAACGATTAGGTCATATTTATCTAAGTCAGCTCCTGTAAAATTCGTATGACTTAAGTTTAACATTGATAGATTTACCTCTCCGGTTTTACAGTGCAAGTCATCATCACCTAAAACCAAGGTATTCAAAACAAATTTATTCATCTCCTATAAAATTTTTGAACCATCTCCATAGCATAAAAGGATATTTCTCATAACACGAAAATCCATATAAACCGCAACTAAAGAAATCATGAACTTCCATTAAGTAGGATGTTGTAAATTTCTCAGGCGTATAGAGGTCCAGTGTATATGCTATTGGGGGATTTTTGTATGTTTTTATTATTTCTTCTACTCTACTTCTCCCAGGAATATCAAAAGGATCCCCAGAGTAACATCTAATATCTAGTATTTTTCCCTGATATACAAACACTCTCCACTCAGAATGAATATCTTCGAGAATAGAGGAGACTTGTACTTTCCCATCTATCAATTCAAAAATACTATCATCCAGAGAGTATTTTCCATTAATACCAGATTTTATTAGATCGGCCGACTTTAGATATACTTCATGATGCTTTTTGAAATCTGCTTGTAAAAATAATCCTAGGTCTGCTGGAAGAGTGTAGTCTATAATTAATCTTCCAGTGATACTAACTTGAGAGAGTGACCCCGGAACATTAATCGGCCGAGGTGTTTTCTGGTAATACTTCTTAAACCATCCTAAGCAGAATTCAACAGACCCCACCGGACATCCATCTTCTATGTCATGATCACCTTCACTCAGGATTTCTATAGTAGTTTTCTGTTCTTCTGATTTTCCTGTATTTCTCCAATCCCAATATTCTTTAGCCCTGAGAAGTTCCATTTGAAAGTCAGGACGAATCTCATAATCTTGTAGTATAAATTTCATCATTCTCTTTCACTATAGTATCCATTTTCCCAAAGAATCTCAGCAATTTCAGACGTACCACAATCGTCCTGAAAAGAGTAGTATAATTTTCCAGCAATATCCGACACAAGAGGCCAGATAAACTCTACTATTTCTCTATCAGTTCTGCCATTTTCGTTTAACTTTAACCAGTAATCTCCTTTTCCATACTCTGTGTACATATCATACCATTCTAGAGAATAGTTAAGAAGACTGAATATATCATTATTACCAAATTCTCCATTATCTATCTCCCTCTGATATAACTCTATGGCTCGAATTACATCTTCTTTATTATTTATGATTACTACTTCTCCTGTTCTTCCTTTATCATTGAGGAGTTTTATTAATTTCTCTTCAATATCTAAGAAGAAAACTTGAGTACTTGAATTAGTTATTACATCTGAATAACTAGTGATTAAACGTCTTTTGCTCATAATTTTTTATAATATATAGTAATTCTTCTGATAATGTTACTTTTGTCCCTAAGTTACAAATGAAAGTTGCTTTATTAATATATTCCTTCGTTGTAATTATCTGATTGAACGTTAGTAATCTCAGGCGCCGTGATATAGTTCCAGCATTACTCTTAAATTCTTCTGGAGTAAGTGCAACTATATCAATTATACTTTTGCATACCTTAGATAATGTTAGTTGTTTTAGGATAGGTTGTTTTATTTCGAATCTTAAACAAATAATATGATCTACAGCATAAATATTTTCTTCAGGGTTACCTCCAAATAGGTTCAAAAGTTCATTAGGGAGAGATAGTTTTACCTGACTCCCAAGTCTAAAACAACAAATAGAATATCGAGGGTTTCTTTCATCTGTATATACATAGAATTTATTTGTTGTTATTCCCGAAGTATCAGTCAAGACTCCATTCATATCTAAATCCTTTTGTTTTAAGTTCATCTAATCGTTCATAGGAAGTATAATCAGTATCTTCTGGATATAGTTCACGAAGTCTATTCATGATCCTCTGATTATTCTTAATATCTAAGTATGCAATTGTTCCTTTTAATCTTTCCATAATCTTTGGCTTGAACATTTCCCAGATATCTTCTTCTTTCTCAGGGAATTCATTAGTCATTTCGCGGTATAGTCTTAATAAATTTCCTAAGAGGGGTTGTAAGTCATAGATCGAATAGTTATGATTAAATCCTTTCTTTCCTTGATACCTAAAGAAGTATTCAACCTCCTCTTCAGTTCTTAAGACAAGGAAATCTTTTTGATATTTCTTATATACTCCTGTACCTATCATCTGTCTCAGTGCATCAGGTCCTTGTATTAAGAATATCTCTGTACTTGAATTAGTTATTACATCTGAATAACTAGTTATAAATCTTATTTTTCTTCCCATAATTCTTTTCTTTTACATAGATAAGAGTAACAAGGAAAATTGAGAGCGAACCATAATCTCACGACTTGCCCGCTCTCTGTCTTCAAATACTATATCTTCTTAAAAAAATAATCCACCTCTATATAAACTTGGATTACCTCTCTGTCTAATTATCTTAACTAGGTATTCAGTTTCTCCATAAGTTCCCTTAACCTTAAGAAGTCCGTTTTCATCAGGATCTTCAAGAATAACTCCTAAACTAATTTCCTGATTCTTCCAAAGATTAGAGAATTGTGATGTGATTTTGTTTTTCCATCCATCAAGAATATTCGAACAATAATCTTCATTTGTCTTGGAATCACCTTTATCTTCGAATGTACAATCTTCAGATAACCACTTAGAGAAATCTGCACCTGCTTGTTTTAGTATACTTTTGATTTTCTCTACATCTTCTTCTGTATCAACTTGGAAGAGGAAAGCATCAAAAATATATCTAGCCAAAGGTAAATTGAGACAACTATTTTCATCAATCTTCCCATGAATATTTACTTCCTCCACAATAGATCTCAAGATATCGATTGTAGATATTTCCAAGAGATCTACCTTTTGAAGTATACTTTCTCTTTCGGCCGGATATTTAAGATTATCATCAAGGTATTCACTTACAGCCTTTTCAGATAAGTTACCAAATGTCTTAATATATCTAATTCTTCCCGGCCGACCAAGTAAATTTTCATTGACATTTAAAGAGTTTGTTGTCAAGATATATAATTTTCTAGCATTATTATAAACACCATCTACTAGTTTTAAAAGAACTTCGTCATCTTGTCCTCTCTTGAATGTTTTCTCTGCTTCATCAATTAAGATAACACATTCAAAACTAAGTCCCTGAACAAAACCTATCATTCCTTCTATAGAATTGTCGGGAATGATGATTACAGGGATATCAAGTTTATTACAGAGGATCTTTGCGGCCACCGTTTTTCCTGTCCCACGAATTCCTGTAAAGATAATTCCTAAGTTCTTATTTCTTTCTGTAAATTCATCTGACTCCCATGTTTTTTGGATAGTATCAAATAAATTATCACAACCTACATCATATATCTTATAATTAAACTCAAATTTTTCACAAAGTTTTTTAAGTCCTATTCTTTTATCTTGCCCAGGTCCCTGATATAGTTCAAATACTCCAGGTCCAGGGGTTTGAGAAAGAACTGTATTTCCATCAATCGGAAACATAATTCCACATTCGTTAATCCACTTTTGTGCTACTAAATTTTTCATTTTTTCTCTTGTATTTATTTTACTTATTATCAATTATAAGAATTTCACGTCTTTGTATATTATAGGTAGGTCTTTTATAAATCTAATATTATCAGGGTAGCTAGTACATAGACAATCAGCTTCTGAAGAAAATTCAACAGCTTTCATGATCTTTGAAAAAGTTTCTTCGGAGATATTAAAACTATTTACTAAATTTTTATCAGAAACTAATAAACCTGTGATCGGCTCAATTAACTCTTCATTCAATATGTTTACTGAAAGTGTTCCTATGTTCCAATAATATCTCATAAGCTGGTTAATAAGTTTTGGTCTCTTATATAGGTAATTCTCTAGGTTATAACCAATTATTATAGAGATCACCATGTTATTCTTTATTGGGATCCCTATATTATAATTGAGATTATTGATATTGATAGAAGACGCTTTTACATATAGTTCGTAGAGTAAATAGTGTTGGCCGGTACGATAAACATTTACTGTCATAGGTAGATACTAAGAAGTTGACCAAGATCTACATAATCTATTCCTACTTTTTCAGCTGCAAGAATATCTCTATTACTCTGTCCGTATAAACCAGATTCAAGACCTATTTGTATAGCTTGTTCTTTTCTAAATCCTGGAGTTTTAAGGATTACAGCATTCATCATTCTATCTTTAGTTTGCCCAAAATCACTCTGAACTAATATTTGACAATGATTATAAGGAACTCGAAGATACTCTGATAACGCACATACTATATACTCCAACATTATTTTCCAAGAATCTGATCCATTACTACTTAAGATTAGATTTCGTGGAACCATTGCATATACCTTAGATGGATTAAAACATAGAATCTTATCCCATACTTCAAATCTCAATCTAATATCATAAATGCCTCGTGGAAGTAATCCTGGTTTTCCATTACTCTGAAAGGTTTCTACAAGACAATCCAAGACATCACAAAATATTATCTGTTTTTGTCTATCTATTTCTTTTTTCCCAGAGTTATTATTACCCCAAGTACTTCCAGAGCTTCCCCATCCTGGAGAAGTTCCATTATTATTTCCCCAAGATGAACCTGAGGAACCCCATGAAGAACCTCCAGGACGAGACCAAGGAGACTGTTGATTGTTTGTTGTTCCACCCCAAGTACTTCCGCCTCCGTTATTATTCCATGGGGATGAGGCTGGCTGTCCCCAAGATGAACCTCCTCCAGCTCCTACACTTTGACCAAATGGTGTCTGTTGCATAATTTTCTCACTTAATTTTTTTTGACCTTCCATTACTTTTTCTACCTTCTCATCTTCTTCTCCCTCATCGATGTCATTAATTTCATCATCATCGTCATCTGGAGAAGAATCATAAGGAGGTTCTTCTGAGTAATCCGGTTTCAAATATTCTTTAAATTTATTATCTTCTTCCATAACTATTATGGTTTTTGTTTTCAATTATAAGGAAATCAGATATAGTCATTAATGCCTAGAACAATAGATTCTAAGACACTATTAGACTTAGAAAATTTATAGTAGCCTAGATTATATCCGACTACAAGACTTTCTATAAAATCTTCTCTTGGGATTGTTTTATTTCCTAGACTTATAGTATCAGGATTAAAACATTTCGTCAATCTAAGCCCAAAATTACAATCCTCTATATTTTTCAAAATTACTCTTTTACTGGGTTTTTTGAAAAGAGCTTTGAAAAATATTACCATTGTGTAGTCTTTTTTAAAGTCGAACCTAATATACTTTTCTGAAAAATCATCATCTTTAAATACAAAAATGTTTCCTTCAATCATTATTAAAAGTACTTTTCTGTGTTAGATAAGATTTCTGAAAGATTAGCTTTAGAATCAGCTTCCATATATTCTTTCCAAAGATCCAATGTACTTGCAAATTTTAGAGAATTTATTAACCTCTCAGTGTCTATCTCAAATGAAAATAAACTATTGACACCGTATAGATTTATATTTCTGTACTGAATTCCAAAACAACCCTCTCTTATAAAACTATACACTTCATTTACTGAAGGTCTTTTATATCCCAATACACAGCCTACATCCAACATAAACTTTTCCTTAAGAGGTATAAATATATATCTCTCAGGTAGGCATGGACAAACGATATATCCTTTCATGGTCTATATTCTAAAAATTGTGCTTTACTTAAATCCTCTACTAACTTTCTATTTTCGATTCTATTAAAAAGTTCGATGAGACTTTTTTGGAAACTAAGACTATCTACCTCTACTATTTGTTGAAGAGAGTAATCATTAAAATAATTATCCATATTTTCTACAGGGTATATGATAAAATTTCCCTGCTTAATATTATACAGTATTATCCCTGGAGTTATTCTTTTTCTATTGAACTTCGCTATCTTAATAACAATTGCCTGTAGTAATACTTTTTCAGGAGTCCTATACAGAACAACCCCTTGATACTTTAGTTGATCAATAAAATATCCTCCAAAATGAAATAGGATTCTTACTTTCATAGAAGATTGTTTATAGGACTGAGAGATCTTAGAATACTTAGTACTTTAGGATCATCTAAAGTCACTGTCTGAACAAGATTATTACCGTAATAGTGTTCAGAATAATAAGTTCTAGTATAAGTCGCAAATCTCATGTCTTGTAGGTCTTTATAAACGATTGTAGGTGTTATTCTCTTCTTCGCTATCCTATTCATGCTTTGAACGAGAATTGATCCCTTACCACTACCTCCATAAAATAAAATAATCCAGTATAATACATAATTACCACCTATAAATAATCTAGCTTCCATTTAATCATCCTCCTCTACTCCTGATTTAATAGATAGTATTGGTTTTATAATCTCAAGAATCTTAACAGTATCTTGAATTCCAGTAATTATCTCTTCAGGGCGCTTATATACTCCAGGCGCTTCATCAATACAAGCATTACATATAGAACTAGAATAAACTCCAGTCATGCTTTCTTTAAATTCAGAGAGATCAATTTTTTCTCTAGCTTCTCGCCTGGACATTAAGCGCCCAGCACCATGAGGAGCACTATAATTTCTCTCAGGATTACCAAGACCTTCACATATCAGAGTTCCAAAAGCCATATTCATCGGTATAATAACTTTCTGTCCTGAGTAAGCCTGAATAGATCCCTTTCTAATAATCCTATCTCTTGGATCTATATAATTATGAACCGACTCTATTCTTTCAAGTTCTTTTCCGAATCCTAATGCTTTTCTCACTCGTTCTGATATAGTGAAACGATTATATTCTGCATAGGCTTGAGCAAAAAACATATCTCCAAGGTAACCAGATATATCTTCATGTGTTACTAAGAATCTACTAGGCGGTATAGTATGACGGCCGGAAGTATGAAGTTTTTCTATCTCTTCTTTAATTTTTCTTCCTTGACCCTTATATTTTTCTTTAATTCCCTTCTCGGCCGCTTTCATATCCGCCTTAAGAATTCTAGTTTTTCCAATTTGTTTCTTCCAGTAAGCTAAGATTTTTATTCCAAGATTTCTAGAACCAGTATGAATTGTTACCCACACCGAATCTTTATCTCCTTCTGTTTGTCCCAGCTCTAAGAAGTGATTCCCGCCGCCGAGAGTACCAAGAGATTTATAGAAAATTCCTTCATCCATACCAATTCTTTTTAGAGTTTTTGATATGAATTTTTCTGTTTCTCCAAGCCCTTCATAACATACAAACTCAGGCCATAAACTTCTTGCTCTTTCTAATTTTGTTTTGAAAAATTTCTTGAATTCTTTTTCTTGGATAACTGGTTTCTCATTTACTTCCATACCCATCGGAATATCTCTACGTATTCTAGTATCCCAAAGAACTAGATCAGGATTTTCGGAGGGCATCTTATAATTCACACTTAGCAAACCACATCCAATATCACAACCGACAACATCAGGATCAAGTGGACCGCCAGAGTAAGTTTGAGTATATCCTACTACACAACCCTTTCCTGCATGACAATCCTCCATGATCCTAACTGTCTCATTCTCAGTCATCTTAGTATTCAAAAGATCATATACCTGAGAAATTGCAGCTTCTTCTATGTTCTCTGTAAAAACTATTGCTTTACTGTATTTTCCTGTTATTTCCATACTATAATCTTATAAAATAAAGGGAGTATTATTCCATACCTCCCCTAAATAGTTTATTTCTTTTCATCAACAGCTTTCTCCCCTTGTGTTTCTTCTTCGAGGGGTTTATCCTCTTTTACAGGACCTACAAAAAGTCCACGAAGGAAACACATTTTATTTTCCAAAGTACATTCAGAATGTTCTTTGTTATAATATTCACAGATGTCTGGGCAGCACTTATCTATAACTTCATCTAAGTAGACAAGTTTTCTGCTAGCGATTATTTTTTGTAAGACGTCAGGTTGATCTTTGAAAACCTCTTCAAGTGTTCCTTCTTTCGGAACCATAGAAGATAAAGCATCATCTTCCTCACCACTACCTCCTAAGTCATTACAAAAATCTGTGAAAGATAGTTCTTGATTTCCAGGATCTCTAGGATCTGGCATAAAACTACAACACTTACCGTATGGACATTCTTTATCACAAATTAAATGTGATGTTGGAATTTCCTCGATAGGTCTGTAAACAACTACCTTTTCACTTCCATCAGACATTGGGATTTTTACTGTTTTTAACTTTTTCATAATTCTAAATTCATTAATGTTATTACTAATTTTTCTATGCATTTTCGTCGGGTGAGATTTTATACTTACTACTCACCCTCATGTATAAGAATTTTAAGGGATGAAAAAAGAAGAAGGAATTTTATTTTTCCTTCTTCATTATTTTTAATTAGTTACTGCATAGAGAATAGTATTTCCTTCTCTTCTCAGTGTAAATAAACGTTCCTCTCCTAGATCATCAGTAAATTTATAGTCTTCTCGTTTTTTGGATACCAAGAATTCCTTTAATAATCCAAAGTTGAATGATTCTATAACTATGTGATAACCATTCGGAGTATCTAGTATACATAAAACTTTTGTATAGTTAGATATGAAATCTTTAATATCCACTAAGCTATGTATATCTTTAGTGTCTACATCTATAATCCATCTAGGTTTATCTACTATTCCCTTAGATTGAATTGTCTCATTACTTAGGGCAACTTTCTTTGGGATATTGTGTATGTTAGTGTAGTCATTATTAGCTACCCTTTTTGAATATTCGAACATACACTGCTTTCCAAATTTTTCTAGTGATCTTGGAGTGATACTGATATATGCTCTTGCTTTATAGTATTCACACATATGTTTCAATCTATCCCAAGATTTTTTAAGCACTTCAAGATCTGTTACCCACCAAGCATATCTCTGTATTTCTTGGAGAGGTAGATCAGGATTTTCTTTTCTTCTCTGTATAACCTGCACGAAGTAATATATCTCTGGTTTACCTTTTGGAGATACCTTAAAATTCAACAAGTTTACTATATCTTTTGAATTATCTACAGTCATGACTCTTTAATTTTCTTTTGTTACTTGATTAAATTTCCACTTAACTGTTGCCTTTATTTCTGGTGTAATTTCTACGACTTTTTCTGTTTTCTCGATCAATGGAAGTCCTTTATCATTAAATCTAGAAGTTTTTGACATGATTATCTGGAATTTTCTTTCTCTAAGTTCGTTATTATATCTCACCAACTTATCTTTCCACTCATTTCTTATTTCTTCTATAGGTCTTTTATCAAGTCCTAGAGAATCGAGAAAGACTTTTATTGGGTCCTTATGGTAACTTGTCTTAGAATTATAAGACCTGTACTTAGATAATCTAGATTCTTTATTTACCGGAAGACCTGATACAGTACTTGTTAATTCTGTCACATTATAATAACTCTTTTCTCCAGTTCTTTCTCTTATAGGAATATAGTATTCCCCGAATATTCCAAGTTCCTTAAGAAAATTATCTTTCGGACTTATATCTTTCTTTTCTTCTGGGTAGTATATTTGAAGATACTCATTAGCTATAACTGCTAACTTATATTTAACTTCAAGACGACTTAAGTAATAACTACTAATATCTCTTATATTACATCTAGTTACTACAGGAAGAGGAGATATATCTATTAAGTACTCTCCTGGATAAACCAATTCAGACCTTACTACTCCAAGTCTCTTCAATTTTCCTGCTAACTTCGAAGAAATCCTAACTCCTACTAAAGATTGATTCAGCAGTCCATCTTTAACTAAACAGATTGATTGCCGAGATTTATATACTTTCTCTCCTGGTGTAATTCCTACGGTATTTTCTGGAATATTTACCAAAACATTAATATCATAGCAAAGACTTAAGTTAGCTCTACTCTTGTTTCCTTTTATCCCCGTAATTTTTGCCCAATCTTCTGCTTTATATCTCAAGAATGCAGAGTTCTTATCGATTGTTTTAGCTGATATTCTTTTATATTCACCTATCAACTCTGGATTTACAAGAATATCTGCTTTATCTTCTATAAGTTCTGACATTAACTTACTAATTGAGTATCTATTGTAGTTTGAATAGATCTTTGGAAACTTATCACTAGACTCTACTACATCATATTTCTTAGAACAGATGATGTTATTTATAAAACCCGTGTAAAGTCTAATTCCTTCTTTTCCATACATCCCATAAAATTTACTAATAATATTCTTATCCTTTGTAGCTTGAACCAAAATCTCTGTGGTCTCTAAGTACTCTAGATATACAGTACTAGCCACAAAAGAAAGAATTATCATAAGTTCGTCGGTAGTATATTCTTCATCAGTATATAATTCTTTACTCTTCTCAATTCCCCATGCAGATGAGTATGTATGAACTGGTGGATGTAATTTTACCTTATTTAATCCTGGAGTACTCATTATCAACCAAGGATTTCCAGTATCTCCAAGTCTTTCAGTAAGTAAGATAAACTGATATCTCAGAGATTTTTTATTTCTTAAGATAATTTCAGTTTTACCATATTCATAATCCTCATACTGTACTAATTTTAATCTCGAATTGTTAATCTTAATTTCTTTTTTCATAATTCTTTATTTTATACATTATCATTAGTAAGGGTTTCAAGAACATTAAATAATTTTATATAATCCCAGATAAAATTTCTATAAGTTACATGTGAAGTTCTTCTTTCGTATGCACTGAATAAAAATTCTTTCGAAAAATCTATATCTGATTCCTTTTCGTATATAATCACTTTATGATAATTAAAGTGATTTACGGTGGATAAGATAGTTTTTCTTCCATGAAACAATTTCTTTATTAGGACATTTTCTGTTACTTTTTTATAGTTACCTGTTCCTAAGTTGAAATAAATAACAATCTCTAAGTTTCTTATTTCTTCGTTATCCATCCAGTCCTGTGCTCTAGAAAGATTTAATAAGTCATAATTCTCTATTACCAATCTGCCAAACTCTACTGCTTCACTGAACTCTGCATCATATATAAACTTCAAAAATTTTTCTCTAGTTATCGGAACCTCTATAACCATGTTCCCAAGTATTCCATCTTGAGTATACATTAATCTATAAAATTGTAATCGTTTTATCTTCATAACATATATAAGGAAAATAAAACCCCTCGATCTTCACAGACCAAAGGGTTTAGTAACATATGCAAAACAAAAAATATTTATTATCACATTATTAAGAGTTTAAAGCCTTAAGAATGTAATTAAAAATAAACAAGATGGAAAATATTGAAAAAGAGAAGATGGATAGGTTTTTATGGATAACGAATTTATTCCTAGAAAAACTTAAGATACTTGAAATTAATCCTATTCTCAGACATGACGGTACTATTCCGAATGATGAATATGGAAATAGCATGAGTCTCTCTTATAGTTTCAAGAAGGGAGGACTTAAGTATTGGTATCTAGGTGTCTGGGGATGTGGAGGATGGTCTAATACTTATGATTCTAAGTCTGAAGATTACATTTCAGTATTTCTAATTCATAAATGGCATTATGATAGATTTAGACCAAGTTCTGCTGACTTAGAATTCAGAATAGACTTAAACTCTTCTGATATTGATGAAGAGATACGTCAAGTAGTTCATGATATTATAAAATTAGAAGAGAATCCTGTAGAAGAGTATTATAGGATATTTTCAGAAGAAGACGAAGATCATGATTTACCTTGTATTGAATATTTTAGAGATTGGTGGTTTTATGAAGTAGAATTTCCATTTACAAAAAACCTAAAATTTAAATGGAGTGTTAAATTCTTGTATGGAATTCTAAGGGCAATTTCAATTATAGATCCTAGGGTAAATCGTGGGAAATTATTCTATGATGAGGATTGTTTTGCTCCTTGGTATACTTCTGGATTCTTAGCTACCGAATGGGCATCTGATTGTAAATGGGCTTTTGATAGTTTTGCTTGGTTATATGCAAAATTACCCAGAAAACTATGTAGAATATGTGGTCATAGGTTATTTGATGCTGAATGGAATGTTGCAGATTTTCCAGGCGAAATAACAAATACCCTAGAAAAAAGAATGTGGAGAGGAGTAGTATTATGAAAAAATTAAAAGTAAGGAGTAAAATGCTCGAGGAGTATGGTTACGTTGAGGGAGGGACTGCGGATTATAATTATAATCATGAGTATGTTCCGAAGGTTCTTGTATACTTTCCAGAACTATCTGAATTATTATTTGTTAATATACGCGAATTAGAGGTTATAGGTTATGAAGAAATTTAAGTTTGAGGAATGGTTAGATAAGAGGGAAGATAATTTTGAGGTCTTATGTATATTTCTCTTCTGGATATTTGTGTTTGATCCTATTGTATATATGATCACAAGAGATATTGATTATGTCGTAGCTAGTCAATTACCTTTTATAATATTTATCTTAATTCCATACTTACTTTTTAGAACTAGAACGAAATGGCTAAAGTAGATTTATCTTTGAAGCTGGTTTATGCGAATAACTTATACCAGGAAATCATAAGAAATACGATAGAAGATTATAACCCTGGAGACTTTACGACATTACTATTATGGTTAGATAGTCATAATGTAATAATAGATATTGACAATGAATTCTATAAAGAAGGGATTAATTGGTTATGGTCAATAGATTTTTATAATCCGGAAAATGAAGAAGATGATTGTATAGACTACGGAACTGCAGTATTCGGAGATAATGGAGAATACAAAACAAGATCTGAGGCTTTATGTATTAGTATTATTAGAGCCCTAGAACTATATCTCCTTGGGTCTATTAAGTGTGGTAAAGTCTTTAGTGAGGATGAACTATTTATAAATGATATTGATCCAGAGATTTCACTTTTCGACATACAAAGATATATTGAAGAGAATACATATAACGTTAGAGTCGATGAAGAGTGGGATTTACTTAAGAGAAGAACAGCGAAAGAATTTATTAACTATATAAAAGAAAGGATATTAAAATGCTTGGAGAAACTTGTTTAGGATGCCTAGTTTCAGTGATTATAATAGTCTTAGTTTGTATGTTACTGGGATTTTTTATTAAGATATTTTTCTTTACAGCCTTAAGTGCATTTATCATAGGGGGATATGTACTTGGAGTGGCATTTGCGGCATTAATTGTTTATAAACTTCTAAAATTTATATTTTCATGAACTGGAGAAATTTTATACAAGACTTAATTATCGTAATACTCGGAGTAGTAATATTAGTTATTCTAGGGAAGGAAGATAATGAAATGTGTGAGAGTGTAGGATATACCTTTATCTTCGGAGGAGTGTGTAAATTATTCTGGGACCTTTTTATGACAGAAGATTAAAATGCCAATGGAAAAATTAACAGTAGAAGTCCATTATAAACCTGGAACTAGACTATATAAAGTTGTTAATGGAGAACTTAATGCTTATGACGTAGAGGAAATAAAAATCGGATTCAATAGGTTAGGACTAGGTTATATAGAATATACTCTTAGGATAAATGAATCTTCTACTACAGTGGAAGCGTCTGATGGTAAGATGTCAAAATTCTATCTTACCCCAGAAGAAGCTATATTGGAAAATTCTCAAGAAATATTTGAAAGATTTAATAAAAAGAATTTATGGAAAAATATATCGGAAAACTAATTAGCTTAGGAATGTGCCGAAATGATGCTGAAATATTTATAGATGGATTAACAAAAATCATCTTAGAAAGAAATAGTGAACCTGTTCATGCTATCCTTCCCAGGTACTATAAGATAAAAGTAATGAATGGGGAAAATAACCTAGGATACATTAAGGCAGAGATTACCAACCGTGATATGAAATTCTTTAGTGAGGATGATGTTGAAAAAGTAATCAGACACCTAGTTGAACATGATGCTTATAGACATGCTTTTAGAACAAATCCTAAGAACATAGAAGACTTAAAGAGGAATACTTCGGTGTGGTTCAATTCAAAAGATTGGTATAATACTATTCAATATGGGATCCATACTTTAATGACTGATTGGAAAATTGGAAAGGACGACGACTATATTTTCGTGAAAGAGCCATTTTTTGATTAAATTTTGCTCTTTTACTAAGGGAAAAATCTTATATATGTAGAAAAATAATGTTAAATCAAAAATAAATAAAAATTATGTTAGAATTTAAAGCAGAGAAAGAACTTACGACATTAGACAAGTACAAAAAACTATATGGTTTTTATGAAGGAAATCTAAATTATGTTCCTAGAGGTGGAGACCTATTAAAACATGTAGGATCAAGTGTAGCTATGATTGATTACTCTAGAGATAGTCTTGGTAGATGGGATTATTCTCTTAAAGAAGTAACCATAGAAAGTATTACCAACTATGATCCTATGACTGTTACCTATGACCTAAAGTACAAGGTAATCGGAGAAGAAGTGACAAAAGAAGTTAAAATTATTCCGGAAGGGTTTAGTTTTGAAAACCCAGAGGAAACAGGTAAGTCTTTGAGATTCCTTCCGTTATCTATGCACTTTAAAGTACAAGAGGAGAAAGGATTTTATGATATGCTGTCTTCTAGATTTGATAATGCAGAAACGTTATCTATCGAAGCACTAGAGAACATATCAGAATCAAAAGAACAGGCAGATCTTCTTGGGCGTAATTACAATATAGCAGCTGTAATTAAGACAGCCGAAGAAAAACCTGAAATATTATACTTCAGAATTGATAAGTTAAAGATCAAGCATAATAAACAAGATAATTATGCTATCACATTAGTAAATTTTGAGAAGGAAAAGACTTATACTTTCTTGATTAATGGAAAAGATAGCTCTTATGAATTCTCTTATGGAAAAGAAAAAATTGGAGACCTTAAAATTATAGATCTCCAGAAATTATAAAAAAAAAATAAAACCCAAGTCCTATATTAAACCTATAGGGCCTGGGATTTTTATTCTTCTTTTATTATAAGAAAGGCGATTTATATTTAATTCTCCAGTCTAAAAGATATCCTGGTTCTAATTCCTCTAGAAGGATAGAAGTCTCTTTTAGTTGAATAATACAATCTAAACATAAATTTATACTCGAATTCTTGCTACCATATGCAAGATATTCTTTTTTATTCTTCTCATCACTGCCTGGAAATCTAGTACACATATCATTCCAAACATCTTCTTCGTAGAGATTTTTTCCACATAAAGCACATTCACACTGACCATTACCAGCAACAGGGTATAAGTGTTCTGGGTTGGTGAAAGAGTGAAATAAGTGCTTCATAAATCTCTTATACTGCTCTGTACGATAAGCTTCCACAAGTAAACCAATTTCTCCTAGGTTGGGCTGAAGAAATCCTTGAGACTGTTTACCCCTATAAGATTGAACTCTCTCAGGAAGTTGTCTATCAAGAAGAGGTCTAGGGAATAAGTATAAGTAAATAAGATTCTTCTCTTCTATACTTAACTCTTGGTCTACTTTTAAAAGACCTACTGCTTCATGTACTGTACAATCTTTCAATCTGTCGATGTAAAATTTTAAAGAATTCATGGTTTTATTGTTTATTGTTTATTGTTTAACTCACTTATAAGGATCTTAGCTTCATTTCTTTTAGGTTTTTTCTGTTTGAACAAAAAATATCCGTATATCTCATTTCTCTATGGTAAAAGAAACTTAATATACGGATATCTTCATATTTTTAATCTAATTCTGAATTCTCTTTTCTCATATTTTCTGTATGAAAGAAGTAATCAATTGCATTAAATGTAGTTAGATTATACCTCAATCTATCTACAGGCGTATTACTAGGTCCATAAGAAATAACAAGATCTTCGAATGATACAAAACTCTCTTTCAAGATCAATTCAATTCTAGGATCCTCGAGGTATTTCTTCGCCGTTCCTGGTTGAAGTTCGGCGAGAGATATATGAGGTGTATAAGAATATTCAGAAGAAACTTCATACTTCATCCTTAATCCTTTATTGATCAATCCAAGTGTCTTATATAATTCACTGGTTTGTTTCATTTTTAACACTATATAATCACTATCATTCTCAAAGGATCCAATTTCAAAGTTATCTAGGATTCTTTCAGTGTTCTCAGACTTTATATACTCAATAAAACTATCAAAATCATCTCTCCCTAAGATAGTTTCGATATCCCCAAGAATATTCATCCTCGGAATCTCTCTCCCCTGAGCATACAATAATGTTATGTGTGATTCATTCTCAATTCCAGCATCTTTAAGATCTTCTCTACTAAATATAGCAGATAAGGATACTGGAAGATAAAGCGAGCAATTTAGCATTAAACAGCTATTATTTTCCATATCAATTACCTCCCATATTTAATAGGTTATTTTTACGACGGAATTTAATCTTTAAGTCATTCAATTCTTTCTTAAGTGAGCTACCCCCTTGATTGAATCCTTTGTCATCAACCACAGTAAGTCCCAAACCTAATAAGTTATTTAAGAACATTTGATTATCTTCTTTCGCAGTATCTTTTCTAGCTCCACTGATAAACTGGTCTGCATTTCGAGATAGAAGTACAGCTAATTCCATCTCACCAATCTTCTGTCCAGTTTGTCTATAACGTCCCTTGCCGAGTATTGGTTGGTCTCTTTTAGCATTAATATCCACACCATACAAACTTGAGGTGACTTTGTTTGAGTAGCTTGGTATATGATACAGCTCCTCTAAAGTCATGAACCCAGCTTGCAAAGGTTTATCTACTTCTCTAAACTTACCAGACATTCCAGAGACTAATTTATCATATTCTTCTGGTTCTAGATTTTCTTTTAATTCATCGAGATCTGTTAATTCAGTCTCAGGCATAAGAATTTTACTCTGACTCTCTACACCTAGATCTTCCGCCCATTTATTTACGAGCTCTGGTGTAAATTTAGTAGAGAAACACCCAACATTGAAGTAATACATATCCTCGATTTTACTAGTATTATGACGTTCAATAATTTCTTCAGTGTCTAAACTAGTAAAACGTCCGGGGTAATATGTTTCAAGAAGGGGCTTAATCTTCTTTTGCCCTGTTTTTGTTTTCTTATAATTATCTACAAGATCGTGCAGTTTGTGTGCTATATTTCCGAGTTGTAATTCCATAAGGACACTCGGAATTTTACGATTTATTGTGCTGTATGGATTCATCACTACTTCGCAACGTCTTTGTTTCCCATCCTTATCTACCATTATTGGCATCATATCGTCGGGTTTCACAGCACTTACAACCATTACTATTACTAGATTATCCTAGTAAATTAGAATATAAATTTAGGTATTATTTCAACCTAGTAAGTCTTTATTCGTTATACTAATAAATTATTATATTTTATTAGCTTGGTATTAGAATTTTACTTCCTTCACCAAATTTACTTACTGATTATTTAAGATATTACTACCTTAAACGGCCTTGTAATTTGACCTTTGCCTCCATCGATAATACTTTACTTAATTAAGTAAAGTCTAGACTATATCTTAAGGAAATACTCCTTCTTTGTACATAGTCGTTGAATATATTTTATTTAATTATTTTTATATCAATGAGCGATTGATTTTTTAAATGTATTTAAATCCTTTTTCTGGATGATTAGTAATCCAATCAATAATTACAGATCTAACTGTATTCAATTGTCTAGCACATTCAGATATACTATTGTAAATAATTCCATCAGGCCCCTGAACTTTCTTTTGAATCATTTCATTTGTTTCATTGATAAATTCAAATCCATTAATATTTAATGTACAAGAACGCTTTATAAAATGAAAGCTTTTATTCATAATACTTAACTCTTTAAGTTCACTAACAGCTTTTGTAATTGAATCAAATTCGTAAATTTCACCAGTATTAATATCAGTATATCTTACAGCGAACCCAAACTTTTTCCTTAAAGAATTTCTTATATCTTCTGATATATGTTCAGAGACAGAATTCGTCTTCTTTAAAGATTCTGAAATTTTTCTTTTACTTTCATCTGTATGTACCCACCCTCCATGGAGTATCCGAGTTTGTTTTGCTTTTTCTACTTGTTCCTTAGTTGGAGAGATTCCTAATCTTTTTCCTTTTAGTGATTTTGAAATTTTTTCTTTTTGTTCTGAAGATAATTTCTTTCCTCTACGTGACTCTGATATCTTTCTTTTGGATTCTTCTGTATGATGTCTTCCCAGATTAACCTTTCTTAATTTTTCTCTGGTTTCTTTTGAAACGATTTTTCCAGTATGTACTTCTGAAGCTCTTCTTCTATGTTCCTCAGATGGACTCCAACCTTTATGCGATTCTGACATCTTTTTTCTAGATTCCTCAGAAAGAGGCTTTTTATGAGTTTTCAAGAAAAGCTTATATTCTTCTGCCTCTTTAGAATTAGAAAATGTTTTTACCTTCTTCCCATTTTCTATTTTAATATGTAGCATTAAATATATAGAAGAATGTAAGTAGTAATTATCTGGGTATAATTTACACAATAATTTATGACAAACTATATGTTCTCTATAAGTTAATGCAACTAAGTTATCATTTTCATCAGTTCCTCCTAGGCATTTAGGTAGTATATGATGAATTTCTACATAAAAATCAATTTTATTTTTATCCAAACCTCTTAATCTAGCGCGATCAATTATTTGGAAATATACTTTGCGATACCAATTTTGATTATGTATTAATATTTCTTCTTCGCTCATTGTTCAATTTATTATTAAAAATTAATATCGCTCATATTTTACTCATAATTAAACATAAATATACTGCTGATTTATCTATCCATCTATTTTATTTAGATTTTTCCAGCAATTCACAAAATTTAGTTAACTTTTATTGAAAATTAACTAGACTTATATTAAATCTAGAGGTAATTTTACTTCCGATCATTCCCACAGTTCTTTTGATGAGTCTCACGCGAACAGTATACACAATCTTATACGCTTCTGGATCCATATTAATAGGATCTAATGTATCAGCTGCAATATACTCTGGGTATTTCTCGTAGATAATTTTTCGAGATTTTGTTTTTTCATATTCATCTATAACATCTTGAGAAGTATGCGTAAATGAATAATCAGGTGTTTTTACTGATTTAGGAATTTTAGGTTTCTTCATCTCTTGTATCATAACATCAGATACTACCGCCTCGTCTATATTATTAGGCACCTTAAGATGATCCTCGATTGTATATTCAGATAAGTCATGTCCTTCTCCGAAAAGACCTCCAAGTTTCTCCTGCAGGGCTTGGTTTATTGCATCGAGGCGAACAGCTTTATATAATGTTACAACTGCATCTTTTGATTTTACCTTCGTTCCTATAGGTGCAATCCATTTTATAGCACTAGTACTCTTAACATTTATCATAAGGTCAATAATACTATAAGATGCTATACGATTCGCAAATGATTCTGATATTACTAGTGCATCCTCATTTACTAAACCATGATAGGCGTGGAAAAGTACCAGAGCATTAACACCGGCCTTGTATGTTTCAGGAGTATGTCCAACTGCTCCAGTTATAATATCTCCCTGTTTTACTACTTGGCCGACTTTAACTTTAGGCTCTGTAAATACCGCCACGTCATTGATACTTTGAATCGCAGTCCTTCGTAAAATGTTTGTCTCAGATCCATCAGGCAACTCAATTATAACTTCATCTTCGGTTATATCTTTTACCTTACCCTCTGGATAACTGAATCTTTCATTTAATATATTGTCTTTTAACTCTTCATTCCTTCCAGTGTCAACAAGTGCACGCTCCGCATTAATTAGAGGTATACTCTGTTTAAGCATTGATGTCAAATCTTCTATAATATACTTTTAATTATAGTTTAGAATATAAATTTAACCTTTATTTTGGTTAGTAAGTCTTTATTCGTTACACTAAAGAAATCTATTATCTTTAGCTCGGTATTAAAGCTCAGTCACTCTTTCACCGAATTTACTTACTGGTTACTTAAAATATTACTACTTTAAGCGGCACATAAATTAGTACCCATGCTTATTCTGACACTATCTGTATAATTCACAAATGGAATTCTTCGAGTTGTACTAGACAATCTATAATCAGGCGCCAAATCGATCAATTCTATTTCTTCGACTGGAACCATTTTTCTTTTCATCCTATACTTAACTTCTACCTGGCCATCTTTATCAGGTTTCAAGGTATTAGTTTCATAATCTACATACTCACTGGCAGCTACTTTTTTATTAAGATAGTCTATATAAGGTATAGTGACCTTAATAAAATTTGGATCATATACATCAAATAATACATCATCATCTGTAATATGACATGAAACTGTAAGTGAGTTCTGGAGGTTAGTATTATTATTACTTTTTAACTTAATAAATTTTATTAAGTAATAGACTATATTATCTTTAGAGATATAACTCTAAGCTCTTTCTATAGTCGTTGAACTCTATTTTAATTAAAATAGAGATGCTGATTCTTTTTAAAGTTCCAGCAATTTTAGAGTTTTCATTCTAAAATTATTTTAGAATGCTACTAATAAATTAATAGGTGTATCAGCTATATCGACTAACGAATAGATAAAGTTTTTACTTTATCACTAGACTATATCTTAAGGAAATTCCCTCTTTGTACATAGTCGTTGAATATAAAATATTAATTATTAAATAATAGTTAGCTATGAAATTATTCATTATATTTAAATCCCTTTTCTGGATAATTATCAATCCAGTTTTTTAAGGTATCTGGTTTTACACCATAATCTTTTGCGCATTTACTTATACTAGAGTAAATTTTTCCATTAGAATCAATAACACTTATACTTTTATGTACATTATCTAAAAATTTAAATCCTTTTTCTGGATAATTATAAATCCATGATTTTATTCCATTTTTAGATTTATTATTCTTTTCAGCACATTCAGAAATACTATCATATATTGTTCCATCAGGACCTTGAATTCTTCTACTTTGAAAGTTATCTTTTCCCTTATTTATTGACTTTTTTGAAATATTAGTTTTTAATTTCTTTTTATTTCTTTGTCCATTAGAAAAATTTCTACTCACATCATTAATTAAGAAACTTTCTCGTCTAATATAATTTTCTCTTTCCTTACTTCTATCTACCTTAGGAAGTTCATTTTGAGATAATTTATTATAATACTCTACTATTTTATCTGAATGCTCCTTTTCAAAGTCAATAAGGTATTCCCAAAAATATCCACTTGCACAATATTGTTTCTTATTTAAAGCCTGTCTAATTCTTGATGAATTAAATCCATCTTCTAACATTTCTTCCTGATATTTATATATTCTAATAACAGTGAAATCAATATCATAACATACTACAGATTTTGTTTCTGGACTTATTCCTTTTCCTAATAATTTACTTTCAGATATTTTATTTCTCGTACTTTTAGGAATTACTTTCCCCTTTTGTAATAAACCTAATTGCTCTCTAAAATATGAAATTAATTTGGTAGATGTTTTATTAATTGCTTCAAATCTCTCTTTTGTAGTGGGTCCTAAAACCAACATCTTATTAGCTGCCATACATAAAGAAAGATTCTCCGGATACATTTTAGATAATAACATATGAGCTATAATATGTTCTCTAGCTGTTAACAGAACATAATTACTATTTTCATCTTTTCCACCTATACATTTAGGAAGAATATGATGTTTTTCTGTATAATAATCTAATTTTGTTTTATCTAAATTTCTAGAAGAAGCTTTAATAATTAAAGCTTCATAAGTTTTTAAGTACCAAATTCTATTATGATACTCAATGGTTAGTATTATATTTTCAATATTCATAGCTAATTTTTTATTCTAACTAACCATTACTATAAATAAATTAATATTTTATACTGCTAATTAACTATCACTAGTTTTCTAGCAATTCTCAAAGTTTTTATTATAGAAAATATTCTATAATCAGACTTAATCTAAATCTGTAAAAGTCGAATTAAAAGCTACACTTGCAGGAATAACAATTTTTTGGGAGATTGCCTCTAAGTTAATAGAATTTACTCCAGGGGGACTTTATTGTTAACTATATAAATAAAATTCTACTTATATAGAACAGAATATAAATTTAACTTATATTTCATTATAAGTTAGTAAGTCTTTATTCGTTACATCAAAGATTACTTAGATTTATCTAATATCCTTGACTCGGTATTAGGTTTTTCCCTTCACCGAATTTACTTACTAATAATTTTATAGATTTCTCCATAAAACGGCACCTTTATATTTTGTACCTGTACTCCTGAATCTCCTTTGTTATCGCTACTTCCTTTAAAAAATCTAAAACACAAAGTACTAATTGCAGTAACTTGATCTTGAATTTTACCATACTTTGTAAAATATGATGTAATTCTTCGTCTAGCTGCAAAATAGTTACGTCCATTATTATTCCTAAAGATATATTGCATAAAACTGTTAGGAACTGATTCTAATGTTTTATCAATGATTAAGTCTTTTAGTCTATCATCTCCAAAGGCCAAACATTCCTGTATTAGTTTTTGTGTAATATATTCAGGTTTATAATCCAAGTCAAGTTTGATCATTAATTTCTTGGTTTGTCTTTCAGTTAACTTCAAGATCTCCTTTTTATCAGTTTCCAAGTATTTATCAATGTCTTCAAACTTTATATCAATTGGTTTATCTGCAATTCCAAGTTCCGGATTAATTCTTTTTATCTTCAGAATCTGTTTTTGAATATCGTAAACTCTATCATAGTCGAAATTAACTTTATAATCTCCTGTTCCAGACATTTTAATACGACAATCATAATCAGATCCCATTCGATTAGTTGAAATACGATAAGCACCTTCTATAATAAATGCTCCATCAATTTCTTTAGGAACTTCGAATTCTGCATATTTCAGTTCATCCTCTTCATTAACTGTATATTCGATTCTTACTTTGTGTGTAGCAGTTAATCCATTTTCAATATAATAAGATGCAGGTTGAGGTGGTTCTTCTACAAATGAAAAACCAATGCTGCTAACCTTTACATTCGGATTATATGCATCAACATTATTAAAAAATCGATCTACTATAATTTTTGCTCCAGTATTTCTGAAATATTGATTAAAATTGCTCATTATAATAATGTTTTAATATTTTTTTGCTTATATTCGCAATCTACAGAATTAAAAAAGTTTTCTAACTCTGTCTTAATACCATCTTTTAAGTCACGCGCTTCTACGTATTCTTCCATAGGTTTTCCGTCAAGAGATCTAAAAAAAGCCTCATAAGTTACAAGATAGTTAAATGTATCTTGTAATTGATGTAGTGTAAGCTTAACAGAAAATCTCTCATACTTAGGAAATATATTCTCCTTAAGTTTTTCATATAAGATATCCTTCGCTTGCACTATGTTCGGATCTTGACTATCTAAAATATTGTATGGAATTTCATATGATAGTATAATTTTATAATAATTATCGTTCATAACAAAAATTCTCTTCTAATGTTTTACAAGTCTAAGTTCATCATGTTTCCCTTTCTTCTAGTAGGGGTAACTGATTTCTTAGGCTTTTCCGCTTCATTCTCAATAATAGTACTTTCTCTATCCACAGAGGTACTATTTATTTTTTCTTGCTCAATTTTTCTCTGACTTCCTGAACTTAAAAGATTAGTAGTGTTATCCACAGAGGGAGATGAGGTAGTAGTATAAACCACCTCACCATCTCTATGAATAGTTACATTAATACTTAACTCTTTTTCAAATTCTGGAAGATCTATTTCAAACTTAATAGTTCCCATAATTATTTCTTTTCGTCAAGTTTATTATTCAGAAGTAATCCTAATATAGTTTCTGTCATTACGTCTCCAGATAAATTTAATTCACCCTTGAGAGCTTTAGACACGACTCTAGAGCTATAACCATAAGACAGTACTGTATAGAATGATTTCTTATTTAAAACACCACTTTGAGTTCCTAGATACTGAATGTCTTCTATCTTCTCAGTCTCCGGATCTACAGTTACATCAGTCAAACCAGTAAACAAAAGCTCAATAAGTTCTTCCTGTGTAGCGTGAAGATCTGTTAAACCCGTAGATACAAAACCTCCATCTGTTAAAGTGTAAAATTGCTTTCTGAAGATTAAGTAAATATCATTAAGATTAGAACCCAACTCTGCAATAACATGATTCATATTGCAAACTCCGCTGGAAATTCTTTGAAACTTCTTAACCTCCGTACCCTCTGGAAAGTAATACATACAATCTGGATTATAATCATATTGACGATCTCCAATCCAAACCTCTATATCACCCTCCTTAGTCTCCTTGTAATGAATAACCCCTCCATCCAAGGCATAACAATCACTTACAATAACATTATCCTTCTCAAAATATCGGGTCCCGTCGGAACCTTTTGCCGCTTCTTCTAGAATAGAATTTATTCTAGACAGACTATATCACCTCTAATATAGTATAATTAGAGTTCACATACATAGTCGTTGAAGAAGTATTTTTATATACTTCATGCTAATTCTATTTATTATATTAATAAATAGTTCTAGCAATTCTTGTGAAATGCGCTGCAATCTCAACGCATAAGCTTAATTTTCTTGTAGTCAACGTATTAGGTTGACGAGATAGACTATATCATCTCATTTCGAGTCCCATATATAGTCGTTGAATGTGCAATATGAAGTTTTATTATTTCTATTCTTTATAATATTTCCATCCACTTTCTGGATGTCGTTTGGCTAAATCAGTTATCTTATGTCTATCTACTCCTAATGCTTCTGCAGCATCCTTAACTGATTTATAAACTGTCCCATCCGGACCTTGAACCTTACTAAAATGTCCTGCTTTCCCTTGTTTCCTAAGCTCTAGAATCTTTCTTTTTGTTTCTTCAGAAGGATGTTTTCCGTACATTCCATTCTTCTCTCCTTTTGCATTCTCAGATCGTTTCTTCCTAAGCTCCTCTGATGCAGGTGGCATCTTTGTTCCTAAACGAGCCTTTCTTATCTTATTCCTCGTTTCTTCACTATGATGAGTTCCGAACAATGGATGATTCTCTCCACTAACTCTTTCTGATGTTTTAATAGAAACTTCTTTTCTAATCATTGATATTAGTATAGTAGAAAACTTTTTTATAATAGGTTCTCTATTTATCAAACTATTACCATTACAAGAAAGCATTCTGTTAGCTGCGTAAACCAATTTATTATTATTCGGAAAAGCTTTCATTAAAAAGATATGAGCAAATATATGATACCTAACTGGCATTCTGACTAAATTATCCTTTTTATTTGTTCCACCCATACATTTAGGTAATATATGGTGAACTTCTGTATACACGTCTTCTGAGTAACCTTCAGACTCCATCTGTATACACTTATCTATTAAGTTATTATATTGTTTATAATACCATAGTTCTGTCATAATTTTATTAATTTTTATATTATTTTTTTTGCACACTGCTGATTACTTCACAGTTTTCCAGCATTATAATGGGTATTTTCTTAGGTTTTTATTTCCTAAGCCTCAATTAATTTTTTAAGGCATTGAGTTTATATCGATAATTCATATTAATTTTTTCTTAATATGTCAGACTATATCATTGGAATAATTATCTTCCATTTCATTTATAGTCGTTGAAGAGATATAATAAATATCTCCTGCTAATTAGATTTATTATCTTTCTAGCATATTCCTGAAATTGTCATATAAGAATTTCTCCTATATTTCCGACATATAATTTATCGGTGAGGTAGTATTATAAGCTCCTCCGATCAAGTCACCTTTCTCGAATTTTGTCTTACCTACTCCTACCCAATTATTAGGTCTCGGATATTTTAATTCCCCTCCTCTAACTTTTAGGTAAATCCATCTACCTTCTTCTCTAAACTCACATTGTTTTGGTGCTTTCAATAAGCCTTCTAAGTTAAGCACACGTTCCAATTACTCTTATAATATAATTTATAAGTTAGACTATATCATCCAGAAATTCATCTAGTTTCATTTATAGTCGTTGAAGGGATTTTATTTTCCCCTGCTGATTTATTTTATTACAAATATTTCCAGCAATTATTGAAATTATACGCCACAAATATAATCTATGGCCACCATGTTTCAGACCTAATGCTGCAAGATTATTCATCCTTTTAGAATGAATTTAGACTATACCATTCTTAAATTAATAAGATCTTTTTTTATAGTCGTTGAACAAGTTATTAATATATTCCTTGATGCTGATTATTTTTTTTTAATTTCCAGCATTTTACAAAGATTTTCTATATAATACTATTTTATATAGCAACCAATTTTAATTGAGTAGTACCTTCAGTTAATGATGTAGCAAATGATACGATTAAACCTATACAAACTTTATATAGATTACTAGACTATATCTTAAGAGTGTTTTAATCTCTCCTTCACACATAGTCGTTAAGAAGATATATTTTCTATATCTTTTGCTGATTATCTCTCGCTATATAATTTTCGCCTTAAGTTTTTTATTTTACAAGGCGAAGAATAAATAGCAATAATACTCCCAGCAATTCTTGAAGTTTAATAAAAGTCTATAACAAACTTTTATGGACAATTCTAAACTTATCCTATTGCTGCTCCATCAGTAAAACTAAATTTCTTTCCAATCAGGTCTGGTGTAATTGTGCTTAAATCTCCAGTTCTTTTTGTAACAATCGAACGTACTGGAACAAGATCATCCTCAGAACCATTTACTATTGGTTTGTCTGGGTATACCTTTCCAGAAGGCGAAGTTCTTCCCAACGCTTTATATCTTGGTATGAGTAATCCTGTGTTTTCTGGATCTTCTCCATCATGATATATAAAACTATTTAGGAGGAATGAAATTTGTCGTGTTAAATATCCGCTCGAAGGTCATTCAGGGGAATCAGGTTTATATAATTTTAAAAGCGCTTCCTAACTCTCCATCCTGCTTACGTTTTTAATTCTCACGTAAGATTAGACTATATCATGACTAAGTTTATTTCCCTAGTCTAACAATACATAGTCGTTGATCTTATCTTTGTTTTCTTCTTTTATAATACTTTTTCTTTTTTGGTCCTGGTAGATACTTTACTTTGTTTTTCTTGTTCTCTTGATAAGCTCTCACTTCTTGAATTTTTCTATATTCTTCAATTCCGGATAATATAGTTTTTGCTATACTTCCAATAAGCTTAAGAGCCTCTAAGAGTTTTTCTAGTCTTCTACACATTGATCCTAAAAAGTACTAATAATTCATCTTTTTCTCGTCGATAAGTTGCTGATCTATATCTTCTATTTTCCAGCATTTCTTTGTTATTTATAGTGGGCTACCTTTCTCGAGCCAAAATATATAACTCCACTAACTTTTATACTTTGAAGTGACCTATTCTCGTTTTTATAATTAAATCCGTAAATTTAATAATAGACTGTATCATATTATCTCTAGTCACAGTCGTTGAACTTTGAACTTTATTATATATTCCAAAGATGCTGATTCAATTTTTTATCACTATTCCAGCATTTTTTAGAGTTTTAATGCGACCAAGATTAAGGTCAAAAGATCGCATGAAGCTGATAGTCTTTTTCTGTATATCCCGAAAGAAGTGTTCCACGGGTTATCACAGGCCTCTCATCTACCCCTGACGTAATAAATTGGGGCATACTCATAGCTACAATTGAGGCTAGTTTCACACGATTTGCACGTGCCAGTTCATTTTTTAAGTCTGAACTAAAACTTTCAGAAACTTCTTTTTCGTATTTCTTGAATTCTTCAGTCATAATAAGAAGCTTCTGTTTGTCAGTAAGATCTTTTGAATCCGCAATATCACAAATTCTCTTATAAGTTTCAGTATCGCAATCTGCATATAAAGTTTTAAAATCAAAAGTTACGACACCAGCTAACGTAACGACCATAAGCGCAAATTTGGTAAGAGCCTTTCTTTTTTCAACTCCGTCAGGAAATTGATTAAGGTATAGGCTCAGTTTTGTTGCGCTCTTTGCTCCGATACGTTCAAACTCATTAGAAAATATTCCAATTTTATCTATATCTGCATCAATAATTTTCGAAATCCTAAGACGTCCATAAGAAGTAACTTTTGATTGATACTCCACATTGCCTATTTTTCCAGTAAATACAATTGGTGTACCTACTTTTATTTTCTTATCTATCTCTGCATCTTTAAGTAATTGGACATAATCTGTATAAAAATATCTTGGACTCTTTAACTCTTCCTGATCATCAAATACATATTCCGTCGCTACCGCAAGGCCGTTAAGCGTCTCGTGATTAAATTTATAAATAGGTTCATTATTTTTTTTATAAACCGTAACATATCGAGGACTCATTCTCTCGTATGTTTCTTGGCTAGCTTCGGGTGGTACCAACTGACATCTTATAAAATATTTTATAAGATAGACTATATTATCCATACAATACTATGGTTCTATATTTAGTCGTTGAACATCTCACTCTTGTTCGATGATGCTGATTTATTTCATCTATATTCCAGCATTTTAATAGAATTTTCTTAGAATTAAAATAATCTAAGCTACTCTTCTACAAATAGAAACGGTATCACCATCAAACAATATTAATAATTATTCCTAATTGATTTAATATTAGACTATATCTTCTAATGGTAGAGCAATACCATTAGTTGTTCACATAGTCGTTGAATCTAGATTACAGTAATGATCTAGACTGCTAGTTATATAAAATATAATTTCCAGCAATTCTAACAATTCTTAAGTTATATCTCAAACTTCAGACTTTTACTAAAAAATCTGCATTTACCTTAATATCTAATTTATTTAATTAGAAGTAGACTATATTATCTTTTAATAATTTCACAATATTAAAAGTACTTACTATAGTCGTTGAGTATTATGAATTTTATAAAATTTTAGAAACTATGACTAAATTTAATTTACATATTTAAATCCTTTCTCAGGATGTTCATTTATCCATTTTATAATTGTATGTGCGCATTTTCCATAATCTTCCGCACACTTAGTTATAGAAATGTAGGTCTTTCCGTTAGGAGCTAAGACTTTTTTAGAATTATAAGTCCCTTTAGTGTTTAAGGTATTAGATATTTTCTTTTTGGTATCTTCACTTACAATTCTTTTTTGTCTAGCTTCTGATAACTTTCTTTTATGCTCTTCAGAAAATTTCTTACCGTAATTTGGATTTTTCTCTCCTTTTCTAGACTCAGACATTTTCTTTCTGGTCTCTATAGAAGCCTTTTTACCAAACATTGGATTTTTATTTCCTAAATGAGATATTGAGATTTTATCCTTTGATTCTTGAGTATATTTATATCCTACTCTAGCTTTAATAGCATTCTCTCTAATTCTAGTAATTAAAGATGTAGAAAATCCTCTAATAATCTCTGGATTTTTTGTTTTATGCATTAACATTGCATTTGCTGCAAATATTAATTTAGTATTGCTTAAATAAGCATACGCTAATAATACATGTGCCATTATATGATATCTAATTGGCATTCTTACCAGATTAGACCTATCATTCGTTCCTCCCATACATTTAGGTAATATATGATGAACTTCTGTATACACGTCCTCTGAGTAACCTTCAGACTCCATTTGTATACATTTATCTATTAATTGATTGTAAGTTTTATAGTACCACAACTGATTATGATACTTAATTTCTTCTTGTGTCATAGTTCTTATATTAAAATTAGTTTCTTTTTGTCATATCTCTAAATTTTAATATAAAATCATAATACTGCTGATTTATCCATCACTAGATATTTCCAGCAATTTAAAGTATTTTCACTCAATATTAAACTCAAGTGCCTCTATTTTTATTTAAAGGTTCACAAACTTGTCGTTAATCTATATAGTATTAATATATAGACAGACTATATCATCTAAGACATTCTCTTAGTCTCATATTTAGTCGTTGAACTTGGTTTAATTCCAAGATGCTGATTTCTATTTTTAGATTTCCAGCATTTTGTGAGATTTTATTCCCACAAAGTTTGTTTATGGGAAAGTGTCACTTTTATATAAAATATTTCATTTACTAAGTAGACTATATCATTGGTTTTAATCCATATCATTTATAGTCGTTGAAGGGATTTTATATTTCCCCTGCTAATTAGATTTATTATCTCTTTCTAGCAATTATTGATATTTTCCTAATATCTCTTTTATTAGGCCACACTATTACATATGGTATAGTCATCATGGATTTTCAATTTCATTGCAAAAATCGAATATTCATGGAGACTCGGTTGGCGATTAACTCTGTGATAATCAATACTTTAGCCAACATTATAATTGATTATCCAGGATATTTTCTACCCTGCAAAGACTATATTATCCGGAAAAACTAGGTTATCACAACACTAGCCTGGTTTTGTCCATAGTCGTTGAATTGGATTTAGTTATTTATAGTAATTTATTTTGTATTAAAAATTCTAGGTTTTTACTTTCTGATACTTTTTGTTTCAGGAATTTATATACATCATTCTTTACTTTTAGGTCTAGGAATTCAGTATACTTAGTTCCTGAGTCATTAAGTTTTGTATACTCTTGAAATTTTATAAGTGTATCAAATTCTAGGTCGGCCAATTCTGAAGTCGGACCTGATATAATTGCTATAACCTGTCCTCCTAAGATATGATTCATGTGTGGAAATTGAAAGTTGATTCTCCTATCCCAATCTTTAGAAAATCCGACTTTTACACTGGCCGGAAATCTAACGAAGTACATGTATCCTTGTTCTCCTTGAAATTTATTGAACAGGAGATTTCGGTTATTTACTCTCATTGCATATTCAGATCCATAACCTCTAGCATCTTTATTCAATGCATTATTAGTCATTATCTGAGCCATTCTTTGTCTTTTTTCTTCGCTAGAATTCCACAGCCCAATTTTAGAAGTACCTTGATATCTTCCTTGAGCGTGTAATTGTTTCATATGCTCGGAACGATTCCATGGGCTGTTAGAAGATAGCGAAGAGTATAATTTTCTTTGTATCTTCATAAGCTTTTTTATTTAGGTTTGATTACTATAAATACTTTTCCAACTGCTGATTAGATTTTATTCTTCCCAGCAATACACAAAATTAAGTAGACTATTATATATTATCTACTTTAGGATTTACACCTAACGTACCAATTAGGAAACCATTAGTACGATTTGTTTTTCCGCATACTCTTTAAACATTTTCAGAGTTTCGGGATTATTATATTCTTCTTTTGTTGCTTTCAGCGCTTCGTTCCTAGTAAAATTCAGTTCTTTCATCAGGTAATCTAGGAATCCTTCTCTACACATTTCATAGGCGATATGTATAGGAACAGAGATTTCGTCGATAGCTAATGTAGTACTTGGAATAATAGGACATCTAGCTGAATTTTTTGTTCTTACAGAGTACAAGTCACGAGCAAGATTCTTTTTAGAGGTATTAAGTAGTTCTGTTGCTTCTTTTTTACCTGTATTAAGAAGTGCTCGTAAAAGTGCTGTATATCTAACTTTTTCTCCTGGGGTATTAAATTTTGAAATTACCTCTTCGTAGTTTAAGTCATTAGATTTTTTATCTTCTACGCAACAAAGTCGAATTATAATAGAGTACCAGATACTAAGTTTATGAGACCCCATTAGTTTCTTCCCGTTTTTAACACCGAGAGTAAAGGGTCTCATCATAGCTGGTTGTACTAGATAATACCGATTAATTAATTTTTTAAATTCTGTAAGACGAGCTGGAAAATGTTCTTCAATAATCTTCATAAGTCCTTCATAAGAACAAAGAGCTTCATCAGTTATAAATTCTGAGATCTTAAGTTCTTTTGTAGTTGGATTATATTCGAACTGGCAGGTATCAAATACTTTAATACCGAGTTTTTTAGCTCCTCTTGCACTATAACCATTTCTTCGAAGGTCGTCTCCAAAGAAATCTAGGACTATTTTGCTATCTTTAAAAATATCTTCGAAAAGTTCTTTAAAAATATCAAAACGTAAATCATTCAAGTAATAGAAAGGAAGTTCTATTCTGGCAAATCTTCTAAGTCCTTCTTCTCTTGTAAAAACTCTAGCCCCACAATGAGGACAGGGTTCAGTAGAAGGTTGTCGAATTTTTCCACAAATACATCTATCTTCCATTGGAGAGCCGAAAATATCGACATCATAAACTCCTCCAGCGATAGGTTGTATTCCATTATACTTCAAGTCCAAGTCTCTATGATTATATAGGACTTGATCTTTTCCATCACTTTTTGTATAATCGATGATAGCTTCATCGGTTAGTAACTCAAGAGATACTGCCATAAAATTTATTTTTATTGTTTAACCATTCCTTCAACATCTTTCCAAATTATCTTAGTAGCTAGTTCAGAATCATCAGGATTATTTTTTGACCATTCTTTATATACTTGTTTAACATCAGAAATTGCATCTGATCTGGTCTTATCTTTTAATCTTTCATATACTCCTGCATCCTTATCAATAACTACTTCGATCATATCAGAAATAATGTCTTGTGTAATAGCTCTTGATGTATTAGTAAATTTAGATCTATATTCACGATAAACTAATACATCGTCATAAGTAAGTTCTAGATCTGAATATTCAGCTGCGGATCTAATTTCGGCTGGTTCTTTATTAAACCAAGAAAGTTGTAATTTTCTAACTCGATCTGCTACTTTCTGTCTACCCATTTCTTCGTACTTCTTTGCCAAGTCTTCTACGATATCATACTTAGCTTTCATAATTTTTCTCATTGCTTCTTTAACTTGAGTAGCATATTCTTCTGGCATAGTAGGACATTCTACGATTAAGTCATACATCCCTGAAGAGAATAAGAAAATAATAAAAGCTGGAATTTGTCTCTGTTTTCTTCTCTTAGATATAATAGAGTCCTTACTAAGATCTCTAGAGGCTAAGAAATCGATAAATCTTGCTATCTGATTTCTTGCTTCTTCCGCGTAAGCTTTATTAAATCCAGAATCATCCTCATCTTTAAAATCTATATCAACATCTTCTCCACGTAAAGGAGCATCTGGTGTATATAGACTATTAACCATACGAGAATGACCTTGCTTATGAAACAAATCCTGTATAATATGCCCTACTGTATTAACTGATGTATGTTTTGGATTAGCAGATACAATAGTAGTAACAGCATCTTCTATCGCATTATCTTTATCTGCTTTTCCTGCTGCTATAATATCATCATATGCTGTAGATAACCAAAGTTCATCCTTGGTCATTCTTCCACCATACTGAGACTCATCTACTCTACTCTTCCCACCATCCTCGTCATCATCAATAATACCTTCGGAATCTTCAGAATCCTCATCGTCATCAGAATCTCCTGTTTCATCAGATCCTATAAACCCTTGGTTATCAAGATCTTCTTCTTCATCTAACAAATAATCATCTTCCATTCTTTAATATTATTTTAAAATTAATTAGGTAATATCATTAATGAGAGGTCACAATAACAATTCCTGAAATTCCTCTCATGTATTAGGGATTGACCCTTGTTTTAGCGTGTTTTGAAGGGTAAAAAAAGAAAGAGATAGTCAATATATCTCTTTCCTTCTATTATTTTCTTTTCAATAACTCATAACTTCTCACTCTCTTCTTTACTCCATCTACTAATACTGTATTCTGAACCTCTTTTACTTCAAAATAATTAAGTATATCATTAGCCTTAGGAGTAGCTGTGTAATTGATAGAACTATAAAGCTCTCCTAATTTATTTTTAAGATCTGATAGGGTATATTTCTCGCCAGGATTGAAATTTAGAGTAATAGTACTAACTAATAATTCTGGACTAAAGGTTACTATTCCTAATTCTCTTTTTATCCTGGATGAGTTATATGATAATGCTCTTAATTTTTGTGGAGTTAATGAAGTATAGTAAGATTTAACTTCATCTGAATCTGCTATCTGATGTAATACTAACTCTATTACTTCTTTAGACACTGGATATTCGCATAACATCTTAAGTTTATCGTAAATAGTAGTTAGGGTTTCGTAAATACATAAAAACCTAGTTACATCCCTATTTACTATATCATCCTTTGTTAATTTAGAATTCACTGAACTAAATACACTAAATCTATCTGCATAATCAATCTGCTGTATTCTAAAAGCTCTAATTTCATTAACAAGAACTAATTGATTTATAACAGGCTTAAGAATTACTTCCCCTGTTTGAGAATTAATAACATGATTTACAGCTACATAATCATTAAGGTAGTTTTTTATTTGTACAGCCTCTTCATATTTCTTTGCTAATGTAAATCTCTCTTCATTTGTTCCTTTTAAAAACACAGATAACAATTTCTCTGTTGAATTTTTCTTTCTATCTAGAATTGCTTGAAAATCTGATTCTTTCATTTCTCGATAGTCTGCTGTTGTTCTGTAATAAAATACAGCATTATTTTTCCAAGGATTTTCGAATAATCTTTGGCGTCCAAGGATCTGTGGTAAATCTTCAGCAATATCAACAGCGAGACAATCCGAGTTAGAATCGCTGAAGATAAAACTTCTTGCACATAGACTATAAAAGTCAGCTCCAAGATATACGGTTCTAGTACAGAAGGTAAACATTTTAGGTTTTTCATTCTCTAACGGTACTTCTCCAATAGTAAATTTCTTTCCTAGTTTTCTTCTTATCTTTTTAGCATTATCATCTGTATTAGAACAAAGAATATTTACTTGCTCTGGAGTTAATTCATTCTTTTTGATAATACTAATGATATGATTAACTGAATTAACATAAAATACAGCTTCGTCAGACACTATTCTTGTAGGAACTCCATTTCTAAGAACTACTATATCATCAAAGTTCCCTGAAAGATATTTTTGAACAATCTCAGAGGCTTTTTCTCCTACAGATCTCATTAGAAATATATCCAATTTTGGTCTAATAATTCTTGATGAATCTGAACTATACCAATCTAATTCATAATATGGAAGATCTTTAAATTCATCTAACATATCAAGATACTTTTCCATCATAGGAGTAGCTGATACAAAGTACGCTGTAGGGGATTGTTGAAGATGTAATAAAAATCCTAATTCAGTATTACTCTTGAATCTAGAATCATGGAGAATGCTTTGAAATTCATCTACTACAGTAACAAACTTTCCAAAGATTCCCAGTTTTTCGAGAATATCTTTTACTATCCTGTAAGAATCATAGGTAACTAATATCTTAGCGGGTTTATCTTCTAAGTATCTCTTATAGGTATAGTCAGAAATTTCATTATAGATCCTTTCGTATATATCAGAATTATCTTTCTTCTCTTCAAACAAAACAAATTCTTTTGGTTTTGTATCTTTAGAAATATCTTTATCTGAATCTGGATCTTTATCCATTTCATTCACTACTAGATAAACATCAAATTCATGTTGATCCTTCTTATTCTTTAATAACATCTTTCTAGGACTACATAGAATAATATTTTCAGGCCCCCTTAAGCAATATTCAGTAAAACCACAGCCTGGTAGTTGTTTATTAATAATACATTTTCCTGGGAAATTGGAGAACCTAAAATCATTCCATTCTCCTATATACCTAATTCCTCTAGGTACTATAATCTTTTGTATATCCATATTTATTAAAAAATTAATTATTAAAATCTATTATTATACTGGGTTAATACAGAATCCAGTTACATAAAATCGAAGACAAGGGATACCCACAATATCTTCTTTTCAGAAGTAAGGATTTAGGGTTACTAGAAACGCAAAACTACACTTTAAATAAATCATTTAACCTACGTACTCTATATATATTCTAAATTAAAAAAAGTGTGCACTTTAATATTAATATTAAATGGAGACACCACCCCCTGGCCTGAAGGGCCAAAGGGGTGTCCTAGAACTCCTAATATATCTTATTCAGTCTTGTGAGCGTTAGCGACCCGTAACGTAATGCGTAAGCATGGAGTGGAGGGGGATCACATGGATTCCTTAGTCCTCGAAAAAATGTTACAGGAGCTTTAATTTCTTATATATGTTATGAAGAGAAAAAGGTTATTAATTAGTTTTCCAGATATACAGAGGATGTCTTTGGAAGAATTTAAAACTTACATTATACAACTTTTAGATAGATATAGAACTCTTGGTGATAAAAAGTCTATAGAATTTTACTACCTAGTTTTATTATTATACGATAAGGCTAGTGTTTCAGATTACAATTATCAGAATTACCTAATGAGTTTTGGAATTAGTTTTCGTTGGGATGATTGGGGTGTAGATTATAAGTCCTACGATAGAATACTTACCAGGGATGATTTTATTGAATGGGCGAAGAATAATTTGGTAGGTAAATTAATAACAATAAAAAGAAAATAAACGAGGACTTAATTTTCCTCGTTTTCTTTTTCTCTTAATAAAAAAAATAAAATCCTCCGATCTATCACAGACTAGAGGATTTCAAATAAATATTACAATAATTAAAAGAATAGTCCTATAATCGCCGCTTTTTATTTTCCCAAACTATGTAGCGGCGTAAAAAACTATTATAAACCACATATATTTTCTCATATATAAGGTTTTTGAGGGAAGTGAGGAGGGGAGCGTGAAATCCTTATATATGTTATGAAGAAAATAAGTTTTAAGGAAATTGATAAATTATTAGATGATCGTTTTGTATATGATCTTATTAGGATATATGATTCTACGAAAGACTTAGAGTTAAAAGTTATAATCTCTATCATTCACTTAATGCGTGCGCTATCGAAAGAAAAAGTTTTTACTCTCTTTACTTCGAAATTGATGCTCTCGAACTGTTTAGAGAAGATTGATTTTTGGGAAAGAAAAGTTGATACATCTGCTTTTTCAAGAATAAAAACAAAAGAAGATGGCCTAGAGTGGTTGAAGAATAATCTAGTAGGTAAAATAATAACAATTAAGAGGTATGGAAGGAGTAAAATTAGTGTTTCCGATTTATTATCATGAGTTTATAGAGATAGAAAAAAAATAATAGAATGAAGGATTAATTTCCTTCATTTTTTCTTCCTCCTCCTAAAGAAATAAAAATAAACCCGATCTATCACAGACCAGGTTTTATTATACTATATGAGTTACAAATTTAAATGGTAATTATTCTCATATATAAGGCTTTCACGGCTCTTAAAGTATGTGTCGGAGTTTATCTGTTATGTCATCTATTTTTATTACTTCGTATGTTCCATCTCCTTTCAACCATACTAATCTCCGACCCAGTATTTTCAAGCCGATTGATTCCAGCATTAATTGATACATAGAGAATTGCAGTGTATAATGGCTGAGTGGTTCGTCTATTAGATCATCGAAGGGGGATAGCATTTTAATATTTTTCGACCTTTGATATTCTTTTCTTAGTTCTTCATTAGTTTTCCAGTCTCCTATAATAAATCCAGGGTTATCAGGGTTATCATAGTAGAATAGTAAGTCAGTTGTTCCACAGAATTTAGTATTTATTCCCTGTATATACTTCGAAGACATCCTGAACTCTGCACCGACCGGAATAATTGAAGGCGGTAATTCAGAGTAAAATTTTAGTATACTTTCTTCTTTAGGTGCGAAAGGGATTAACCAGTTATCAGAGGGGATATATTGCCTTCTTATTTCGGTCGGGATTAATTCAGGATGGCCACAAATTATCCATGTTAGTGCTTCTCCGTACTCATGATATTTTGTTCCTTGAGTTACTGATTTTAGATTCTTATACCTCCATTCTCTCAGTACGTCTTCCTGTGTTCTTCCATGTTTTTTAGCGTATCCTTCTGAAATTCTCTCTTTATCGAATGGCCTAACATACCTTTCGATTATATTAGAGACTGGTGTATACTCTTCTGTTCCTATGAAGTATTTATGTCCTTGTTCTATAAATACTATATCAGAAAAATGTTCAGATATTAGGTTTCTAGTAGCTTGTATAATTTCTTCAGTGGTCATATATTATTTTATTATGGTTTATCTACATATATAAGATTCCTTGGGGGAGTGAGGAGCAAAATCCTTATATATGTTATGAAGAAGATAAGTTTCCAAGAAATTGATGAGATATTGAAGAACAACTTAGAGGGTGATATTATTAGAGCATTCAACTCTACTAAGGATCCAGAACTCAAAATTATATTTGCCACCATTAGATTGATAAATGGGATAGTGAAAAAACAGTCCCAACTCAGTATCTTAAAATTATCAGTTATAAGTTGTTTGAAGAGAGCTAACTTTCGGAATGAGAAAGTTGATATTAATATTTTCCTTAATGCAGAGACGGAAGAAGAAATTATAGAGTGGTTAGGAGATAATTTAGTGGGAAAGGTAATAACAATTAAGAGAGGAAATAAATTTATGATTAGTGATTTTATTGATAAATTAAAGTGAGGTTTTTAATTTCCTCACTTTTTTCTTCCTCCTCCTAAAGAAATAAAAATAAACCCGATCCATCACAGACCAGGTTTATCGAACTAAAATTTTAAAAAATAACAGCAAAATAACACATTATGTTATTCCTTACTCCATAATCCATCTTCACAGATGGAGATTTTAAAACAAATGTTCATATTCATATATAAGGCTCTTAAGGGTTTTCATCTTCTTCAGCCTCTAAGATTTTTTCTACTTCTGCATCTAGAGTAGGAGCAGCATTTAACCAGTCTTGTAGATCTTCTGGCATTTCTTCTTGGGACGCTCTTATTGCGGCTTCTTCCCAGGTTTCTTTTTCTTTCATAGTTTCTTAAGTTTTATATTACACTTATAAGAATTTGAAAATCTTATTAATGAAAAACAAAGACAATAATGAAATTTAAACAGCTAAAGATTAAAAATTTTTTTGAGATAGATGAAAATGAAGTTTGTATAGATTTCATAGGAGATAGGAATGGAATTGTAAATATCCCCTACGAAATATACGAAATAGTTGAACAATTCTTTTATCATATTCCAGATTATCTAATATTTAATAATCATATTCCATCCGAAGCTTCGGAGGGTCATTCTTTCGAACCTATAGAGATTATTATGATTATTGAGGATGATAATGGAGAGGAAATCTGTTATAATTCTATGTTTTTTAGGGATAATAGATTTGTATCAGAGTCATTGTTAGTAAATAATAAACTATATTTTTACTATGATACTGATGATATCTCTATAGGTACTAGTTTTTCACAGAGAAGGACTAGTGAGGATGAAGATTACTTACTAGATTGTTATAATTTTAGTAAGTTATATGGATTTCAGAAGTCTATTGTATTTGGATTCAACCATCCTGTTTTCTTGAATCTTAGAGATCTTTTCTCTAATAGCTTGAGTAGGGTAAACGCATCTAACGGATATGATTATTCACCAGAAAAATTAATCCAACAGGTATCACGTTATCCTTCAGAAGTACAAGGTATGGTGAAGATATTTTTATTATGGGCATTTCCCGACATACAGGATATTTCGAATGATTGGAAAACAGTTAAGAGAAGTTCTGTTGATTTACCTATAGAATTCGAAGGAACTGGATTTAGAGTATTACTAGCATTACTTCCAGAACTTACGAATTGTTGTATTAGGGACAAGTGTTTGGTGATATATAATCCTATTACTGGGTTGCATCCTTTATTGAAAAATAACCTCTTCAAGGAAATAGGTAAGAAGTTAGGAAAAAATTCACAAGTAATATTAACAGCTAATTTATAAAAAATTATGAAACTATTAGAAAAAGGAAATCGAATTGCTATTTTTGAAACAGGAATCGTAATTGATGAGAATTTATTGAAGTATAAGAATTTAATCAATGATACTACGGAGAAAGTTAAGTTAGATCCGAAAGCTGGGATAGATAAAGAGTTTGAATTAACTATACAATCAGATCCAGACTCAATTACTCCAGGGCAATTTCTATTTCTTGAGAGTGAGAATGAGAAGAAAGCAGTAGATAGTGTTGTTAATGGCCTTTTGAGAGTAAAGGAGTTTATAAATTCGGGTGATGCTAGAAAATTTAATATATCGATATCTAGTAAACTCTTAGAATCACTTAAGAAGAACAATTCTGTTATTTCTAGAAGGATTAATAGTTTTACAGTTCCGAATATTTCTACCGACAGCGATAAATCAATGGTAGGAGGAAGCAGAGATGGTGGTAAAACAGAATCTAGTTTTCTTAAGAGATTATTTGGAAGTAAGAAAAAGGAAACCGAAAAGAAAGTAACGGAGGAGCCTAAGAAAGTTTATGATCTTAACGTAATAGAACTTTTTGATCAGATAAAGATATTAGCTGGAAAGGAGAAAGAATTCAAGGAAAGAACAGAAGCTTATCTTGGATTAGTTCATAAAGCCGTAGCACTTAATCAGGAGGCTCAGCTTGAGAAATTAATATCTGAGTTAGTAATACATGTTTATGAATCTGTACTAGCCGTCTCAGGAATTAATCACTACATAACCACTCAGGATCTAGTTACTCTTCAGAAAAAATGTGAAAAACAACTTGACATAGATTATATCAAGAACTTTACGAGAGTTGTACCAGATTCAGTAGCAGAGAAAAAGATTTGGGCTGATAATCTCCAAGTTTTTGATAATTACGTAGTTCTATACTATGATCCTACTGGAAAATCATTTGATCTTACTGAATATGAAAAGAAAGAGATAGAAAGAATAAAGAAAGATCCAATTCTTTTCGGAGTTATTCAAGGATCAGATAGGTTATACTATATCGATTCTTGGGTAGATGAATTCTGTGACTTAACATGGGATCAAGTAGTTGAGAAATTAAGTGAAGATAAGACATTATAATGAAAAATGAATTTACAGAGAAGTTAGTGGACCTCTATAAAAAGATGATTTCACTAATTCAAGAAAATCCAGAGGAACTTATAAGAAGTCTCTATAAGGATTCAGGATTTCATATTAATATCCAGAGAATAGATAATAATAATATTAGAATATTTGTCTTTCTTAACGAAATAGGTCCAGTTCAAGTAATTCTAACTATAACACAGTTGGGTGAATTTAAAGATCCTGAAATTTCTGTTGAGATAATTGACGGTCCTGTATCTAGTACCTATATTCTCCCATACGATGAAGATGGTATCCTAGAATCTTACAAGCAAATTATTCTAGAGAAGATAGAAGAAGATTTTAATAAATTTTTCGGAGGGATGAAGAGATATGAAATTATGAATAATCCACTTCTTATGGCTGATATTCCGGAAGATATACAATCCATACTTTCTGAGATGAATATGACTGTATGTACTGCTATGCCTGAACTTCTTAAGTGGCATAAGAGATATAAGTACTTACATGCAATGATCGAATCTATAAAAGAAAGTGATATAAAAATTATGAATGGAACTGTATTTTTAATTAGAAGACGTTTGAGTAATGTTAAGGATATTTGGAATATATATTATAATATCTTGGATGAAGTATCTTATTCTGATAATGAACTAAGAAGAGATCTCGCTAAACTTAAGCATGAATTGGTAGACTTGAATAATAAACTATGAGTTGTAGGTTAGTTTCAGATTATTACCTTGATGGTGTAGTAAATTGGTTTAGAGGAATACCAATCGGAAAGAATAATACTGATGAGTTTATTTTCGGTTCGTTGGATTTTCTTAATGCTCATCACTGTTATATTTCTCTTGATTGTGATAATAAGCAGGAAGTTAATCCATTATCTGTTGGTGAATGGGTTGGAGGATGTATTTATGAAGGAGATATCTTAACGCATCCAGACTACCCCGATTATCTCTTCGAGTTTGAATTCTTTAATGGAGGATGGAAACCTTCTGTTATATATGGAACTCAGGGGATACCAGAATTAAGAGGTTTTCCGAAAGACTTAAAAGAATATGGTGTTATTGGATGGAAGTTTGATTATGATTGGTATTCCGAGGGAGTTTCTGTACATAACCTTAAGAGAGATACTTATATCTACTTAGGAACTATTAGCTATGACAATCATCAAGACTTTATACGCAATCCAGGAATATATTTTATGAGTAACAGGTCTACTATAAGTTTTTATTTCGAGTCAGATATGGGAGATTGGGGAAGAATAGGTGTTTATGAGAAATTATTAGCAAAAGCCTCTAGTTCTCATATTAATACTTATAGGACATTAACTTTAGAGGACGCAATAAAAGAATATCCGATCGTAAAAGAATTATTAAACAGACGAAAATTAATTAGTTTTTAAAAATTATGAATTATTTATTGATGATAGTATTGTTAGTTATATCAATACTAGTTTTTAAATACTCTAGTAGAGTAGTTATTAACAAACGGAGTGCTATACCTAAGTTGTTTTTAGTACTTCCGTCTATTATGGCAATTTTTATAGTATTCTTCACTTTTACTTTAGAGAAACCAGTAGATACTAAAATCGTTGAATATTCTGCGGAGTATATGAAACATTATAGTAATTGGATCGAGAAGGTAGATGGTAAAGAAGTTATTCACAATGATATCTACTACTTGGTTTATGATGATTCTGGTGAAGAGAAAGAAGTAGAAATTTCTAAGAATACTTTTACCTACTTCTCTGGATTATGGAGAAATAAAGAAGTAACTACACATCCTCAAAATAAAGAGTGGCATAAGTGTGTAGTTAGATGGAATAAAGACCCTAAGACAGCATTGATATATTCTAAACATGTAGAATATTTAAATTATCTAAACAATGTTCTCTCTATTTATGGATTACATGATATTGATATTTCAGAAGCAATGAAGAATCAATTATTTATGAAACATAGTATTAGAAGAACAGTAAACCAAGATAATGTTTTAGAGCCTAGACAGAATTTTGTTCATGGCATTAGTGTTCCTGATTCAATCGAAAGAGAAATTGGTTATACTAGTTCATTAGATCCTATGTTCAGACCACTACTTCTAGTTTGGCAGACAAGTGTTACGGATAGAACAAAATTACAGGAATCATTTTGGTCTAGAGGAAAAGAAAATGAAGTAGTATTTTGTATAGGAATTAATGATCAAGATACTATTACATGGGCAGGTTCATTTAGTTGGGATAATTCTAAGGAGTTTGAGAATTATATATTATCGAAAGCTCTTAAACCCGGAACTAAACTAGACGTAGAAAAATATTCAGAGTACTTGTTAGATGGTTATGAAAAGGGTTACTGGAAATCTATAGATCTAAAGTCTTATAGGTTTGTTCAGTTATCAATCGAGAATCTTATTACTTTACTATCGTTTATTTCTATAATTATCATTAACTTAGTAACAATAATAAGAATCTATAAAAAATCAGAATAAATAATTATTACCTTGGAGGAAGAACACACCTCTGAGGTAATTTATTTTCCTTATATATGAGTAAATATTTTGTTATGAATAGGATAGAGTATAGTAAAACGATCTTATTGTTGAAAGACATAATTCAAGATTGTGAATTTAAAGAAAAAATTTATTTAGTTGGTGGTTGTGTAAGAGATTTACAACTTGGGAATCCTCCGAAAGATATAGATCTATGTATTGATTATCCGGAAGGGACTGATAAGTTTATTGAATTCTTGAAAACAAAGCCTGAGTGTTCTGGTTTTGTTGTTTATAATAGATTCAAGACCGGGAAATTTGTTCTTGATATTGGAGATAATAAGAAGGTAGATATTGAATGTGTAGTTCCTAGGATCGAGACTTATAATCAAGGACCGAGAAAACCAGATACAGTACAACAATCAACTATTACGGAGGATGCATTTCGAAGAGATTTTTGTTGTAATGCACTCTACAAGAATTTATTATCAGGAGAAGTATTAGATCCGACAGGGAAAGGAATTCAAGACTGTAAGGAGAGAATACTTAGAACACCAATGGAACCTGAAAAAACATATGAAGATGATCCCCTCAGAATGTTAAGAGCCATTAGATTTGCATGTACTAAGAGATTTAACTTAGAGGATGAAACTTACTTTAAGATCACAGATTATCCGGAGTACTATAAGTTAAGTAAAGAAAGAATTCGAGATGAGTTTACTAAGATTTTAATGTCTAAGAGTGCAATCCAAGGAATTCGTGATCTTATTCTTAGAGGATTAATGGGAAATATTATCTCAAAATTTCAGACTTATATTTCGTTTAGTCAGAATAATAAACATCATGATAAAACTTGGGCCGAACATTCTTTTGCTGTTCTAGATCATGTAATAAAGAATAATAATGCGTCTCTTGAACTTAGATTAGCGGCTCTTCTTCATGATGTATCTAAGCCTACGTGTTATCAGATAAAAGAAGATGGAACTTACTCTTATCATGGACACGAGAAAGAATCAGCAAAAGAAGCAAGAGAAATCCTCACTGAACTTAAATACTCTGGGGATGTTATTGATAAAGTAGCTTTCCTTGTAGAGAATCATATGTGTATTAAACAACTCTATAATTATGATACACATCTCTACACCGGAAAACCAAAGAAAACAAGGCAACTGATTAGACATCTTGGAGAAAATCTATATGATGAGATGAGATTAATTGAAGCTGATAATCTAAATCATAAACCTTGTTGGAATATGCCCGGTCAGGTAGATTCTTTCTTACAGGAGGTTGAGAGAGTCAAAAACTTACAACCAGCAGTGGATTTTACAGTTCCGGTATCAGGGGAAGATATTATGAGTTTCCTTGAGATTGGACCAGGGAAATTAGTAAGAGATGTCAAACAAATCCTTCAAGACTACTACGATGAAGACCCCGAGTTAAATAAGTATGGATTATTCTGTAAGTATATCTCTGAATTTGGTCCACTACAGTCAGATAAAAATCATACACTGTGGATTACTAAGAGAGATTTTTCGGATGGTCGCTACTTAGGTTATATCGAAGAGCCAAGTAGAAAAGGAGGTTATTGGGTATGTGATGATATAGCTCTAGAGATAATAAACTCAGAAGAACTATATGATAATATTCCTGAAACGGCCGAAACCATACAGATCCAAGGGTGTAAGGTTCCGAAGGTGTGGAGAAGAAAACAAAGACAACTTAAGGCTAGAACATTAATGAAGGATCTAGAAGAATCGGCCGTTAAGTTTTATCAAGAATTTCCTGAGTTTAATAGTCTAGAGCTTAGATTAGATAATGGACCTGATCTATATGCTAAGGTTAAGTGGAATGATAATACTTCAGAAGAATGGATATAAATTTACATAGATTAGGAGATATTTATTATATAGAACTTTGTAATGATAATCCTGATTTAATATTTCCTTATATCGGAAGATTTGATGACATTAATCCAGGATATATTGAGTGTTATCAAGACTTAATCAAAAATTTTAAAACATTAAAAAAGGATCGAGACTATCATTTCATTACTCCACCCTTTCAGTTACGTTTCTATACATATTCTCCTAAAGATGTTTGTAAAAGATTAACCCTTAGGAAAATATGTAATCTCGTACAGTTAGTTGGATTTACACTTAGTAAAGAAGATAGAATTGGGACAAGTACAGTAAATAAAGGAAAGTTGATAGATACTACAAAACTTGACTTCACAGTAAAAGACTTCTTGGAAAATATAAGGTTAGATTATAATGGTTTTACAAGATCCTTTACTGCTATTAGAGATATACTATTTAGGAATTATTTAATTGATATAGGTGAACTAAAAGACGAAAAGATAAATTTTAATCAAGAAAAATTATGGAAATATTAGAACTCGTAAAACAAACGAAACTAGATCGAATAACAGGAACTAGAAGTATAGTGAGAACCGATGGATCTAGTTTTACCGAGATAGATGAATCAACTAAGAAAAAATTAGAAGAACTTGACTCTATTACAGGAAAAACTTTATACTTAATAGAACATGGATGCTCTCAAGTTATAGATTTTCTTGATAACCTGGAAGAAAATAATTCTCCAGATCTTGTAGTAACCTTAGATGATTCTGCAGATGGAGGTTGGATAATAAAAACAGTAGACTTTGGTGATTTTAAAATATATGAAGTTATTAATTCTACTTCACCTAGATATTTTAAATGGTGGGGAAGAACAATACTTATGGATGTTAGAAAAGTAGATCTCCCGTACCTGAAACAAACAACATTATCCAAAGTTTCAAGAATCTATATAGCCATGGATGATAGTTATGGTCTCTATAAGTTTCCAAGTCTTATGTATCCAAGCCCTATCAAGGATTTCTTTAAGTGGCTGAAGAAGAAAAAGAAAATATCAGTTAAAATAAGATCAGTGTTTGATAGAAACGAGACATTCAAGAGTTATTCTGGGTGGATGATGAAAAGAAATATTAAATCAGAGTCAGAAATTCCAGAATATATACAAGACGTAAAGAATAACGATAAACATGGTTGGTATGGTGATTGGATTCGACATCTTGAAAATGTAAAAGATATAACGATTACACAAGATGATATTAATCTTTATATCTCTGAAGCTAATAATAGATATAAAGTTTACCGCTAAATTCCTTATTAGTGTGAATAATATATTTTTTAAATTAAATAAAATAGAAAAATGAAAAATTCATCTAAATTTAAATTATCTCAAGAGTTATCAGAATTTTTTAGAAAAGCTCATGAGGAAACATTAACTTTTCACGAGAAGGAAGTAACACTCGATCATATAGTTGCTCAGATTGTTATAACTTACTTAGATGGTGAAGGTAATATTCCAGAGTTAGCTGAATATATCAGTGGGCTTTTCAGAACTAATGGCTCAGAAAGTGGATTTAGAGAAACAGTAATAGATGTAATCTCTGAACTTCGAAAGACTAATAAGTTTACTGCTCCCGGAAAATTGTATACGGGAGATAGTCATATAGTTCTTTCTCCCGCCGTTAATCATATTCTAAGGAAAATCGATACACTTAATGGCGGAATGGTGAAAGAGATTGATTCATTAGCATTCTTTATGTGTTCTCTTCCTGAAACAGGTTATAGTGAAATAGTAAAACATCTATTGAACTATGGAGCTAATACTAGAGAACTTGTAAAAATATACTGGGATATCAATAATTTCGAAGAAAAGACTGATAAGATTGAGGAAAATATTAAAGACTATAACTCAGGAGAACTCAAAGAAAAAACAATTGAATTCTCGGATAGTGATGGATCTGACCTCGATTTAGACCCAGATAAGAAGAGAGAGGAGGATGATCGTGAATTTGAGATGGCTGGACAGGGAAATAGTGAACCTGAAAATGTAGATCCAAATTCTAGAACACCTTTCCTCGATAAGTTTTCTACAGATATGACCTTATCTGCGAGAAATGGGGAATATGATCCAATCGTAGGTAGAGATAAAGAAATTTCTCAGATTATTGAGATCTTATCATGTAGAAAGAAGAATAATGGAATATTACTTGCCGAAGCTGGATGTGGTAAAACGGCAATTATTGAAGGATTATGTCAAAAGATAGTAAATAAAGAAGTTCCAAAAGAATTAATTGACAAGAGAATCTTTTCACTGGACTTGAATGCTTTAGTGGCTGGTTGCCAGTTTAGAGGTCAGTATGAAGAGCGTTTGGATGCTATAATTAAAGAAGTAGAAAATAATCCTGAAATAATTATTTACATAGATGAAATACATAATCTAGTAGGTAATGGAAGTAATGATGGTAAAGGAGATGGAGCTAATATTCTTAAGGGTCCATTAGCTAGAGGGAAATTCCGCTGTCTTGGAAGTACTACAACTAGTGAGTATAAAAAATATATTGAAAAAGATAGTGCTCTTAAGAGAAGATTTCAAATAGTAACCGTATCTGAACCTAATAGAGAGGAGACTTTAGATATACTAAAGACACTTAAAGGAAGATATGAAGAATATCATAGAGTGAAGTATACAGATGATATTTTAAAACTTTGCGTAGAGCTTAGTGGAAGGTATATTTATGATAGACACTTTCCAGACAAGGCTATAGATTGTATCGATATTGCAGCTAGTGCAGCAAAACTTAGAAAGAATATCGATACTAGTTCTGTAGATAATCTAGAAAAAGCAATTGATGATATTATTAAAGAGAAAATTGCACTAGTAGAGAAACAGGATTTCGATGAAGCCCAGAAAAGAAGAGATACAGAAATGGTTCTAAGAGAAGAACTTGAGAAGGAGAGAACGAAATTAATCGGAGAACTAAATGATCCTTCTAGTTGGCCTGAAGTAACTGAAGAAGATGTTATGACAGTAGTATCTAAAATCTCTAATGTTCCTATAAACAAAATGAAGGATAGTGAAGCAATCAAGATTAGAAATATGAAAAAAGTTTTGGAGAAAGAAGTTATAGGACAGCAAGATGCAGTTGATACTATAGTTACAGCACTTCAAAAATCTATTCTTGATATACAGGATCCTAATAAGCCTATTTGTACAGCATTTTTACTAGGTCCTACTGGTGTAGGTAAAAGTCTAATTTCTAAGAAGATTGCTGAATTATTCTTTGAAAGTGTTGAGAAAAACCTATTACTTATTAATATGGGAGAATATACAGAAAGTTATTCTATCTCTCGCCTACTCGGTTCGGCTCCGGGTTATATAGGGTCAGATTCAGATACAGCTGTTTTTGAGAAAATAAGAACTAATCCAAATATGGTTGTTGTATTTGATGAGATTGAAAAAGCTCATAAGGATATTTATGACCTACTTTTGGGAATTCTTGACACAGGAAAAGCAAATTTAAGTAATGGTCTTGAAGTAAATTTCAAGAATTGTGTTATACTTCTCACTAGTAATGTGGCTAGTAAACAATTATCTGAAAAAGGAAATGGACTCGGATTTAGTAAACAAAGTCAAGATGAGAGAAATAAAGACAATAAATCTATAGTAATGAAAGCTATGGAAAAATTCTTTAGACCAGAATTTATTGGTCGACTTAGTAATATTGTCATATTTAATGAACTTGGAAAACCAGAAATGATGAAGATATTTGATCTAGAACTTACAAAGCTTAGTGATCGTTTATCTAAGAAAGGATATAAACTTAGTGTATCTGAGAAATTAAAGGAATTTATTATTGACCAGGTAAATACTAAGTACGGAGCTAGAGATTTATCAAAAAACATTTCAAAATATGTAGAGGATAAATTAGCTCTTGCAATGGTGAATGGAGAAATTTCTGGGAATATTATTAATCTTGATTTAGGAGATAATTCTGAAGTAATAATATCTGACTCGGTTATTATGGAATTGAATATTGAGAAAGATAAAGTAAATAAATAAAATAATATAAGACTTAGGTGTGATATCCTAAGTCTTTATTTTGCTCATCAGAAAAGGCTAGAATCTAATATATGAAAGAACATTTGAAAAATTATAGTAAAGCTATGAATGAATTGATAAAACAAGAAGATGGAAGTCTGAAAAGTGTTAATTACATTTTTACTTCTTATAGAGGTAACGAAGAGAATAATTTTTGTATTATAAATATTTGGCCAGAATTATTACATCCAAAATTTAACAATACTAATATTAAAAGATTGGAGAAAGATTCACTTAGAGAGTTTTCGTTTAATAAAGGACAAGTAAGGTTTGAAATTTATGCTAATTCTAGAGAAGAGTTACATAAGTTATTTATGTATTTTTCAAAAAAGAATTATAAACATATTAAGATAATTAGAGATAGTAGTAAAAGCATAGATGAAATAAAATATACATTAAGTGAATTATATGAATCTGATTATTGTTATACTCCAGCTATATTAAGTAGTGAAAATATTATGACAATAGTTATATGTACTAAAAATTTAGATTTATTCAAGAAAGATCTAAAAGAATTAAGAAATACTATAGGTTATAGAGTTTCTTGGATAGGTGATAAATTATTTAAATATAATAATTATAAAATTATAGATTAAGGATATGATTATATTTAGACAAAAAGATTTCGGACTCAGTGATAGTAGACAGGATCAATTATCTTATTTAATAGATGGATGTCATACTATTGCAATGGAATTAATAAAAGCAATAGATCTATATTTTCAAGATAATCAAGATGTATCTCATTGGGTAGATAAACCTGTTGGGTATATTTTAAAATTATCAGGAAGAAGTGCTGTAGAATTACATTATTCTTTAATATGCTCCTTTCCTGATAGTGATATTATAAAGTTAATAGGAGTAGATGGTTTAACTTTAATAAGAAATAAATACTCTACTCCGGAGAAATTTATTGAAGAGGTAATTAATGAAATATTAACTGATGCAAAATATAAAATTTGGTTAAAAAATAGGAAATTTTTTCAAAGTGCAAAAGACTATATAAAATATTTTAAATATATTACCTTATGTATCTCTGGAGAGATATTACCAGAAGACTGGAATGATCAAGGAAGATGGTTAGGATTAAGTATTCCGAGAAATCCTAAAATAAGATTTAATAGATCTTCTGCAAGTAGTAGAAACTTACATCAATTAATTACCAGTTGTATAGAACATATTTTAGGTATTAATTATTTTTAGACTCTGATTTCTTAATTTTTCTGGTATGTTATAAAAAAAGGAATCTCAGAAACCCTTAAATTCTTATATATGGTAGAGAAGATTGAAAGATATTATTTGCAGAATCTGGATATCAATTTTATAGTAGATCCTGAAACTATTATAAAATAAAATCTATCAAAACGACACAATATAACAACTAAATGCCGGAATGATGAAATTGGTAGACATGAGGGACTTAAAATCCCTTGGGTATTGCACCCATACGAGTTCGACTCTCGTTTCCGGTACGAGACGTAAAATAACAAATTTTCTCGTCGTCTAATGGTTAGGACGCTCGGCTTATACCTAAGTAATTTAGGTTCAAATCCTAACGAGAAAACGTAAAGACTGATAATCAATGAGTTACGATTATCAGTTCTATTTTTCTTAATTATTTTATTCACTAATTAACTATGAAAGAAAAGTCTAAAGGAAATAGAGGAACACGTTCTATCCGTACTTGCATAAATTGTGGCGAAGAGTTTTCAGAACTTAATACAAAAATTAAAGCAGGTAAGGGAAAATTCTGCTGTAATGAATGTTATCAGGAGTACAGAAAGAAAAATAAAAAGGATGAAAAAGAACTTAATAGATTACATCAAAAGAAATTTAAGTATGGATTATCTTCAGAAAAATACTATAGTATGTTTGAAGAACAAGAAAATAAGTGTGCGATTTGTGGGAACGAATTTACAGATAAAAATAAAGCTTTTGTAGATCATTGTCACACTACTTCTAAAGTACGAGGATTACTTTGTACTAGATGTAATTCTTTATTAGGAATGGCAAAAGATAATACAGAAATATTACAAAAAGCAATAGATTACTTATTGAAAAATAAAAAAGACGAATAATAACAGAAGAAGCTATTGAAGAAAATCAGTAGCTTCTTTTTATTTTCCTTTCAAAGCCTTATATATGAAAATAAATAAAAACAAAAAAGAAAAGATTATGGAAAAAGATTACGAAAATTTATTTGCGGTTAAGCATGTTTTACGAAAAGAAGCTTTGGAAACATTAAGAAGGAACTTTGCACATAACACAGAGTTCGAGAAGGTATTTTATGAAGTTGCATGTAAAGAGCCTAGGCCGATAAGAAAATATAGAATTTCGAGTAGTGTACAAGATAATATTTGTTCTTATTCACTTAATAAAGAACGATTATTTTCCAATGACTTAAAAGATATCGTTAGTAAAAATGATCTAGAAAATTTATTTGAGAGATCAGAAAAGAAGGCGAAGTTTGGGTTGATTTATAATTCCAAAAACAAACGAGGGACGAATTATAATATCCATTCTATTTTTTGTTTGACAGGTGAATATATTATATTATTTGCTTTTACAGGAATTGCTATTAAACGTAGTAATACTGGAGAGATATTTAACTCATTAGGTAATGTAGTAATAAAGAAGAGTGACCTACAAAATTTCTCTGAGTTAAATTTAGTAAGTTGTTTATATAATATGGACGAGTTTATCAATTCATACAAGCTCTGTAATCAGTTTGGACGTCTAGATGAATTTTTAAAAACTATTCATCCAGATGTAATGAATGAATTTACTTCTCTTGGATGGTCGAAAACATTAGAGGATTATTATCAAGCAGTAATAGATAGTCAGGAATATTTGCTGGCTAAAAATAGTACTATAGATGATCTTTGTAATTATTTTAAGGATCAAGATAGAACTCTGTTTTCGGTTGTTTCTAGAGAGTCCTTTAGCATAAAGTACAGAATTATATATGAGTTATTTAAGAGTTTTATGTTTTTAATGACTTCTAGAATTAAGACAGAAACTTTTGAATCTGTACTATCTGGAAAAGTAAAGAATCCACCTACACAATTTGAAGATTCATTAACCGGCCGAAGAAATCAAGGAATAATCATAGTAGACAGGTTATATGATACTGAAATAAATGTAGATTGTCCATTTGGTGTAAGAGGTCATTGGAGGAATCAATATTACGGAAGAGATACGGCCGGAAATCCAATACATAAGATGATTTTTATAGAGGCATTTGAGAAGAAAGGTTATCATCGAAAAGCAACAAAAGAATTAGTAGAAAGCAAATAAAAAAAATTAAGAGAGGATTTAGTTCCTCTCTTTTTTAACTTCTCTGCTCTTTTTTATAAGTATCCCAAAACTTTTCTACGTCTACTTCTACTTTGAGATAATCCTCTTCAGTAATAGCGCTTGTTAATCTATCATCAAGATCTTCAAGTTCAGCTAATTTTTTACTATTCTTCTTATCTTCGTAAAATTCAGTCATTACGTTTAGTTTTGGCCTAAGAGCATCAATTTTCTTCTCTACTTCTTTGCTAGGATATGCACCTGCAGACCTAGCTATAGATTTACCTGCGGCATAAAGTGCTTTTCCAACTATGCCACTAATAATCATCGATACAATAAGTTTTCCTGCATTCATAATTTATTTATTTATTTTCTTCATATATAAGGCTTTGAAGGAAAAAGAAGAGAGATTTTACTTTCCTCTTCTTTCTTTTCTGTTCTTAAGAAATAAATCCTTCGAACTTGTAATAAACTATGTATTCTTCAGGGTTTTCTCCTTTTATATAACGAGAAATTCTGAATACAATACTTTCCATCGACCTATACTTTATAGGAACATATTCATTCAAGTGTCGTATCTTTTCTCCCTTTACTTTCTTTTCAAGTTCGCCTAAGATCTCAAACTTTCCTGTAGTTCCTATCGAGTGTTGTGTTCGTCCAAGAAATTCATTAAGATTTTCCAACTCAACTCCAACAACAATTCCTTTTTTCGGTAATTTAATTTCTGATGTTTCCATAATTTTGTTTATTACTTACTACATTAATAAGATTTTTAAGCGGATTCTGCATTACTTTATGATAGTTGCTCCGAAATCTCTAACTGCATCTTCATATACCCCTAGAGATTCATTTTTCTTATCTATAGTTGCCATACATTTATCTAGAAACACTAATTTTCCTTTGAGTTGTTCATACTTTACCATATCTTTTATCGATTCAGCAACACAATAATCTTTTGCGAAGCCAGCGATATAGATTTTGTTATAGTCTTCTTTTATGATCCTACAAATAAATTCTTCTCCCTCAGTTTTATTTGCGCCGGATGCATAAGAGAAAGCTGAAAACATTTCTTTATCTGGATCCCAACCTTTCTGATATAACTCATATTCGGCGCCATGATTACTGAGGGACCATAGATTTAGTTCTTCCACTAAATTCTTCGGTAAGCTCCATCCCCAAGAACCTGCTATACAATGTTCCGGCCAGATTGTATGTTTTAATCCACGTTTCTCTAGAGCTTCTAAATATTTTATTACTTCTTCGGTCTTTTCAGAATTAACCGGAGTATATTTTCCTGACCTTACATCCCCCGAAGTAATTTCAGTATATGATTCAGGAGTCTGTTCCCAATACATAGAATGACCAATATGATATGATCTATGTGTATCTTGAGTAACTATAATGTGTGATATATTTTTTCTCTCCTGAGCCATCCACTTACATAACTCTTTTGTCGCTCTCTCCGCACCAGGAACATAGAGAGTCCCTTTAGTATTACAAAAATCATACTGCGGATCTATTACTAGTAATAGATTTTTTTCTTTTTCTTCCATAACTTGATTCTGATTCTAAAATTGTTAATATCATTTCTTCATTATCACTAAATGTCTTCCTTTCTGTTACATAAAGGTTCAAGCAACGCTCCGATTCAAAAGCACAAAACATCAAATTTCCTGTACTAGATGTATCATATATTTCCATTAGTGTTCTTTCACGATCAAACTTTTTAGTATATTGATGCTCTTTGAAATGTAATCGGTAAGGTGTTGAAGTAAAACCACCAATTTCTGTTTTTAGAGTTGTTAAATCATCTTCTGTGATATCATCTAAGTCAGTTATTAATCCAAAAGCTACATAATGCTTTCTGACTATCTGAAATTTTTTAATTCTGTTGATATCAAACTTATTTTCTATATCATGAAAGGTATCCTCTATTGAAAAATTGCTGAAAGCCGGATCATCAAACTTTTCCGGATCTCTCTTCATGACTGCTCTAAAGTATCTTATCATAATCCTTTAAGTAATTCCTCTCTAGAAACTTTTATAACTCGAGATGTTCTACGTTTAAATTCAGAACTCTTATATCTATTCCATATACCCATAACTACTTCAGAGGGATATGTTTTTAATAGATCAGATAATACATCAGCTCCTTTACAAACTATAGGAATTAAGATCTTATCAACTTCATAATAATCTTTTCCTCCAATTTGTTCAAGATCAGAGTTAGATATTCCATTCCCATCAGTTGGAATGAGTTTTATAGATTTCTCAAGAGCTATCATTTTGTCATAAGAATTTTTGTTTATTATCTCATTATCAAAATAAGCCTCAGAATAATACTTAGCATGCAACCACTTAGCTATTGAGTATACTTCAGATTTCCATAAACCGCCCATAGGATTAAAATCTCCTTCGTCCCCATGAATAGTCCAGAAACCAAGGTAATGTTCAGTTAAGTTATCAGTATCTATAACTATTCCCTTCTTTACCCAAGCTTGATTATACAAAAACATCATTCTAAGTCTAGCCATGATATTTCCATTTGCTATCTTTGCTTGTTCTGGCATCAACTCTTCTATTTCTTTTACACTCTTAGAAGAAAGATCAACCATAGTATCTTTTTCGGTGCTACAGTATTCGTAGTTATAAAGATTCTCTAGGTAAGATTTATAAAAATCATACTGTGCTACTTCTTTATAATAACCATTCTTACAAAAAGCACTTCCCACTAAATCAGATGAGGTTAATTCATCTGGCTTATTTTTTATTGGAAGTGAGTATCCGTAGAAAGGAATCTTAAGTCTATTACATACTTCACAACAAACAGCTGCCATAAGTGTACTGTCAATTCCTCCAGAGATTCCGAGTACTAAAGATTTAATACTGTTGTTCTCTACATATTCAGCTGTTTTCTCAACCATTTTATTAAATACGGCTTCTTGTTGACCAAATTTTAAACTCTTCTCATAAATTTTCGTGTTCATAATTCTCTTTTTTATTGTTTACATTTATAAGAATCTGAGCGTAAAAGAAAGGAGAAATAGAAAAGGGAATCTTGATTCCCCCCCCTTTTAAAAATACTTAATTATATCGAACGAAATCATTTCTGGATCCTTAAAAAATTCTATATTATTATCAAAATGTTCTCCTTTTAAGTATTCCTTTTGATCTGATTCTCGAACTAACTCATGATTTATATAAGTTAAAAATCTTACTAATCCATTTGGTTCAATTCTTCCAAAAACTACTCCATCTACCACTTTACTCATTGTTCTTACATCTATTACTTTCCCATTATCGTCGAAAACCGAAGAATAGCTTAGGTTAAAAAACGATCGATTTCTTTTAAGAAACATAGAAGCAAGCTCTTCGTAAGATATCGTTCCTGGTTCCTTTTTTAGGAATCTTTCTCTATATCTACTTAAGAGATGAGGTTCTATAACTATCGGAATTGTTATTTCTTTATAATCATGACACATATTTATAAAAAATAATACTACTTTGTTTCCAGTTACTTTATCGTTTGTTATAATATATGGATGTATCAATATATTCGACTTATATACATCATCAGGTTCAGTAATATCTCTAATAGGAATTATATAATTAGTGCCTCTTATTTTTAATTTCCTATCTATTACTGGTATAGGGCTTTTCGTTCTACTATAAATTTTCTTAATTTTTCCAATACGACTAAGTAAGTCTGCAGATATTAGATCACACATCTCATCATAATCTCTTTCATATTCTTTTACTAAATCCTGTGGATTCATTCCTAGTACTATCATAATTTTCCTTATTTTATTTATGTCAAGTATAAAGTTTTAAGAAGAAAAATAAGTAACCCTATCTTCACAGACAAGATTACTTCCTAGCGTTTTAATAATAAATGTATTTAATTATCATATATTAGGTTTTAAGGCCTTCGATAATAATGTAAATAAATTTAGTAAGTTAAGATATTCTAATTTAGAGTTTACAGATGGATTGTAGTTATCATCAAGAAATCCCATATACATAAATTCATGTAAATAATCATACACTAGATTATATATAACTTCTTTACGTACTACTATATTATGGCACATTATATCCACATTATGATGAGACTTTAGATCTACATCATATCCATACTTAAATTCCAATACAAAAACTAATTTCTTGTCCGTTGTCTGTCTCTTCCAAAATGTTTCATCATTAATTGGGATATACAGAGAATTCATACTAATATCTCTAGTCATAAACTGATTTGACCTCTGATACAACTCATTTCCAGACATATTAGCTATAAGATCTATATCATCCTTACTTAACACAAACACAGGAATATTCTTAACTTCTAAAAATCTACTTACCCAAACCTTCTTTCCTGTGGTTCTTCCTAATTCCCACTTGACAATAATATCTCCTTCTAATTCTCGGGATCTACAATAGTTAATCCATTCTTTTCTATCCATTTGCATCTCATATATCTAATTAACACGATGGTACTTTTTTTATGATAAGATATAATTTGAGTAGATGTTTTATCAGGTACTCTAAATGCCTTCATAAGAACTTCTTCTGGGATATCTATAGTATCTAGTATCCGATAATTTATATCTACAAACTGTTGTGTTCTCTTAGATCTTATTAGTGGATTGGAAACTTTCATAGTCTTCTTAAAATTTCCAAGTCTTTTGTACGGAGATTTACTTATAGATAACAATACCTGAACTCTATCCTCCTTTTTTCCATAGTACGATTCAAAATAATTGTACATATCTTCGTTAGAACAAATTTTATCTATATCACAGTGTTTAAAATCAGCACACTTCGCATAGAAAATAATAGTCTTTTTGAGTATACCATTCCAACTTTCATACTCTCCTAAATATACTTTCATAAACAAAAAATTAAGTTCCTCAAGAATAAGGTTTTAATCTTACTCCCGAGGAAATATATTGGTTTACTCTATAATATGAGGAATGAATTCAGACATATTATCAGTTATTTTCGTCTTACACTCTCTAATTCCAATTCCGGCCGGTTCACCTCCAATAACCCATGAACCAATTAAAGGATAATTACCATCGAAACAAGGTAATTCTGCTAATTCTTGGTAAATATATCCTTCTTCACCATAATCTCCGGCCGATTCTTCTATGATTTGTTCATCTTTAACTAGAGTAACATTAGCACCTTCTCTTGAATATATCGGTTTTTTACAATAACTACTCATCCCTACACTATTCTCTTTACATCTAAGAATATATGGACTTTCTGGGAATAATCTATAGAGAATTGCTAAGATTGCTTTATTAGACATAACTGATTTCCAAAGAGGTTCTATCCAATTTATATCTCCCTTACATGCTTCAGGGGCTTCGATTTGAAGCCATTCCCAGGGATAGAGCTTAAAACATGTTTCTATCTTTTCACCAGAGGGATCATAGAAACAATTATCTTCCTCATTCCAGAGAAGTTGTTCCATCTCAATCTCTGCTGTATTTAACTCGGCTTCCATTGCAGTCGAAACAAGATACTGAAGATTTTCCTCATCTTCTACATTCTCACGACAACAAGCAAAATGATATCTCCCCGAATCATACTGTTGGTTAATATCTATCCATGAATTTACCAATCTTTCGTGAATAGAGTTAAATTGATCTGAATCATGGAATAACTCATCTTTCCATGCCCACTGAATTAATGAACTCTCTAATAACGAAGTAGGAGTATCTGCATTAAATTCAAGAAGCTTAGGAACTCTTTTACCATCCTCTTCTATAAATGCAAAATCAAATCGGCCGTATAAACTAAGGTCATCTCTTTCCCATGACTCAATTATAGCTGGAACCATATTTCTAGGGATATGTAAAAGTTCCCAGAGATCATTATCAATAACCCACTGAACGGCCGAACAATACATATCATAACACTCGGCTGTTGCTTTTTCTAGGAGTTCAATCTCATCAGAAGTAAAACTATAATAAGCATTCTCTTTCCAATAATCTGAATGAAAATTAAAACCTAAACCTTCAATTTTTTCTTTGTAATCTTTTCTCGGATTAATACTAATTCTTTTCATAATTTGTTTATTTGTTATTACACATATAAGAATCTCAGGGAAAAATAAAAAGAGATGCATTACACATCTCTCTTAAGAATATTAAAGGTTACCATATATCCAGCTAATGTATTCTTCAACTCTAAGTATCTTCTTGCCTGTCCTATGCTGAATTTCCTAACTGTATCTAGATGCCCTTTAATTTCAAGTCCTAGATTTAACATCTCTCTCGATAACATAGAAATTTCAGTCTCTGTTCCACTGAGAGCTATTTCAGTTGCCTTATGATTTATTAACTCTACTCTCGAAGCTAGTCTTTTATACTCTGCTTCACTAATAATCGTTTTTACCAGTTTGTTCATTTTCTTTTCTTTTTTTAAGTTATTCATATATAAGGTTTTAGAAGGAAAATAAAAGAGGGACCTAAATCCCTCTTGATGTGGTTGATCATTTCTGAACATCGAATAATTCCAAAAAGTCATTCCATCTCTTAACTTTCTTCAGATCAACAGTTTTTGTGTATCGTTTTTCATACTCCTCTTCAGATAAGTCTTTTCCAACTATTTCATAATTGAATCTCTTTAATCTTACGAGAATTTCGCTACTTCCCTGTTCTCTCTCTATGATGAACCAATGCATTGAATTAGTTACCTTCATTAGATCTGGATTATTATTGGAAATCTCTTCCTTACTCCCACATACTTTTACAACCATACGAATACAGTTATGGTTTTCTGGCAATAGTTCTTGAAAATTGCCATCAAATTCTTTATCCAAGTTCTCGCCAGATACTATAAATCTAGCCCGTCCGTGAACACCTATTGATACAAGTGTCGGATAAAACTTTTCTTTGATTTCACTCTGTAATTGACAAACTGTTTGCCAAATTTCTTGAATATTTTTCATATTATTTAATAATTTATTTGCCTTCTTTTTGCTTCAGGCATTGCATGTTTATTGTCTCATAAAGTTAAAAAAGACATAATACTAGATTTTACATCTAATACTATGTCTTTAGGTAATATCAGATATATTGCTACATCTTCTATTACATATATAAGGCTAATAGGGTTTTTCAGATGGTATTTATTTTACCTCCTAAGAGCTCTATTTTCCTCTCACATATAAGGATTTCGGGGGGGGTTTTGAAAGATACGCTTAAAACCTTAGTAATGAGAAAAATAAAATAAAACAATTATGGATGAAGACCCAAAATTAAGCACATTAGAGTTAATAATATTATCGTTAACTATCTATACTATATTTTCTATAGTAGTACAATTAATTATTCCAGTTTCTCAAGAGATGATGAAACTATTTAATCTCTTCGAATGGATTTGTTCCGGATTTTTCTTATATGAATGGTTCTATAGGTTTAATCATTCGAGGGAGAAGAAAAGGTTTGTGTTGAAAAATTTCATAGACTTGATTGCATCATTTCCAATAGGTTTTTTAGGAGGATTGAAGGCTCTTAGATTACTTAGAATACTTCAGATCGTAAAAATTCTAGGAAGTATTGATAGAACTAAGAAATATCTAGCTGCAAATCGAGTTTATACTTTTAAATTAGTATTATTCTCTGGAGTTATTTTATTAATGTTAATATCTCCAATTATGATACTGTATTTTGAAGAAGCATTGGGATCAATAAATACGGCCGAAAATGCAATGTGGTGGACCTATTGTACTATTTCAACAATCGGTTATGGAGATCTCTTTCCGACTACTTCAGCTGGGAGATTATTCACTGTATTTGTATCTATTGGAGGAATTGGAATGTTTAGTATATTTTCAGGATTAGTAGTTAATTATATTATAAAGAAAGTTAAAGAGGAGCAGTAATAGGCTCCTTTTTATTTTCCTTCAGAGCCTTATATATGTAAGAAAAAAGATAACCCAACCACCTATTCGCAGTAGGCAGTTGGGATTTTTGTTTGAAGTTAAAGAAAAATTCATAGGAAAATACTAGTCATCAGAAAAATAATAAAAAATACTAGTAACTATGAATAATAAATTGATTATTCAGTACATCATTATTGCTGGAACCGTAATAGCAGTAATGATATTTCTAGAGGATTCTGAACTAAAAGATACCCTCTTAGATATATTCACACACTCTCTTTCTTTAATGAGAGTTGATCAAGAGTGTAAAAAATTTAAGGATTAGTTTTTCCTAAATTTCCCTGGGATTTCCTAGGGTTTTATTTTCTTTAACTTCATCTATAAGGAACTCAATTGTCTCTAGCAGCAAAATCTATACTCTCAAAGCCTTATATGTGAAGAAAAAGAAAAGATTATGAAAGAACTTAAAGAGAGAACAAAAAATTACTGTGATAGAATGATTGAAGTTGCAGTAAATGGAGATGAATGTACAAAGCAGGATTTGACGATAGAAGTATGTAAATTCGGCAAAGACTTAGGGAAAGTAATCGAAAACTTAGAAAGGGAAAGAGATTATTTATTAGGTCTTAGGGTAGAATTGATTCGTCATCTTAGGTTACTATAAAGGGAGTAGGTTCCCTTTATTTTTTCTTCTTGCAGTGTTTCTTGTGAGATATTAGTTTTCTTTTTTGAGTGGGTTATTTTTGCTGTTTTTAGGGTCGGAATGGGTGAAAATGCTCGAAAATAACCCACTTTTTGCTACCCTATTTTAATGTAAGCCTTATATATGTATAGAGTTGTTTAATCTTTAATTTTATTGTGTTATGAAATATAGAATTAGTGAATATTGTAAAGTTCAAAAAATTTCTAGAGGTACAGTATATAGTTGGAAAGATAAAGGAATAATCTCAATGGAAACAGACAAACAAGGTAGAGTCTGGGTTATTGAAGAGGATCCTAAAAAACTTAACCCAACCGTAGCTATATATGTACGCTCTGAAGAAAAAGAAGAATTAGAAAAACAAAGAGAAAGATTGTTATTATATTGTTCTGCTAAAGGATATATAGTAAGTCAAGTGGTCGAGGAAAATATAGGGATAGATACTGAAGAAACTCCTAAATTAGAAGAGTTATTATTATCTTCGGCCATTGATATTATAGTAACTGAAGGAAAAGACCGAATAAGTTTAAATTCTTTCGGTCTAATATCTAAGTTACTTGATTCTGCCGGCCGAAAAATAGAAATAACAAATCTTTCTTCAGGACTTACAGCAAAAGAAAAAACCGAACTAATAAAGAAATTTAAACTATGAAAGAAGAGTTAATAAGAGGTATAATATATCTTAGAACTAGTTCCTCTGGAAAAGTTTATGTGGGACAAACTATTGATGAAGAAAGAAGACAGAAAGATTGGACGAATTTAAATAGAGATTATTCCGGTGGATTGATAAATAACGCCAGAAATAAATACGGACCAGAAAATTTTCAATATGAGATATTATTTGAAATAGAATTAACAGATAAGAATGAGGTTATCAAAATTATTGATGAAAAAGAAATATATTTTATAGAAAAGTATGATAGTACAAATCCCGACTATGGATACAATATCTCTTTGGGTGGAAAAGGCGGTTATATTGCCAATAAAGATTATATTAAAAATAATTATTATGCATACAAAGATATAGAGATAGTACAACTTTCAGTTGGAGGAAATTATATTAATACTTGGAAAGATGTTTATGAAGCATCTACATCTTTGGGTAAACATTCTATAAATATTATAAATTGTTGTAATAGTAGAGTTATGACAGCTTATAATTATGTATGGATGTTTAAATCAGATTATGAATTAATGTCATCTAACTTTAATAAGTTTAAAAGAAATATTTATGGAGTTGTTCAGTTAGATTTAGATGGAAATTTCATAAAAGAATTTTCTACTTCTATGGAGGCGGAAAAAGAAACAGGTATTTTATGTGGGTCTATTACTGCTATATGTAGAAATTTTCCAGGTCATCGAACAGCGGGAGGCTATAGATGGGTATTTAAAACTGATTATGAATCTGGGAACTATGATAAAAATTTAGAATATAAAAATATTTCTAGAAAAGTAGTTCAATTTAATATATCTGGTGATGTTATAAAGATATGGAATAGTATTAAAGAAGCCGCAGAATATTATAAAACAGATGATGAGTCTATAAGAAAAGCTGCTGATTTATTAAACCCCACAAAAACTTCTAATGGGTTTAGATGGATGTATGAAGAAGATTTCAACATATTATCAACAAATAAACTTCCTTCTATCAAAAAAGAGAGAAAAATATATTCTTCTATAGTACAATTAAATATAGATGGAAATTTTATAAAGGAATGGGAAACTGCAACAATAGCAGGAGAATCTCTTAAAATAGACAGGCACAGAATTTCTAATGCATGTAAAAATAATGTAGATAATAATTATTATGGAGGATTTAAGTGGATGTATAAAAATAATTATGAATCTACAAAAATTACAAAATTATCAAATAAACCTGAAAATAGATGTAGTACTCCAATTGTTAAGCTAGATTTGAACAATAATTATATTTGTGAATTTAAATCAATAAAGGACGCGGGATTAAGTAAAGTATTTTCTTATAGTCATAATCTAGGAAAGAAGATAATAATTTATAAAGGTTATAAATGGATAAGAAAAGTAGATTATCAGGAAATAATTAAAAATAACCAACCATTAGACTTGTAAACCTTATAGATGGGGAGGTATTATTGTGTTATCTTCCCACTATTTATATTAAAAATGTAATTAATATTGAAATTTTTAAAAACTAAATTTATTTATGGAAAATAATAGCAATGAAATTAGAGTTTTAGGATTTCCAGAAGCAATTCGTACTAGGCCAGGTATGTATTTAGGAGATGTATCTGATACTACTCAACTCTTAGTAGAAGTTATAGGGAATATTCAAGACGAAGTTTCTGCATGTAGTACTTGTAATAGCGCAGTTATTGATCAAAATTGGAATGGATATCAACTTTGTCAGGACTCAGGAAGGGGAATGCCAATTTTCATGTCTGTTGATAAACCTAATCAAACAGCAATGGAAGTAGCCCTTACAAACATTCATGCAGGCTCAAAATTTGGATCGACCTCTGATGTACGAGTAGGAATGAATGGTTGCGGTCTTAAGGCCTGTGTAGCTTGTTCTGAAAGATTTATTATGATGTCAAAAGTTACTCAAGATAATTATAATAAATCTTTGCCAATTGTAGAAGAAGTATGGAATTCTTATGGACCAAGATCTAAAAAAGATATATATTATGCTTTATTTTTTGAAAAAGGATATAAAGTATATGAAGGAGTAGATAAATTGGATAACTTAGAAAAATTAATATTTAGTTCTGAAAATCCTCAGTATGAACCATTACCAAGAGGATTTAATACAGTAGTATTATTTAGAGGTGATCCAGAAATTTTCGAGAATACTTCATCAAAATTACCATTAAGAAGTTTACAATATTTCTTATTAATTCAAGAAAAATTATATAAAAGAAAAATTGAATTAATAGTAAATAGAGAACGTTTAAATGGTACATTTAAACCATTCAAATTTGAAATATTTAAAACAATAATTCCAGTAGATACTAGTAAAAATAAATATGTAACTGTATATACTACTTTTGAAACAGATCCTGAACTTGGACAAAAACAAGAATTCGGCAGTGTAATGGGTCTTGATGCAGAAGGAATTCATATAAATTATATAGAAAAATGCTATGAAGATGCTTTAAAAAATGAATTTAAAATAAAACATAAATATCTCACAAATGGATTAAAATTATGTGTAATCATTATTTGTGAAGATGTTGTATTTAATTCTCAAAACAAGGAGAGATTAAAATCAATATCTAAAGTAAAACAGTCTGATTTTGGAGATATTACTAAAGAATTTCAAAAGATATTCAGAAATAATCCAGAATATTGGCAAGAACATGTAGCTAGGTTAAACTACTTAGCTGATTCAATGAAATCTCTTAGTGCATCCGAAAAAGCTCAAAAGATGATTGATGATGCTCAGGGTAGAAATATGTTTAAATCCAGGGTGGAGTTAATAGAAGGATTTAGTGATGCAACTAGTAAAGATAGATGGAGTTGTGAGTTGTACCTGGTGGAGGGAAATTCGGCTGGGGGATCATTGAAAAGTGGAAGACATAATACGTTGTATCACAGTATATTGCCTCTACGTGGAAAGATACTTAGCGTGGCGGATAAAACAATAGATCAAGCTTTGGATAATAAAGAAATTCATACTATATTTAAAGTAATTGGATTAGGTATGGATGTAAATAATGTAACTAGAGATGCAAAAACTCCAGAAGAAGCTTACGAATTAATAAAAAAATATAGTAGATTTGGAAAAATAATTTTGGCTGTCGATGCGGATAACCATAAGTGTCCGTTCAGAAAATAATATTCTGATAGAACTTTGTGAATTGCTGGAAAATAAAATAAGATAATCAGCAAAGTATCAATAATGATACTCTCAACGACTATGTACAGAGAAGGAAATACCTTAAGATATAGTCTATATTATTATAAATCATAATAATTATATGGCAGACGGTAGTCAAATTGCAAAACTTATACTATATTTGTTTGGAAAATTTGGAAGATTTTTAATTGATTTTGGAATGGTTTATCAAGTAATATCTCCTATTTTTGAACAAGGTGGGAAAAAATTTTATCCTGGGGATCCACTTCAACCTGGAACAACTTTTCCAGTGGGATTAGACCCTACTAAACCATTTTTTCGTTACAAAGGTCTCGGAGCTCTTTCTAAGGAACAGATCTATGATATCTTTTATAACCCAGCAACTAGAAAATTAATTCAGGTAACTCCAGATGGTTTTGATTATAGTATGAAATTAACTGAAGATCTTGATGAGAGAAAAAAATTATTGTTTGATGCTGGAATTATAAGTAACCCGTATGGATTCACAGACCTATAAATATCCAAATGTACCTGATATTTCTGTTACACTAATACTTGGAGAGCCTAGAAATATAGTATCTGCTCGTGAAGGTGTTTTATCAAAGAAATATCAAGGTCTATATAAGTTAATGAGTAAAGAAAAGAAGGAGTTCATTAATGTTTTCTTAAATGAAGGTGATATGATTATGATTTCCTATCCTGCAACATTTACTAGTGGGTTAGTAAAAATCACTAATCTAGAGAATAAAAGGTATATGAGATTTACATTATCAGAACTTCCTATCTTATATTATTATTTTGGAGAATTTAAAATAATTAGCAATGAATTTACAGGTTTATAATATAGATATTAAGGAAGTAAGAGAAGCATTACCTACACTTAAATATACAATTCAAGTAGTAGAAGTAAAAGATATTTCTGATTATTATCTCAAAGAAACATTAAGAAAATTTATAACTAATATAGAAAATGGAGATATAATTTTATTAGAATATCCTCCAATAACAAAGAGGAAATATACTGGCGGGATATATACATTTTCTATAAAAGTAACAAATCTTAGAACTGAGAAATATATAAATATCCCAGCAACTAGAATAGAAGATGATTTCTGGGATTGCTTAAAAGAGATTAAAGTAATTGAATAATATGGCTAGAAAAAAGAAAGAATTAGATTTACCACAGATCACACAAGAAGAATTAATTCAACAAAAAGCTATCGGAGAAATTGCTAGAGATGCCTTCTTAGACTTCGGTAATTATATTAATAATCAAAGACATACAGTTTTCTTACAAGACGGATGTAAACCAAGTTATAGAAGGTTGATTTTTGCAGCTCTCCAATTTCCAAAGGGAAAAATGATTCCTAGTACTACAGTAATATCAAGTGTAGCAAATTATCATCCTCACAGTCTTTCTGGAATTGAAGAACTTAATGCGAATTTGGTACATACTGGAGTCTTTAGTGGTCATGGATCTTGGGGTTACACGGAAATTTCTGGTATTTACAATCAGCATGCGGCGCCTAGGTATACAAAGCAAATGGTTTCAGATGTATATAATAGAGTACTTGGAGAATTATGGAAAGAGGTTCCTATGGTAGAATCACCTGTTGGACCAATGGAAATAGCATATCTTCCGTTACCTCTCCCGTTATGTTTATTTATGAAGACTTCTGTAACAGGTTTATGTATAGGTGTAAAAAATGATTATCCGAATTTTAGTCCAAAATCATTATATCAAGCTTATATAAACAATAATCCTGAACTTCTTGAACCAAATGCAAATTTAATAATCGATAAAGAAAATTCGGAACTTGAGAGACTTTGGAAGACAGGAAAAGGACGAGTTGTATATTCTTATAAGCTTACCAGAACTGTAGATGACTTTGGTAATCCAGGAATATTATTCGAAGGAGATACTTTCTTATTTACTCCTAATTTCAAAAAATTTAAAAAATTAGCAGAAGAGGGGAAAGTATATATGGAAGATCTTACTGACATTAATGGACCTAAGATGATTATTTCAAAGGTTCCAGGAGCAAGAGGAATTACTATAGAAGAAATTGAAGATCTTGCAAGGAAATGTTGTTATAGTGCTACAAATTACACGACTAATGTAACAACAGGATCTACTATGTTTAGAATTGGATTATATGATTGGTTAGATTATACATATAAAAACTATATAGATTTAGTAGTAAAGGTTAATCAGAAGAAGATAGATAAGACGCAGTTTGATATAGCTGTTCTTGAGGCTCTTCCAGTTATTTCGGATTACATTCTAAATAAAAATCCGAAGGCGAGTGATGAAGAGATAATGAGAGTTTTTGGAATGCCTCAAGAGATAGTTAGTTCTGTTATGTCGAAGCCTATCAGTTACTTAAGAAAAAATAAAGATACTTCGGATCGTATAAAAGAGCTCAAGTCTAGATTAAAAGAGCTCAAGAAATTCGATCCGGTTAAGTATACAGAAGAAATTATTAATCAACTTTAAAATGTTAAGAATATGAACAGATATTTAGTATCAGACCTATATGAAGATAGTTCTATGGCGATTGATTGGACTATGATACCTGAGGATTTTTTATCGGAGGTTTCAAAAGATCTATACAATGTTTCTTCTGTTACTCCTATGGGTGATGTAGTAGAAAGAACTGTAGTATTTATAAAGCCTGTAGATGAATTTCCGGAGGATGTTGTTATTACGGAATTTTGTAATATCATTCTTGGGAGAGAGCAGGAGATATTTGATGATGACGAGGAGGTATAACTATGAACTATGTGTATTATGGGAACGGATTAGATGCATTTGTTGAGTCTATTTACTTACAGGAGGAGATTGATCCTTCTGTGAGTAGTTTAATACATGTAAATCCAGTAAATCCTACATATATTACTGGAAAGATAGTAATTTTGAATACGGCCGATTATTCTATGGACAAGATAAAGACTTTGGTGAGGAATAAGTGTAAGATTATTTCCAGAGTTTATTATGATGCTCAGGATGTAGAGATTTGTCCATATATTCTCCGGCCGTGTTTTGATATATCTTGGAATGGTAGAGAAGGTAAGGTAAATAATCTTGAGAAATTTTTAAAGAATGAGGATAATGACTTAGAATGGAGTATGATTTTTCCTGATTATAAGTTATATTTTCCGAAAGTGATATATCCAGAGAAAAAGTATACTGTAGATTCTTATGGTAACCTAACTTTTCTTGGATGGATTTCTCAACAGACCGGAGTGAATTTAATAGAAAGCACTCCATTTCAAGACTTAGACCTTATAAAAACAAAAAAGATAGATTTCATAAATTAAAAAAAAAGAAATAAGAAGGAGTACTTAATTGTCTCCTTCTATTTTTATTTATCTTTTTCGGTTTACACTAATGAATTTTCTATCTCCTATAATAGTTCCTTTCAATATCTTACACAGTTTACGTTTATTCTGTCCTGGTATATCTCCGGTTTCTATTAAAATATTCTCTGGAAAGTAAGTAACAACTAATCTACCGAAATCCCTGGTAATTACTACTTCAAAAAATTCATTATCACGATCACCGTTACTACTACGTCCTATAATTTCAATTGACTTAGGAAAGCAGAATTGATATTTCTTAGGTACTAATCCTCTTTCCCGAGTATATTCAACTGTTTTAGATCCAAATTCATTAGAATGTAGGTTAATAGTATTAACATCAACATAGGATCCCTCCAAGTCATCTAAATGACACATTGATATTAAATCATAACTTACACGATAAACAACTCTTCACGATTCTTAATCTTTTTCATAATCTTTTCTTTTTATAAATTATTCATATATAAGGTTTTAGGGTGAAATCCTTAATATTGAAAAAAACACAATAAAAGAAAAGATGAAAAATAATAACAAATTTAAAGAAATTTTTGAAACAGAAATTCTAAAAAGTCTAGGAGAAGGAAAGATCGAGGGCAAATCTATTAAAAAATTACCTGCACTATTTAAGAAAGATCGGAAATTTATTAAGTATAGTAAGGATGAACTCGATTATATCTTGAGGTTAAATGATCTTGGGGTATCTTATAGTGTAATTGCGAAATCTATCCTTCGAACTGAGCAAGCAGTAAGAACACAGGGTAAAAAACTTAGACTTGAGAAGGGAACTTATAACAGAAAACATATAGAAGAGAAATACAGAAATAATATTGAATTCCTATGTCACTTGTTTCTAGAAAATAAAGATGTGAGTTCAATATTAGATGCATTTTCTGGGAAGAAACCATTTTGGACTAGTTATGAAAAATCACTAGGGATGGAAGTTATTACCAACGATATCAATAAAGAATTTGCAGCTACATATCACATAAATGCAAAGGAACTAATAAAGAAACTCAGAGAATCAGGAAAGAGTTTTGATATTGTAGATTTAGATCCGTTTAGTTCTCCAGTAGGTTGTTTTGAAGATGCTATTAATATCTGTAAGCGAGGATTAATAATGACTTTTGGAGATAAGAGAGGAATAATGAGTAATAAAAATCTTGCGAAAGAAAGATATAGGTGTAAGAGATATGATGAGAGACTGATCATTAACTATTTCAAAAGAGAGGCTAAGAAGTTTGGGGTAGCTCTTAAACTTTATAAGCTATTGAAATGGGGAATGACTTGGAGAGTATACTTTACAGTCTCCTCAATTCCTTATAAGTGTAATGTTTAATTTATAAATTAATAACAGTTATGAAAGTAAAGTTTATTTCAACAAAATTTCATGTGAACGAAGAAAAGCGAACAGTAACTTGTGAGATGGTTGCTAAGTTGAGTGACGAAATTACAGGTCAGGATAATATTCGTTTTACTTATGAAGGAGCGAATAGAATATGCAGACCGTTCAAAGCAATTACCGTTGCTTATTGTCATAAAGACGATAAGTTCAATGAAACAATCGGTAAGAGAATTGCAGAATCTAGAGCTAAACGTTTGATTTATTCTGAAGGAAAAGAACGTGCAAAACAAATTAAAAGAGCTTTAGAGGCTTGCTTATCTGAAGTTGTAATGCTTGAAAATAATATGACTTCTTATAAGGAGAAAGAAATTAAACACACTCAGAAATTGATGTCTGAAGTGAAATAAAAAAAATAATTAAGAGAGGAAATTAATCCTCTCTTTTTTTATTCTTCGTCTAAGATTGTCTGTAATATCGCTTTTGTAATAACTTCTTCTGATATTGTTTTTATTTTTCTCATATAGTACTTAGAACCTACTCCCAGATATATTATTGTGTATTCTATATAATTATCTTGTAATTTTTGTAGTTCGAAAAGTACACCAGATGAATAAATTAATCTGATGTGATCTTTTTCAGATATTATTACATGTACTGGATCTCCGAAAACCTCACTACACTCTACAACTACTTTTTTCAGATTCATAAGTCTTCTGATACTATAAAACGATAGATAAAATCTTCAAGTTCAGAAAAAGGTATCTTACTAACAAACACTTCGATAGGGACGGAAGTTTGTTTATCCGGCTTTATTATATACATCCCTACATCTAAAGCCTCTGGACCAATCTCATCTGAATGTATTAAGAATATAACTCTATTATTTACATAGAGATAGTGAGATTTAGTTATAGTACTATAATATTGAAAGGAACCTTTCCCTAGTTCTTCCTGAATACTTTTAAATATTTTATCTACTTTCTGATTCATCTCTTAATATCTAAAATCACGATAAGATTTATAAAAGTAATAATACCCTGGACCCCCATTTAAAGTTGGTCTTGGCTCTACTTTAAAGACTAAGAAATCTGGCTGTAATGGAGGTAATTGAATAGTATCTCTCCATCTGAATTTTATACGTTTAGGATCTCTCTGACTATCAAGACCAACACCGATACCTTCAATATAACACATCCCATTATCAAGAATCTTTAACATCATAGGTGCTTCATCTCCGATTGCACCAGATTCTACGTAGGGATCATAAATAAATATATCTCCTTGTTTGAGGTTTTGATATTCCATGAGACTTAGGTGATCATTTCCTATCCCCGGAAAACCCAATTTCATATCCATCATCCTAGCTTTCATCTTAATTACTTGTTCTGGCCAGGTTTTAGAATAACCTCTCTTTCTTGCAAATTTAATCAAAATATCATCATTTACCATTTTGTACAAGATTTAATAAATATTTATCAATATCAGTAATTAACTCACAGGTACTTACATTTTGATATAGACTGTTCGAATTTATTATCCCACAATCTATTAAGTACTTTATATAAAATTCTAGATCACTCAAACTTCTGAAGGATATATCTTTATAGTAAGGGCACTTTTCATAGGTGTAATTTATCATAATCCTAGGCAACCTAGTTAATTCATATGATATCGAATCCTTTGAAGTCTTAGATATTAAACAATTCCCACCTATATTAAAATAACCACCACAATCCAAAATTGTCTCTCCAGGAACACACCTGATTTCTGAAAAATTTCTTATAATCTCTCTTGACTCTTCTGCTACTAATACATTACAGTAGTTCTCCACTTTTTTCTTTTTGAAGAACAGAAATTTCCTCTCAATAGATTCCTTTCTATACGTGAAGTAAAATTTATGATCTTGTAATACTAATGGAGTTGGATTAATATATATCTCAGTACAGGTATTATAACCTTTCTCTGTTATGGTAGTATCTTGTATTGATATATTTCTTAAGTGTATCATAATTTAATATTTTTTACTAATTCGCTTAAAGTATTGTTATAAAATAGATCTCTATCGGTAAGTAATCCATTTTTATAAAGTATATCAAGAAATTCATCTAAGTCTTTACCAGATTTAAATGTATAACTTTTCCTAGTGAGATTTCCAAAAGAATCTCTCTTATAAGTAATCGTAATAAATGGAAGTCTGTACACTTTATGAGAACCATCTGGATACATATCTTCTCCAATCATTCCATCATTAATATTACAAGTTATGGAATTGGGCAATCTTATGAGCTCTCCTGGTTTAAAATTTCTTTTGTAGGATCTATTATCACATCCTTCTGTATCTTTTAAGTAGTTCTCTTTGGTAATCTTAAAAGGCCAGAACCCCAATACATACTTTGGATAATATCTAAATCGTTCTTCTAGAATCATATTCTTTTCGATTACTACTGAAGTTATTGATTCTTTACTGAAATTTAATTTTTCTAGTGTTATCATAAGAATAGTAATAATTTATCTGGTTTATCCCAATATGTCTCTATCGCCATTTTAAGATATTCATAAGCATTTGTCTTAGGAATATCTGGATTATAATGAAGGATAAAGTCTCGGATTTTCATTCTATACATCCTAAACTTTTTCAACATAAAATCGTTATCACCGGCTGGACATTCTGGATTTTGATAAGCTTGTTCTTTATAAGATTGAATTATATTGTATAATCTATCTCCAAGCTCAATACTATAACCAGCCGAATATGGTCCGTTATTATGATTCTCTTCAATCAATTTTCCGGCTTCCCATGCTTCTTTCTTATGTTCAACTTCTTTTCTGACGTTCCTTAGGTATCTTTGGTGACGTCTTTCTTTTTTTCTTTTACTACTAGTCATACTGTTCTTTTATATATGAATAATTTATTACTGTCTACTACAAATTTCCAGTCTCTCCTAAATATTACTTTAAGGAAATCGAGGTAATCAGAAAAACCAATCTTAAGCTGAAACAACATTCCTTTTAAGAATATTTCTTCAACTGAAGTTATCCTTATAGTTCCAACATAACCTTGTAAGTCTTCATGAGGGTCTCTTAGTACAGGATTAACTGAACAAACAATATTACTAACCCTATAATCATCTATCATAGTTTTAATATATTCCTGTGTAAATTTAACATATTCTTTATACTTTTTTAACCCCAAAGTTCTCTTAAGATCATAGACTGCATATAAAACTTCATAATCTATACTTTTACATAATTCTTCCCCATACTGATAAAAAATATCTATAAAATCAGAATAAGGTGAATCGTCAATGAGTTCTATAACCTCAGTTTTTTCTGGGTAATTAACAAAAGCTTCAAATTTAGTCTGAATACACCAACCCTCGTTGTTTAAAATTGAAAGCAGAGTTTTGAGTTGTTCAATTTTATTCATCAAAAACTTGTTCTTCTGATATAGGAAGTACTGGTAGTTTACTAATTTCTTCAGGAGACATTAGAATCTCAGCTACTTTCATAATAATTTCCTCACATTCCTCTGATTTAACTTTTGGAGGAATTGTTCTTACTATCCTTCCAAACAACTCTTTTATGTCTCTGTACTTTTCAACATCAGGAAGACTAAGTGATAATTCTCTTGTATCTTGTCTTAGTCCTCGAACTGCATGAATATACTGACATCTAGGACGATTATCAATTCTTCGATAATAGATAATGTTTCTAGCTCTTGCCAAAATACACTCTATTCTAAAATCTATTTCCTGTTCGTTCATAATTTTTATATGTTTTTAATTACATTATTAAGGGACTCGAATCTTTTTGGGTTACTATTTATAAACCTCCTATATAACACGTCCTTCTCTATATACCCATTCTCTATTTTATCTTTGATATCAGTTAATAAAGAAGTGTATGAGGTCTCAAGATGATAACTGAAGATTTTATTAGGCTTTATGGTATCAAGAAACCAGATTCTAGTGTAATCTTGAGAATGATCTTTTCCGATAAGGTTTCCTAAAACATTGATCATTTTTGTTTTATATAGTTTTTCGATAACGATAGAAGGAAGTATTTCAATTTTCTGATCAGTTTCCCACACGTACTCCATGATTTCAAGAGATCTTAATTCTGCTATAGTAGGAAATAAAATATCTGTGTAGTTATTCCAATCCACCCAAGGAATTAATATCTCTAAGTTTACTCCGTATCTAGGGGGTTTTGAAGGATTGATCTTTAGGCATTTATTATATAACTCTAAACCTTTTTTCGGATCACTTGAACATACCGAAATATAACTAGTTAGGTATTTCATCTTATTATATTAATATATATTATTTCATCTTCTTTAATATCTCTAAGTGGTTTTTTAAGATCTCCTTCTATGAAACATCCTCCAAACGTTGCATAGAATAAATCACCTATCCAGATCTTTGTTCTTTCTATCCTCTTACCCTTCCAGAATTCCTTAATAACCGGGATAATATGCTTGACTTTTATAGGTCGAAGATAATCTCCACACATAACATTATCTATTCTTTTCCGCATACCATCATTAAAATCCGAATTAAAAGTAAACCCAAAAGGCATAATAAACTCAAGATCTTTTTTAAGTATTAGCATCTCTCGTGTATCTATGTATCTATAAAGACGATCTGCCATTAAAAAATTTATACTCTCAGGTTCGATAAAGTAATCATATAACTCTCGAAATTCTGGATAAAAATAATCAATCTCCTCTATTAGATCTTGACTGATCTCATTATTCATCTTTCTAAGACTATATTGTAAGAACTTAAAATTAATACTTACTTCAGAACACATCAACTCACGAAAATCAATCTTTTTCATTGTAACTAATAATTAACCTTCTTGCATCACTTCCAGCAAATCTTATATTATATTTTCCTTCAGTAAGAAGTACGATATCTCGAATTACTGCTATCTCATTTCTTGGTAGAGGGAATTCTAAATGTGCCTCAGATGAAGAATCAAAATATCCTCCTCCAGTGTTATAATAAAAACCACAAGGTAAACATTTATGATAAAGATTTTTAATTTCCCCCAGAGGTATTGATGAGGTTATACTCTCTTCTCCACTCTTAAAAGGCGATACTATTCCAGAATCTATGAGTTGTTTCCTGAAAGACACTTTAAAATCATTCCTAAATATTCTGTATTTTTTCTCTGGAGTATTATATACGTCAAGTGATAGAAAGAATAAGTGAATTTTCTTAAGACGTTCCAAGTTAAAAGATATACCAGGACATCTTTGAAGAACTTTGGGAATCTGGAAAAAATCTCTGAGAACAATAAATTCTGGATAAAATTCCTGAACTGAATCTTCTAAGACAGCATTAGTTTTATCCCAGTTAAAAATAATATTCCCTGGGTCAAGATCTCGATAGAATTCACAATATTTTCTAAATTTTACTTGATCTGATACATCTTCTGTAAAAATTTCCAATATATTCATAAACTCTTTCTTGAAAAATAAAGAGTTGCTGGATTTTCATCTCAACAACTCCCTAAGATTTTTATTATTTCTTTTTAATAATCTCGTCGATAATTCCGAAATCTAATGCGTCTTGTGCAGTCATCCAACTATCTCTGTCACAAAGTTTTTCAACCTCTTCATAAGTTCTTCCTGTCTGCTCTACTATAGTTTCGTAAAGATCTTTTTTCAATCTCAAAATTTCTTTACACTCGATTTCTATCATACTAGCCTGGCCATGAGTTCCTCCCAAAGGCTGATGACACATTACAGTTGCTCTTCTAAGTGCTGAACGTTTACCTTTAGTCCCACACATAAGAATCATAGCACCAAATGAAGCCGCTAATCCAGTACAAATAGTTCTAATGTCTGACATAACAAAATCCATACAGTCCAAGATGGAATTTCCACTATATACTTCTCCACCGGGACTATTAACATACATTGTAATATCATTAGTCTCTATAGAATCAAGATATAGTAACTGAGAAACTACTATATTTGCACTATCCGAGTTTACATCTGTCCCAAAAAAGATTTGACGCTTACTCATTAATTTCGAAAAAATATCTAATTGAGACATATTTCTCTCAGATTCTTCTAAGATATAAGGATTAATATAACCTCCTCTAGCTTCAGACATCTTATGTAGTTTATCATCGAAGCTAGTCATTTTAAAACGATTCTGAGACTTATAAAAATTTCTAAAATCTTTAATTGTTTTATTTCCCATAATTTTTATAATTTATGTTTTTATTCAATTATAAGATTTTGAAGTCAATGAAATTACAAAAATAAATCTTTCCGATCTTCACAGACCAGAAAGATATCCTATGATAATTTAAACAAGTTTAATATGTAGCATCTATTTATCTCAAACTAATGCTACTCTCTTATAAAAAAGTAAAAAGTATAACAATGATTTCTTTTTTTTTCATATATAAGGATTTGAAAGGAAGAAAAAAGAGAAAAAGACTATTACAGCCTCCTTCTCATTCTTCTTATTATGGGGATCTAGACTTCTTTTTCATAATTAATAACTTTGTTTATAACTCTCATTTTACCCATATTTATTAAATCAATTATAAGGCTTTGAATACCTTATATATGTTATGAAAAAGTTTTGGGAATTTATAAAATCAATATTAAAAATTGAAAAAGGAAGTGTAGTAACTATATTACCTTTCTGTGATCATGGAGATTTCGATAAATTTATAACGTATTCTATTGGTACAAAAGTTGCAGTAGATGTACCGAAAGATGATATAGATATATTTGGTGGTCATGGTAAGTTTATTGGCATTATAGTAGGTTCTTATTTAGGTACAGATAGAAGAGTACATTACTTGATATATGCAAATTGGTTAGCAAAAGGTGGTAGTGGACAGATAATTGAAAAACTCTATGACTTATCTACTAAAGATTACACTATATCTGGTGTAAAACAAGGAGAAAAGAAATCTCAAGACAAAATACATTCTATATTAGATATGTACGGAGATATTAAAAATTTTTGTAATAATGCCTGTATCCTTGATTGTGGTACAGAATGTCCTTTTTATAAATATGAAACAAATAAAAGTAGGAAAGAACATTTATCCTGATGTAGATTTGAAGGATGTGAGTAAATTTCTAGGTCCATATGGAATAAAGATGAATTTCTTATTTGATGATGGAGTAGAATTTATAATGAATGATGATATAACTACGAAAAATTTTCCAGGGGATCTAAGTTTTTATAAGAATGAAGAAACAAATCCTTTTCTTATATTCGCTATCTCCTTCGGAAATCTTATATTTTTTGATGGATTATTAACAGAAAAAGAATTATTTTTAATACCTATTTATGATTAGCAAATGGTTTGAAGTTAGTGTTGATTTATTTAGTATTATATTCAACACATATTGGAAAAAGAAAGAGTCTTGGGTTTACAATAATGTTATAGAAATTCAAAATCCAAACTCTATATCAGATAATAAGAGTGAGGAAAGATTATACATAGGATACAAGATAGATATAAATGACTATGAGGATGTTTTTAGTAACTATCTTAAAATCCAAACAATGAAAAAATTTGAACAGATTGGATATAGTTTTAAAGATACCTATATGTCAATGTGTATGCTGACTGAAATAGGACCTGATATCATTCCTATTCAGAAAGTAGACCAACATTATCAAATAATCCTATCAACTTGTTTTGGGACTGAGCCTTACGAACAGCTAGAGAAGTTTTTAAGTAGACCATTAACTTCTTGGTATGTAAAGAGAGATGGGAAATGTATAATTGGAAGTAAGTCTAATAATGATAAATTTCCGGTAAAGGATAGATTTATTAGATTTCGACTGATTAATTTTGATTACTGGAAGAGAATGATTTCCGACTATAGAAAAGACAATAATACAGCTTTCTTACAAATTAGTGAAGATCTTCCAAAGAGATTTTTAAGGTTATGTTAACATTTCTATATTGGTACTTATTTATAGCTGTACTTCTTTGGGTAATCATTTATTTTAAGTTAGAAGGAATCAGGAAAGAACAGTCTCTTTGTCCTGAGGGATTAGATTCAATTCAGAGATTATTCTTTTCGTTACTTCCCCTTCTTCCGTTAATTGCACTATTTGTTTTTATTAGCTGCATCACTGAAGATAAAGATGGAGAGAAGTAGGGATCCGTTTATAATCTTTTCAAAGCCTTATACATGGAAAACATAAAAAAAAAGAAAAGATTATGACAGTAAAACAAATTTTTGAAAAGTACTTAAGGGCAGTAAATGAGCCTTTAGAAGAAGTAAACAAAAAAGTAGTGGCTAGAACAAAAGATCAGAAAATTAGATTAGAACAAATGAATCAGCCACTAGATTTCAGTCAATTTCCAAATGTAGGTTCTTCGACATTAAAGAAGAATGGAATAATGAGAGTAAAAGATTTAGTTTCAATGGAGATGCGTGAAGTTCTTTTACTTAGAAATATCGGAAAGAAATCTTTTACCAGCATGAATAAATATGTAACAGAAGTCCTAAACCTTCAGTGGGGAATGGATACTGATGAATATATCTTGACTGGTAATAAAGTAGAAAAAGAAAGAGAGGGTTAAATTCCCTCTCTTCTTTATTTTTGTCCTATATTAATTAAAATTAATTGTCGGATATCTATTCTTATCGTAAGCAACTACATAATTACCATCTGAAGCAGAATCTATACAAACATATACTACTTGATTTTCATCTTTCGTGCCACATACAGAAGCTACATCTTCAGGCATAACTTTCTTACCTTGATATACTAGGTTATTAAAGTTAATGGTAATCTTTTCAGGAGCAAACAAGTTATTAGCTAATGCTTCTTCGTCAGACTTACTTGTATAGTCTTCAAGTATTAAGAAACCTTGCCATGGAGCTCTAGTATCCCACTGATCAACAGTACAGTTATTAATATTAACTACTACACCCTTTGCATTCATCTTATTGCTAATACGAAGTGCATTACTGATCTTTTCGAAATAACAGTTATTCAATGTAATAATAGCATTGTCTTGAGTACCGAATACTAAGATAGCATTATTACTGAATTCACCTTGGAATTTACAATTATCGAACAAGATATTTTTCGGAAGTACAGAATTGCTTGCTAGACCAATCTCAATACCGTTATAAACTTCAGATGCATCAAATACCATATCTTTGAATACGATAAATTCAGCATTATTTACGCTTATTACAGTATTTCCATTAGCTTTCGGGAATGAACCTGAAATATTTAGATCTTTGGCTTCTACATCACCAGCATTCAATTTAAGTCTAGCATTATCACTTACTTTAATTGATTTTAATGAGATAGACTTACCAACGATTTCAGCATTTTCATTAATAGATCCTGATACGATATAATCCTTAGAAGAATCTTTCAATTCACCAGCAGAACCGTCAACACTTACAACTTCAGTATTTGTTTTAGTAAGAACATCAACTTTACTTTGAAGAATTTGAACTGTTGCATTCAAAGCTTCAAGAGTATTGCTAAGACCAGCTACATCAGATACATATGCAATTTTATGAGCTTCTTCTCCTAATTGACCAGCTTCTTGTACAGTAGGACGTACATCTTTAGGGGTATTCATATTAATCGGAGAAACAGGAGTACCAAGATCTACTATTCCCCAACGATTAAGTTGAACAAGATTATTTCCTCCGCCCAATAACATATCACCCTTAGCTAACTCAACAGCTTTACGATTAGGTAATTGTTCAGAAGGAATATCTTTATATTTTACCTGTCCTTCAATCTCCTCTTTTGTTGCATATGGGGTTAAATCTACGGGAGGAATAGCAGCAATTTGCTCTTCTACAAATTTTTCAGTAGCCAAACCTTCTAGACTTTGATGTTCTGTAATAAACTTAGCATCAGCTTCTTCCTTAGTATAAACATCTATAGAATTAGCTTTTTTAGCAAGTTCGGTAGTTACAGTTCCAGCGAAATCTGGATCATTACCAAGAGCATCTGCAAGTTCTTTAAGTGTGTCAAGAGCCTCAGGAGCAGCAGCAACTACTTCTTGAATTCTTGCATCAACCTGAGATTCATCCTGGAAGTTAGAATCATTTTCAAGTTCAGATACCTTAGTCGGGATAGTACCAATCTTACCTTCGAATTCTTCAATCTTAGTATTAGTAGCACTCATATAAGCCTCTAAGTCAGATTGAGATGCCTTAAGATTGATTTCATCCTGAAGTTCGTTAGCTCTAGTTTCAAGATCTTCAGAAAGTGCAATACCTTTTTCACCATTAAATACAGGACGAGGAGCAGCACCAACTAAATTAAGAGTCAATCCAGCAGAACCAACCTCTACTTTATCATCAGCACTTACTTTTGCCAGGTTAAATCCAGCAACACCTTCTGCATTAACACCACTCAAAGAATCACCATTAGCAAGTTCGATAGTCTTAGAACCATCTTCGAGAACTTTATAAGAAATCAATCCTTCTTTTGCAGCTTCAATATCTTCGGTAAGAGCAATTTCCTTAGTATCATTATAAGTAGGACGATCTGCAGAACCATTAAGATTCAATTCAACCCCAGGAGCACCAAAATCAGCTTTATCCCACTTAGACAACATTACTAGATTATGACCTTCTCCCTTAGTATCGATACCAGAAATATTGTCATAATTAGAAAGTTGAATTGTTTTACGACCTTCACCGAATTCTTGATACTTAACAACACCTTCAAGATCAGCAGAAATACCATCAACCTTTTCAGTAATAGCATCAACAGCAATCTTATCAGCCTTAGAATCAAGACCTTCGTTAACTGTAGCAAAACGATTATCAACACTTTCTGCATCAGCCTTAGTAGCTAATTGTTCAGTAATCGCATCAACTGCTATCTTATCCGCTTTTTGATCAAGTGCTGAATTTATATTTTCTACTGCACTATCAACATCTGCCTTATCAGCTTTAGTTTCAAGAGCAGCCTTAACTTCTTCTATCTGTGCCGAACTAGATTCAACATCACTCAGGTACGCAATCTTATGAGCTTCTTCACCAGACTGACCAGCTTCTTGAACAGTTGGACGTACATCTTTAGGAGTATTGATATTGAAAGGAACACTAGCAGAACCAAAATCAGCTACACCCCAACGATTGAGCTGAACAAGACTTGAACTTCCGCCTTCTACTTTCTCACCAAGAATAACATCACCATTCTTAAGAACAATGGCTTTACGTTCAGGGAGATTCTCATCAGCTATATCTACATACTTAACAGCCTTTTCTAGTTCAGGGCGAATTTCCTCTTCAATCTTCTTATCTACTACAGAAAGATTAGCAGATACTTCCTGGATATCTTTCTTAATGGCATCAATACCTTCTACTTTAATACCTGCTTCGGATACACTCAAGTAAACTTCACTGGCTGGATCTAATTTTACTGAGAAAGCATTACCAGCCAACTCAATACCACTGCCAGCTACATAAGTATCAACCAAAGAACTAAGATCAACTACCGAAGTCTGTTCACCTTCTGCAGTATTAAACACGAAAGTTAATGATTTATCGTCTGCAGAATATTCAACTGACTTAAGGAATTGATCGGCGGGAATATTAATAGTTCCAGCAATCTTATCACCTACCTGAAGTTCATAAGTCAAGTCATCCTTCTTAACCAATGCGATAGTCTCCATGCTACCTTGTACATCTTCCAAGAATGCAATTTCCTTAGAGTCATTATAAGTAGGATGTTCTGCTGAGCCATTAAGATTCAACTCGATCGCAGTACTTCCAAGATCAACCTTATTCCACTTAGAAACCATTGCAATATTTACAGAACCACCATCAGTAGTCTTTCCACAAATATTATCATGGTTGTTCAAGAAAATAGTTTTACGTCCAGGATTTTGTTCGGTAGCTGTATCCTCATATTTAACAGCCTTTTCTAATTCAGGACGTATCTCATTGTTAATCCCGCCATTGATAGTATTAAAACCATCAGCCATATTTTTATTGATATTGTTAACAGCCTCAACAAGATTACTGTTTACTGTTGCAATATCAGCTGCGTTCTTCTCAACCTTTCCTTCAAGTTCAGATAAATCACCGCTTTCTCCGTTAATCTTTTCAGCTAATTCATCAATAGAGGCCTGAAGAGCTTTATCACCTTCTTCACGATTAGTTACTTCAGCTGCAATACCACCATTAATTGTTTCAATAGCCTGAACAAGATTATTATTCAGAGTTTCAATGGATGAAGCTACATTTTCATTGATCTGATTCACCATTCCATCAACACGAGTAGCTTCTGACTCAACCTTTTCGGCTAAGTTATCAATATTTTCTTGAAGACCTGCATCGCCTTCAGAAATTTTATTCTCTAGTTCAGATACCTTAGCATCTACACTAGACATGTCGACAGATAGATCATATACTACGTTGTCGACAGAAATCTTAGAGATCTTTTCACTCATAGTTTCTTCTTTTATTAAACGTTAAATTAAAAAATTTTTCTTAATCATTTACAAGACCAAGAGTAGAATCTTGATAAGTTACAGTCTCATCATAGATATACAATTCATTTTCTGGTTTGAATTGAGCATGAAAAGAATTTGGTATGAACAACACTCCATCCTTAACATAGATCTTACCAGAATCTCCAGGAACGTTGTCATCATCCTTTTTATTACTATCACCCAGGTCATCGTCGAAATAAATCTGGTAAGGAATTGATGGAATAATACCTATTCCATACTCCCCCCATGAGTTATAATCGACTCCAAAATTTAAAGGGCAATTATAAAATTCATTCATAATTATAATTTTACTACATATATTAAATAAACACTACACCTTTTCTACTTTTAAGAGAGGGCTTTCCTATAAATAGTACTCACCCTCCGAACTAAAACTAAAAACATTATTCACATGAAACAAGAAAAGACAGAGAACGAATCTATACTTTTTCTTATATAAATTTTTCTCTGTCATGTATTAGAGTTTAAAGTTCTGAGAAGCGCAAAATCTTATATATGATATGAAAAAATTAATAGTAGAGAAATATAGAACAATAAAGAATTTTGTAAAAGTTGATATCTCGTTAGTTATAGGAGAGAAGTTGGTTTTACTAGATTCAACAAACAACTTACGTAATACCTCATACATAAAGAGATTTTCAAAAAGTCGAATCGTAGAAATAATAAAATCAACTCCCTTATGCATTATTGAGAGTCCTGAAATGAGATTTTATAGTGGTAGAAATAGTATTGTTCAAGAAATATATATCTCAGACAAAGATCTTATCGAAGTACTGGATACTAAACTTGATATGATCCATAAGGATAAGGAAGAAGGTTATATAACTACAGATAATATGTATGGAAAGAATTGTAAGACGATAAAAAATATATTAATAACAAATAATTAAAATTTTATGAATGCTTATTTTTTAATTACGATTTATTTTATAGTTGGAATTTTTATTAGTTTTATGTGTAGTCTCTTAGAAGCTACATTACTTAGTACTCCAGTGTCTTATATACAATCTAAAATAGACGCTGGGTCTAAGGTTGCTAAGAAATTTATGAAACTAAAAACAGAAAGAGTAGATGATGCTATTTCTGCAATCCTAATACTAAACACCGTATCACACACAGCTACGAGTGCCTTAATTGGATCAGAAGCATCAAAAGCTCTAGGACAAGAATGGTTTGGATTTATAACTGGACTCTTAACTTTCTGTATCTTAGTGTTCTCTGAGTTAATGCCAAAATCAATAGGTGCACATTACTGGAGAAACTTTATGGGATTGTCTGCTAGATCTTTAGGAATAATGATCACCTTATTATACCCTATAGTGTGGATGTCTAGATATATTATGGCTATCTTCTCACCTAAAACAGAAGAAGCAACCGTATCTAGAGAAGAAGTGTCTAGCATGGCAACAATCGGAGAAAGAGAGAAAGTGTTTACAGGAAGAGAAAGCAAAATTATTAAAAATCTACTAGGCCTGGATAACTTGAAAATAAAAGATATCATGACTCCGAGAACAGTTGTAAAGTCTTTCGATATCAATACAACACTAGAAGATTTTCCGGATGATTTTGAGTTTTCTAGAATACCTGTTTGGGATGGTGAAGAAGATAATATAATCGGAATAGCATACAAAACTGATATATACCAAGATTATGACGTTCACCAACCAGAATTAACGATTGGACATACTGATTACGATAAAGATATAATATTTATCCCAGGAACGTCTAGCGTAAACATACTATTCGAACAATTCCTAAAAACAAAACAACACTTGGCAATAGTAGTAGATGAATATGGTACTTTTATCGGTGTTGCTAGTTTTGAAGATGTAATTGAAAACCTACTTGGAATAGAAATAGTAGATGAAACAGATACAGTAGAAGACTTACAAAAATTAGCTCGAGAGAAATGGGAAGAGAGGAAGAGAAACATGAACAAATGATGGAAATAGAACTTTGTGAAACACCAAATGCTGTTCTCAATGAATTTTATTGTCTTTTATTTACGGAAGATTTTTTAATAGTACTTGGAACGATTGGAGGAAAACACTTAAAGAGATACACAAAAAGATGGGTAATCTCTAAAGTAAAAAATAGTGTGTTCCTTAGAGTTGAGAAAATAAATAGTGAAAATAAAAGCCTTCCTCCCCCAGTACAGAAATTTAAGATAACACGTGAAGAACTTTTTGATATCTTAGACTATAAAGACGAATTATACGAGAGGATAGAATATGATAAGTTTATTAAAGAATCATGGGAACTAATAAGAAAAATAAACAAAGAGACCCTTAAGAGGATAAGAGAAATACTACAAAAATAAAAAAATAAGAGAGGAAATTAATCCTCTCTTTTCTTTCTCGCTTCACCTGTCATTATAAAATTATCAATATCCATAGACCAACATAAACCGTGCAACTCAATCATATCATCTAATTCTCCGATTGATTTTTGTCCAAGATTTTTATAAACTCCAGTCCTAGGTTTTTCGATTGACACAAGATCTTTAATAGTCTTTACACCAATTGAACAAAGTACTCCATAAACTCTTACGGTGAAATCTTCGCGAAGTATAGGGGTTTCTAATAATTTAACCCTATCCTTCCCCACTTCATTTTCTATATCATCACTTCTTCCTTCGATGATGGCTTTTAATCTCTTTATCTCAAGATCTTTTTGGCAACATTCTAATGACTTATTCTTTAATTTATCTAATGTTACTATCCCATCTTCCCTGAGACTACGAATAGTTTTCCATAATAATTTAAAATCTTTCTTTGATGGTGAATAAGTCATCTTCAAGTATTCAGGATCGGATGACTTACTTATCGACTCAATCATATCAAAAAATTTTATAGAAGTCTCATATGAACTTACTATACGATCTCCAGCCGAAGCACCATTATATTCCTTCATGCCTAGAACTACTGCAGTCACCACAGTCTCTGCAAAAAATCTTACTCTACGTTTTGTCTTGGTTATGAATTTAATCTTATCGTAAAGCTCTTCCTCTTCTTTTCTTAATCGTTCCTTGAGTTCTCGTATATTAACAACTTTCTCCATCGTATTACCTCTCAATAACTCATCCAACGATTTTCTCTCAACATACATCGACTTACCTATAATTCTGACAGTTATTAATCCTGCATTACTCCAATTAGATATAGTCTGTGTACTTACTCCTGCTATTTCCGCAGCTTTCTTTTTTGTAATAAATTTTTCCATAATCTTTTCTTTTTTTTATTTTTCTTCATATATAAGGCTTTGAGTGGAGAAATAAAAAAAAGAGGAACTAAGTCCTCTCTTTTACTTTTCCTCCTAGGCCTTTCATCAAATCATGACCTATTTTTTCAGTCAATAATAACAAGGAAACGGTAAGTAAACCTGAGCCACATAATGTAGCCATAAGCGAACGTCTAAGTTCAGGAGACATCTTCGAATGAGTTATTAAGTTGTTTCTCTCACAATACTTAATTATCGATTTCCGAAGCTCCTTTATTGCTTTGCTCTTATGTTTCAAGTTATCTATCCTTTTAATTAACCTCACAAAATCCTTGCCTACCTCATAGACTGATATCATGCCCTTTGCTGTTCTGACATATTGGCGTCTGTTAAATTCAGGCTTTGATCTTCTTACTCTTTCAAGTCTGTTCTTTAACCTCTGAAATTCTCTTCTGATCTCTTCTCTATTTGTATTCTTCATAACTTTAAAAAATTAAAACTCCTCAAGCTTTTATTATATCTAGCTTAAGGAGTATATTATTAAACATTTATTATCTTCTCATATATAAGGCTTTTACGCTCAATGAAGAATCAAATCCTTATAGGTGATAAAAATAAAATCCCAGGTCGTAAGGAGACCTAGGATGAATTTTATTATTCTAAAAGACTATTTTTATCTAGTCGAATAATGCGAATTACCTTCAACATAATTTTGATGAAAGCCGCAATAATTAGGGAAATTACCAAAATTCTCCCTAAAGTCATGAATATTGCGATAAACATGACTGATACATAAAACTCTGCTGTGTACATTTTTTTTTGAGTTTTAATTGTTAAAAATATAAAAGATAGATTACTATTATATCCATTTCTTTCAATACTTTAGGATTCTATAGTCTCAAATCTATCTTCAGATGTACTTGTACATCAATAAGAGCTTTCAAGGATTTGTAAAAGGGTCTGAAGATTAGAGGAGTTAATGGGAAACCAACTCCTCTTTTTCTCTTCTTCCTGTAACATTTTTTCGAGGACTAAGGATACCAGAATTCTTATCCCCTCCGCTACGCTTCGGGGCCTTCAAGAAACTGAATAAACTATATAGAAGGTTAATAGGAAAATATAAATAAGAATATAATAGAATATTTAATTAGAACTGAATGAAATAATATTAAATCCTAAAGTGGTTCTTAAAAAGTACGAACGAAGTGAGAGTCCCCGGAGCCCTTACAGGCTCCGAGTGGACGGTACTCTTTTTAAGGTTCACGATACATATTAATAGAATATAAAGCTTTATATTATATTTAGATTAATTATTTAATTTATCGTGAACCTCCTAAATAAGACGACCTCGCTCTCCCTGAAGGGGAGGCGGGTCTCTCACTATGTTCGCTTATTTAGAAGAACCACTATTATTGTCTATTTTTTATTAGATATATTTCTATATTACGATTGTATATCTAATATCTTACTAAATAGTCATTTTGCGCTTCTAATAACTTCAAACTCTAATTAATGAAATAAAGGTATCCTTAGTCTTCAGATTTTGGATACCTATATAATAAACTGGATTCTGTATTAGAATTCAATAATTAGATTTAATATAATAAAAAAAATTTAAATAACTATGACAAATAAAATGTTAAAAGAAAAAATCGTAGTACCAAGAGGTATTAGATTTATTTCAGATTGGAGTGAATTTAGTTTTAGTAAATTCCCTAACAAATGTATTATTAACAAACAATTACCTGGCTGTGGATTTACAGAGTACTGTATCAGGAGTAATGAAAATATTATTCTATGTAGCCCTAGAAAGATGCTCTTAGAGAATAAAAAGGATCAACATGAATTTGATGTTTATCTGGTAGTAAATGAAATGGATAAGGAGTCTAATATAGATAAAGACTTATCTAAAGTTGATAAGAGTAGTATATCTACTAATACTTCATTAAATTCAGAACAGCTATCTAGTAATTCAGAGATCTATAAGAGACTATACAGAGAGATAGACGAATATTGCATGTTTAGATCTGTTAATGGATTACCATGTAAGATCCTAGTAACATATGATTCCTATAGAATAGTAAAAGATATTCTCGAGAAGCTAGATAGATTTCAGTATTTCTATACTGTAGTAGATGAATTTCAATCCATTCTCCATGATTCTAGATTTAAGAGTGATACTGAACTTAAATTCCTAGAATATCTAGTACAATCTCCTACTACATACTTTGTTAGTGCAACTCCTATGATGGATGAATACTTAGAAATGTTGGATGAATTTAGGGAATTACCCTATTATGAGTTAGATTGGGGAAAAGAGGATCCCACTAGAATAATTAGGCCATCATTAGATATATTTCTTATGAGATCAGTAGGGGAGAAAGTATCTGAGATTATTCAAAAGTATTTGAACGATGAGTTTGAGGAGATTGTAGTAATGAGGAATGGAGTACCTACAAGAATAGTATCAGATGAAGCAGTATTTTACGTTAATTCCGTAAATCATATCACTAGTATTATAAAGAAAAACAACCTTACACCTGAACAATGTAATATATTATGCTCTAAGACTGATGATAATCTAAAGAAAATCCAAAGGAGATTAGGTAAATCCTTTAAAATTGGAAAAGTGCCAAAAAGAGATGTTAAGCCCAAGATGTTTACTTTCTGTACTAGGACTGTATACCTTGGAGCTGATTTTTACAGCCTCTGTGCACGTAGTTTTATATTCTCTGATAGTAATATAGATTCTCTAGCAGTTGATATATCTGAAGATTTACCTCAAATACTAGGTAGGCAACGTTTATTTGAAAATCCTTGGAAAAATTCAGCTACTTTTTACTATAGAAGTACGGCTAATTATAGAGAGATGAAGGCAGAGGATTTTCAAAAAATAATAAGTGAGAAAAAGAAAGATACTGAAAACTTATTGAATGTCTATAATGATACAAAAGATAATTCATCTAGATATACATTAGCAAAGACCTATCAAACTTTAGCTGTTACTCAAAATTATAAAGATAACTATGTAGCTGTAAATAAAATCCATACTCTAGAGGGTAATATAATCCTTAAACCTGTTATAAATAATCTTGTTCTAGTTAATGAAATCAGAGCATTCAAGATACAGCAAATTGATTATAAGGATAGATTTAGTGTATTTAGTACCGTACATAATACACTAACCCCCGATGATATAGTAAATCAAGAAGTATCTGGGTTTTTAAAGGTATATACAGGTTTAAATACCATACATGATAAGCTTAAGTTATTATGTGAATATGGATTATCTGAGAGTGCTATTCAGATTGTACTTGGTCAGATAAATGATAGTGATGAAATTAAGTCTTACTATACTTCTCTGACTCCTAATAGACTTAAAGCTTTGTCTTACAATTCACATAAAATAAAGAAAGAGCTTGGGATAGTAACTTTCAGTCAGGAATTATTAGAGAGAGGTATATACTCTGAGTTTAAAGTAGGAGATAAATTGAAGATGTCTGATATTAAATTTAGACTGAAGAATTTGTATGATTCTATTAATTACACTGCTACTCCTAAGGCTACAGACTTGGAGAATTATTTTGAGCTGAAGAAGTGTAAGGTGACGGATAGGGTAACTAAACTAAGAGAAAATTGTTTTGAAATCATAAGTAGAAAGGAGGTGTGTTAATTATGTTTTTTGGAAAGTTTAAGAATACTATTTCAGATACGCTTGAAAAAATGCTATCTAAGTATAATAAAGCGATTGATTTTGATGGATATAATAAATACGAAGGAAAATTTTTAAATGAATATCTAATAAATGATAGGAGTTGTTTTGAATTCCTCAAACTAATGTATCAAACAGAAGTCGGGAAGGGAGTTATTATGTACCCAATTCATCTAGAGAGGATTCGAATTGTCGAGGATTTTAAATGTTTATCTACACTCAGTCCTTTCGATAGTCCAGTAATTATGAAGAAGTTAGTTTCTGATCCAAGTAAAAGAGGAAAGCAATTATTGGATGACCTGAGGAGTTTTCGGAAGAGATATGAGCTAATCTATGAAAATCTTGAGGACTATATAGGAGATTATAGAAAAACCTTGAGTCAAATCGATGAAGATATAGTGTTTAATATAATAATGTATCACAGGACAGAAAGAGTTGAAGCTCTAATGAAAAAATATAATATAGATTAAATAAAACATGAAGAAGAAAAATAAAAGATAGGAAACAAAAATCCTATCTTTTATTATTTTTTATTCTCCGATCATATCAAGTATCTTAACATAATTTACTGACATATCTTCGAATAGAATCTTCTCGGTGATCTCTATATCTGGATCCTCGGGTAGTTTTTCTATTACATCTGCTCCTCTTGATGTGTAATGTTGTTTTATGATATCGAATGAGTTATATTTTTCCGGCTTAGAGAAAAACTTAACTATTGCTTTTTGTAAGGAATAACCATCTCTACTATTAACTGGAAGCCCTGAAGTTTCACAGTCTAGGAGGATCATTTCCCTGTTTTCGATATCAACCATCATGGCGGCAATTGAATCAGTCTTGGAGGTGACGGGTGTGGTTAATTCTACTTCTCCCGGGTGCCAGTGTTGATCATTTCCTTGTAGTTTCTCTCTAACACAATATCCTAACCATACAGGAAGTGTATCCATTCCACGACCCTTATAGTTACAAACATCCATCACTACATATCTAAACCCATTCTCCTTGCACTTATCCAGGTTAACATCTACATATTCAGCACAATCTCCAGGGCAGTTTAATACATCTCCGGAATGAACAGCACAATTGTCATAAACCATTGAAGAATTCCACCCTATGTTGCAGATTTCATTATCAGACCTATATAGAACAGCATGAAGATCTAGGTCCTCGTCTCTGTCTTTTTGAATCCAGTGAACAAAGAATCTAACAATATTCCCTGTAATCTTATATCTCATTCCTTTAGGGACAGATACATTTTGAGTTCTCATACCTTTCGGGATTGGTATCTTTTTTATTTCTGGATCTATGTATACTACTTTATCGATTAGATCCTTTTCTGTTATCCTAGAGTCTATGTTAAGGAATATTTTTCGAATTATATTATCTTTTATAGTCTCCAAGAATCCAGGGTTAATTGGTTTTAGTCCTTCCAAGTTATATATACCCTTCCCTGGAATATTTACAAGTCTGGGAGTATCTTCTGGTTGATCTCTTTTGTCATAGTAGGATAATACTTCCAGGAGTGTTTTATTTTTCATCCCAGGAGTATTTATAAATATATCCATCACATCAGATTCTTTATGTACCTCCAGAGCTTTTCTTAGGAGTGAATCAAATTTTCTAATAAATTCTCCGGGGTGGGTAGAGATAAATTTAGCTATCTCCACAATATCCTTCCCAGAATCATACATACTTTGAACCTGAGAATTGAATGTACGATATTCTTTTGATAGATTCTTGCTCTTAAGTTTTACAAAGAAATCGGCACACTCTGGATAATTCACTACATATTCTTTTGGGTGTACTCGTTCTGACAAAAGTATCCAATGTCCATAGAAGAGTTTAGCATCCCTCACACAATCCTCTACTCCTTTTCTCTCAATTATCTTCTCGATTCTCTGACATATTTCTCTTCTTTTTGTTCTTGGAAGGGTTGATAGGTTTCTCCACTCAGGGTTATTACCTTTTCTATTTGACCAGGAACAAACACGTATTTTCTTAGGAACGTGTGGAAGACTTGGATCAGCTCCCATAAGAAATAAACCATATCTCAAGACATCATTTACTTCCCGGATCTCATATTCCGGCCGATATTTAGCCACAATACACATAGTCTCTTTAAATGGAACTCTTTCAGGGATCGTTAGGGAAGTATAAGTCTCTAGGAACCACTCCAACTCTTCTCTAGTTTCGGCCGTTAATGAATTTCCGGAAGACATTATCTGTCTTGGGATATCCATAAATTCATCTAGAGTCATAACCTTAAGTTGTCGGGTAGGTTCTTTATCGATTAACTTCTTCTCTCCTTTCAATGTCCAGGGATTATCTTTTAGGAATCCTTCAAGATCTCCGGAGTAAACTCTATTCTGATCTAACCATAATTCTGATTGATCCTTAGAGAGTACTTGTTCTGGAAAACCTGGGTATAAGGGTTTAAATTTCTCCCCAGAATGATATAGTTCGTGGATATATGGAAGTAGATTCATGTGAAGATCTTCCATTTCACTTACCGTTATCTTACACATTGCTTCAGGGGAAAGAAAATACTTATATGCCCTTAGTTCCTGAAGAAGTGAGATCAATATTCTTTTACTCTTTTCTTCCGTGGTTCTAGGATCTACTAATTCATTGTTTTCTACTAATACGCATCCTCTACGAAATGCAATAATCTCTTTGTTTAATTTCATTTCTGCCATATTAAATTGGTTTATAAATTAATTTTACACTTATAAGAGTTTCTCGCCTTCTATACTGATGGTCCTATGTCTCTCCTGAAGTTCGTCTAGGAGTTTTCTTTTTAGTGTTCCGGGGAGAGGGATTTGTGGATAGAGTAATGTTTCTGCCCGATGTTCCCAAAGCCATTCATCTATTTCTTGGTATGATTGTTCGAATATCTCAAAAACTGGTTGCTCATCATAAAACCATTCATCTAAAAATTCAACCTGGAAATCATACAGTCTAAGGTGGAGTCTGAGTTCGTCTAGTTCTGATCCCTCTCGTGTAGATATAAATTCTCCGAGAGGATTATGAAGACGATATTGACTCCTCCGTTTCTCTATATCTCCAGTGTATCCTATTTTCACTACTTTTCTCTGACCTTTCCATGCACCAGATCCGAATAAATATAACATAATAACAATTTAATTAAGGTTTTACTACACATATTAGAGGTTAAAGTGTGTTTTTGCGCTTATCGAGGGGTTAAATCCTTATAGGTGGAGAAAAATACTAGAAAAATTTAATAAAGAAGGTATTTTTCTCTTTGTTTTATTTTAATTAAATATATCTAATAATATGAAGAACTTAACAAAAAATCTCCCCGAGGGGTATATCCTTATGTAGACTTGACTGATTCACTGGTTACTATGGATAATGATGGAAACTATAAGGAATTAGTATATACCCCAGGAAATGGTGTTAGAATATGTTATAAAGATTACTTTAGTAGTATTATAGTGGATGGAAAAGAAATGATTAATGATCCTTCGGAACCTCTAGTAGTAGATACTCTGATAGATCCAGTAGTAAAGGTTAAATTTAAGAAAGGAATTACTAGTCTTCTTAATTGTTTTCAACGATGTAGAAGTTTGACATCTATTCCTGGAGACCTATTTAGTGATAACCCAGAGATTGGTAGTTTTTATCAATGTTTTCAGAACTGTACGGGATTAACTTTCATTCCCGAGGACCTATTTAGATATAATACGGAGATTGGTAGTTTTAGTGGTTGTTTTAATGGTTGTGAACTAACATCCATACCTAAAGATTTATTTAGGTATAATCCAGAGGTTACTGAATTCAGGTATTGTTTTAGTACTAATAATGGTCTAACATCTATTCCAGAAGACTTATTTATGTATAACCCTAAAGTTACTAGTTTTACATACTGTTTCTATGGTTGTGGTAAACTAAAAACAATGCCTATCGATTCTGATGGTACACCTATATATAACAGATCTAATCTTGGAAAACCTGGATATAGTATTGTAAATGATTTTGGTAACTGTTTTTATAATTGTAGATCTATAGAGGGATATGACTCAATTCCGAGTGGTTGGAAATAATCCTAAACCCTTCTTTTGCGCTCCTAAGAAGATAAAATTCTTATATATGTTAGCAGAGAAAAATATTAAATCGTTTTAGTGTTTTTCTCTCTAATTTTCTTTTAATTATTAAATCAGACATAAATCATGAACAAGAAAAAAGAAATTAAAGTAGTAGTACAAATTGCAAAGAGATTCGTCAGTGTTAATTCTCTGTATAAAGCAAGAATTATGTATGTAGGAGGCAAACCAGTTCCTAGCACCTACAAAAATCCGAGAGCAGTAGAGATTGAGAGGGAAATTAGGGATCAACTCAGGGCAATCGATTTTTCTGATTACCTTGAATGGCTCAGGAACACTCCAGGATTTAAACTTCATATTCAATTTATCTTCAAAAAAAATATAACTAACTCTGACACATCCAATTATCTGAAGAATTTAGAGGACATAATAACTCGTTTTATTAGAGAAGACCTAGGCGTGACCGAGTATGATGATTGCAAAAATATTGAAGTCAGTGCAGTTAAGAGCATCATACCTAAATCATCCCATGAGTATGCTTGTATATCACTCACAGAATCTACTTTTAATGTTAGACTCGATCAAGAAGACAAACCTAAGCGTATTTTCTTGGGTGGTACTTGTGGTGGATCGGGGTGGAGAGAAGAATTAATCCCAGAACTAGAAAACTCCGGACTTGAATATTTTAACCCTGTCGTACCTTCTTGGACCCCCGAATGTATTGACCTCGAAAACAAAGAGAAAAATGAACTATGTAACACTCATCTCTATATTATAACCCCTGAAATGTCTGGAGTATATAGTATAGCAGAGATGGTTAATTCGGTATGGGAGTGTTTATCTAAGGGGTCTGGTTTTGTATGGATTGGAATTCTTGACTCTGGAGATTGGGAAGAACATCAACGAAAATCCTTAGAAGCAACTTTGAGGTTAATTAATGATATCGCCCAAGGAAATTCTAGAGTGAAGGCTAAATTTATAAAGGAGCCGAAAGAAATATTAGTATGATGAGAATAAAAAGAAATAATATCACTACAGTAAGAGTTTTTACTGGTAGAGATTTAGTGGAGAGATTATATTCCGAAGGTTGGGAAATAGAGCAAAGAGAGTATGGGTTACTTTCTGGAATGAAGAAATTATCAAAAGGAGCAATTAATGTTGTTAGTGATTTAGGGGATAATCTAATAGTAAAACCAATTAGTAGATCAAAGCTAGGAAAGAAGATTATTGATAAAACACAAGACTCTATTGAAAATTCTTTAGGTAAACGAATAAAATTAGATCGAGAAATAAAAGAGTTAGATAAATCTATTAAAAACTCATCCAATGAAGACTCAGTAGAATCTATTAAAAATAGTTTAAAAAATAAAGCTGCTAAAAATAAAGCATATATACTTGAAGATAAAAGTAATACACCTGAAAAATCTATTGAAAATGGAACTATTGATATGAGAGATCCAGAAATAAAGAAAGCAATTAGAAAGAAGCTCAAATTTAATAACCGAAAGGATATGGAACACTTTAATAATAGTGATGATTTAATTTTATTTAAGGAATCTTCAGGTAATTCAGCTTTAGCTCATGAAATTGGACATGTAGTAAATAGAAATTCTAGAGGAAAGTCTGCAAAAATAGATAAGAAAGCAGGTGAAATAATAGAAGAGTTTCATAAACCTGCTGATTCTCCAGGAGGAAGAGACAATTCTAAAGGTCTATGGAAATCAGTTGGAAGATTTTTTCAAAGGTAAAAATGTAATAAGTAATGAAAAGAATGCTTCTAAAAATGCTATTAAGTTATTAAAAGAATCTGGAGCAGATGAAAATGAATTGAAGCTCGCAAAAGAAAGTTTAGATAAATCTTTAGAAAGTTATAAAGAGGAACATAAAATGTATTATAAGTCTCCATTTATTAATAAACTTCAATCATTTAGAAAAGATAAGGAGAAATAATTATGTTTGGTTGGAAAAGAAAGAGAGAGAAAAATTCAATGTATCAATCTTTAGAAGAGGAAATTAGATTTATTGGAAAAGATCTAGGGATTTATAACTATCAAGATTATAAGGTAGAAACATCTTATAGAGAGGCAGTTAAGTTTGAAGATTTATTAAGAGAAATCAGACGTAAGTTCTTTTATCTAGAGGAAAAATATAAAGATTATGATTTAAGTATTGCATTAAGATCTTATTCATCTGCTAGTCTGATAAATTTAAATGAAATAGAAGATCGAATATTAAAAGATCATGAAACAAGGGATATCTTCTTAGATTATATTAAGAAATATAAAAATAAAGAGTTGGAATTAGTTAATATAAACTTTAACTTATTATATAATTTATCTGTAGAGTATGCCTATGATGTACTAAGAGCATTAAATAGAATTGCAGAATCTGAATCGGATAAATCATTATTATTAAACTGGAAAGAAAATTTATCTCATGTTATAAGAAAACCCTATTGTTATTTAAGCAATTATAATGCAGAGAAGCTTATGCCATATCTTGGACCTTATTTCATTGATCAAGAAGCGAGAGATTCGTTATATGAATATATTAAGAGTAGATAATAATAATGAGTAATTCTAGAAATTATGCAATATCCTTAGAAAAGAGATTAGGGATATTTAATCATAAGTTATTCTACCTAGGAAGTTATATAGAAATACTTGAGAGATTAATAGAAAATTTAGATAATGTAACTTTTTACACTATCCCAAAAACTAGTAAGGAAGTAAATGAGATTATTGAAAAGATTAAAAATGAGAACCTAAATAGAGATATCGTATACTCTCATGTAATTAATAATGATTTCAACTTCGATCAAGAAACTTTGAATAAATGTGGTTATAATTTTATTAGAGAAATAGAGTATCTAATTGAATTAATTAATGAAAAGGATGATTTATTTTCATATCATAATAGAGATAATAAATTTTATACTAATCATTATCTTATAAATAATCTTTCAAGTACCATATACGATGAAGAATATCAAAAAGCTTTAAAACTAGAAAATACAAAGCCAAATCAATAGACTAATTTTATAAACTATGATAGTAATACTAGATAACGGTCATGGACAAAATACCCCAGGAAAAAGAAGTCCAGATGGGGTACTTAGAGAATATGCTTATACTAGAGAAATAGCTGGACTTGTAAAAGAAAAATTAGAAAACGAACATGAAATAAAAACGATTCTTCTTGTCCCGGAGGCTGAAGATATTAGCCTAGGAGAGAGATGTAGAAGAGCAAATAAGATCTTTACAGAGAATGGGTGTGATGCAATAATTATAAGTATTCATCTAAATGCTTGTACTGATGGATCTTGCTGGGGAAAAGGCAGGGGCTGGGAAAGTTACACATACTACGGCAGTTCTAAGTCTGATATCCTAGCTGAATGTTTATATGATGCAGCCGAAAAGTATCTCCCTGGGGCTAAAATGAGAACAGACCTTAGTGATGGTTATAAAGACAAGGAAGCAGGGTTTTATATCCTCAAACATACAATTGCACCGTGCGTTTTAACTGAGAACCTCTTTATGGATAACCGTGAAGATTATGAATTCTTATTATCGGCCGAAGGGAAGAAAGCGATTGTAGATCTTCATGTTCAAGGAATTCTAGATTACATACAAAAAATAAAAGATTAATAATATGAAGAACTTAACAAAAAATCTCCCCCCCTTGGAAAGATATATCCTTACGTAGATTTGACTGGTGAGATGGTTACGGTAGATAATGGTCAGTTAGTATATAGACCTGGGAATAATATTCAGATAACCCAGCAGAAAGAATACTTTGATAGTATTCTGGTAGATGGAAAAGAGGTATTAACTCCTGGAGAAGGAACACTTAGAGTAGATACTTTAGTAAATCCAGTAGTGAAGGTTAGATTTAAGAAAGGAATTACTTATATTAATTATTGTTTTAGAAATTGTAATCTATTATCTATTTCGGGAGATCTATTTAGAGATTATCCAGAGATTAATAGTTTTAGGTATTGTTTTCAAAATTGTATTGGTCTAACTTCTATTCCGAAGGACCTATTTAAGTACAATACAAAGGTCACTAATTTCACGTACTGTTTCTATCGTTGTGGTAAACTGAAAACAATGCCTATCGACTCAGATGGTACACCTATATATAATCGTTCATCTCCTGGAAAACCTGAATATAGTATTGTAACTGATTTTGGTGACTGTTTTAATGACTGCACATCTATAGAGGGATATGACTCAATTCCGGAGAGATGGAAGTAAAGTAAATCGTTAAGAGAAAAAGATTAAAGAAAATGAAAAAGCTATATAGTAAAACAGATTACATCGAATACAAGGTAGATCCACGGCCGGAAGATTGGTTAGGGAAAATTTTATCTGAGTGTTTTGAGAATTTCCAAGACAACAATGGAGACCTCAGAACTTCGATACTAGATAATATTCTTTCCTATAAGCTTTCATTATCGGCCGGAGATTCTGACTATCAAGCATGTTCGGTTGTGTTATCTGAGAATTTTGGGAACATAACTTATACATGGATAGCTGAACAATTCGGATATGACTTGATTTCGAACCCTAGAAAACTTACAACGGCCGGAACACTTCTCAGCTTTAGTCTAGATATTGCTCATGGAAATTTAGTCCCTGAGATGTCTTATACAGGGGAATACTTGAGTTGTGCCTATGAATTTACTAGGAGAAGGCTTGTAATTAATTCTATAGGATGGGGATGTAATGAGAGTAAAGAGCTGGAAGATGCGAAGGAGTGTATAGCAAAGAGAATGATGGTATTTTCTAAGTTCTTTCCTGATAAATCCAAAACCGAATTATTCCCAGTATTTTCATTGCCTTTCGTGAATAACTCTTGGGATCCTGATTTCTTTGGATTCTGTTATGGAGATGGAACATACGGAGAGTGGTTGTATAGTTGGGCCGAATTTACCGGGAGAGAATATCATGATTGGGCTAGAGAGGATCAGATTTATTTCTCTTGTCTCCTCGAAGCAACTGATCAATATCTCGAACATCACATCAACATGCTCCCGACGATGACACGGCCCGAACTTTTATATTACGCAGATCTTAGTCTTTACTGTGGATGTTCTGCGATATGGGCCTTCTTGAATAAAGACATCCCTGGAGATATTAAAAATCAAGAATTAAATAAACTTTATATCAGACTAACAGCACTCGGAAAGATAGAGGGCTTTGGAATGGATATCTATAAAGAAATGGCAGAATCCTTAGGGAAACATGCTGCTAATTATTATGACCTATCTGAAGTACAAGAAATTATAGGTTATAGAATTTATTTATGATAGTTAACATTAAAAACGTTTTTAAATTATGATTAATGATGCATTATTAAGTGGGGCAGCTGCAGATATCAATTCAGCTGCTTCAGGACTTCCTGTAACGGAGCCAATGAAAAGTATTATCATCAAAAAAGATACTACAATGCCTGAACCTCTTCCATCTGACGAAGAAATTAATATCAAGGATTCAAAGAGTATTAAGTTTGTAGTAGGTGAATCTCTTGAAATGAAAATCGGAGAAGCTAAATTCCTAGAACTCCGTCAAGAGCCTTTTATTTCAAATCTCCCTTATGTTACTTATGAATCTAGTAACCTTAGAGTAGCTAGATTTATTGAAGATGGAGTAATTTTGGCTTGTTGTCCGGGGGTAGCTAAAGTAACTGCTACAACTAGTGATGATATTAATAATCCATTAGTAGCTACTCTTACAATTACAGTAGTTGATCCTAATGCTCCTAAAACAAAAAAGAAATAAATAAAGCCAAGTAAGAGGAGGGATTAGATTTCTTCCTCTTCTTAATTTTCTTTATACAATATATTATGGAGAAATTACTAGAAAAAATAAAAAGATTCTTCTATCCTGATTTTGATGAGAAAGAAAGATTAGATGCTGAGATTAAATCCTACGAAGAGAAATTAGGATTATATGATAGAGATAATACTTGGACTTGCATAGATTATCGATATATAAATAATAAGGGTGATAGAAAAAGTTACCTAGAGAATCTTAAGGATAAAGTAAAAAATAATTGGAAAAATCCTGATATTGTTATTGCTGGTTACTATTCTGGTGGTGATCCAAGAGATATATTTTATAGTATTGTCTTATTCTTTAGATCTGATAAATTTAATATTCCAGAAAAAGATATAACGTTTATAAAAAAGGTAGTAGAAAAACTCTTTAGGGAACGTAGAATCATAACTTTTACTGAGTGCGATGGGGAGAACTTAGAAAATAACTATATCCCAGTATCAATTGGAAATAATAAGAAAAATACAAAATATCCACTTGACTCTTATTATGAAGTAAAATCAGATAAAGAAACCAATAATTATTTTATCAGTGATACAGAAAATCTAAACTGGGAGATAGAACAACTTACAAAAAAGTATAAAAGATGATTACAGGAACAGAACTGCTTCAAAAATTATACTCTGAAGGTTATTATATAGAGGAGCAACGAGAATTTGGAATTAAGGATTGGGGCAAATCTATATCTAATGGAATAAAAAATTGGAGAGTAAATCGCTTAAAGAAATCAATATCTAAAGCAAAACAGAGTAGAGCCAGTACTCAAAAGAAGATTAATGAACTTGATAGTAAAGTCATTCAAAATCCAAAATTAGAGCGAGCTATTCAAAGGGAAGCTATTAATGAAAGAGCTGCAGTAATAAAAGGAAATGGAAATAGTACAGAAGTATTAATAGATCCTGATATTAAATCTAATAAACTATTTCAAATATCGAGTGCTAATATTTCAAAACGAGATAAAAAGAAGTTACGTAATTTACTAAAGGATAGAGATTATCAAGTTAATTATAATAGAGATAAAGGAGGTCCAGCGTCTCTTGCACATGAAATAGGTCACATTAAAGCGATGAATGATCCTGGGGAAGCTGGAAAAATTAGTAGAGATGTAAATTCTAGAGTTAGACATAAAGTATTTGAAAATGATACAACTATCGATAAAGGAAATAATAGAAGAGAATGGGATGATAGTGTAATAAAAGAAAGAAAACTTGAAAGGAAACAATTAATAGAGAATGAAAAAGATGCATCTAATAGAGGATTAGAGTTGATGAAGAAAAGTGGAGCATCTAAAGAAGAAATAAAGCATGCAAAGAAAACTCTTAAGTTAGCTAGAAAGGATTACAAAAATCTTGGTGATATTTATGTAAATACAGCCAAAATTAAGAAAATAAATCCAGGTGAATTACTAGACGACTAAATATTATGGCAAGGAAAAAAGAAAATAGCACAGATCACCTTGAGACATTTTTCTTTTCTGATATCCCGAAGCAACCATATCCTGTTTATTCAATATCAGAGTCAGGAAAATTGTACTCTCTGAAAAATATAGTATACCCAGAAAAGAAAACAGCTAAGAAATTTACTAGAGCAAAACAATTAAAATGGAGATCTCAGCAAGCAAAGTTAGTAGATTTCCTAATAAACATAGATTATTTTTATCCACTTACGGTCTATCGAGAATTCCTAGTTCCTATTCAAAATTCTCTTAGACTCCCTGGTATTTCCGGCGGATTTTTCTTGATTGATTTTTTCTTTCCAGAGCTATCGTTGGGACTGGAACTGGATTCTGATTATCATGATAAAGCCGCCGATAAACTCAGGGATGAATACTTAGGACAACTAGGAATAGAAGTCTTCAGAATATATAACCTAGAGAAGATTACAACACAGACCGGAAGATTTAAAGAATTTATAACTCTTCTGAAATCAAAAGTTCCAAACCAAGACCCTAAACCTTTTGATTTCCTAGAAGATTTACGAAAAAGAGAAACAGAAGATTTAGGGTTGTGGAAATTATGAAGAACTTAACAAAAAATCTCCCCGAGGGGTATATCCTTATGTAGACTTGACCAGTGAAACAGTTACAGCAAAGAATGGATATAAGGAACTAATATATACCCCCGGAGATAATGTTGTAATAACCTATGGTAAACAATATTTTGAGAGTATCTTGGTAGATGGAAAAGAGGTACTGACTTCTGGGAGTGGAAGACTTATAGTAGACACCTTAGTAAATCCGGTTGTAAAGATTAGATTTAAATACTGGATTACTAAATTTACTAATTGTTTTCGTTATTGTGAAAATTTAATATCTATACCAGAGGATCTATTTAGTGATAATTTAGGGATTGTTAATCTTGCTGATTGTTTCGAGGAATGTACTAGCCTAACTTCTATACCAGAGGGTTTATTTAGATATAACCCTGAAGTTCTTAATTTTTATTATTGTTTTAAAAGTTGTACTAGTTTAACATCTATTCCTAAAGATCTATTTAGATATAATACAAAGGTCACTGATTTTGCTGGTTGTTTCAAAATGTGTTATGATTTAACATCTATTCCGGGAGATTTATTCAGCTATAATACAAGGGTTTGTAATATTACTGATTGTTTCTATGGTTGTAGTAAACTGAAAACAATGCCAATCGACTCAGATGGTACACCTATATATAACAGATCTACTCCTGGAAAGTCTGGATATAGTACTGTAGGTTATTACGGTGACTGTTTCTATAGATGTGATTCTATAGAGGGATATTCTGAGATTCCGAGTGGTTGAAAATAATATATACGAAACGCCCTTCGGGAACTCTAAGAATCTTATATTTGATATATAATAGAAATTTTTTTTAAAACTTAATAGACATGAAAATTCAAAGAGGATTAAACCCAGAAAGTAAGATGATTCAAATTACTATCACTACACCACTTTTATCAGAATACTATAATAATTTTAGTGGGATGATGAAGAATAGTAGTAGTGATATATCTGAAGGACTTAGTGTTGAAAGAATAAGTAATGATTCCGCTTTAGTATCTTTTCCACTTCCGGAAGATTCTCAAATGATAAATCAGGGAGAAAAGGCACTAATTTCTATGTCTCCAGTTGTTGTAGATAGATTGAATGATGTAATAAGTAAGTTTATCAATTGTGGTCTAAGAAAAACGCTAAAAAACATGGAATTCTTGCCACTGAACAACTATGATCTCTCAGGACTTCAGGATGATATTAAAGCAGCTATTGAAAATAAGAGAAATTTCTGCATTCTTAGAGATTATAATGAATATCTCAAAATGTCAGAAGAGAGAAAATATCAGTTTACTCAAAAAATAATTAAGTATGGAACATCTGAATATGCAGATGTAGCTCTTCTAATTCATTCTGGAAAACTGGATGAACTTAGAGAATGGTTAGACCCTCAACTTAATTTTTGTGAGTGGATTTGATAGTAAAAAGATATTAACGATCATAAGTGTTTCCTGGAGATAATAAATTCGGGAGACACTTTTTTATTAAACAATTTACATATGGAACAAATAAGCAACAATGTATTAGTACTTAATGTAGGGGATCAACTTCCTCCTGGTACTGAAGATGCATTAAAGATTTATTTAGCTGGTAGTACAGATCTAAATCAAATGTCTGATCTGAATTGGCAAAAAAAGTTTATAGATGGAATGAAAGTAGCAGTAGATCCACAAAAAGGATATATGAATCTTTTCAGTAAGTATAATTATGTTATCTTCAACCCCTACTATATACCAAGAAATCCAGCTCAGAATATATTTAATGAAGAGTTTGTAAATAAGTGGCAATGGGAGCAAAATTGTATGGAAGTAGCTGATGTTATTTTCATGAATTTCCTTAAGAGATCTACTAGTCCCCTCCCACTCTATACTTTCGGATATACAGTGAGAAGTCAAAAGCTCGTAGTCAGATGTCATGAGGAATATATTAACTATGGAATTGTAAAACTAGCATGTGATACCTATAATGTTCCTCTCGTCGGAAGTAAGATGGGAACAGTAAATCAGATCTTAGGGTTAATGTTTAGTTTTATTCCTAAGTTTCAAGAAGTAAATCAATCAGTATTACCAGAATAAAAACTTATGAAGACACTTATTATTTTAAAGGGATTAGCAAAAAATGAAAAATTAGAGTGGGTAAAATCTCAGGGACTCGAAAATTTCTTCCTGGATTATACTGTTTTTAAGAGAATGTATAGTATGCCAGAACTCGATAAAGATAAAGTAACAGATATCCTCGGGAGAACTAATATTAATATAATCTATCGTTCTTGGTTAGAGGCTATTAATAATAAACTTGAATCTGGATGCTTAGTAGTTATTGATTATGACCTAGAAAAAACAAAACTACTAGAAGATATGGCAACAATCTATGGATATACCTGTTTTTATAAGATCTTTAATATTCCTTACGATTATTCTTCAAACCCAGAGAAATATAGTATTCCAGGGTTTAAGAAGAAAGTAAAAGAAGACTTAGAGAAAGAGGTAGTAACATTCTTAAATCTTCAACTTGGATATACTAAGAAAATAAATACTTACAGAGATGTCTTAGAGTATTGGAAGAAGAGACCGGAATATTACTTAGAGATACCTGAAAACAACCCCACATACTTTATATCAGATCTTCATTCTAACTATACTCTCTACAAACAACTACCATTGCCTGTAGGAGCTATAAAGATACACCTCGGAGATTATATAGATGGTCCAGAGGTAGGAGGATCTAAAAAACTAATAGAAGAGATATTTAAGAATTCAAGTTACTATAATATATTCTTAGAGGGTAATCATGAAAGAAGACTCAGGAAATTTTTATTCTGGAGATGGGCTGCTAGTAATAATTCGTCTAGTATGAAAAATATATTAGCAGATATCTTATACAAGTCTCTTCCGGTAGATTTCTTGAATACTACGGCCGAGGAATTTAAATACTTAACACCTCAAGAAGCCTGGAATTGGTTGAAGAGACTTAATGATTGCCTAAGAACACATATCACCATAAAAAAAGATAATGAATTTTTTATATGTACTCATGCTGGAATAAAATACTTAGAACAGCTTAGTCCTAAGTTTATCGGAAATGTTATATACGGAAATCGAGATATGGATCAATACGATAAATTATTTTCTAAGACTATCTGGAAATCAATGGGAAGATGGTCAGTACATGCTCATTGTAAGTACCCAGATGGCGTTGATTTCCTTAAATATGATGGAGTAGTAAATCTAGATCCATCGAGTGAGAGAGAAATTGTTTATATGGAAAATAACACTAAAAATTTAAAACCATGTGTCGTACAGTAACATTAACAGTTAAGAGTAAAGATTTAGGAAAAGTTCTGGGATCTTTAGAAATGAGTAAGGAGTTTGTGGAAAATACTACTCTAACCCTCACGATTGATATTGAGGATACTAAGAAGAATTATCAAGCCTTATGTGGAATGAATGAAATCTTAGAATGGGATTTTGTTGATAATGAAATACCAACTCCTCCACAACAAGAAAAGGAAAATATGGTTACCGATATGGAAGAGGTAATAAAATCAGTAAAAGAAAGCCTCGAAAAGAAACCAGAAGAACTGATATTTCCTGTACCCTCGCCAAAATTAATTCGTGAGGAAGCAAAAAAGTTAGTAAAGGATTATATCAGAACTTATGATGATATTATTGAATTTATCTTGCTGTCCTGGAGATTATCTAAGGTATTCGAGAAATTTTCAATAGACCTAGTAGGAGATCATATTATCCCTGGAATTATTAAGAATCAAACGGATATTTCAGAGGTTAGTAGTCTGGATAGAAGAATAGTATTTATGATAACTTCTTACTATGCAGGAGTAACAACTGATAAGATAGTAGAAGATGTAATTATGAAAATTCAAGATTCATGGGAGGTTTTAAGTGATATTGCGAATGTTGAATCTCTAGTTATGTTATTATTTGGAACACAGACTAAATCTAATGAATAATGACAGAAGAATTACTAGAAAAGATAAAAAACTACCTGAGACTAGATGATGTTGACGAAGCTATCCCCATAATCAATCAATGTATTCAGGCGAGAGATAATATATTCTCTAGGAATACATGTACTGATCCTGATTTTGAAGTAGGTAGTCTTGTTTTAGATACTAGAGATGGAGAGATTGGTTTTGTAGTGGGGCCTATTAATATGTACGGTGATATTTCAAAACCCGATGTTAAACTATCGTACGGAGAAATTAATAAAAAATCAACCATATTAATCGTAACTAGAAATACTACTATTAAAGATACTAGTAGTTATAGTAGTTCGAATTTTAGGGTTAGGTATATTAAAAAAGAGTTTCTAGTCCCTATCAAACTAGAAAATAACTCTCCGTATAATCCAAAAACAAGCAATGATCTTAATGAATTCTGTAGTAAGCAATGTATTATGGAATGTACTTCAGAATGTAAACTGTATAAATATAAAAAGAAGAAATAAATATATACTAAGAGGAACCAAAAAGCCTCTTAGTATTTTTTAACATGTATTAGTTGTTATGATAATAAATAAAAAATGGTTACATGGAGCTATACCTGCTCTGTTAATTCATAGCTGTATAGGAACGGTGTATTGTTGGTCTTTACTGTATGATTATATCCATACAAGTATCTCTGGAAATTGTACATGGGCATTTTCTCTGGCTATATTCTTTCTAGGAATCTCAGCTGCATTTTTCGGACCATTAGTAGAAAAGAATGTTAAGAAAGCAGCTACATTGAGTGCTTTATTATTTAGCTCTGGAATGTTGTTATCTGGTGTAGCATGTCAGATAGATTCATTATGGTTACTTTATCTTGGGTATGGAGCTATAATGGGTACTGGGGTTGGTATTGGTTATATTAGTCCTGTAAAAACTCTGATGATGTGGTTTAAAAATAATAAAGGATTAGCTACAGGACTTGCTATTATGGGATTCGGATTAGCAAAAGTACTAGCAACTCCATTATTAGACTACAGCATTAAGAGTAATGGAATATCAAATACTTTCTACCTATTCGGACTATCCTACTTAGCAATAATGTTACTGTCAGCATTCCTATTAAAGAAGCCAGAGGAGAAAAAGAAGAAAACTACAAATAAAGAAGGTTTTTCAATTACAAGGTGGATTGATCGTAAAAAAGAATTATTAAGCCTCCCTGAATTGAAAACTATATGGCTTATATTCTTCCTAAACATAGCTTCCGGATTAGCTATTATTAGTTATGAGAAGTATTTTTATGAAGCTGCAGGAATTGGTGTAGTGATAGGTTTAGTATTTTCGGCTATCTTCAATTCTGCCGGACGTTTTGGTATTGCTTGGTGGTCTGATTATTTCAAAAACCGAGGAAGATTATTTGGTATTATCCTGACTTTCTCTGTATTTTCTGGAATGACTGCCTTTGTAGCTCCTGGATTTATAGCTGTTGCAGTTCTTTTATGTAATGCTGGTTATGGGGCAATGTTTTCTATAATGCCAAGTGTTCTAGCTGATAGGTATGGAATGAAAGATGTATCTGAAATTCATGGTCTTATACTTAGTGCTTGGGCTATTGCTGGACTATGTGGTAATCAATTCGCAAATCTATTAGTTGGAATCCCTGAAAGCTCTTATAAAACTTTAATACTAGGTAGTGTGGCTTTATATTGTATTGCTTTATCCTTGAGTACGAAACTATGGGAAAGACGTTAAAAGCCTTATATGTGTATTAAAACATATTTTTTATGATAAGTAAAAAAGCAGAAGAATTATTAGAAAGTTCACATTACGGACAGTGGAATAATTCATGGTGGGAAGGTCCTGAATATCTTGGTGAGGTAGTAAAGCATGAAGACGTTATAGGAATTATCTCAGAGTCGGAAAATGAAGTTTTGGAGCTAGTAGAAAAGAAAATACTAGAGAAATTTCAAGATGGAGGAATTAAGAGAACTTTAGAAATCATACTTAAAGAAGTAATAGGAGAGATTAAGAATGAAAAGTGAAGAAGGAGATAAATACTTAGGAGAACACTTAAATAATATCAATACTTTATTAGAACAAGGACATGATCCTAAAGTAAAAGATCTAGTAAAGTATGAGGATGCAAAAACACTTTCAGATATATCATACACAGAAGGTTATAATTCTGGTATAGAGTTCGAAAGAAATAAGGAAAATTATGATACTTGGATGGTTAATTTTTTTAGGAAGATATCTGTGGATGGATTACCTAAGATAAACAGACATAACCATTCCAAGATATGTGTTTGTTTTGTGCCGTCATCTAACCCATTTTCTTCAATCGATACTGATAAATATGTATTAGGATATTATGATTATAAGAAAAAGGGATGGATTACTTGTTCTTGTTGTGGAGGTACTGAATGTTTCAAACCTACACATTACTTAGAACTTCCAGATGCTCACAAGATGAAAAAAGAGTTTGATACAACTGGACAAACGAGATCTACTAATTGTTTTAAAGAAATACCAGACGGAGTATATTCTGGTAAATTCGGTGGACATGTAGGAATGATTGAATACCAAGGAAAAGTATATAACTACACATTTCTTAAAGGGATAGTTCAAGAAAATATTCCAAAAACAATAACAGTAGTAGATGGATATGGATGGACATTACTTAAAGATGGACCAATAGTACCAACCGTTTGAAACAATTAACAAAAAAAAGAAAAGATTATGAAGAAAGAAAAAGAAAAATCAGTAGAAAAAGAAGAAATCATTGATATAGATATTATCAATGAAGAAGAGTCAGAAGAAGATAAATATTCTGGCGGAAAATTAGTGATAAATGATTCACTAAATACTGTAGGAAAATGGGAATCCAAGAACTATACATCGATGAGTGATGGTATATATATGGGATTCATTAATCATGGGGATCAGAAGATAACAATGAAAGAAGGCAAAAAAGATCCTTATGTATTTGATTTTGAATTTGCGCCAGGGTATGTTGCAATAAAAAGAACGACGATAAGTGTAGTTGTTAAGAATAGAAAAGGATATATAGATTGCAGTCACCTGGCTAGAATTTGCGATTACTTAAAAATCTCTATCGAATCTAAGGAAAAAGAAATTAAGTCCCTAGAGAAAATCGTGGAGAAATATGCAGCATCTTCAGAGGTATGGGTAAAGTCTAGAAAGGATTTACTGACTGAACTGAAAGAACGATTATTGCTGCAAGAGAAAACATATGAAGCTCTATCTAAGAAAAGAACAGATCTCTTGAAAGAAGTTCAAAGAGAGTATGATAATCTCCTGATAAGTCAAGAAGAAATGGAGAAAATCTTGGAAGAAAGGAAAAATTCATATGACAAAGAGACAATTAAGTGTTTTGGAAAATTAAATCCAACACAGAAAGAAATGAAAGATAAACACGTTTCAGTCAACCTTAACATTGCAGAAAAATTGCTAAAAGAGGGAAGGAAGACTATGGCTCTTATCAATCACAGAATACCTAACTATGAAGATATGTTGGAAATTCTCGGTGGTAAGTCTATAAAAAGAAAATCGAAAAGAATTAGTGATGATGATTAAGTTACTAAAATTACATAAACTAATCTGGGGAATTCTAGTTATTATTGGAATTCTCGTAGAAATAGTAATAGTAGTGCCAATCGTATTCTTAGTGTTTATTTATAATTTTAGGTTCAATCCAGGGAAAGTGTGGGAAGCATTTCATAGCGCAGACCTTGACTTTCAGAATCAATGGGGTGGTTATGCTTATCGTGACCATAATCCTTGGGATACGTTTAAAAGAAGATATAAGTTTACTTTTAATCATATAGAAGACGAATCTAAGAGAAAATAAAAAAAAAGATAAAAGTAGTAAGACAACAGAGCTTACTACTTTATTTTTCTTGTGTAAAAAAGGGAATCTCAGAAACCCTCAAAATCTTATTAATGTATGAAAAAGAATTTTAAAGAAAATAAGTTAGATGATTTTATATTTAAAAATAAACAAGTTCGGCTTACAATGTTAGTTACTTCTAATTATTATATGGAATGCAAACCACTGCATTGATTTCCGAACTTTGATAAATATATGTGGCGGCTTATGTTATTAGTTACTTCTATAATTATGAATTTGTAAATCATGGGATTCACTGTAACAATTACCGTCACATATTATTTAGATATAGATAATCTTTTACTATAGGAATAAACATCCTATAGTTTTATTTTTTCTTCTCTAAGGTTGATACAAAAAATTGAGGACTAAGGAACCCATGTGATCCCCCTCCATTCGCTATTTACATAGCTCACTCCGGGTCGCTAACGCTCACAAGACTGAATAAGATATATTAGGAGTTCTAGGACACCCCTTTGGCCCTTCAGGCCAGGGGTGGTGTCTCCATTTAATATGAGAACTTTTTTATTAGAAGAAATATATATAGTATATTACCAATTAAAACCTTTTCAAGTTCTCATTTTGCGCTTCTAATAACTTTAAATCCTTACTACTGAAAGAAGATATGTGGGTATCCCTTGTCTTCGATTTTATGTAACTGGATTCTGTATTAATCCAGTATAATAGATTTTAATAATTAATTTAAACCATTATAAAAATTATGGATAGACGTGAAATTATTGTTCCCAGGGGTATTAGATATATCTCTGAGTGGAGTGAATTTAATTTTGGTAATTTCCCAGATAAATGTATAATTAATAAACAATTACCTGGATGTGGATTTACTGAATATTGCTTAAGAGGATCGGAAAATGTAATACTCTGTTCTCCTAGAAAAATGCTTCTAGAAAATAAAAAGGATCAACATGGAGATGATATTTACTTGGTGATAAATAGTATAGAAAAAGAACTTGATATAGATAAAGATCTCACCAAAGAACCAAAAAATGTTAAAACAGAAAATGAAAACATAGAGAAAAAGGATAATTCTGAGATATACGAAAGAATATATCATGAAATTTCTGACTATACCTACCAGAGATACCTAGAAGGTAAGCCAGCAAAAATCCTTGTTACCTATGATTCTTACAGGATAGTAAAAGATATTCTCGAAAAACTGGGAATCTTTGGAAAGTTTGTTACTGTAGTAGATGAATTTCAAAGCATTCTCCATGATTCTAGATTTAAATCAGATACAGAGCTTAATTTTTTACTACATCTTCAACAGTCTACTACAGCGTATTTCGTTAGTGCAACTCCTATGATGGAAAAATACCTTGATATGTTAGATGAATTTAAGGATCTTCCATATTATGATTTAAATTGGGAAAAAGCTGATAAAAGTAGAATTGTAAAACCTAGTCTTAAGGTTCTTACTATGAAATCAGTAGGGACAAAGGCTGAAGAAATTATTCAAAAATATCTTTCAGGAGACTTCGAAGAGATAGTAGTAATGAGAGATGGAATTCCTACTAAAGTGATTAGTGATGAGGCTGTATTCTATGTAAATAGTGTTAATCATATTATTAGTATGATTAAGAAAAACAACCTTACTCCCGAACAGTGTAATATACTATGTTCTAGAACCGATGACAATGATAAAAGAATAAAAAGAAAATTAGGTAAATCTTTTATAATCGGAAAGGTACCTAAGAAAGACGTTAAACCTAAGATGTTTACTTTCTGTACAAGGACTGTATATCTTGGAGCTGACTTTTATAGCTTGTGTGCAAGGAGTTTTATCTTCAGCGATTCTAACTCGGATTGTCTCGCTGTTGATATTGCAGAAGACTTACCACAGATCTTGGGACGTCAAAGATTAATAGAAAATCCATGGAGTAATAGTGCTAATTTTTATTATAGAGTTACTGCTGATTATCGTGATATGAAGCCAGAAGATTTTCAAGCAATTTTAGATAGGAAAAATAAAGTTTCTAATAATTTACTTTTATCATATGATTCATCACCTACAATATCTTCTAAATTTGATTTGGCAAAAACATATCAATTTGTGGCTAAATCAGCAAATTATAAAGATAATTATGTAGCAGTAAATAAAATAATCAATTCTCAGACAGGTGATGTAATATTAAAACCTGTCATTAATAAATTAGTATTAGTTAATGAGATTAGGGCATTTCAGATACAACAAGTAGACTATAAAGATAGGTTTAGCGTTTTTAGTAGTGTTAATAAAAACCTAACAAGGGATGATATAGTGAATAGAGATGTAACTAGACTTCTATGTATCTACGAAACTCTAACTACTATATACGATAAACTTAAACTACTTTGTGAATATAATATTTCTAAGGAGGCTATTCAGATTGTTTTAGATCAAATTTCTGATAGTGATGAGATTAAATCTTATTATCTAGCTCTTGGGCCACAAAGATTAAAAGCATTATCATATAGTGTAACCAAGATAAAAAGAGAATTAGGAATAGTAACATTTAGTCCAGAATTACTAGTTAATACTATTACCCTAAATTTCAATCCCGGCGAGAAGTATAGTTTGGCAAATCTTAAGAATAAACTTGGAGAGCTCTATAGCTCTATCAATTACACAGCTAATCCTAAGGCTAATGATATACTTAATTACTTTGAAGTAAAAGAAATATCAATTTATGAAAGAAAAGATGATGGTTCTAGAAAGAAAATTAGAGGGTATGAATTATTAAAAAGAAAATAAAAAATAAAAAGATAGGAATTATAAAAGTTTCCTATCTTTTTTATTTCTTCTTATTCTACTTGAGGAAAATCATCTTCTTCCTCGTCAATTAATCCTGCTTCTCTATAGCAGTTCTTTTTATTTTCTTTCAACCACCTAATTAACGATCCGATTAGTGTTAGTATTACAGCTATTCCGCCTAAGAATTTTGTTAGCTTCATAATTAAATCTCACAGTCCGTAATTAACTTTTTAAATTCTTCAAAACTCAAAGTACCTCCTGAACTTCCTTTGTGACCACCTCCTCCGTAGTTTTTCATATATTCGCCACAATTGAATTCAGGACATTTATTTTGATCCTTATACATTCCTAGGTTATAAGTATCTGGACCCTTACGATTACAACAAACCACTACATCATACTCTTCAGCCACCGAATTAAATATGTTACTAGTAAATTCTGTTGTTAAGATACAAATTCCTTTATATTTTCCAGCAACTCTAATCTCGAAGGAATACGTTTTACATGCGCTCTTCCAAGTTCTCTCTAAGTACTTCAGGATGATATCTCCTTCATGAATAATCTCATCCAGGTCTATTACTTCATACAATAGATCTTCGAATACTGGGAAGAATGTTTTAGGATTTACACCATATCTAGTCTTCAAACCATACTGAAAAGGAAGAACTTGATTATCCCATGAATATCTTGTCTTATTCCATACATCATAATAACCAAGATATTCAATTACCCTAGGAACTGGACATGTTGGATAAAAATACTCCCAACATAATTCACAAGCGGCCGTTCCATTTCTGCGAATCCCTGGAAGACCTGAATATCCTTCCTGATAAGAATTTTCTATGGCTGTAATATGGTGATCTATCCATGTTATATTACGATCTGTTCCTCCAAGTCGCAGCATAATATCGGCCGGAAAACTTATATCTACCATAACAAGATCTGTATAGTCATTGCAAATTCTCTCAAAATCGGGTAACTCATCTCCATAATTCCACCCGAGATATTCAGCTTCTATATCATTTCGTTTTAATGCATCTAGGGTTATTGCAGCTGATAATAATCCATCGAAATCCACACGATGAAAAATAACTAATGCTTTTTTATCTATCATAATCTAAGTAATTTTATTAATAAATCAATATTATTTTCTAATCTTGTTAATATTTCAATCATTCTTATCTCAGTTTCCATGATTTCTTAAATTCTTCGTTAATAATCTGCATAACCCTAACGTCTACTATGTTTTTGTATAAGCTAGGTCTACCATCACCATAATCAAACCAAAACCATTTTCCTCCTTGATAAGATATATATTTATTCTTATCCAGCTTTCTCTTTTCTATATCTGTTCTTCTTTCGGATATTTTGTCTATGAAGGATTTATACACCAACTCTTTTTCCTCCGGCTTAAATGCTACCTTATAATCGAAAGTACTGGGATAGAGTTGAAGTTCTTTTAATAACGTTTTTCTAGAATATCCAAAATCTCTCGCTACTCTAGATAAAGAAACTATTGTATATCCTCTGTCTTCTAGAATTCTTTCCATATCTCCTGGACTTAAGGTATAAGAAAAAACTCTACTTCTGCTATTATACGGCATATTATTTAGATTCTATAAATTTAACAGTTGATTCTAGGATTCCTCGGTTTGATTTTTCCCTGAGTATTTTAACTTTCGGGACATATCCAGAATCCATAGGCTCAGTCATATAAAATAGGTTATTATCTTTAAACGTTGCCATCATTATTTTCTGACCGGGCTCTACATTTATTTCCATAGTTCCTCCGAAAATTCTTGTCCTCTTATTTTCTGGGTATATAAGGCTAAATATCACTAACCCAATAAGTACTACAACTACAGACCAAAAGACAAATTTCTTCATTTCTTTTCCTCCTTAATTATATATTTTAACTCGAACTTATTATACAAATTATCTAACTTATATACTTTGTGAATCCCTAAAGTAGAATCCTCTGTAATCATATATCTAGTACTCCAATCCCCATCGTTAATAATAATATCTTTAAACGATTCTCCTTTCTGTAGGAATATGGTATCACCACTTTCACTAGAAGAATTAATGGTTGTTTTATTATCACTACAACAACTACTCATTCCTATTAAAATAATCCCTAATAAAATTAATTTCTTTTTCATAATTTCTATTTTTATTACATTAATAAGATTTTGGGAGGAAAAATAAAAGAGGAACTTAACCCTCTTTTACTAATAATAAAACTATATTATATAACTCGAATCTTCTTCTATTATCATTATCACAATCAATACTACTTGATAGGATGTTATTTTTTAGTTCTATGGAATGTCTGTATTTACCATAATTGGTTTCTGATATCTCGATATCAAGATTATCCTCGATTAATTCTTTTAACCTGAGTGGACTAGAAGTTATTTCACAACTATGTCCTCCAATCTCTAATAATCTAAGTATTCCAGCACTGAGCCTCACAGATACCATTTTCCTTAGGTAATCACAATCCAGTCCGGTAGAATCACTTATACGTATTAATATATATAACTCCTTTTCTAGATCCTCTATAGTATAGTTTTTGTAAATTCTTAAGGTGCCAGTAATACTTCTGTAACACCCAATCCCAAAACTTAACCAGCAAATAAATCTGGTTATCATTGCGTTAATCTGCAACGTAAACTTTCTTAATAATTTTCTCATTTTTCTCTATTTTTATGTTATTGTGTCTAAATAAAAAAGTCTACTTAAGTTTCAATTTTTACTCAAGTAGATATTCACTTATGATCTATTATCTTCATATATAAGGTTTTGAGAGGATTTTATTCGTTCAAGAAAAGAGAACCTAAAGATTTCTCTCTAGATTCTCTTCAACCAATAAAACCATTTTTAGAATTAACCCAAGAAATAGTCAGATTTTTCGTAATCTCTTGCTACTCTTGGCTTGGGAGTAATATCTCTTAATATTGCTCCGGTAAAAACAATTTTTTCTCTCTTTCTCTCTTTTTCTTCACTTTCGTGATGAACATGTTGATTGCTTACTAAGTCTTCTCGAACAAAGTAATCTTCTTTTCTTTCTTTTTCCATTTTCTTTATTTTTATTACATATATAAGGAACTCGAAGGTTCTGAAAACACTCTAATTTCTATAATTCTCTTAAATCCACTTTTCGGACATGGTAATCTAGTTTCTAAGATATCAAACACGTCTTTAAATCTAGATCCATATAATTCTTCAGGACTAGGATCGGGATATACTAAGAAATCTCCTGTTGGATAATAACCTTGATGTTCTCTTATGTCTAGGAGAAGAGGATTTACTTGGTTTAATTCGGTGAGAGATATTTCAGATACCGAGATATTTTCTTCTCCTTCATTGCAATCTACTTCTACTATAAAAGTATAGAAACTATTCATCTCCGAAATCATAACTTACTCTGACAATATGCTCTGGACTAACTCTCTTTACTAGGATTACTCCATTCCCAGAGACATATACTTCATCTTCTAGTCCTTCAAGATCTATCCTAAGTATTGCAATTTCCGGACCCCTTCTAAGAGCTACATTTCTTGCTGTCATGGGGTCTGGGCTTAGGTGTACATATTCTCTACTCCCTGGAACTAAGCCATCTTTAAATATACTCTCTAGGAATTTTCTTTGTGTGCCGTGATAAACAAAACGACATCCTGTATATTTCTTAAGATCTGCGTTAATTCCTTTTATGCTATGACCTTGAAATGCTCTAATCTTTCTGTAGTCCCCGGAAAATTCATATCTCTTCTTATTGTCATTACTTACTATTTCCTTAAGTTCTTCTAGTGTCCAACCATGATCTAGTAGTTTCTTTGTTTCTAACCACCCACTAGAATCTAACGTACCCTCAACTTCTGATGGGTTATGTCTTAAGATATATGCTAACTTCTTGCTTCTATCTGTTTTTCCCATAATAATTTTCCTAACGCTAATATTTTATTTATATTTAGTTCACTTGTTATATGCGTAGTATTTCCTAGAGAATAACATATAGTAATACTACGTTCGATTTCGCTTAAGAATATACCTCTCACTTCAATATTAATATCATTAGATAATATATGTTGTTGTTCGAAGTATATATTATTAATTAATACAGGATTAGAATCTTTATTAATTATTATCTTCATAAATATACTGATAAATTTGAGTTGAAATTCTCTTATAAATCCTGATACTTTCTCTGTTAGTCCTGATGAGAAATGTGCGATAATCTCCAGGTAGAATAGGTTGATATTCTCAAGTTGATGATATACTCCGTTTGATGATCTTAGTTCTATTAAGTACTTACTATTATCATCTAAATCGAGACAAGCAACCCAATCATTATCTAATTTTATCAGACAAGATTCAGTATTCACCACCAATACATAAATTTCTTTATCTATTGTTTTACATAGTTCCAGAAAAGATGTATAGAAATTTATAGCAAACTTATGGAATTCATTAACTAAGTCGTTCTTTCCTTCCATACCACCAGATTAAAAATTCTCGTTCTCTTTCTGTCCAGCTAGGTCTAAATGATCTCACTATACTGTCTCTAAGATCAGTTCCAGAGACAGTTTTTGAAAGCTCTTTAACATCCATGTATTTCTTTGTTTCATGGATTCCTCCGTTTTCTTTATACATATCTACAACAGAGTCTCGAGAACCACAAATACAAATTTCTGCATCTCTCGGAATTTCTTCTAGTTCCTTGAGAAATTCTATCTTGTCATCTAAAGATTTAACCCACTTCGGATAATCACCTATATCACGAATTTGAAATATCTTAATTAACGGGTAGGCCTCTTGAATCATACGTTTTCTTGCTTCGAACGGGAGAGGGTCATGTGCTGTTCTTTCTGAGTTCTTTGTTTCTCCAATGAACATAACTACATTATTATTAAAATCTCCTCTAACCTGATCAATAAAATAATCATGACCTCTTGTTAATTTTGATACTTGAAATCTACCAACAATTACTCCTACTTTCATTTCTTTTTCCTCTTATAAGTTCTTTTTAATATATTAGTTTTAAAATAATCTTCACAACCTGATAGTATTTTATTTAGTTCGCTTTTACTATCATAAGGCATCACGAACTTTCTCATTACTAGTGCTGTAGGAACTTGATGTATAGCATAGATCGCAGTTCCTTTAAAGAATCGTGACTTTTCTATCTTATAACCAACAAAACTTTCTGGATCCGTAGTTAAAGATATTACAAACGATACATCATCTACTACCTTGAAGACTATACAGTAATGAAGGATTGGACCTATAGGAAGAAATGCTACATCTCCTTTTTCTATTTTACTAGGTCTAAGTCTCTCAATGTATAGTGGTAAATATTTCTCTCTAAGTTCTGGAGAAATCTTATCTTCGAGTTCTTTAGATTTATTAATGACTTCTTTCTCTAAGGAACAGACTTCTCTTTCTTCAGGTGGTTGTTCTGGAGTATCGGTCGGAATACATACAACTACATATTTCTTCTTTACCTCCAGGATTTTCTCAATCATAGAACTAGAATCTGGTGACTTATACCAAACTTTTAATAAATCAACCACCCTATTACATCTAGTTCTTGTCATCTCCGGGCTTACAACTCCTGGACCAACTATGAGAAATCTAATAACCTCATCTAAGTTTTCTAGGATCCTTTTCTTTATCTCACTTTTAATATTTTTCAGATCGTTAAGAGTTTTTCTAATCCCTCCAAGTTCTGATATGGCATCTTTAAACGTTTCCACTAGCTTTCTTTATTTCAGAGTCAATTAATTCTTCGAGTTTATCTTCTGTTAGTCCAAATGAATCCTTAAGAAGTTTTAAGTTATGCACTGAAGGAAATCTATAGTAATTACATTGTTGAATAATACTACTTGCAGTATAGACTGGTTTATTAAACTGGTGATATCTACTATACATTTCACCTACTAAATCTTCATAAAACTTAAAAAGCAATCTGTCTAATACTGCATCTCTCAACTTCTGATTGCTTGATAGAAAATAATCAAAGTTAATACTCATTACAGTAATATTAGGATCATCTGCTAAATCTAACCTTGAACATTTCTTTAGTTTAACACAATCTATCTTACTCACATAATTAGTTTCTATGAAATTAATTATAAAATCTTCCAAGTTAAAATTGTCACTAACATTGAAACATTTCTCTATCTCAACCCCTCTCTTGCTACTCTTATTAATTCCATCTAGTCCAAAATTATCTTTGTACTTAGGGGATAGTAATTCAGCGATAACATCTTCGATCTCTAATGTATTTGTCTCTAAGAAATCTTTTAACTCTGGATTAGTGTTTATGTAGTCCGAACTGATACATAGATTCATATCATCTTCAACTAAATCTCCTATTGAATAGTTATAACCGAATATATTTGAAAAAACACAGAATGTTTTGAATCTGAATTTATTTCTAGTATCTACGTATCGTTTAAACTTGACATTCCCTAAGTAAATGACATACTCTGTTGGACTGAATGCATATTTATATCCAGGTTTCCATTTACTTGTTCTAGTCTTAGTATTAATAAGTTTTCCTATTTCCTTTGACTTTTCAAGAACTTTATCCTGTGAATCATTTTGAATTAAATCTATTACACCTGACACATTAAAGCTCATACAGTAATCTCCATGTATCTTTCCGTCTGTAACATATCTAGAATCTTTTAAAATTTTCAAGAGACTAGATACTGATACAAGGATATATACAGGTTTAGAGAATTTAAGATCTAGTTCATCATTAGAAATTCTCACCGATGTAACTGGGGTATAGTCATTAAATAACTCTAAGACGTTTGTACCTATAGAGTCTTGATTTGAATTATCAAGATATATATGAAAGCTTGTATTAGATATTATAACTTCACATATGTCATCTTCAGTCATTTCAATAGAATCATTACAGTAGCGGTAGTTTTTATCTTCTATAATACTCTTAATTATCTTTTTTCGTTTTTTATTAGTTAAAGATTTTTTATCTACTACCACCGGAAAAATTGTAGTGTAGTTAGGTTTTGTTACATTTGCGTATAATAACACAAGTTCGTAAGGAATATTTATTTCTTCTTTCATAAAAAATATTGTTTATTTATTCATTTATAAGGGATTCAAACCTTTATTTATGTAGCAATTAAAAACAAATTAAATATGAAGAAGATTTATTTTATTTCAGGGCATAGAGATATTACTGAAGAAGAATTTAAAGAGTGGTATATCCCTGAACTAACTAAAGCTGCAGAGGAAGATTCTGATTTTGTAGTAGGAGATTGTTCTGGGGTTGATAGTATGGCTCAGGATTGGTTGAGAGATAATCTAAAACATCACTCTAGAGTCACAGTTTTTCATATGTTCGAAAAGCCTAGACATTTAGCATCTATGTTGTTTAATACATCTGGAGGTTATGATAGTGATATTTCTAGAGATTCGAAGATGACGGAATCTAGTGACGAAGACATTGCATTTATTCGGAAAGGTAGATGGACTTCAGGAACCGCACAAAATATACTTAGAAGATATGAAAAGTTGGATAAATGAGATGCTTAAGTCTATATTCTCATGTACCATAATAGGATCACTGGGAATGTTATATTGGAATTATTTTGTGGTTGCTAAACTTGGAGTAGGAAAAGAAGTAACTGATATAAGTTCATTCATCGTAGGAGCATTCACTTTGTTTATAATAAATATAATTTTGACAGGAAAGAATGATCCAGATGTTTATCATTCTAGTAAATTTACTTGGACAGAGTTAATTAGTTACTGGATTGGAGGTTTGGTGTTAATTTTCTTACTCAGGTGATTATAATGAAGAAGGGAGATTCGATTCTTCCTTCTAATTTTTCTTCAAAGCCTTATATACGAAAAGAAACAAATAAAAAGAAAAGATTATGAATAATATTGGAATGATTTTTTGCGCGATCGTAGTTGGTGGCGTTGGAATTGTCGTTAGAAGACATCAAAAGAGGAATAAGAAAAGACTCGAACTCTTATTAAAGTCTTATAAAACTCTTCTTGAAGGAAAAGAAGAAGAGGTGCGTGGCTTAAAAAGAGATATCGAATTAGAGGAGAGAAGATCAGAAAAGGTCGTACAAAAATTGAATGACGAGGTTGATCACTGGAAAAGAGTAGTAGATGAAAAAGAATCAACGATAAACGATCTTAAGTCTGAATTAAAAACAAAAGAAAAACTAATAACTGAGTACTTAGATCTAATAAACGAAAAGGATAGTATTATAAAAAAGTGTAAGAAGACTATTAAGAGAAAAGATAGCTTAACTGTCCTACTAAATAGTGAGTTTATTAGTTCTGCAAAGAAAAACAGTTAAAAGAGGGAGTTTAATTTCCCTCTTTATTTTCTTTGTAGGTTGATAATTGGGAGTACCGAAGTCATTATTTTCCTTATATGTGGATTAATTATAAGGATAAAGGTTATGATGTTAGATTATATTAAGAAAGTGTTTAGGGATAAAGATAGACTTGGATATGAAAAAGTTTATATAGTTGTAGATATTCACGGAACAATCTTAGAACCCTCTTGGGATAAGGAAGAGAGTTATTTATACCTGGGAAAAGCTAAAGAAGTACTCCAAGAATTTTCTAAGAGGAGTGATGTAGTATTGATTATTTGGTCAGCTAGTTATCCAGAGAAACTAGAAGAGTACAGAAGGAAATTTGAAGAAGATGGAATAAACTTTACTTACTCCAATAATAATCCTGAAGTAGTATCTGGGAGAGTTTCTTGTTTTGATACTAAGCCTTATTATGATATTCTTATAGATGATAAAGCTGGTTTTTATTGGACTGAATGGGAGGAGATTTTAAGATGGATAGTGAACTTGTCAGATTGAAAGTAATAAATCATGGAGATCTAGAGTGGACTGAATTTTTAGAGCTTGCTTCGGGAGTTGGAAAATATGATCCCGCTACCTTATATGTGATAGATCAGAGAGGTCCAGTTTATTCTATAGTTCATCCAGTTCAAGAAATAGATAAGACAATTACTATACTTACAAGGTGGATAGATCCTTTACCTGAAGAAGAAAATCTGATTGTGAGATATTGTAAAGAGAGATGTGCACTGAGAAATGATTGTATAAAAAACTGTGCCTTAATCGAATATAAGGAACTATCGAAGCTATAAAAATAATAAAGAGATTGAAATATATCTCTTTATTTTTCTTTTCTCCTTCAAACCCCATAATCCTTATAATTGATAAAGTAATAGTTGTGATTACTTTATATTATTAAATTGTTAGAAAAATTGTGTTTAAACCTGAAATAATTAAAAATAACTCTAATATATAAAATTCTGCTATTATGAAATACGTAGCTTATATTTACAGATATACATTTATCTTAGATCGTTCAAAAGTTTATATAGGACAGACAAGAAATCCTAAAGAACGACACCTACACTTTCTAAATCTCAAACATACCTATGCTGGGAAGAAGCTTGAAAGATATAGACAAAACTTCGGACCGGATAAGTTTAAATATGAGGTTATAGCTATGGTGGAGGCAGATACTCTTGAGGAATTACAGGAAAAGATAAATAAACTTGAACGATATTATATAATTAAATATGATGCTATAGAAAAAGGGTTTAATACTTCAAAAGGAGGCGGTAAATATTATAGAAATGTTGCGACTATAATAGAAGAACTCCCTGACTCTAAGATACCAGAAGAAGATCCAGATGAGAAGGTCGAGATCGTAAAGGTAAAGAAGAGAAAGTATAATAAGTACATTGATGGTGGGCTCTTTATCGAGAAAACAGAGGATATGAAACTTTCTCAGGTACAAAAAGAAAGTAGAGAATCCTTAAGAAAAGCTTTAGTCAGTAGAAAAGATACTTACAATGAAGATAGTGAACATAGATATTTTTTAAAATCTGACTGGGAAAATCTTCTTGCACTACTCTACCAAAAAGAGAAAATGAAATATGGAGATAGAAGATGTGTCCCTGTAGTAAAATATGAATCTCTAGAAAAGGTTAAATTCTTTAATTCTATTTCAGAGGCATATTATGATTATGATGGATGGTACTCTTATCAAACTATTCGAAATTGGTGTAGAGATAGAGTAAATGGATATATGACACAGGAAGATTTCTTTAGAATATATTTACCAAAGAATTATGATTTAGTAGCAGAATAAGATTGAAGAAACCTAAACAAGATAGATAATTTTCTTGTTTAGGGGTTATTTTTTGTTTCCGTGTCAAAAAAGCTAATACCCTTATATATGAGAAGATAATAAATGTTTAATAATATACTCCTTAAGCTAAAATAAATAAAAGCTTAGGGAGTTTTTAATTTTTTTTAAGATAATGAAAACAAATAAAATTATTAATGACATGTTCCAGACTGAATTAAATTTTATCATGGGAACAAAACAAGAAATCATAAAGTATTTTTGCTCCAGTAGAAGAAAGAAGAATTATAGCAGAGGTTTTATTGCATATCCTAACCACATTAAAGAAAATAAATGTGAATCAAAACGTGGAACATCAGTAACTGCAGGAAAGAACTTACATAGTGGATACAGAGCAATATTCGTTTATGTAGTTACAGATGTTTTTACTACTGAATTGTTTTCTGAGAAAGAATATATAAGACAGTTAAAAATAACATTTCACCATGAATGTAGACATGCAGCTGATCAGATAATTGAAGCTTTAAAAATTGATTATAAAGATAGAGAAACAACAGCAATGTTAGCAGCATGGATAAATGTAGAATTCGAAGAAACCAGAGATGAATGGATCCTCGAATATAAAACAAATAAAAAAGAGAAGGAAATTTAATCCTTCTCTTAATTTTTTATTGACATCTTGATTCATTAACAAACTTGCTTATCTCTTTTCTCAGCTGTTTTTTAATGTAGACGCTTGAAACGAAATCATTAAGCATATTTACTTCTTGGCAGAGTCTTAAGTATTCTTTTGTTTTCTCCTTCAACTCCTCTTTATCTCTACATTCGTTTTTATATTTCTTGTACGCTACCTCGAGATCTGACTTAATTTCTTCTTTTTCATGTCTACATCCTTCTTTTACCACTGCTGCAATTACTAATCCGCTTGCAGCACAAATTAAACAAGCAACTCCATCAGATATCACTCTTCCAATGTTAATTTTCATTGTTTTTCTCCTTTCTTTAGTTAATTATTTTTCATATATAAGGCTTTGAAAGGAAGATATCAGCAAAAATCTCTAGTCATAGTAAATCTTAGTCCATCACTATAGAATTCACCATATTTATTAGGTTTATACTTCTGATATATCTCCTCAGGATATCTACCATAGTATCCACTGTCGTATTCTGGATGATCTCGGTAATATGTTTCTATGTCATATCCTTTATCCAGAAAATCACCAATCTCATCCCAAAATTCCTCGGCCGTAAATTTTTCGCCATATTCATTTTCTATTATTACGTGTTTATCAGAGAAGAATTTATTTATCCCTTCTCTTGTTGGTTCGTAATATTCTAGGTCATTGGCGTTGAATAAAAACTTCCAACCGGCCGAACGTTTACCTAGGTGGATTTCTTTAGTGAATTCATTTAAGAGTTCTGTAGCTTCTTGAAACTTATTATCATCTATAAGTTTCTTTGCTCTTTCTTTATCCCGTGCTTTTACCGGAATCTTTGCATAAAAATTTGTTCCCATTATTTCTTATTGTTTTAGAGTTATCATATATAAGAATCTCAAGGGAAGAAAAAAAAAGAAATAGAAGAACTTTTTATCGTCCTTCTAATTAGTTTGTTAATAAAATTGTCTCTTACCTCAGATTATTTCTTCTCCGAGGTCTGGTTGGAAGTTTTATGTTTCTTGTAGTATTTATAACCAATACCACCAATTGCCATAAGTACAATACCTCCAATAGTTTCTAATGCTACTTTTTGTATTACATTCATAATCTTAAAAAAATTAAAACTCCTAAGTCTTTTATTATTTGACTTAAGGAGTATATATTAAACATTTATTATTTATCTTCTCACATATAAGGCATTCAAGCTTTTATAGACGGAAGAAAAATAAAAAACTAAGAAACTCAAAATGCTTCTTAGTAATTTATCTTGTAAAATTAATTATTGATTCTCAGGGAAAGACTAGGATTTGAACCCAGGTCTTTAATAGAATTAACGTTTTACCACTAAACTACCTTTTCCTGTGATAATTAATTTTACGTTATGTTGTGTCGTTAAAGTTGTTTAATTTGCACCTCATAAACGTAGATCCATTATTGTATTTCTACTCTAACTTCCCACGAGCTCAAGCTATATATTACATATTTCTTGAGACGCTTATGATGTCTTTTATTAAATTGTTATTGTGTCAAGGTATTTTCTCATATATAAGAATTTCGAGCTTTTCTAAACGGTCTCTATTTTTCTTACATATATAAGATTTTCTTGGTTTCTCAGACGGTAGAAATTTTTAATACAGAGTCCAGTTGAAAAGAAAGGGCTAATTAAAACCCTCTCTATTTTTGTTTCCTTTTGTTATTGTCTCATTTTGATATATAAAATCATCAAAAGGAAATCTTTAGTTTCCATTTCTGTTTCGATCTTTGATAATAACTATCACTGATCTCATCAGGTTAAGAATTCACTTAACTACAAAAATGAAAGGAGGGAAATGTTGTTATCCCTCCGGTTAGTCGTCGAGAAATTCTGAATCTTTCTCGTTGTATAATTCTGGAAATAGGTATCTAAACCAATAGAATATTCCAGTAATTCCCATAATAATTGCGGATATATTATATACGTTTTCAAGTCTAAATATCCATGCAATTCCTGCTACTATCATCGATACAAAAAGTATGATGGTTGTTAATTCTTTCATTGTCATAATTTATTATTTTTATTGTTAATTGTCTCTGACCCTCTCTTTCTTGAGGGCCTTGGTTGTTTTTAGTTTTTCTTCTCTTCTTTTGCAGGCTTTTCTTTGCCTGCTTTTTTCTCGTTGAAGTAGGTTTTGCCTTTCTTTATCAAATATTCACATGATTTCTCTACTGCGATACCTACTACTGCTCCGATTAAATACTTACCTAAATTCATAATTTTATTATTTTAATTTGTTAATATTATTGTCTCTCGACCTTGGTTTTATTTTCCAAGGTCTGGTTGTGTTTTTCATTTCTTAGTTTTCAGGTATAGATTGGTCTTGTTTTTTCCTATCCTTACCTACTCTCATAATATCTTTGGCCTTTTCAAGGAGATCTACATCTTCCTTTTTTTCTTTATCTACCAAAGCTTTTCCTTTTCTTACAAACTCCTTTCCTTTCTTGTATCCATAACGTCCAAGGAGTGCACCTACAGCTGTCATAGTACCATATGTTATGATTTCTGCAGTTTTCTTTCCAATTTCGAGACCAACCATTCGGCCTCCCTTAATTATTCCGCTTGTAGAACTTTCTACTATTCCACAAACTGTTCTTCCAATAATGTTCATATTGTTATATTTTTATTTGTTATTGTCTCAACCCTGAATTTACTTTTCAGGGGCTTTTTGGTTGTCTGTTTCTTTCGCAATTTCTGCTTCTATTTTTTCTGCTTCTTTCTCTAGCAAGTATTCAATATACCTCTGTTTAACTGCTTCTGCTACAAGGCTTCCTACTGCTGCTGCTACTACTGTTGTTGCGAATCTACCAAATCCTTTTGCTACTCTACCTAAATTCATAATTTTATTATTTTAATTTGTTAATATTATTGTCTCTCGACCTTGGTTTTATTTTCCAAGGTCTGGTTGTTTTTCAGTCTTTCTTTTCTTCTTCGACTGGTTTTTCCTCTGCCGATTTTTTATCATCAGCAGTCTTCTTGTCTACTGGCTTTTCTTCTTTCTTCTTGCCAGTTTCTTGTTTCTCAGTGACCTTTTCTTCTTTACTGAACAGTTTTTTCACGCCTTTTATTGCGGGTTTTGCTACTGCTCCTACTACTACGCCACCTGCGAAAGTTAATAAAGTTTTTGCTATACTCATAATTTTATTATTTTTAAATGCCCTCTTATTGCTTCAGGCCTTGCACTTTTGTTAATTGTTAATTTGTCTCAAAAAGTTTAAATTTGCTTTAGACTTCTCTTCTAAAGTCTTTTAACTTAGAATTATATACGATTTTTATAACATCCTCGTCAGTACTTATCATAAATCATATATAATAATTTAACTGTATATTTAAATCCCTCTAAGTTTGCATCCTATTACTAATAACTTAGGATTATACAGATCCTTAGTTATCCTCATAGTTCACCATATATATCTGGTTACATGCTTTTGATATATAACTCTTGAGAAAACTTATCGTAATCTCTCAATATATCTTGGTCTATAGTATTATCTACCATAGAGTTATTTAAATTTTTGTTATTGACTTGGCTTAAAATGCACCTAATTATATTGTATGTGCTTTACCAAGTCATGTCTCCAACCTTTTACGCGCTGGCCTATAAATCATACTGAGGCTATAACAACTTTCCTCTTTTCCTGCTATTAATCACAGTAAGTATGTTCCCAGAACTATTTTTACATCGCCAAGCCGATGTCAAGTTAGCAAATCTTGAATTTCAATATATTCCTTCCCTTCTGGCACCTTTAGTATAGGTAATATATCTAAGTTATATCTATGTATAACGCTAAAGTAAAAAGACATAATACTAGATTTTTATATCTAATACTATGTCTTTAGGTAATATCAGATATATTGCTACATCTTCTATTACATATATAAGGCTAATAGGGTTTCTCAGGCGGTATTTATTTTACCTCCTAAGAGCTCTATTTTCCTCTCACATATAAGGTCTTTAAGGCTTTCTAGACGGTAGAAATTTTTAATACAGAATCCAGTTAAAAAAGTAGTAGAAATCTATGTTCTACTACTTGATCCTTAGTTATTTCAATATAAGATTTAGCGTATAATAATCTTCTACAGCATCTTTTCTTAATACTGCTATGACTCCTGATATTTCTCTCAGCAATTCGATATCTTCCACCATTATAGTTGGATTTATATCCATTTTATCCAGGATAGGGTGAACTTTCTTAGAATAGAATCTCTTCTTGATCTCGTCTCTGAATATCCCGATTTTCTCTAATTTATTCTTAACGTAATCTCTTTCCATTCCTACTATATCTGGAAATTCCTCTCCTCGATTTTGATAGAAACATTCGATTGCATTATATCTTTCTTCAGCGGTATCTAGGTCGCTTAGAATCTTAGTTATTATATTCTCTTTTCTTCTTGATTCTCCTTCGCAGTAACCTTTATAAAACTCTGCGATCTTATAAATAACTACCGGATTAATTAATTTTTCTACCATAATAAATATTCCTTTCTTTTTTATTTTTCTTATTTTCATATATAAGGCTTTGAAAGGATATAAAATTATTAGCAAAAAACTTCTTCATCATAGTAGCCCTTTGAGAGAGCATTTAAAAAGAATCCCACGTCTTCTGTAGATAATGGAGTGAAATTATGACAATCTACACCAACATCTAATCCAAACTTCTTAATCATCTGTCTTCCGTGAATATGCCCGAAAAGAGTATATCCAGACTGAGGAGCTTTTAGTGGTTCATGTACTAATTCGAGTTGGATGTCTTTTTCTGGTGTAATAGATATTGTAGTACTTGCATTAGATAGATAAACTCGTGAAAAACCATCATCCATTAGTTCATCCATAAAATCAGGTATATCTAAGTTTCTATCTTTTCTTTCCTTGGTTTCATAATTTCCACAAACAAGTCTTACCTTACCATTCAAGTACCTCAAGAATGATCTATCTCCAAAATCCCCAAGATGCCAAACAATAGCTTCTGGAGGGACTTTAGTATTCCATCTTTCAACAATACTCCAATCCATACTACTCACGTCTAAGAAAGGTCGCCGAGATAATTCTAAAGTACGTTCAGCGCCGAAATGTGTATCTGAAGTAAAGTATTGTCCTAGCTCTCTTCCTCTGAGTTCTTTCTTTAGCTGGTCAATACAATCTTCCAAGGTAGTGTGTATCTGAGTAATTCCGTATTGTTTGGCTTTTTCGACTATATATCTTCTACCATTAATTCCAGGAGCAGCACCGACAATTATATTCCTACCTCTTCGGCGCACTAAATTCTCGGCGAACTCTATTTTAGTAGTCTGTGCATAATCTCTTCCAGGAATATCTTCGACTTTTTCAGGAATCCAAAATAATATATAATCTGATACTCTAAGTCCGATAGTTTCCCATTCTACTTGCCTAGAGTATTCATCATCTCCTAGTCCTCCTGTGATTTTTTCTTTTCTTCTAGGGTTTATCCATGTTATCCCTTGAATCTCTGGAACTGTGCTTTGCCAATCTGGAGCTCCTTGTATTGGTCCTCCTAAGAATACATAAGTCTCTTCTTTTTGTAGTGGAAGAGATTCTGGTGCGTAAATTATCTTATTCATTTAAAGTTTAATTTTGATTCAGTATCTGCTAATTTTATAAGATATGGAATTCTGAAGTCTCCGTGCATAGTTCTTATAACCTCAGAATAATCTTCTTTCAAGTTAATAGAGTCTACGTATAAGGGATTTTTACTATTTCCTCGAGTACAATGAAATGTATGTAAGTTATTGTCACGGTAATAACTCTTTGCAATTCCGATAATATTAATATCTCTCCTGTTAAGTTTTTCGTATAAGTGTGCTCCTAGTCCTGGTTTTGGCTTACTAGGTGATTCTTCTTCATTCCATAACCAAACATGAGAATCTAATATAATTGTATCAAAATTATTAAGATCTATTCTCTCTAATAACTTCATAACTCCTGGAAGTTCTCTTTTATAAAACTCTCCAGGAACATAAGAGCCAAAATTATCTATAATAACTGAAATTTTATCTATAGGTTCACGATCTTTCCAGTCCTTAAAGATAATTCCTGAAACTTTTCCTATATTCTCTTGTTCCTTATAGTATCCATCTATTATTATCTTATTCATTTTAAGAATCGTTTTGCTAAGTAATCCTTCTTTTTAGTATACTCTGAGTCTAATCTATCCAGTTGATTCTGAAGATTAGCATTCCAAGCTTCTTTTGCCTCTTCTTCTGATTCATAAAGCTTGAAGTTACTATAATAATTTCTTGTATTATAATATCCAACAATCTGACCTGTTTTCTTATTTTTCAATGGATACCAAGGATATCTTCCAGTCCCACTTACTTCTCTCGTTAGTATTATTTCTTGAGGCAAAACTATATTAGAGAGTTTATAACTATATACTCCAATATAATATCCCCAAGTCCAGAAAGATTGACCTAAGTACTTATCTAGGTCAGAATTAACTTTTATATCTAACATGACTTTAATATTTTAGATTTTAAATATTTTATCTTTTCTTCACTATAAGATTGAACTTTATCTATCTGATCCATAAATGATGCGTTATATTCATCCATACACTCTTCTTTAGATTCACAGAGACCATGTACGGTAACAATACTACCTTCTTTAGGGTAGCTATCGTAACTATAAAAAACTCTTATGAAGAAACCTCGTTCTGGATCTTTAGTACTTTTTAGCTCAACATAATTAGATTTAACTTCATCAATAAAAACTTCGGTCGGTTTAGTTAATTCTCTACATCTAAATTTACTTGAAAACACAACTTTCCAAAACCAAAGAGATGTTTTATTATCTCTAAGTCTCTTAAGCTCATCTATGTTTGCTTTCATTTTTGTAATTTCTTATTAAGATAATCTAACTTACTTTCATAATAACTCTGAAGTTTATCTATTTGATCATAGATCCTAGAATTATAAGAATCTTTACATTCTTTTTCGGTTTCAAATAAAGAATATATACCAAATACTTGTTCTAAATCACTTGTACGATATCCTCTCCTAGTATCCAGAAGATTATTATTCTTCCTGTTACGTATTTCTACTCTAAACCACTGACTACCCTCTTCTACTAAGCTCAATACCACTTCTGTAGGTTTTGTAAGAATAGAACATCTAAAAGTACTAGTAAAATCAATCCGATAATACCAGAATGTTTTCTCTTCTATAATCTTTTTTAATTCTGAAACGCATACTACATCCTTCATTTCATTATTCGTTTTTCAAGGTTTCTTTTAGTTGATTCCCACTGACTCTGAAATTTATCAATCTGGTTTAAGATAAATCTATTTCTATCAGCAACACACTCTTCCATAGTATTGAAACATTTTTTATTATACCTCCAATACTTTGTTTTTCCAGATTTAAACATTATTCTATCTGGTTGGTTTTCATTATAAGAGCATACCCCTATTACTTCTACTTCTTGTGGTTGAACATCTCTATAAACTCGTCCAGTATCCGATATCTCTAATGAATATATCCAAATTTTATCTCCGACTTTCATAGTTCTTTTACATTTTTTAGAGTCCAACTTTTATAATCTATCCCTCCTGTCTTAGAATTAAAATGATCTATAATATCTTCGAATGGAATTAAGAAAGATCCACACTTCTTTGCTAGCCCTGAACCAAATCCTACATCAACTCGAAGACTATAATCAGTATCGTTATATTGATCTATATTTCCATGACAATGCCCATGAATCATTATACTTCCATGGGGTTTATGATTCCAAGATACAAAAGGATAATGACACATAGTTACCATATAGTCTACCCCTTGATGCTCTATATGTACATCAAGAATATCACATATAAATTTGAAGTAGCTTTTAAGAGGGGCCTGATCGAAATAAAGTCCGTAGTTATCATGATTCCCTACGACCTTATAGATGTTTTTACAAGGAATCCGATCTAGAACTCCTTTAATATCATCTACAGGCATCTTCCAGAACATATCACCAAGATCGAAAATTATATCATCCGGAGTCGTTTTACTAAGCTCATCGATAATATATTTATTCATCTCAGTTACATTCATGAAAGGTCTAGAATCATGTCTTATTACGTTTTCATGATTGTAGTGAAGATCTGACATAAAGTAAATTCTTCCAGATCCAGTAGTTGTAAATTTTTGCTTAATCTTCATAATCTTCTAATTTCCATTTACGAGAATAATCTTTTTTATTTTTATGGGTAACACTAGGTCTAAGACTTACTATTTTTCCATAAGTTTTAATTTCCTGATCTCTTCTAGCTTTTTCTGCTAGAGAGAGGTTAGATTTTTTCTTTTTCATAATTTTTTAATCATTTATTACATATATAAGAGATTCCGACTTCCTTATAAGTGAATAAACAATTATAAATAAGAAAATCATGATTAGATGTTACGAAGCTAGATTACCTAAAACACTACATTATAGGATTACTAATTTTTTATCAAAGAAGTGGCTAGATAGAACAAATACCTATGGAATTGAGTTGAAGAAGTACTGTATAATTTCTCCATTAAGTGATACCATTCTTGGATTATATATAAAAGATCCTGGGGTATTCGGAGACAGTATGTTAGTTGATAATTATTTTTCTGATGGATTTGCAGGAAATATTATTAGCATTAGATCTCACCACGATTATAGTTTTTTCACTCTATGTAAAAGACGTATTCTTAAGTTTTTCCCTATAGATTATGAAGAGCAAATAATTCCAGAAGATGAAATGTACTCTGGATTTACTATGGTAGCTGGATTATTTAGAGAGAGTAATCGTAGTACAGTGATGGGAGTTGCTATGGGAAATACATATCAAGTAAATAAAATCTATAGGAACTTGTTTTATAATATATGGATTTCTAATGTAGAAGGAAAGAAGAAAAAACCTACTATAACGGGAGTAAGAGAAATATAAAAAAGAGAGGATTCATTTTCCTCTCTTTAATTTTCTTCTACTTCATTATAAACCTTGCGGACGAGTCATCTCCTATTTGATGTTGTAATCTCCTAAGAGCTCGGATGAATGATTTCTTTGAACTATATGTACATCCTCTTTCTACTATCACTGAATTATAATCTGCCTCCTTATATCCCTGCTCCCACCTTAAAAGTTCTGGATTTTCAGGGTCTGTGTTTTTTCTTGTTTTTACTATTACCACAGTTTTCTTCCAATTCTTTTTTAGCTTAATTCTAGGAAGTTTTGATGATGAAATCATTATATTCGGGTCAAATATTACTAACGATTCTACGTCCCAACCGTATAGATTAAATTCATATCCTAAAAACGAACTTGTTCTAGTTAATCCTTTCTCTGTCAAATAAACCCCTTGATAACCACTCTCAGCCATCTTTTTGAAGTCTATATAAGTTTGTCCGAACATATCATCATTTATTTGAAAAGGCAAACTGTATAGATCATTAAGAGAATCAATAATATAGATGTTTGATTCAGGTTTTATTTTAAATTTAATATAATTCTTCAAACCGCCCTTCTTGTAGTAGGAGCTAGAAATACAATAATCTTTCCATCCGATTTTTGAATCTATCGAAGAAGCCCATAAACCTCCACTTGGTTTATTACAGTATTTTCTATTTCTTATTTTCTTAAATTTAGATGGTATAAATTTCTTTATGCCATAAGTAATAAATTCTTTTTCTTCCATAATTCTTTATTTTTCTTCTATGTATAAGGGTTTTAAGAAAAATAAACTTAACTAGCCATAAACCAGTTAAGTATCTCTACAGGCACACCATAAAGTTATGTTTATTCAGGAAGGCTAACTCTATGATGTGCTTTATTTATTATTTATCTCGGGTATATCTATTATATTATTAAATCCTAATCCTTCCTAGTAGGATTTAAAGTCTATTATAGTATCTTGGATCTGTAGACGTTTCAATTATATAGGGAGAAATTCTATTCCAAATTACACCATTACCCATATCAATCGGTTGTTGATATCCCCAAGGGTTATTATAATAAGGTTGACCTATATAACCGTTATCAGTTTTGAAAATCCTGCAAAAACTATCAGCAACTGTTGTTAAGGATTGTACAAATGCAAATAATTTTCCACATGTATCCTGAACGCTTCTCATCTTCCCGACAAAATCACCCTCACAGTTATTCTTTCTTACCTGAGGAACATTCATTCTTTCTGGTGTCTGATCCTCGGTAAAACACGGATCTTCTGGGGGATTGTTTTGTCTCTTCTGATTGTTGCTTGATGCTTTATCTACACCAATAAATACTATTGCGCCTGCAACGGCTGCTGCTAAAACTTTGAAGCCAAATTTTAAAATCTTACCGTAGTCCATAGAGCTAATCTTTTTTTAATTAATAAATATTTGTTTTTCACTATTTCTCAATAGCTCTACTCGTGGCTTCCCGTTTAAACTCACCCGAATCATACTAAGTAGCTAGTATTAAATAATTTGTTTTCTTTTTACACACTAAATTTTAATTTTTTCTATTTTCTTCTTTTTCTTAAGACAGAAACTTTAGCGCTATTTTTCGTCCATATATAAGAATTTAAGGCTGTTTAAGATTTTGCTCTATTTTTAAAGTGAAACCCTAATTATTGATAAGAGAATTAAACTCACCTCTTATTGTAGAATGATTAGCAAACAAATTAACTAAACTTATTATGATATATGGATATATACGAGTATCTACTGAAAAACAAACAGTAGAAGTTCAGAGATATGAGATTAACAGATATTGTAGTGAACAGGGAATTGAAGTAGATGCATGGATAGAAGAAAGTATTTCCGGAGCCATCAAACCAAGTGCTAGATTACTCGGAAAATTAATATTAGATCGAATAAAGAAAGGAGACTTGATATTAGTTACTGAAATATCTAGACTCGGGAGAAATGTATATATGGTAATGTCAATCATAAACCACTGTATGTTGACTGGCGCTGCTATATTACCGATCTGGAAAGGAGAAATTATAAAAGAAGATTCTATGTCCGTGTATGAAACTTTCTTCGATATAATTAGTGCTCAGAAAGAACGAGAATTAATTAGTAGAAGAACGAAATGTGCTTTAGCTATGATGAAATCTAATGGAGTAAGATTAGGTAGGCCTGTTGGTATACCTAGGAAACGTAAATTAGAAGGAAAAGAAAAAGAAATTATTAGACTTCTTAGCAATGGAGTTAGTAAGGCTGAAGTGTCGAGACGGTTAGGAGTTAATCAGTCTACTTTGTCTGAGTTTATAAAAGTTAAACAACTATGGTTTTAATTAATAAGTAGTGTAGTAGTATGAATAACAAGTTTATTTTAAATTTAGAGAATCAATTTCATGGTATACACACGAGATTGAAAGAATTACATTTTTCAGCACCAACTATGAGCATTCATAAGTTGATTGATGATTTTGACGGCGAATTTCAGGATTTTGATGACGCTATAATGGAAAATTCTCAAGCTCTTTGGGGATTTATTAAACCAGGAACATTAAACCCTATTCTCCCTGAAGCATTAGATTTCGAGAGTATCCTAGTAGATATTCGAGGACTATTGACAGGAATAAAAAGAGAAGCAGGAGAAGACTTGATGTGGACTGGAATCATTAATAGAACAGATGATTTTTTCGAGGTAGTTAATAAATATATCTATCTTATCAAAATCTGTAAACATGAAGCTGCTGAAAAAGAGTAAGAAGAAACAAAAACTAACCGAGGATTTTACTCCAAGGTTAGTTTATTTTTTTTTATTCGTAATCAATAGTGTATATCTCTGAGCTATATTGATCTCTTTTTTGTTGAGATACATTCATAAAAGTAATACCATTGATTATATCTCTACAAGGATAATGTATATGTCCGAAAATATGATACTTCGGAGATAACTCTAGTACTTTCTGTGTTAGTGCTAGATTCCCAGGTTCATCTTTTCCATACCATCCCTGACTTTGTTTAATACATTTTAAGTCATATATTCTAGGTGCTTCGTGAGTTATTAGAATATCAGTACCCTCAGGAATACTTAAGATATCTTCATTCCCACTTTTATGAGGAAATGCATGTAAGTATTGTGAAGTTCTTGGATTTCCGTATAGTTTAATGCTTTCTCCGGACAGTAAAGATATATATTCATACTCTTTATCTACCAGTAATTCTACATCAAACCCTAAGATACTTCGTAATCTTCCGGGGAAATCTTTATAATTTCTCTCTATCCAGTAATCATGATTTCCAGGTACTACTATAATCTGTTGAAGATCTGGAAATATCTCTTTGTTAAATGTTTTCTTGAAATTAAACTCTAACCACTCTTCTTGAAGTCCTATATCATCTGTAGGACATAAGTCTCCAGCTAAAATTAATAACTCAATCTCCGGGAATACTTTATCTACAATTCCATAAACATACCCATGAAGATCTGATAAACATCCTATTTTTATCATTGCTCAAACATAAATTTTAAGATTTCAATTATATCTGTATCTTTGTTCTCTAATTCTTTCATTAATTTAGTATAAGCATTGTAACCTCTTTCATCATCTTCTTTGAATGTAAAATCTATAGGTCGATTCGTACCATTCACCATATAGATAGACACGGTACATGGATTTCCTGGATTGAAAAATGATTTCTTAGGTTTATGAGGAATATAGACTACTCCATAAACCAAAGATTTTCTAAGGAATGATTCTCTTCTCTTACTCATGATCTTACTTTTTCTAAAAATGTTTTACTAAATATAAATTCTACTTTCGAAATAATATCACTTAATTGAACTTCCACTATAGTATCTTTTTCTTGGTAGTATAAGCTGTTTTCTGATAACCTATATACTTTTCGTAGATATACATTATCTTTTATCGCTATAACTACATAATCACCAACTTCTATAATATCAAAATTATAATCATTAATTATTTTTGTGGCTAATATTGAATCGTAAAATATAGAATCCCTTGAAGCTCCTTTTACTTCAAAGAGAGTATTCTGTAAACAGTAATCTATAAGTTTTTTATAATAATATCTATCTCTAATTATATCTGGAGAAGGTCTATATATGCTTCTTCCTTGCATCACATTAACATCTGGAATATCACCTACCCATACATCATGAATATACATTAAGTACGATCTTCTCTTTTTTACGGATCTACAAAATAATCCAATCAATAAAAGAGTAACTACTACAAAAATAATAATTTCTATTGAGCTCATAGTTATATAATTTAAATTAATTTCTTCAATCTCGATAATCTTAAAATAGAGTAATCTCTTGCTGAAATAATATAATCAAGATCAATAAAATTTTTATCATCTTTTAATATACTATTTTCTATATCTTCTAGTATTCTCCTAGATATCATTAGAGCAGCTTCTTTTTCGGGTATATTAAGTTTTTTTATATTAATATGCCTTGACTTTTTATGATACTTAACATACTCTTTTGATATTAATTCTATCCTACCAATATAATTAAAGAGCCTTCTAATAGTCCACCTTTTCATATTGGTTTTCCCGTTTCTGATAAGTATTTTAATATAATATTTACTACATCCTTTATTACCTTCATCGATCTCTATAAAATCTAGGATCTTATGAACTTCCCTTAATCTTGAATTATAAGAAGTAGCTATCGTTTTATATTCTTGTTCAGTTAATGATTTCTTATAATTATGAATATCAACTAATTTTAACGGAACCTCTAAGATATAACAATAATGTTGTTCCCAAGTAATCATAGCTCAATTAATTGTTTATAATTATAGTATAGATTATTAAATTGTTTTAACTTATCTTTAATATACGAGCTACTATACTCAATATCAGACCCTATACTATGTTTTATAACTCTAGTTGCTGCATTATAAACATCTGTCACGCTAATTCCATACATTATTTCTTCTTTTATTAATTCATAATCAGCATGATATTGATTAAAACTTTTAACATTATCTATCCTTAGATTATTTAGTAGATAATTCGGAGTAATTCTTTTTAGGTTATTAACTCCATCAAGTTTTAGAATAATTCTATCATCAATCAGTATTACAGTTTCTACACTATTAATATTAGTTAATTGACGATAATAATACTTAACATTTATTTTCTTTATCTTCTTCATAACATAAATAAGGGTTTAAATCCTTAATAATGTAATAAAATGAATAAAGAAATATGTTTAAAGATTATTTGGAATTATTTTTAAATGCAGAATTTATTAATGGAAATAAAAAGAAAAAAGCTCTTATTGAAAAAAGTAAAAGAAAGAGTTATGATCTCTCTATATTTTCTGAAAGATTAACTACATATTGTTGTTCTCCAGAAGTGTTTAAGGGAGTTTATGGAATATTACCAAAACAAGAGGGATATGAACTCAATAATAGTAATAAAGGAGATTATATAATTACTATCTTAAGCACCCTCACTGAACAAGAGAAACTAGAGTGGATATTTAAGAAAACCTATAAACTAGTTAAAGATATGGTAGGCCTCAAGAAAATATTAGACTCAGAGACGGAAGCATATCTTTTTGGTTATCTAGTTAGTGAACAATTACACGACTTTGTAACTATTAAGGATGTAATAAAAGATATAAAACCTCAAAAACTTGTTAGAGGAAGTGTCAGAGGAGGTGTGAGTTGTGTTATGTTATCTTCAGGAATCTATAAGGATAGCAAGAATAATCTAACTTACAAGATTTCTAATACGTCTAGAGGAACTGTTCAGAATTATGTCGGGAAGAATGAATTTATTATGATGATTCCTAGGAGTAAGAACTATAGTCTGAAAACAAATCTAAACATCTGGTCTCATGAATTATATCACATAGCTAGAAATTCTTATGGTTTGTTGAATAGAGATTATTACAATATGAGTGATCTGTTAATTGATTATATGAAAATATCATTACCTATTTTAAAAACATTATTAAAATGAGAAATATGATGAGTTTTATTGTTATTATTATTTTCGTCGTACTATTCCTTTTCTTAGGAAATACTGAAGTTTCATTCTCTCCATTCAAAGTAATAATTCATGAATGGTGGAAACCTGTCGGGATTACTATTATGATTATAGGATTTGCTATCTACTTAATCGGAAGTACTAGGAAATCTTATAATGATGGTTGGAATAAAGCAAAAAATGAAATAATAAATGTACGAGAAAAGAATTAATTATTATACCTGTACGAGAATCAGAGAAAAAAGCACTGGTACGGTAGGAATTCTTGTTAGTGAGAAGTTTGGGGGAGGTAAAGAACGTCACGTCTTCAAAGTCTACTGGAGTGATTCTTTTACACAAGAGGAAATAAAAGAAAGTGATTTTTATGATAGATGTGAGATAATTAATCATGATTACTCCGATATTACATCACAGGTCATGGAATTCTTGAGATCATATAAGTCTGTTGGTAGGATTCCTCAGATAGTAGCAAGAAGGTTAGATCCAGACTATTATAAAATCGGAAGTGTGGTTTATTTTCAATCCCCCGGGTTCTTGATAAAAAATTCTAATTATGATATCTACGGTCCAGAGTATCCAATGATCATAAAAGAAATAATTCAAGATTGTAGAGATGAATTTAACTTTACACTAGTGCTATCAAGTTATCATCATGAGATTTTTATAGCCTCTGGTTCTGATCTTAGTTCATTAAAATCAGAAGTTACAATAGGTCTCAATCTAACTTATTTTTCAGATAGTGATGCTTATAATAATTTAGCAAGATATGACAAAGAATACTAAAACGCGTTTGTACTATCAAAAGTTTCTTCCTGGAGATATTATACGGACAGAACCATTTGATAAATTAGGAGTTGTTATTAGATGTAGTGGATCTTTTGGAAGTTTTTACTATGAATACTATACATTAGATATAGATGATTCATACTATAGACTTAACGATGTTAATAAAAAACTTCTAACAGATGACTTTAGTATAAGAACCACTAAAGTAGTGTACAGATCTTTTATGGATACCTCTGATATTTTATGTAAGAGAGTTTGTAAGTATCCTAATAATTGTGACCTATGTAATTTCAAGATAGATAATTTCTCACCTAACAAATTATTCTTCTTAGGTGATAGAGTAAATGTTCCTGTAGCTAGATATTATCCAGTTAATGATCGAAAGGGTATTGTTAGATCTATGAGAATTATTGATTACGATGATTATAATAATAACTTAAGAAATGAATTAAATCATAGTCTAAGTAAACAAGATCCATTTAACCTGAAGGACTGGATTGAGATAGTAAAATGTAATAGTGATAATTTAACTTACATGATTCAGATGGAAAGAACAGGATATGAACTTAAATTTGAATCAAGTGATATTAGGTTAAATCAGAGAAGAGGTTATACATTAGATCCAGGAGTAATGACAAAAACTTACTGCGATCAATGTATAGACCAAGATTGTGAGAATTGTATAATCACAGAACATAATTTTAATCAAAAATTTAAAGAAATTAACTAATGAAAAACAGAGATCAATTAGTGGGAGTGTTTAAGGAAGTAATCGAAGATATTATTTCCAGAAAGTACGAGTGTAAAGATAACTATATAGAGTTTCCTGATACAGATAGACTTATATATCAATCGACTATGTATAGATCTATTCAGAGAGGAAATAATAAACCCAAATTTCAGAATTCTCCTAAGGTATATGCTCAAAATATAGATACCTTCGAGAAAGCAAAAGAATTAGGTTCGAGTTGTGCTGTTCTTAATATGGCATCATCTAAAAGACCTGGTGGAGGAGTTGAAACAGGTTCTAGAGCTCAGGAAGAAGAGTTGTGTAGGAGAAGTAATTTATTGCTATCCCTATACCTATACTCTCCTGAAAAATGGGATGAATACTTTGGAGATTATTATTCAGGAAAAATTCTTGGTGATGATTTCTCATATCCTATCTCAGTTTATGGAGGAATATATAGTCCTGGAGTATGTGTATATAGAAAACCTAAGACCTATGAGACGACAGAAGATTATTTTACTTGTAACGTGATCTCTGTTGCAGGAGTAGTAAGACCTGACATAGACCCCAAGACAGGAAAAATGTTAGATAAATATGTTCCCGTAGTGAAAGGGAAAATAAGAACAATCCTTAGAATAGCAATAACTCATAATCATTCTAGGCTTGTTCTTGGTGCACTTGGTTGTGGAGCCTTTAAAAATCCACCCTCTCATGTAGCACAATTATTTAAGGAAGTCTTGGAGGAATCAGAATTTAAGGGAATGTTTGAAGAGATATGTTTTGCCATCCTTGAAGATAATAATTCAGGAAGAGAACATAACCCTTCCGGAAATCTTAAACCTTTTATTGATATATTTGGTGAACAATGAATACGGAATTATTAATCAGTTGGCCTAAGAAATTTTCATTCCTAGGGTGTAATACTTGTAAACACTTCACACCTAGACAAACGTGTGAATTACCCCAAGATTATCCGGAAGGTTATATTGCTTCTGATAATACTGGTAGAAGATGTGAACTAGGAAGAGGATGTTGGAATTATGAACAAAACGATAAAAACCAATGATAAAAGGAAAGATTTATGTTGATACTTTAGGAGGTCCAGAAGCATGGTTTGGTATGTTTTATGGAAGTCAGAAAGGAATCTATATTCAGGATAATCTTTGGTCTTGGTATGTAGTTTCTTCAAGGATTGTTAGAAAAGGAGTAAGAGTAGATAATTACTATGGCAGAAGAGAAGCTAAACCGGAGGAGATCAAAGAAATAGGTAAAATCTTAGGGAATCTTAATCTTAGGATCGATAAGGATACAGGAGACTTAGAGAAAATCCTGGAAGATGATAAACAAGTAATCCTGAATAAACTTAAGAACCGAGAAACATTAACAGAATCAGATATAGAATACTTAATAAAATACTTAAAATCATGTTAACTACGGAAGAATTATTTAGAGAGTACGTCAAACTATTTAAATTGCTTGTAGAAACTGCAGGTTATACAGTCAAGAATAAAAGTTACCTGGAAGTTGAGAGAATACTACAGAAGCAAGAAAAGAATATCAAAGCCACTATTGAAGACGATATTCCTTTTACTCCTTTTGTTGCTACCTTAATATTCTATATAATCTTAGATATTCATGGTGCAGATAGATTAGAAGGAGTAGAGAAAACAGAAGAAGTAAAGAACTTGATAGATGATTTTTGGGAAAGATATCTCAAAAGACCTACCAGAAAGTTTACATCTAAATATGGTCTCCCTGAAGTTAGAGACCTTGAAACATATATTACAGTTTTAGGAAAGAGTTATTATGAAAAATTTTAAAGTAACAGCAAAAGAAGACGGAAAAGAGTATTGGATCTCTAGAGCTCATGCAGTAGTAGGAATCGTCTTTGCTATCTATGAAGGAAAAGTGCATTTCTTAGTATCTAAAAGAGGTCCAGGGTGTCCAGATCATGTAGGAAAATGGGCTTGTACTTGTGGATATCTTGATTGGGGAGAAACAAGAGAAGAAGCAACCCGAAGAGAATTATGTGAAGAACTCGGACTAGATACTTCATCAATACCAGTTAAGCATTTTTGTACGATAGATGATCCGACCAGAGATGCTAGAGAGAATATAGTATCTAGATATCTTATTGAAGTAGATTTCTGTAAGACTCAAGGTGAAATAGATTCTGGGAAGATAAATTGTAATACAGAATCTAGAAAAGGTGAGAAAGATGAAGTCTCTGATATTAAGTTCATAGTAGAAGATGACATAAGTAACTATGATTGGGCATTTAATCACGGAGAAGTTCTTAGTGAAGTACTTGAATATCTAAGAACTGGTGTAAAGCCTGATTACTGTAAAGAATAAGAGCTAACTAAAACCTGGAGAAAATAAATTCTCTGGGTTTTATTTTTATCCTTCCAAAGCCTTATAAGTGAAAAGAGAAACAAATAAAAAGAAAAGATTATGAAAAAATTAACAAAAGAAGAAGCAAAAGAATTAAACAAGTTATTTAATACTGACAACTTTAAACCAGAAATGACAAATCTTAGTTTATATACCACACTAACTCAGATTAACTCAAAAACAATCAGACCTGGTGAGAATAACTTAAGAATAATAACACTTCGAGGATCAGAGAAGATAAGCAAACTAGTAGGGAGATTTGTGGGAAGATCAAAGAAACTACTACATATCACAGCTCTCTCGAAGGATGGGAAAGTTCTTAAGGAATTCGATTTTAATTGTTCGACGCTATACTCTGAGATGAAGAAAGGTGATAAACAATATAAAGACCTAGATGAAGATTCTAAGATTAATTTCAGACCTCTAGTAGGAGATGTTTTCGTACCTCAATCATGGTACATTGGTTTTAAAGTATTATATAACATAGAAGGGATTTAGTTCCCTTCTTTTTTCTTTCCCTTGAGATTCTTATATGTGTAATAACAAGTAAACTAATTTGTAATATTATGATCATAGAAGTTTTATCACAGAAGTACAGATGCGGTTGTGAAAGGGGTATGGCTGAATTCGTACTCCCAGGAATTCTTATTAAACTAAACTCTATCATCGAATGGGATTTTTGTAGATTTCCAGAAGAGATTGTTCAAGAAAAAGCAGACCCTACCGATGAAAATTCTCAAGTTGTCGAAAGAAAAATTGAAAAAAGAAATTTCCTAGGAGATGACCCAGAACTAAAACCTGGAAATTGTTTTTTATACAAAGGACAGGTTATAGCAGTAGATTCAGAAGATAGATTGATATTAATAGTCTCTGAAACTGGATATGGGGCACTCGATAGAATTTATGAGGAAAATCTTAAAACAGAATTTGAGATGATGTTTAATGAATTCAATGTCGAAGATGTAAAATGGGAAGTAGAAGAATCAGGAATAATCCCAGATGAATTTGATGAAGTATATCAAGTTCCATATAACTACTATAATATCTGGAAAGAACGTTTTGTGGCAGGACGAGGATTTATCTCTCCAGGACTATGCTTGAAAGTTACTATGGAGTCTGATACTTTCTGGGGACCTCTCGATTTTTATATGCTAGATTGGTCAGTGAGGTATAAGTCATCTCAACTAGAACCAGATGAAGTAGAATATGCAGTGAAAGAACTACTATCCTGGTTCTATGATCACTATAAACGCATAAAAGCCTTAGAAAGACAGACAGAAAAAGAAGATAACTAACTAAATAAAATAAATAAATCATGAAAAAGAATTATTGTAGCGTAATTGCATTGTCAACACTAATGTTCTTTGCAAGTTGTAGTAACTCAACTAAAACAACAGATCAAGGAATACAAAAAGTAGACTCACTCCCAAGAAATCCTACATCAGGACAAGTATACCATGACTCAAATGGACATTCTTGGGTATATGATGCTATTCTTATGCGGTGGGCCTTAGGAAGTACTAGTGGAGGAAATAATTATTACTATTATCCAAGTACTAATAGTTACTCTGATAATACTGGAAAAACAATAACACCTCCAGCATCAGTTAAAACAGGAATTTCGAATGGTGTAAAAGCTAGAACACAGACAGTTACTAAGACAAAAGTAAATCTAAGTAAACCTTCAAGTTCTACTACGGTTAAAAAAAGTACTACCACAACAAAGAAATCAACAGGGAAGTCAGTGTTTGGTAGAACTGGAAGAAGTAGTTCTATTGGTTCGTAAGTGAAAAAATTAAAGAGATAAGATGTAAAAGTCCTATCTCTTTTTTCTTCTTTGTAACATTTTTTCGAAGACTAAGGAACCCATGTGATCCCCCTCCATTCGCTATTTACATAGCTCACTCCGGGTCGCTAACGCTCACAAGACTGAATAAGATATATTAGGAGTTCTAGGACACCCCCTTTGGCCCTTCAGGCCAGGGGTGGTGTCTCCATTTAATATTAAATGGAATTTTTTCTTATTAGAAGTATCTACATAGTATATGGTTAAATAAACTAAGTTTAAATGACTATTTTGCGTTTCTAGTAACCTTAAATCCTTACTACTGAAAGAAGATATGTGGGTATCCCTTGTCTTCGATTTTATGTAACTGGATTCTGTATTAAATAGAATCTATGAAAACGACAATTAATAATTTAAATATTTATAATAAAATGAATAGAAATGAAATTATTGTTCCAAAAGGGATTAGGTATGTTTCTGAGTGGAATGAATTTAATTTTAGTAAATTCCCAGAGAAGTGTATAATCAATAAACAACTACCAGGGTGTGGATTTACAGAGTATTGTCTTAGAGGATCAGAGAACGTAATACTCTGTTCTCCTAGAAAAATGCTCTTAGAAAATAAAAAGGATCAACACGAGAATGAGGTTTATTTGGTTGTGAATGAAATGGAAAAGGAGGTTGAGATAGATAAAGATATTTCTAAAGAACCTAAGAATGCTAAAATAGAAGATGAAAGCATAGAGAAAAAGGATAATTCAGAGATTTATGAAAGGATCTATAATGAAATTTCTGACTATACCTATAAGAGATACTTAGAAGATAAACCCGCTAAGATATTAGTTACCTATGATTCTTACAGGATAGTAAAAGATATTCTCGAAAAACTGGGAATCTTTGGAAAGTTTGTTACTGTAGTAGATGAATTTCAAAGCATTCTCCATGATTCTAGATTCAAGAGTAATACTGAATTAGGATTTTTATTACATCTTCAACAATCCCCTACAGCGTACTTTGTATCAGCTACTCCTATGATGGAAAAGTATCTTGATATGTTAGATGAATTTAAAGATCTTCCATATTATGATTTGAACTGGGAAAAAGCAGATTCTAATCGTATCATTCGCCCATCTCTTAAGGTTCTTACAATGAAGTCTGTAGGTACGAAAACCGAAGAAATTGTTCAAAAATATTTGAACAATGAATTTGAAGAGATAGTAGTAATGAGAGATGGGGTTCCTACAAGAATAGTGTCTGATGAAGCTGTATTCTATGTAAACTCAGTTAATCATATTATTAGTATAATTAAAAAGAATAATCTTGCTCCAGAACAGTGTAATATATTATGTTCTAGGACAGATGATAATGCTAAAAGAATAAGAAGAAAATTAGGTAAATCTTTTGTAATAGGAAAGGTACCTAAAAAAGGTGAAAAATCTAAAATGTTTACCTTTTGTACAAGGACTGTATATTTAGGTGCAGATTTCTATTCAGAGTGTGCTAGATCATTTATCTTTAGCGATTCTAATTCTGACTGTTTGGCAGTTGATATTGCTGAAGACTTACCACAAATTCTGGGGAGACAGAGACTAATAGAGAACCCATGGAAAAATAGTGCTACTTTTTACTATAGAGTTACAGCAGACTATAGAGAAATGAAAGCAGAGGATTTTCAAGCAATCTTAGATAGAAAGAATAAAGATACTGAGAATTTATTATTAGCATATAGTACAATAAAAGATGATTCAGTTAGATTCACATTAGCCAAAAAATATCAATTTGTGGCTAAATCAGCAAATTATAAATATGATTATATAGCAGTAAATAAAATAATTAATTCTCAGACAGGAGATATAATACTAAAACCTGTTATTAATAAGTTGGTTCTCATAAATGAGATAAGAGCTTTCCAGATACAACAAGTAGACTACAAAGATAGATTTAGCGTTTTCAGTAGTGTTAATAGAAATTTGACTAGAGATGATGTGGTTAATAGAGATGTAACTAGATTCTTATGTATTTATGAAACTTTAACTACTATTCATGATAAACTTAAGATGTTATGTGAATATCCAGTATCTAAAGAAGCTATTCAAATTGTCTTAGATCAGATTCCTGATAGTGATGAAATTAAGTCTTACTATATGATTCTTGGACCTGAAAGATTAAAATCTCTTAGTTATAGCGTTACATTTATTAGAAGGGAACTTGGAATAGTAACATTTAGCCCTGAATTATTGGTTAGTACTATCACTTTAAATTTCAATCCAGGTGAGAAGTATAGTTTAGCTAACCTTAAAAATAAATTAGGAGAGCTCTATTCTAGTATTAATTATACAGCTAATCCTAAAGCTAATGATATACTTAACTATTTTGAAGTGAAAGAGTATAAATCTACTGAGACTATAGATGGAGTAAAGAAGAGAGTAAGAGGATATGAATTATTAAAAAGAAAGGAGGTGTGTTAATTATGTTTGATGGAATAAAATCTGCTTTATTCGGCATTGTCCATAGAGCATTATCTACTAAGGATTCAGATGAGACAATAGCTCGGAGATGTGAAATGATAAGATACGAGAATAAGCTATTTTATGAATACTTATCTGAATTTAATGAAGATAATTACGAGTTTTTGAGATTAATTTCTGTAGATAACCTTGAAAAGGGTTATTCAGGTCTCAAAGAAAAATACCAGATTCTTGAGGATTTTAAGAATCTAATCAAAGGGAAAAAGGAAAATACTGTAATCATGAAGGAGTTAGTTTCTGATCCAAGTAAGAGAGGTAAACAGCTCCTGAAAGACTTGGGTAACTACAGGAAAAGGTTTGATGAGCTTTATAATGATTTTGAGCTATGTGCAAAAATCTATAATGATCCTACTTTAGGGGATAATGTAGATTTTCATATAATGGTTGAGATTTTTCTTACTATACCTGTAACAAAAGAAATAAGAGATTTAAAAATAAAATATGGAATAGTGTTATGGTAATAAAACGTAAATTATTCTCTAAAAATAAAGAGAAGCAAAATAGACATAGCTTCTGATGCTGCTGGAGATAAAGTTGTGGAGATGATTAAGAAGAAAATTTAATCATAGAAAAGATAAAAGATAGGAAAACTGATTAAATTCCTATCTTTTATTGATAAACAATACATTAGGGTAAAAAGAGTAATAATAAATTTTCAAACTCTTTGATAGATTTTTTAACTTTATAAATACTATTAAAATGAATTTTTCTATAGAACAAGCACAGAATTTTATTAATTCTCATCCAGAACTCAAAAATATAACAGAACTAAAACATAAATATGGAAGTATTTACTATAAAATTAGAAAAAATAAATTATTAGATAAGATAATTTTTCCAAAACAAAAATCTATAGAAGATAATTATAATACTGTTGATGATTTTCAGAACTTTATAAATATTAATAATATAAAATCTCCTCCTCAGTTAAGAAAAGAATTTAAATCAATTTATAATAAGGCAAAAAGACTAAAACTATTCGATGATTTAAGTTTTGAGAATAAAATAATAAGAAAAAATAATAAAAATTATGAAGACATTGATGAAATAGATCTAGAAGTCGAGGATTATAATACTCTTTTAGACTTTCAAAGCTTAATAGATACTTTTAGACTAAAAAGACCGGAAGAATTTAAAAGATTAAATATTAAACTTTACAATAAGTCAGTTAAACTAGGATTTAACTCAAAAAATTTAAAGTATATATCTTATTCTAATAGATATAATACAGTTAAAGACTTTCAAGATTTGATAAATAATGAACCTGATATAAAAAATCCACATAGTTTTAAAGAAAAATTTCCAGGAGTTTATAAAAAAGCATCTAATTTAGGGTTATTGGATAAATTAGTTTACACTAATCGATACAAACATATTGGAATTGATTATACTAAATATAATACTACTGAGGAAATTCAACAATTTGTAAATACTCATAATGTACTTAGTGCATATCACTTTAGATTGAATTTTCCTGGATTATATAATAAACTGATTTCTATCAAATCTACTAGAGATATTATCTATGCTTCTGGAAAAACTTCATATGTTTCTGGATTGCAATTAATTCTAGAAAATTTATTAAAAAATCTAGATATTGAATTTGAAACTGAGAAAACATTTGATTGGTTAGTAAGTGATGTTGGTGGTTTTTACAGATTAGATATCTACATTCCTAAACTTAATTTAGCAATAGAAGGTCATGGGTTGCAGCACTTCTTTCCTGTGGACTATTTTGGAGGGGAAGAAGGTTTTATAAAAAGACAAATTGATGATAAGAGAAAATATTTATTATGTAATGATCATAACATTACTATTTTATATTTTACAACAATAGAACAATTTAGTAGTATAGATCAATTTAATTCTTTAGACTATTTTACACCTATAATTACAACCGAAGAAGACTTGATAACAGAAATAAAATCTTTTAACCCTTGATTTTCTTATATATGTAAACTTATAATAAAATAGAATAATGGAAACAAATGAAAGAGAGATTACACTAACAAAACAAAGATCTGTTAGTTTAAAAAAGGGTTTGAGTAAATTAAGAGTAGAAATTGTCTGGAAACCTAATTCTAGAGCTCTTAGGAATAGTAATTATGACTTTGATGTAGACTTAATTACTGTCGAACTCAATAAAAATGGAAAGTGTCCTAGCCCTGATCATTTAGTGTTTTATTCTAGCCTACTTCAAACTTCGGATGGAATGTTAACAGATCCATTTGAAGCAGTACAGTATGGTGGAGACAATACAGGTTCAGAGGATGAATCTGGGGATGATGGACTTTGTAGTGAAGAGGTTATAATTTATCCAAAGAAAGTTGATCCTGAAATAACTGATATCTTATTCTTGGTTAATATTTATGATTCAGGAACAAGAGAGCAAACATTTAAGATGATTGATGGTGCTGAAGTTAGGGCCTATGAAGACGGTAAGGATATTGCTAAGCTCGTATATCGTCTTGATGATGACTATAAGAATGATACTACTTTAGTCTTTGGAAAACTTTCTAGGATTGAAGGAAGTAGATGGGAATTTCAAGCTCTTGGTGAAGGATCTAATCAGACATTATTTAAGAGCCTGGTTAAGTATGGTCTTAAGTTTAAAGAGTCTGATATTTAGATGTTGCGGATAGTTAGAAGTATTAGAGTAATTCCTAAAGATTTTATTCTAAATTCACGCATAATTCATATTTATACATTCTTAGATATTAACACTAGGGAGCAAGTATCATTTAATTCAACTCAAACCTTAGGAAGAATGTTTAAAGGAGATTTTAAGCGGAATTATGATATATTTCTGAGGTACTTTGTTAATCGAGAGACAGCATTTTCCCTAAGTTTTTGTGGGGTAGATGTTAAATATTTCTTAAGAGGAGATGGTACTCTGAGTCCTTGTGATCCTGAAACTTATCTTAAAATTTGGTTTGTTTCTAGTAAGAGACAGGGAACAAATATAAAAGATATAATTTTGAAGAGAAAGAATGTTAAAGTATCTTGGGGAGGTATAGAAACTCACTCAGGTCTCATAGAAAAAGAGGAATTACTAGTTACAGGAATTTCGAAGGATGATATTCTAGATCTTCTCTCTGATCCGGAAACAACAACAGATTTTAACACATACTTAGAAATAAATTTACTTAAACATTATAAATTATTGTAATTATGGAAGAAAGAGTGATTAGCTTAAGAAAAAATGGTACAAGAACGATTAGCTTGAGAAAAAATCAGGAAAAAGAGGGTGAAAACTTTGATTACATTTACTGTGGTCTTAGATGGAAGCAGGCAGTGATCAAGGGAGGTATGACGGGGCGAGAAACTCATAAGGAGAGAAAAACCGTTTATACAGGAAACTTTTTACAGAAACTATTTAAATCAGGACCTACAGAAATCGTAGAGACTGAAGTAGTTGATAATCCTGGATATTTTCAACCAGATAAAATACTTGACATAGATCTTGATGCTAGTATTGTAATGTTTGATGATAAGAAGAAGCAGTATGATATTGTATACTATGGACATCAGACTTCAAAGGATAAATCTGTCGCTAGTCTCCTTGGCGATGATTTAACAGGTACGAGAGCCAATAAGAATGATGCTTCTGGAGACAATGAGTTAATTAGAATGGAGCTTGGAAAAGTATCCGCCAAGGTTAAATATATGACAGTGATCTTGAACATATATCAACACCTGGGAAGAGACTCTAGAGCACTTGTATTCGATCATATTCCCTCAGCAACTATGAAAATCTATAGTTCTGATATGAAGGTGACGGATAGTACTAAGATCAATCAGCTTAAGACTTTTGCTGAATACCAGATCGACAATAACCCAGAATTCATTGGAAAGAAGGCATTAGTTCTTGGTACATTTATTCGTACTGGGGAAGGTAATTCTTGGAAATTTACAGCTTCCGGAATTATGACTGATGAAAACAATATTCAAGATATGATCAAAGGTTCTATTAAAGAAGCCCTGAGAGACTTGTAAAAAAAAAATAAAAGAAGAGGAAATCAAATTCCTCTTCTATTTTTCTTTCTTAATATCCAACCATCTTAACCGTTGATTCTGTAAATTCGGTTTTAGTTGCTACTCTGGTTCCGAAGTTGTTCTTAGTGGTGATCTTTACTAATTCAGAGTCACCTCTTTCGATATTTATTACACTTTTATCAACTTCTGCTTTTCCACGTGGTTTTACACCGTTTCTAAATGTGATCCCTACATAGCAACTTTCACCGTTTCTAGTTCTTTTATAGTCATCTAGGTTCATGGTGAATATTTGTGATCCTCTTGTGGGGTAAACGATATTATTGCCTTCATAACACGGGCAGCTTATTGGTTTACCTCCATTAAATTGTCTTTTTCTTCCTTTAGATTGTTTAAATCTATTATAAACTATAGCTCCTCCACCTCCAAGTATGAAAGCAGCTAATCCACCTAAAATAAATTTTGTTCTTTTTCTCATCTTTTATTATGTTAATGTGTTTGTAAAGGTAAAAAGAACTATATTATAATTCTTTTCATATATAAGGCTTTGGGAGGAGAAAAATAAAACCTACTCACCCTCACAGGTTTTCGGTTTTTATTAACGAAGTATTATAGATTTTCAATTCGGTATCCTAAGTCTCTTTCTGACAGTATTTTTTCTACGTCATTGATCTTATGAGAGATTTGATTGATTAATTTACCATCAATATCAAATATGTGCTTCTCAATATTATCTTTTCCAATGAATGATGTTACTAATCTGTACCATATTCTGGAGGATGTATGAGATTCACTATAATATATTCGATAAAATCCATCTCTTTCAGATATCATAGATAATTCTTCTGTCTCAGGGAAGTATCTTTTAACTTCTACTAGACTCAGGGGTAATCTACAATCTACCCACTTCTTTTTCTTTTCTGGGTCAAACTCTTCTCGAATAAGTTCCCAGGATTCTTGTTTCTCTTCAAGTCCGATGAATTCTCCATGTTGAACAAATAAGAATTCTGGTCGTTCTTTTAAGATATCGCGTAGTTTGTATCTAGTCATGTATTCATATCCAAGATCTATCAAGGATTTACAGATTAGGTCTACATTAACTGCGGCGAAAGAATTATCAGCAATGATTCCAGCTGTATAATAATATACGCCTCCATTTTCACTATTGCCAATAATTTTATTAGTAACAGAAGCTTTTTTTGCAGCGACCACACCAGCTGATCTATATTTGCTGTCTGGTTCTTCGCCGCTAATTCTTCTGTACAAGTCACAACAAGAAAGTAAACAGTTTCTAGCATCACGTACTAATAATTTACCTTCCTTCTCAAGATAGCATGCATTAAGGAATATACCATGTTTTGACAAGCTATCTTCCCACGTCTTAATGGTAGATAGATGTAGCTTCTTTATTCCAGCGACTTTAGCAACTACATCACTTCTTACGCTATTACTATTATTTTGTACTAACCATAACAACGTATCCATTATTCTCGTTAACGTATTGACTCTTATGTTCGATTCTTTTCTTGGTTTTGATACAGTCTTTTCTTTGGGAGCTGGAGTTTTTTCCTCCGTCATTGCTTTCTCCTCAATTTTTCTTTTTCTGCTTCTAGGATCTGTATAACCAATCTCTATAGTCTTAAGAATCTCTTCAGTGAGTCGAGTTTTTTCTTCTTCTAAAAATTCTTTCTTTAATGAGATTAGATTCTGTTTTCGACCTTTTATTTTGGTCAAGTCATCTGGAACTATCTCAATAAAATTCTCAAGCACGCATACAAATTTATCATAACTTTTAATTACAAGGGACGGATCATTACTAGCCCCTATTATGTCATTGTGCTTTACTATCAGATCTTTTATGTTTCTGCCTGAAATTATTTGTTCTTTCAGGATTAAATCAATAAAATCTGTTGCAATTCCTGTTATCCAGGTTGCAGGTTTTCTTTTCTTTTTTAAACTCTTTTCCATCTTTTTTCTCTTCTTTTTTTTATTTTATTTACCATACCTTATAGGTAAGAACATTTATGATAGCATAATCAGGGAATTCCTCCTGACCTTCTTCTAGTATTGTCTCGCTATAAAGTACATATAACATATCTTTTCTAGTGGGATCTAACTTTATTCTGTTAGGAATTTCAATATAGTTAATCCCATAAGAATCTAACAATTTTTTATAGGCAGTTATCATTGAATTACTCCCTATAAATCTCGCCTTTAGTACTACTCTTTCACTAAGTTCTTTTAATTCCTTTAGTGAACTAGTTGAATAATCTACAGTTCCTTCAGTCTTATGTATATCTAAGAACATTGAACTATGAGAACTGCTAGTACACAAATAAATAATTGGTTTTGATCCATTTTCTAAAGTTTTCATATGTTTATTCTATTTTTGATTGTTTTCTCTCTTACTAGCCATCTTACCGATATTATAGTTAAGAATTTCATTATTCTTCTGTAAACCTTTGATAAGATGTTGGGAATTGATTAATCTCCCTTCAAGTATGTTGTTTTCTTTTCTTAATTTTCTGTTTTTTCTAATTAAAGCTCCTGTTAAACTGCCTAATACAGTAAAAGTTAAAGCTTCTATTACAAATCTTGTTTTCTTTTTCATATTTTCTTTTCTTTAATTTTATTACATATATAAGGGTTTCAGGAGAACAAAAATAAATCCCCTATCTATCACAGACTGGGGATTTGTGGGATTTAATAAAACCCTACATTATTATAAAACTAAAAATTCCATATATAAGGGTTTGGAAGAGAATAAAAAGAGGGAACCTAATCCCTCTTTGATAAAAAGTTTAAAAGATCAGTAGCTACTTCATCACATTCAATTTGTTGAAGATTAAACTTTTCAACATTCTTCAGAACCACGTTATTTGCTTCTTGTGTCTTCTTTAAGTAATATATGAAGTAATCATTTTCATCTGAACAAAGTTCTAGAAGTTTTTTGATTTCTCTCATAATTTCTTCTTGAATTCGTTGATATTGTAATGCAAGTTCTTCTTTTTGTTTTCTGATCTCTTCTGTATCATTAAACAGTTGCTTAAACTTATCTGTTTCCTCCTCTAGTACAGGAATTATCGATAAGGTTCTATTCTCAAGTGACCGCCTAGAAAATTGTTCAACGTAATCTAGGTGTTTCTTTGACAGTATAGAATCTTTCACCGTATATAGGTGATAATTTTTTGTAAATTTAAAATTTAATTCTACAATTCTCGCTTTAATTTTTTCTTTTTCCATAATCTTTTCTTTTTTTATTTTCTTCATATATAAGGCTTTCAAGGAGAACAGAGAATATAATAAATAGATCCTAAGAAAATGCTTAAGTCATTCGGAAATTCTCTTCCACCTCGGTAACCTGTTTCTATAAACTCGACATATTCCTCCTTTGATATTATAAGTTGAGGAACAGAGAAGAAATCAAACCAATCTGGCAAGTAATAGGATTCATACTTATTTAGCTTATAGAGTCTTTCTTCTTCTAGTTTTATTCTGAACGGTTTTACTCCAAATAGATATCTTATTTTATTTATCCCGAGTCTTTTTGGTACAGAAAAATCAACGTAATAATCTAGTTCCATGGTTAAAAGAACATCATAAGTTATCCCGGACTGTAGGTGTTTATCTATAATATCCACCATTCTACTAGGTTCTTTCCAGTGAGGTTTAATTTTATCCATCATATCTTTCTTAGACTTAAATGGAAATTTTATAGGTACTAGAATTTTATCTAACTTACCTTTCTGTCTTTCGAGTGCTATATAAATCTTTTTCATAACATATATAAGGAAAATAAGAGGAGAAACTATATGCCTCCCCTCTTATAATTTTATCGCTCGAAAAATCCCGGAGCACTAACTTGTTGATTAAAGTTACCAGATTCACCCAGTCTTGATGTTTTCTTTTCAAGCATCTGTATTCTAGCTTCATAATCTGCTCCGTCAGTTTCGAGCGTTTCAACTCTACCTGTAAGAGCTGTGATTTTATTATCCAAATTAGTATCTCCTTCTGTAATCTTATTTGTTAGATTCACTTCAAGATCACTAATTTGTTTCTTTAAGTTTTCATTTTCAGTAACCAAGTCAGATATCTTTTTTTCTAAGTCGATTATGATATCAGACAGAGTTTTATTGCGGTTATTTATTACTGCATCAGTTGTTGTTTGCAGAAAAATATTCTCTCCGTTTTTAATTAATTTTGAAATCATATTTTATTTCTTTTTAAGTTCTGCAATTTCACTTTCAAGCTCTTTTATCCTTTTCTCGAGAGTTGTTAATTTTGCTTCCATTATTTCTTCTGGTGTACTTTCTGCCATTCTGAACACAGCAGCAACTCCTGATTTTTGGAAGAAACCGTTGGGAGCATTAACTTTAGAGAATGTAACTGAGTCTGTCGTATCAATTTTAAGATGACTTCTCTTCGTTTCATGAGGATTATCTCTTCTAGCGATATGTGCATCCATAGCAGCTTCAACTTCATCTATTCTCGCGTTAATCTTTCTATCAGCTTCTTCTCTTTCCAGTCTTTCAGCTTCTAGTTCTTCTTCCCATTCATATTTTCCACCAGTAGGACCAACTCTAGGAGAAATCTTACTTGAAAGAGCAATAGGTGCAGGGATTTCAGGAGTAGTAGATAACGGAAGAGTACCCTGAGGTGAAGATTCTAATTCTTCCCCATCACCTTCATCATTCCCTGGAGAAACTGATTTAGCTGCTACCTTAGAAGAACCGGTTGACATAAAGAATGAATTAGCATAAACCTTAGAGAATGTAACTTCGTCATCTACATCTACACCAAGTTGTTTTCTTGTAACCTGATGAGGATTATTCTTATCTTGAATATGTGCATTAAGTTTATCTAGTAGGGCATCAATTCTAGCATTTAACTCAGCATCAGCATTCTTTCTTTCATTCTTTTCTTCTGATATATCTTCTCCCCAAGCAATAATCTTATCTATCTCGAGAAGAATTTGATAAGCGACTTTTGCAGATATTCCCCAGTGATCCCATTCTGTAGGTACTTCTTCGATAGTAGCAGGTCTCATTAGCTCTTCAATAGTTCTAATAAGATCTCTACCTATGCTTTTTTCTACAATTAATCCTTCATCTTTAACAATAAATGCAGTTCTTCTAAATTCATCGATGTAGATAATATCATTGAATATAGGATCTGTAGCTACCCAAGAGAATTTTGTAGGGTCGCTTGATGTAACTGTAGCTACCTTATTTCTATAAGCATTAAGCGCTTCTCCACTCTCTCCGTGTTGATAATATTCAGTGATATAGTATTTCTGATCTTGTTCTACTACTTCTGGTTTATCCCACTTCAGAGCCTCAGATTGCCATGACCCATCAGTAGCATCAGTTACTGGTTTACCTTCTTTATCTGTTTTACTAGGTTTACCATCTAAGTATACAAAATATGCAGCAGGATCAAGAGGATCTTCACAAAAATCATCAGGGAACATAGCTACAACTGATTCTACATACTTTCCTGGATATTCAAGAAGTTCATTAGGGATTTTACCAGTATCATCTACAGTTACTAATCCTAGAACATTAATACTATCATCATTCCCATCTATAGTACCGTCTTCATTAGTATCTACTTTTAGTGTAGTACGAGAATTTTTATATAAGTATGATAATGCTAGTTCTTGATAAATACCTCTAGCTCTACTTACTAATATATCTTCTATACTACCTTTATCTTTCTCTGGATTTAGATAGACATACTTCCCATCTTCTTCTGAGTAGACTTCTGAGACAAAATGTTTATCATTCTCCAGGTCACTTACTTTAGTCGGTAGATATCCAGGAGCCCATTTTCTAAAGCTATAAGGATAAACTTCTCTTTCGATAGGATCAGTGATTGCGGAGGGTGCTGATGATCCTGCTATAATTTTACTATCATAATAAAACTCAGCTGAAGAACCAGAACCTGAATTTACAACTCTAACAATACAACCATCCTCAAGTCTATCTCTAGGAATAGCTTTAAGACTCTCGATATCTTTTACACTTTTCCAACCCCCTTTTCCATATATAGCTTCATGAGTAGGATATACATCTTTGTTTGTATATGGAACTACAGGAGCAGGAACATTCATACCTTTTATATATTCGAAATTTTCCATACTTATTCTTTAAATAAATTCTATATTTAAAATTCCTGTCTGAGGTCTTTCAAATTTTATTAATACATATCCACCTTGATTCATGAATATATTATATGAACTAGTTTCCATATTACCAACAAGAACTTTAATGGGGTCGTCAGTTACATTATAAATCTCTTCTGGAATTAAGTAGTAGAAATATAAGCCTGATTCATATAAAGTTCCATCTGTTAAAGTTCTAAAATCAACATTATCGAGAACTAGTGAACGGTCTTTGGATAATATTTCAGTTCCTTTAGTTAATAAGTCACTAAAATTCTCTCCTGTCTCTGGATCTACTGACTTAGCTTTTCCCCAAACTTTCGGATTTAAGAACTCATAGATAACCTTAGCAGATACCTCAACTGAACCAATTGCACCACTAGCATTTGTTCCATAAGCTACCTTTATTGTAAAAGTTGTATCAGTGGAAACATTAGAAGTGCCAAAAGTCCATGTAAAAGTATAATCATCTTCTTTAACTGCAGATCTACCACTAGGAACACCATTGATATAGATTATAGGACTATCTACTTCGTCTACTTTCAGTTTTATTCCATTATACCAAACTTCCCAAGCAAAACCAGGATTAATTAGCTCACCTTTCTTGAATAGTCCACCAAAAACAGCATCCCCAGAGAGTTCATAATCAGGAAGTAATCTAATCTCCAGAACTGTACCTAAGCTTGATACGATATCTTGAATTCTTTCGTTTAGTCCATTTAATGCAGTAGTTACAGCATTCTGAGACATAACATCATTCTGAGATGTTCCTGTAGTTTGTAATACATTAATACCTCCTCGAATTCTAAAATAACCTGTATAAGAATCTTCATCAATGTCTTTTCCATAGTAAGTATACCATTTTCCATCAACAAAGGCTTCAAATCCAAGAGGTATAGGATATTTATCATAATCCCAATTTTTTAAATCCCTCAAGCTAGTACAAACTCCCTGTCTCTTATCAAGGAATTCTTCAGCTGGTAATAAAAAATTCGAACCTATTTTATTTGCCATAATCTTGTTTATTAATATTTTCCACCACTTATATTCTTAGCAGCTATAGACATATTAGAGTCAGTTACAATACTAGAATTATCTACATTTACACTAATCTCAGTACTACCGTCTTCAAGCTGTTTAAGATTAATTCCAGGACCACCAACAAATCCTTCTCTTACAGATAGACTCTTTATAATTTGTTCAATCTTTCCAAGAGTGTTATAACTTATGCTAGCTCCACCTAGAATTTCTTGTCTCAGGTTCTCAAGATCAGTAACATTAACGGCTGAATCTTCTGTTGAGGTTCCTTCGAAGAATGTAGGTAATGAGAATGAATATACTTGTTGGAATCCTTCATAATTCAGTGATACATCTTTTATGTACACGTTATAATCTACGTTATTTACTTTACAAGTTTCTATACTATAATCAGTAATATGATTTAAACCTGACGTAGTATCGTATATACTTCGTAAGTTACCATAATCTTTTGGATAAGCAAAAGCTAATTTCTGGGAATTTAAGTCTCCACTAAAAGTTATTATGGAATTTTCATCTCCAACTACATTAAAAGGGAGAGAGTTTAAGTTATATTCAGTCACTTCCCATCCTGATTTTGGTATTTGTCCGTAATAAAAACTATGTCCAAATTTAACTGTGTAATAAGAAGTTACCATTCTAACTATTCCAGTGTTAGGATCTGTATACTTAACGACTAATCTATATTCAGTAGTATTAGTTAATCCTATGACAGTATATCTATTATCCTCTGGCAAAGTTATAGGGTTTCCGTTTAGTTCTAATTCACAGTCATTTGTAATTTCGTAACTTGCAGACTCTCCAGTAGTGATATCTATATCTGGAACAGTCACTCTAATTAGAAAATTAACAGCAGTTCTAACACCTACTTTATAGAGTGGTGTAGTTCCATCCTCTTGTTTGTTAGAATCGTAAAAACTAACTCTCAATGGAAAACTTGCTGAGTAATTCTTGTAAGCTAATTTCTTTATTTCTTCTATACTCTTTAAGGCATCCTGAATATTAACATCCCATCCAGAGATCATTTCGTTAATTTCAGACTTAGTATAGAAATCGTCTTCTCTTTTTAGAACTCCATCTCTGTAAAACCATCTATATTTATCTTCTATATTACTAAATATAAAAGGACCTCCAGTTATAGGTTCTATTTGTCTGACTCCTCCGTCTTCATAAACATAATTCCAGACACCTTCTTCATCCTTGTATAGATAAAGTTCTCCATGTACTAGAAGAGATACATCAGGGAGCTCTGTTACAACATCCCTAACAAGATCTAATCCTCCTAGACTAATTACTTGATAACAATCTTCTCCAACACCTTCTTTTATACCTAATGCAAAGATAGTATCAATCTCTGACTGATCAGGTTTGGAGTAGTATCTAACCATTACTGGCTCTCCTACTACGAATTCATGTTGATTTAGTCTTAGTCTAGCAATACTTCTATCTCGTTCTATGTATTTGCTTCTAGAAATTTTTATTTGATAAAAATCTAAACTACTCATAATTTTATTTATGTTTTTGAATAAAATAATAAAAGAATAGACTTAGTTTTTATTTTTCTAAGTCTATTCTCATAATTTAGGTTTTGAAGCTTTCAGAAGAGAATTTTGTTATTTTATTTTAATAACTCGGAAAGATTCAACTAATTCTGCTGTAGACCAAACAATAGAAATCTTATGATCTTTATTCATAAACAATTCGATAGGACTGTTAAGAATACCAAGGTCATAGAATTTTCCATCAATACTTACAAGAGCATCAGGATATTGTGATTTAAGCTTCTCACTAGGTGTAATAGTAACCTTAACCACTTCCATATCTTCAGTTAATCCATACTTATTAACTTCATAGTTTGGATATTCAGGCTCTAACACTGCAGTACTTTTGTCTTCGCTGTTAAATTCATACCAAGTACTTTCATCATCACCTAACCAAGGACCTTCGATTTTATAAACTTGGTAAAATCTACTAGGAATAATATCTTTACCATACTTTCCCCAAGTAGCATCTTCATAAATTTTTACTTCTTCGTTCATAAAGTTTGATTTATTAAAATTTATTTTATTATATTTATTCATAATTATAACCACTTATTCTTATCAGGCGACTTTGATAGAATGGCGGCGTTAATTCGCGGTATATAATTATGAGTAGCAGTTTTTGTTATTTCATCTATATTAATCTCTATATTGGATTCATTCATCCACTCTAATATAATTAATCCAATAGGTTGATTAATCCCTGGAATACTGATGAATACCTGTCTTTTAGATCCATCTCTACTATTTATTAATTCATAGATTCCAGAATATTTTTCCATAAATACAGAATCATTAGGACCAGAGCAATATACTAGACTTCCGAATTTAATATCTTCATAAATATTTGTGATTAGTCCAGTATTTATACTTTTATATTGTTCTGGATCCACTGAAGGGATTGCAAAACCGTTATCTTGTTGAACTAATTCTACGTACTTGAATGGAATTGATATTAAATTTTCTTTAGAATTATGATATTCAAAGTATAATAATCTATCAGCTCTAGTATTGCTTCTAAATTCTGTTAATAATGGTCTAAGTTCCGCTAATAATTGATCTCTTAGTTCCATTTTCTCTGAGTGAATTTTATCAGAGATCTCAGAAAAGATTTCAATAGCGTCTTTTAATACTGTTTTATAGTTAAATAATGCTAATATCAGACAAAATATAGATATATACTTAACAAACTTAGAGAATCCTAAGTTTTTATCTATATCTGTCATAGCTTCCACAAACTCTTTTAAAGAAAATTTCATAACTTTTAATTAGACTGAGTTAAGTTTATTTCTTCCGATCTTAATTCTATTATTTTATTTGTAGTTGGATCTAAGTTCGCTAATCTTAATACAATAGCAGAACTCAATTTTTTCTTACTTTCATTAGGTAGGTACACTAATCTTTTATTAACCTGATCAATAGTAAACCTAATTCCAGTATTATTCTTTTCTTCTATTTCTATAATCGGAAGAGATGTTATATCTATTTTTACTTTTTCCTTAATCTTTGAAATGCTATAATCGTTTATTAGTCTATATACATCACATTCGAATGTTCCTAGTAAATTTATATATCCTCCATTTTTACTAAGATTACTCACATCTCCTAATGCTGAAAATGATAATATGGATGTAAACTGTCTTATTATAGAATCATTATGAATTTTTTCTCCATAGATATTATTATATAGAAATGAACTACTTACTCCTGAGGTCTTAATGTTTCTAATATACTTGTAATAAGATTTCTTTGTAACTATCTTGTCTTCAGTTTCAGTAAATATATTAACTCCATAATTAATACCTATACCCTCCAAAAAACTAGTATCGCTATCTGTTATGGTTTCTATATTAACCTCCGTATACTCTGGGAAATATAGTTCTATTAAGTTTGATGAAATATTTAAATCTAACCTATTGAACTTAGTTATCCATCTATCAGTAGTTTCCGGGTTGGCTATTATAAATGCTATTCTCTCTGTTCTATCTGGGTATAAACCATAGCAATAGATAAAACAGAAATTTGAACTAGGCTCTACTAAACTTCTTTTCTCCTCTTCTGGAATATTGACATTAATCTTCAATAATCTTTTATCACCTTCCCAGATCGAATGAAGAGGATATTCTGAAGTCTTTCTAACGTCATTATATAGATAAGTCCCAGAGAATAGATTACTTATAAATTCAGGGTTTATTGTATAGTTGTTATAAGTAGTTCCGATTACATACTTCGTCAACCTTACAGTATTATCTATTCTCTTCAGACTTTCTAAAAATACTTTCTCAAAAATAACCTTCATATTATAAATAGTTTAAATATCCATCTTCATCAATATAATACAATAACCCATAGAAAGATGTAATTATCTTTGGAACTTCTTTTCTAAGTGAAGGTTTAAAATAACTTCTTCTAAATCCTGTTAAAATAGTTCCAAAAATTCCTGTTGGATTATTTCTATGAACAATTAATATCTTTCCTTCTTTATAAAATTGTCTATACTTTTCTAATTCACTATCCTTACTTACTAATATTCCTAAGTCTTCATCAAACTCTAACTGTATGTTATTCGATGCAGCTCTAGCTCTTTCAGTGTAGTAACTAATCCCTGGGTCATGATAGATAGTATAATAGTCTAAACCTAATTCCTCATCTACTGTATGAATCATGAATAGACTGTTATTTATCATTATAGGATTTTCTCCAGTTCTTACAGTATATATCAACTTGTCTACACAACTATATATGTGAAAATCCTTTTTTGAAGACTGTTTATCTTTGAAAACATACCAATCACCATACTTTTTTATTATGTTGATGTTAGTATATTTAACATATTCAGTTAGGTTTAGGAATGTACTGTTTATTTCTGGGATATAGTTTACGATATTCTTATTAGATACGTTACTAGGTATAGATACGATCCTATTTCTTGGATCTAGTGGGTCGACATAGAAGTTTTGATAGTCTGTTGTAATCCACTGTTGCCTTTCAATATCATACAATTCTATAATACTTGGATAGTTATTTCCTATTGTAACTATGAATCTACCAGAAAAGAAGAATATACTTTGATCACTCCTTAAGTCCTTGAATATTGAGTAGTCAGATCCTTCAGAAGTAGTATATACTATTGGATTTCCGAACCTTGTTTTCTGGACTAAAGATTTTATAGAATACTTATTTCCGGTCCAAGAATATAGAACAATATCTTCCCCGTAAAATCCAATTTGATGATTTTCATAGTTGTGTGAATAAGGATCTATTACAACACTATGATTTAAGTCAATTTTATATAACCCTCCTGAATTCCCTGCACCATAATCTAGAAGTAAATTCATCTGTTTATTTTCAAGAACGTGATACACATGAGAAGTATACCTTGGATAAACATCTATAGTCTCTAGGTCTTTTTTAATTGTACTTACCCCAGTATAATTATAAAGATTAATATCATCTAAGAAGTCTTTTCCGGTTGTTGAGTTATTTTTTAATTGATCTAAAGAATTACTAAGACTTATACTTATTTGATTGGTAATACTAGAATTTAAAGAAATGTATATGTTTATATTACTATCTCTTCCTTGAGGGTTTAAAAACTCTGTATAACCTATAGGAGTACTATCAATAATACTCATATAGATTATTACAGAAAATCCATTAGTTAGGTTATCTTCATATTTAAATGGATCTGAAGAGGTTTTTCTGTTTATTCTTACATATTCTCCAGTAGTAGAGGATAGTATACCAGAGTAAACCTCTTCTATGTTGTATAATGATATTTTTGGTAATTTAGGATCCCAATTATCATTTTTGTTATATAAGATTGCCTCTAGACTATTGGAAACGCTACTTGAATTACCAATAACATAAGTGCTATATCCTGTATTATAATTTTCCATAAGTTACTGTACAATTACTGATAATACATTCATCTATATTAGTTGACTTAGAAACCACTCTAATTATATTATCAATACATTCTATCATAACATCAGAATTAACCTGCTCGATGTAGTCTTTTAATACTAGTTCTCCGGATTGATTAAAACTTGGTCCAGCAAAAGTTGTTTCCTTAGAGTATAATTTCTCTTCATTAATAACAACTAATTCTTTCGTCTCTGGATCTTCTTCATATCTAGTTTCATTTTTAGAATATTGAATTCCAAGATCAATCTTCGTAGAAACCCCAGGAGATATAGAGTAGTTTATTAGACTTGTTAAATCTACAGTATTAGTATAAATATCTGAGTTATAAGGTATAATGTCAATTGTAATAGAATCGTTTAAGATATCAACTACATTTTTAGAAGTGCTATATAAATAAATTTCACTACTATTCATACTACTATATAAATTATAAATTTCCTTTAAATACTCATTTTTATTATTTTTAAGATACTCCAGATAGTTATTGAATTCAGACTTTTCTTTATCAGAGAGTTCATACTTGTCAATTACTATCCTCTTAGTATCTTCATTAATCTCATTTACTATTCCAGAGCCACTAGAATAATTATCTATACATATTTGTAAGTTTCCTTCTGATTGATCTTCAAAAGCAAATCTTCTATTAGTTACATTCCAGTCTCTGAGCTTTAGTTTATTACTAAGTTCTGATAACCTAGCCATTCTATAGTTAGAATCATTACAAACTAGTGCTTTATTATTCCCTACTAAGTAATATTCTTTCTCACTTCCCTGACTAATTACTTGAGATATAGAAATATCTTCAGATTCGGTTGTTATTAATTCTATCTTTTTCATTTTCTATACTTGTCTCTATAAAATATATTTACTATATTTCCACTTGTAACATATATAGTAACCTTCTCTCCTTGATTTCCAATAGTTTTTCCAGGGACTACAATAAGAGCACTACTATCTGTCAAATAATAACTAGAAATCTGATCATGTTTCATATATGCATCAAGTAAGTCTATAGATATAGTAGTATTGACATTATTTTCTTGAGTAATCACTGTAAGAATAAAAGATTCTTTATTAAAACCAGAAACAGGGAGGTAATTATCCTTTGTGTTATCAGTACATTGAAATTCTACCTTGTTAGTCGTCTCAGGGATTGGATATTCTTTAAATCTAAAATTATTTACTAATGATTTTTCTATATTCTCAAGTTCTTTTATTTTATCTAGATAGAGTTTCTCAAGCTTCTTAATATTCTCCATCCAATCTTTATCAATACTACTTGGCAACCATGAAGTAACACTATCAAATGTTAGTTCACCTTCACTATCATTTCCTTTACCATATCTATACCTTACAACAGAACCCATAGGATCTATTAGTTCTTGAAGTCTATATACTGAATCTGAACTAGGACTATTTGTATAAGTGTATTGTCTCAGGACTACATAGGTTGAATCCTCTGGGTAAATAGTAGCTGCATCATTGAGTGTAATTTCTTTAATCTCTGGTAAGTTTCTCGAGACCTTAAAGACTGCATTATTTATCTCGGGAGTATTTAAGATCATATTCAATACATTTTTTGAATCTATCCCTTTACCACTCAAGAAATCAGATAACTCACTCGATATTGAAAGAGACTCATCAGAATTTAGGTAAACATACTCAGATACAACACCTTTCTCATCAAATCCTATCATATATGTTGATAAGATCTGTGATAACAAGTGTGCAGTTACTAATTTATCACCTTTCTCTTTAACATTGTCATCTGTACTGTTTATATAGTTGAAATATTCCTCAATACTATTTAATTTATCTCCTAAGTATGGTGAAAAATTATCGGAACTCTCTTCAGGAATAACCCCAGAAACAGTATTATTTGTTGTATTGGTAGGATTTTTTGCAGTACAGATATATATAGTGTTTCCATATACTACAAAATCTCCTTTTTCATATTCTGTTTCATTAGAATATAAATATAATCCTTGGATATGTGTATTATTCAGTATCATGCTTTTCTAATAAGTTTAATGGTTGTATCATAATAGATATTCATCAGCTTTAATGTATATTCTCCTTCTTCTGGAGTATTTATATCTGCCATCTTAAGGGATACTTGAGATACTCCAAAACTTTGTATACCTCCATTAGCAGAGAATTTATTAATAGTTAATGAATTTCCTTGAGTATCTTCCAGGATAACTTTCTCCATATTATTCACAGGGTAGTCAGTAGATATAAACTTAAATGTCGCACTACCACCAGAATTAATCTTCTGAGAGTTATTAGATATTTCAAATCCAGAAAACTCTACAATACTAATAACAACCCTTTTACTGCTAAGTTCTAGAGTAAGATCTGCCACTGAGAAATTTACTTTTGGCAGGACTATACTATTTACAGACCCTATCAGTGTTGGATAGTAGATCTCTGAAGTTTCGAACTCTTCTGAATCTAATAAAACTCTAGAAATAGTATATCTAGACAATTCAGGGATTCTAAGTTCAGCTCTCTCATTGATATAAACTTCTAATTTTCCCTCATTTGATACATAAGGATCATACTTAATTTTCTGAGATGAACCTTCGCCTAGTATTAATTCAGAAATCTTAAGACTAGTTTCACTTAGTCTCGTCCATTCATCATAATCATAAGTATCTCTCTCACCTGCTATCTTCGCTTTCAAGATTAGATAAGATCCTATATACTTAAGATTAAAGATTAAGTGGTTTGTTGTTAATACTTCTTCCCAATTAGTAACTGTAATTAAGTTTTCAGGAACACTATAACTAAAATTATTCTCAGAAGGAAAAGATATCAAGTCTTTTTCACTTAATAAACATGGATTATCCTCATTTAATTCATATCCAGGTTTAGGAAATATTTTAAAATTTATAATTGTTCTTACTGTTGGTATTGATATAATTCCGATAGGGTTACATGTTCCCCCGATTTCTGGTGTGACTGAAACTACTATCCTGATAGGTTTATTTATATTTAAGTATTCAGATAATATCCATTTAGATGAAAGTACTGGATTATTATTGAAATTATTATTAGATACAGATTCCCATACTTTTCCTCCAAGAATTACCTTATCACCTATCTTATATGTTGTGAATGGAAAGTATTTAGGATATTCCCCAGTGCCTTTAAACTGTTCTATCCAGTTCTTTTTGTTATTAAATATGAGTAATCTATCATTTTCAATTTTCTTATTCCCCAGAAGAGTACCAGAGTTTGCATCAATTAAAATCTCTGGTAGGTCTGGAATGCTTTCAACTATACCCATTGAATCCTTAGTAGACCAGTATTCATCATTTCTAACTAGATATTTATTCATATTTCTGTTAGGATTAATACTGTCTACCCAAGATTTATAGGATAAGTTTACTTCTTCTATCTCCGAATTATTAGAAACGAGCATCCAAATCATCTTCTCACCTTCTACTTCATCTAATAATTCTTTATCTATTACAAAATCGCCGCCCTCATATTCGTCTAGTTCACCAAGGATTAATATAAAGTTTGGTGTAGCTGTCTGTTTAATTCCTGCGGCGCCTAATGTATCTGTATCTATAAATTCACTCCTTTCGCCAATGTTATTTCTCTCTATAATTCCTTCATATAATTCTAGACGTTTAATTCCTGCGGCGCCTTTAAAGAGAGCAAATATTTGATTAGATATTATAGTTGTTCCAAAATATCTATCATTCTCTTCCCACTCTTCTCTAGATAAAGTGGGAAATATATTAGATTCAATTTTTTCTAGGGAATTTGAATTTTCTCCAATAAGATTTAATGTTTTTTCTCCTAGATAATTTACTAAAAACTTATCATTAAATTTATCTTTAGTGATACTATATGAAAAGTTGTACTCACTAAAGTCTCTATTGTAAAGTAAAGAACTATTAGATCTGTACTGAACTTTACTATATTCACGGTTATCTAGGTCGTTTTGACTGTAAAACACTACTGTTCCGATATCCGTAAAATTGTTATTATTAATAATCAATCTCATAGGGCATTACTGTCATTTTATTATAACTCTTTAGGTTTGCACCAACATAATTCTGAAACTTACTTTTTATCGTAAGATCTATACTACCAGAACCAATATTAGTATTTAATCTCGTGTAATAAATGAGTGCATCTAGGAACTTTCTTAAGAGATCGTAAAATAGGCTCTCATTTTCTACACTTAGGTTTTTAAAGTTTATTGTAATTTCTTTAGAATCATATATAATCTCTCCATCAAAACTCAACGGAAGATATTGTATCATATAGTTAAAAACCTGAATAGTTCCCTTAACACTATAGAACAATTTACTAAGATAATTAATTACCTCATCGTAATCTTGATCTTCTGGAATATTTGACTTCGGAATACACAACTTTAAAAAGTTTTTTACTGGATCACTTCCATAATATATATAATAATCATCAAACGAATTCTGAACAACCTCCGAAGAATATTCTGACTCGTAACTATCAATCATTCTGTATAGTTGATCGATTATTTCTACGTTTCTTAAGTGTTTCGGTATATATATTTTCATCTTGAGAAATTTTAAACTGTTCCACTAGACTCTATGACAGAATTGATAATATAATCAACAGAGAAGTATACTACATTATCACCACCATAGACATCACTCTCACTCACTACAGTTCCATCTTCATTAGTATAAGTAATCTCCATGTCTATTATTCTCTTAACATTAGAAATTTTACTAATAAGTGATTTTATCTCTTCAGTTAACTCATTAAACTTAACATCAAATTTATTACTATAGTTCTCAAGGATATCACCAACCTCTTGATCTATACTACTATTCTGATAAATCTCTACGTCTAAGTTAAAGATAGCTGTATACTGAGAACCTCTTTCTATTGTAATCTTATCTGTTATGTAATAAGCACTTTTACTGTTAATAAAATCTGTCTTCTCCTCCTCTGTTAAGATAGTAGAATTTGAGAAGGGAACATAGTATATAGTTATTGAATTACTTTGCTCGGAACTACTAAATCTATAGGTTGTTCCTCCTGAAATAATCTTGTTAGGATAAGTTTCTTCAAGCACTGTACCTATATCTGAATTACTACGAAGAATAGAATTTACATACCTATCTCGATTCGCTTTGTAGTGAATAGTTATTAAGTTATCTCTATCAATCTCAGACATACTTGCTAATCCCGTTCCTAAGATATTATAACTTCTACCAGATAACCATTCGGAATCAAAGTCTACCATCTCAGCACCTCTAATATTTAATCTCTTTAGCTCTGAGACATTATAATCTGATAAGTAAGAGAATCTATAATACAATGCTTCTATTATCGTATTTGCTGGAGTTTGGGTTTCTTCTCGACTCATACGACTTCTAAAAATATCAGCAATGTAAAGACGAGATCCGAAACTAGGGAGAGTTAAGTCAAATACACTACCATCTAGGATATGACTGGAAAATAGTCTCGTAGTTTCATGAAAATTCCCATTCACCTTAACCCAGAAATCATCAGAAAGATCATTCTCTAAGCAATCAACATAGTAAGTATTATTCTGATTCAATACCCATTTCTTAGATACTGTTTCCTTCGCAATTAGACAGATAATAGTATAAGTGTCTGTTTCATTGATAGCAGGAGACATTGTAATAGGAGAATAAACAAACCCTTCGTCTCCAGAAATATCCTCTGCACCTTCCGGACGTGTATAATTCTTATCAAAATAACCTAGATAATAAGCTTTAAAACTATTAGAACTGATTATTTCATCATATATATTAAAACTTAGATATCTGGTTGGTTTTATTTTTAGTATAACTCGAGGACAACTGCCACGAAATACTGAATACATATCATCTACACAATGTTGAATCTTTGAATTTATTAGAGTAGATTTTTCAAGAGAAGCTTCCTGTGCATAAGCTATATTCTCTACCTCACTAATAAATGATGCATTAGCTAACATCTGAGATAATACTTCAACAGAATCTCCTGTAATATTCAATTTATTGGCAATACCTCTATAAATATCTATATAATCTTGTAATGATCTCATATCAATTAGTTTCATTTATATCAACCAAGATATCACTAGACTCTACTTGATTAACACTTATTATTAATTTTACTTTCGTTTCATCTATTAAATCTAAGGAAACGATTTTTATATCTAGAGTTCTCGTAAATTTCTCCTTTATCTTTGTTATTAACTGCTCTACTCTGCCAGTAATTTCAGAAGCTAAATCTTTCTTCTTAGTATCTGTAAAAATAAAGTTAAATCCGATTCTTGGTGCTCCTGGAATATCTTTTGGCCAAATATTTAAGTAGAGTTTGAAAAGATCAATTATATAATACTCTATCTGATTCGTTATCTGACCTGTTGAAAGTAAATAATTCATAATCTTGATTTATAATTTTTACAATTATTACATTTAACTGTAGAATCACCTTCATTGAGAGCAACAAATCTACTACAATTAGTTGCAGAGATATCTCCACCCTCCCCAGAAACAGGAGGAACTATGTAAGTAAAGTTTGTACAACTAGAAGCACTTAATTCTGGAACAGGAATAGGTAAATCTACTTCTGGCAAACTTCCTACTATATCACTAACATCAGCACCCACCAAAGAAATTAATGGTTTTGCAATTGCTTGAGTAGTATCAACTATAGACATTATTGATCCAACTACAGGTATAGAACCTACAAGAGCTTTTAATCCAAGTTTCTCTATCTTAGAATTAACTTCATCATAAACAGCACTTAAGTTATCTCCTTCAGCCTTGAGTTGTTGAAGTAATGGAGGAACTAATTGAGCAGAAACACCAATTCCAAGAGGTACAACTGAAATTATAGCTGGAGGTACCATAGCAATTCTAGCAGCAAATTGAGCAGTTCCCACAGAAAGATGACCTAAAGAAGTTCCTAAGTCTCTAAGATCAGTTTTTACTTGACGAATAGTAGCACCAACTCTTTCATTAGCACTATCAAGCATTTCCTGCCCTCTTTTCTCCATATCTTCTTTGGCCTTATCGAATGCCTCCTTATACTCTTTTCTACATTCTGGATCCTTAATTTTATCAGATTCATCCGTAAATTCAGGAAGAGCATCCTTATACTGTTTAGATATAATTTCCTCTGCTGCTTTATCTATTACAGAGCTTAATAAATTTTTCATATAACTCTCCTCCTTAACTTTCTAATAATAATGTATCTGATGTAAGTATAGGAGATCCAGGTGTTAAGAAAGTAGGTGACAGAACAAAAGGTCCAAGAGCAGTATGTCCACCTGCTATTACTTTTCCTTTTACAGTTAATTTACCGGGGCCTTTAAGAGTTATATTAGATCCTTGTACTACTGCTTTACCTTCTAACTTAACATTTGTACTTCCTTCTATTAATGTATCAGAGTTTCCATTGATAGTTACTTTTCGATTTTTTCTTAGGTATATTTCTAGGTTACCGTCTTTATCAAGTTTTACCCAGTCTGTTGGTTCAGGTCTAGGGTTATTATCTGGATCATTATATTCAGTTCCAGGATCAAAGATAGCTACCCTTATATAATCTGGAGTAATATCTACCATCTTTCCGTTACTCCTAAAGCCAATAAAATCATTCTCTTTAATTTTCTGGTAAAGATAGTAACTCTGAAAAACAGGATCAAGACACTTAAGAAACACAAAATCCCCTACTCTCGGTTCATCAACTTCTCCTCTAAACGGAAAAGCTTTAACTCCCGATTTAATTCCTGGGATATCTACTTTTATCTCATATAATACTTTATCAAGAACTTCTACAATAGTCCCAGTATAGTATAAATCTGCTTCTTTCATATTTTTCTATTTAATTTGTCGGATCTACAATTGGTAATATTTCTTCTTTCTCTTCTACTCCTGATAATAATGAAGTCCAGGAAAAGTTTTCACCGTCAGGACCTACAGAACTTGAATCTTCTATAGCCATAAATAATTCATTGGATCGAACTAAGAATAATTTAAATGGTAACTCTGATTTCTGTTCTCCACGTCTGTACTTTAAGATATCACCAAGTTTATATTTAGGCATATCGAAATCTTTTATTCTAAACGCAGTAAAGAAATCAGAATTCATATATCCAAAGTTTCTCCAGTAATTATGCATAAGCTGTTCGAAATCTTTCCCAACAACTGTATAGTCTTCATAAAACTGAAGAGTCCTAGAGTTTTTAGGTTGAAGTTCAGTATAATCATCTGTACTATTCTTTGCTTGTTCTCCATTATTCTCGTCACCCTTAAGAGGTTCCCATGGATTAGTTGGAGTATAATAGATTACAGGACTATAATTTAAGTTATAAGAATCTATCTGTAGGAATTCAGAAGTACCCTCTATGTTATAATATGGCTCCTGATGTCCTCCATGATCAATTCCTATAATCTCCTTCATTAGGTATCCTTCCCATCCATAAGCAAATATAGATTTCTTTTTAAACCCATAAGACAGTTTAGAACATAATGATTGATTTGTTTCTAAATTTTGAAAGATAGTAAGTTTATTATTAATATCACACTTACATCTTATATCTTTCTTCCCTGGATATAATGATTCAATAGCTGAAGTTATATCGTCCCATTCGGTTTGTATTAGTTCTGTATAAAATTTCTTATCTTTTATACAGACGAATTTTAAGGTTAGGAAATTCTTAAAATATTTTCTATTAACTATAAAAATATCAATTATATAAATATTTCCACCTTCTTTCTCTAGAGTAATCTGACCAGTATATTGATCAGTCACTAATTTAAGAGCTGTCCCAGAACCATCATGTGACATACTAATCTCTCCACCAGCTAATTTTCCACCAAGCTCTTCGTATATGTGAATATTATCAAACTTATACCCAGAATCAAACCATGGAGTAAAGTTGATGGAAACTTTATAAGAATTAACATATTTCATAGGCTTCCTAATATATTATCTAGTATTTTTTTTGGAATTAATTTTAAAACTGCACCTCGCTTATAAGTTTCAAGACCTCTAGCAGCCTGTAACATTAGGAGGCCAGCATATGAAGTAGAACCATAATAAGCTTCTGCAATAAGATCAGGTCTATATTCATATGCTGTTATTTCAACTGATTCTCTCTGGATGACTGGATTGTTTAAGTATACTAAAATACTCGAATTATAAACATCAATCCCATCTATATAGTTCGAGAGATTTTCTTTATTACTAATTATCTCATCTTTCTTTGTAAACATATTATCCTCCTAACAATTTTTCATTCTCTTCAATTTTCTTATTTAGATTCTGTTGTAGGATAGTTTCTGCAGCGTCTTTTTCGAATTTAGTCGCTGTTCCATCTATCAGTGATTTTAATCTAACGTCTGTAAACTTAGATGCTGGTTTGAAAGTAAGAGTAACATCACAAGATAATGGACATAAGTCGTTTTCTTTAGAACCAGCATCCCATCTTTTCATAAGCTGTTTAGACATCTGAAAAGTAGCAGCCTCACATACAAGATTATCGATGGCATAGAGTACTCCAAATTTTAGCTTAAGAGTTCCGAATTGTATTTTATCTATGTTATCCAATTCTGCTCTAAAACCCCCTGGAGGAATCTGCCAACCAAAATATCTATCACCAAGCTCTTTTATCAGATCTCCGCTACCATCATCTAGAGGTTGTCCAGTATCATCCAAGAACTTTACTAACTTTCCAAAACAATATGGATATAAGTCTAAGATCTGATCATTTACAGATTTAAATTCACCATCTACATAATCAGAAAACATAGTGAATTTTAAAGTTAAGTTACCAAATCCTACACCTGTTCCTGTATAATAAGAAAATCTACCTGTCTTAGTAACTAATGCTCTGTTAAGATAATCCGCTCCAGAGTTAGCTATTTTTTCCAAGATATCCGTTCCTTTGTCTAGAATCTTTCCTACAGTACTTAATACAGCTCTCCTATCTTCTTCAGAGGTTCCTGTCTTCATCTCATCCTCAGCAGCATTCATCTTCTTAAATTCTCTTGATAAAAAAGATAAGTAAGGTGCGTATGGTTTGAATTGGCCGAAAAGATTATTAACTGAATCATCTCCGAACTCAGACCAGGAATTTGAAATAGCTGCTTGATAGTCCTCCGTTAAAACAGCTTTACATAGAGGTTTCATAGAGTATCCATCATTATCAACCTCCCCTGAATATTTTACCCATTTCCCAGAAGATAGTTGAGAATTGCAGTGAAGAGTAACAGATTGAAGTCCATTATCTCGGTTAGTATCATAGTAAAATCCACAGACTTCAGTTCCTCTACCCATCCATTTTCCAGTATTCTCATTAAAAGAATTTAACCTTGCTACAGAAGTTGGAGTTTCTAAGGTTTTCGGAATATCAGCAGACTTGACCATACTACTTAGTGATGAAGGTTTTGGATTTAATGGTGGTAAGCTCATAATTTTATTTCATTAAGTTATCTATTTTATCCCTCTCACTCTTTAAACCAGCTCTCATATTATTTTTTGCTGCTATCAAGAAATCCTTAGTAGATTGACCACTAATAAATTTCTTAAGTGATATATCAGAATACTTAGTAGATGGTTGAAAGTTAAGAACAACATCACAATACAATGGACTCAAGGTATTCTTTTTCTTTGATTTATCCCAATATTTTACTACCTGCTTAGAAAAACCAAACTGAGCATTCGTACAAACGAGAGCAGGTAATGCGTAAAATGCTCCAAACTTTAACTTAAGAGTTCCTGGCACTTTAGTATTATCTATATTAATAAGATCTGGTTCATATCCCCCAGGAGGCATCTGCCAACTGAAAAAAGTATTTAACATTTCACCATTCTCCCCTGAAACTCCTGTATTTATTGTTGTTCCTTGTATATTTCCTCCACCATCTACAATTCCTTTAGTATATTGACCCATAATATATGGATATAACTCTTTCAATTGTTCCTGAACTGTATAGAATACTCCATCACCAACATATTCAGGGAGTACAGTAAATTTCATAGCTAGATTTCCAAAACTAGTAGAAGTTCCTGAATAATAAGAAAATCTAGTTCCCTGAGTTACTAAAGATCTATTAAGAAGCTTTGATGCAGTCCCCGAAACAGATGATATAGTAGATAAAGCTTTTTTTGCAAGCTTCTCAACTGTGGTATTTCCAGTAGTATCTCCTAACATAGTACCAGCAACTTCTGACAATTTTTCTGCATAAGGAGCATAAGGTTTTAAAGAATTCCAGAGACTTCCTATCATATCATCTCCAAAATCAGTCCACGAGTTTCCTGCCTGAACAATAAAATCTTCATCCAGAACTCCCTTATAAAGTGCTGTAGTATTATATCCATCCTCATCAAGCATATATCCCGCAGAAGTCATCATTTGCCACTCTCCATTATTATCTAGATATTTATTAGCATGAAGTGTTATATGTGTTAAGACTTTATCTACCTGTCTATCATAATAGAAAGCTTTACTTCTTACAACACTTGCTTCATTCTCATAATATGGTTCTTTCGGAGGTGGTAATGTCTTTGGAATATCAGACTTAACCATACTACTTAATGATGGAGGGTTTGAATTTAATGGTGGTAATAATTTCTTATCTGACATAATTTTTATAACATATTTTATTAACCATTATGATAAGGAGGTTGAGTACTACTAGTTACTTTTGTTCTATTATCTCCTCCCCATCCTGGAGTAGTATTAAATTTTAAAGATGCTATAGCTGTTGAAACATTATTTATTGCCTCTGCTTGTGCTATAGAGGTCTTTTGAAGAAGTTTTATATTTTCATTTACGTCTGAAACTTTGGAATAGATATCTTCAGTTCTATCTTTTCCTGCATCAGCTACTAATTCTTTAGCTGCTGATTCTGATGTATTACCTGGAATAGTATTACTAGACCTTGAAGTAGTTGGAGTAACCTTTTCAGGAGCTAATACATTACTCTGAGCCATTAATACCGCTGAACTAGAACTATTACTGCCAGATTCTCCCCAGTTATATGTAGGTATATTAAATCCCTTATCGGTTTTCTTCTCTACATAATTATCTGCATAGTAAACTCCATCATTATTACTGCTAGACTCAAAATCTTTATTCCAAGCTAACCAAGTATTAACTGAAGCATTATCTGGTCCAATATGATAATGTGCTCCTGTTCCTCCTGTTTTTGCTAGTGCTTCTTTTGTAGTTTCATCTAAAATACCTAATCCTCTTCGTTGAAAATACTCTTGTACTAATGGAGAACTAAGTAATTGTTGTTTTAACCTTTCGAAATCACCATCAGTAGGGACGATATCAATTGCTAAATTATCAGTAGTATGATAAGATTTATTTCCAGAATTGCCAGCTTCTCCGGGTTTCCGTTTTTTCGAAGTAACCACAAAATCTGTTACTCCACCCGCTTTAAGAACATCCTCTATTCTTTCCCATGAAGAGGAAGCTAAATCTGCTTCTTGATACTTTCCTTGGTTTCTGAGAGATTTTATTTCTTCTGTAGATAATGGTTTTATTCTAGAAACTGAATTATACGTATCTTTCCATCTCCCAACATACTTATCATTTCCTGGATCGTACTTAGAGGCAACTCTCTTCATAACAGTATCTATATCATCTCCATTGAATGCATTATATCCATACTGTTCCTTATTGAGAAGATTTACCTTATAATCTACATAATCATCAATAGACTCAAACTTTCTCCAACCATTACCATCTTTTATTCCACCAAAATTATTCTTCTTAGTAGCTAAATTGCTAGTACCCCAACTAGATTCTTGAGCATCCTGAGCAATCATATAGTCTATATATTTTTCATCTATTCCAAGTTCTTTAAATTTCTTAGAATAAGCTTCTCTCATCTTTCTAACAAAATCTCCCCTCTCTAAACTATCTCCACTAATTCCAAGACTTCCTTTCACAGAATCCACTACATTACTGACTCCTTCTGAAACATAATTGATACCTCTTTTCATAGGAGAATTTTCATACTTCTTATCAAATTCTTCATCTCTCTTTTCAGATTCTTTAATAGCATTATGATATCCTTCGAATTGTTTATCAATGTTTATATCACTGTGGATATTTTTAATTATAGGATCAAAAGATATATTATGAGACTCAAAATACTTTTTATTATCTTCTAACTGTTTTCTCTTGACTTGAGTCATAAGATCTTCCATCTGTTTCAAAGAAGTTTCATCTGAGGTACTAAATTCAAAGTTTTCATTATTTAACTTCTCTCCTAATTTAGCTCTTACCTTTTCAAAAAAACTGGGAGTAGCTTCATAAAATTCAAAAACAGATTTATTAACTTTCTTCTTCTTTCTAACTCCAGTTCTAGGATCAACATTATATTCAGGGCCATCATATTCCTCTACCTCTAAAACTTCACCTTGTCTAGGATCGTTTAAAGGAACCATATCTAAAGTATATTTATCAGCCCAAGCTTTATTCCATGAACCTTTAATTCCCTCAGAAATAGCTTTCCATGTAGGATCTTGAATAATATCTCCAGTAATAATTGCATCTCCTATATCAGATGCCATACCGTCTGCTCCAACTACTTTTCTACCAGCATTTACAACAGATCTTTTTGCAAATCCTTCAACACTTCGTCTCTTCCAATCAGCTCCTTCTTTATAATAATCATCATCTGTTTTTTCTCTCTTAACAAACTTAAATCGCTTAATGCTCAAATCTTCATTCCCAAATAATCCTTTAGTATCTATTAAATTTCGAAGTCCTGATATAAAGTCTTCACTAATTAATACTCCACCTTTAGTATCTGCAGTGTTTTTTAATCTTTCCATTCCAGACATTACACCAGCTACATTAACTGTATTACTTGTTTTGTCATTAAGCATTCTAGAAATAGTTCCAGCTTGTCTTACTTCTCCAGCAGTATTCGTTATCTTATTATCACTAGAAATATCCCAAGAATTTAAATATCCATTCGATCCAGGTTTAGAAACAGTAGTAGCATCTCCCCAAGAAGTATCTTTAACATTAATTCCTTTAGCAGATTTAAAAGTTCTTCCCTCTATAGCTTCACTAGCCATAGAACTCTCCTTACCTACCTGTTTAATATTAGAACTAACTATATCTTTTATAGCGTCAGCTCCTCCAAATCCAGCCTTAAGAATATTTCCTAAATATTCTATTAATTTTGTTACAGTATCTGGAAGATTTCCTAAGTCTAATTCAGGAACTTTAATTGCTTTTATTGCATCTCCTCGTTCTTTAAAGAAATTACTAATCTTATCTCCTAAAAGTTGAAGGACACCATCTTTATTATCATTCCAAAAAAGTTTACCCAAAGATTCAATAACTCCAGCTTTACCTTCAGGATCTCCCCCAAATAAACTAATCAACATTTTAGAAAATCCTGATCTTCCTCTAGGAGCTTTAGGATCATTTGGGTTAGGCTCTCCAAAGAAGAACGTCTCTACATTTCCTGCAAATCTAATTATTCTCTTCCAATGTTTAGCCAAGAACATAGTACCGAAGAGAAATAAGATAGTTTTAAATTGACTTCCGACAGAGCTTGATAATTTTCTGGGGTCTAATCTCTCTGAAACACTCTTCCCTAAGTCGGAGAGATGCTTCATGAGTTTATTAGTACTTCGAGTGAGAGACCATTCACGACGTTGATATTCTTTTTCTCTAACCGCCGCTTGTTGATTCTGTTTAGCGAAGGCATTAGCTATCCAAGTTTTAAATCTAGCTTGAGACTCATCTGGATTTTGTTTAATGGCTAATGTTCTTCCTTGCACCGGACCACCTACATTAGCGGCGGGAACAGCAACATTATTAGTCGTCGTGTTCGTGGTGTTATTATTTATCGTTATCTTCTGTGGGGTTACTTGTACACTCCTTGAAGATGTTCTTTGTACTTTAGGTTGTCCAAGTCCATATTTTCCTAAGACAGCCTGAGTTTGTGGATTCATTGCCTGTACTTGTTGTTGTACTGCTGCTCCACCTAATCCTCCAAGTGCAGCCATCTCTACAGCTTGACTCATAGTTTCATTATTAGCCGCATCAGCATTATTTTCGAGTCTAGCTGTTTGTAAGTTTCCCTGACGTTCTGCATTTATCTGAACAATCTGGTTTTGTGCTTCTTGGAGTTGTTGTAAGTCTTTCCCATCCTCTGGTTTCTGGGAAGACATTTTTCTTACTTTATTTTCTATATCTTCTACAGCCATTGTTTATTTATTAATCATTATAAAAGAACATACTATGATAAGTTGATAAATCCAATAATCTATATTTATTATTATGAAAATAGTACTTCTCATATTTCAAAGGTATAAGTTTATTCATCTCATTTTGTTCAACATCATCTATATACTCATACCCAAACATACACATAAGATAATATACCTGAAAATAATATCCTGTATTGTGAAGTAATTTAAAATCTATAACACTATCGGAATCTAACTTATCTATCAGAATATCTCTTACTCTATTATCTTGCTCTAGTTCTTCCCTAATATTGGTTACTATACTTATATCCGGATAGAAGTTACTAGTATCTACCAAACAAAAACTAATCCTAATATTAAATTCTTCTTTTAATTTATCAATTTCACTAGATAAATTGATTAAATCTTTTAAATATCTACTAAGATTATTTCTTTCTATACTATAGGATCTTTTTATTCCAAGAAAAAATTCAATAGATTTTATATGAATCCAAGTCTTTATGTAATCTACTATCATATTATTTCTTTTTAAATACGGACTTTATTGATCTTTTCAAGTTTTCTATTTTATTTTCTCGATTAATCTTTAATCTTTCTTTTTCTGATGGAGTTAGATCATCTAATCCTCTATTTAAAGCCTCTAATACTTTCTTAGATCTAGATAATTTATAAGTTTTTAAAGATTCATTTAATTCTTTTTCTGCTCTTTTTAATTCTTTACCCTTAACTCCAACATCTTTTAAAAGTTTTATAGCATTATTACTAGCACTTCTCTCTTTTTCGACTGTCTTAGAAGCATTTTTATATTCTTTAATAGCTCCAGAGATTCCTTTTGGTTTTACTCTACTAATAAATTCTTTCGATACTCCTTTACTACTATCATCTATAACATGACCTATTTCATGTGCTAAAGAAGCTTGACTTCCTTTATGATTAATGACAAATTTATTGTTAATAGCTGCCTTTCCTAATTTTCTTTGTTGTGGCTTATTACTATTAATTAACCTATTTCTCTCAATAGATTTTATATTTTTAGCATCTATTTCCCAATTGTTTTCGCGGGATAATCTAATTTTTGCTTTCTTTCCTGTTTTCTCTCTTTCTTTAATTAATCTTTTTGAACTTTCTATAGAATCTGATCCTAAGTTATCTTTTTTCTTACCCTTTAGTACTTTTACACCTAATTCTTTTGCTTTTCTTCCAAGAGATTGCATTATTTCAGGTCTTTTATCAGAAACATAATCCTCTTTTATAGATTTGTTTAATTTATCCATAGATTTCTGTTTGTTACTTATCATACTATTCAAGATAGGTCTAACAGTTTTTCTGAGTATCTTTTTTACTAGTCCATATTCTCGTTGTTCTAGTTCCCAACCCTCAGAATATAATCTTTCTACTAGATCTCTGCCAGTGAAAGTTTTAGTATTTAATTTTCTTACTATAATCATAATTTATGTTGTTTATAATTCCCTCTTAATCTTCATACAATTTTAAAGCCTTATATATGAATAGAAATATATAAGATTATGAAGAAAGATATAATAAAAGCTTATAAATTTATTAACTACAGCGATCATGATAATTGCGCTTGTGATTTAGCATTATCACCTGTAGAATGTTATCTTTTCTTAGAGAAAGAAAAGTATGAACAGTTTTATAAAGGTAATATTCAAAAACTTAATGAAGAATTAAATGATATTACTTGTGGATTATTACAAATTAATATATTACAGGATTACAGATTAGATGACTTTAAACTAATTGATGAAAATTACATACCGAATAATAAAGATTACATATTAATATTTTTACCTACAGTATGCGAATTTAATATAGTAAATAGTCAGTTAAATCTATCAGATGAAGCAATAAAATATATTAATTCCATTCAAAAAGAGGATTAATTTCCTCTTTTATTTTTCTTCCACATTCTCTTTCTTACTTTTTCAAACCGTAATTATTGGAGTTTTTAATTTTTCAACAAACTTATCTATCTCTTTATTTCCAAAACCTAATATAACTCCTAAATCATCATTATACCAAAATTTTCCGGGAACTTTGAGAATACTATATAAACTCTCATCACAAACCATAAAAGTTATTAGGTGATGTTCATATGTATCACTTACTGTTATTACCTCAGTATCATTAGAAATAGTATATTTATCTAACTTATCAGTTCTTATCATAATAACTGGAATACATCTCTTAAGATTAAAAGATTTATCATATTCATTATTATCGATTAGGACTCCTCTTACTAACCTAGGAGAGTCTTTCTTTTTCTCATCACTGGCTTTTACGATAGACTGTTCATCATTTTTCTCTTCTAGGGTTTTCGTAATAAAATCTATGACCCCAAAAATTAACAGTAAAGCTCCAAGAATTATTAACCCAGGAATGAGTAATACAGCTACAATAATACCTGGAACTAATAACGATAAAGTCCAAGATAGCCATTCACCGTCATCAAACATCCAATCTATTAAATTAGTTCTCTTCATCTTTCTTCCTCCAATTATTTTCTATATATTCTTTCGTATCCTCTATAAATCTAAGTAACTCGGCAGAAACCAGATCATAATTACTTAATAATTCGAGAGCATAGTAATTATCGACAGTATTAATATTCCCTTTATAAAATACTCCTCTATAACGACCTGAAAGTACTAATCTCTTGAAATCATTAGTCTGTATAAATAAAGTATCTTCTGGAATATTATCAAATTTATTTTCTTTGAGTAAAATAAACACATCTATTCTATCAGATCTAATTCCAATAATAGAAACTATATCACTCTCTTTTGGAAATTTTCGAACTCTCCCAGGATTATAACCAGAATATTCGCTAAATCTTAATATATTTTCTATGTTTATATAATTCTCATCTATCCAATATGCCATAATTTTATTTTTTAATTTAGTTCCTGGGCAGTTATTATCCCAAACTCTCCCAGGATTGTATGTTTTTAAGAGTAGAACTCCTTATAATCATCTAAACGCTTTATTCTTTCTGGCTCCTCAATATCACTCCATACATTTACATAATCACCTGTTTTTGTATCATAAAACATATAAGAACTTTCATAAGCATCCTGAACTCCAAGAGGAATATAACGTTTAGGATCAAATTCACCCCATATATTCTTTATTTGATTATAATCTGGAATAGAATTATCTGTGAATCTATAATTTTCATTAAATTTAACTCTATTCATATCAGATTTTACTTTCGGATATTTCTTGTAGAATTGATCATATGTCATAGGGCGTTGATTTTCCCAATTAATTCTTCTGTTATCTATTAAAGAATTACGTCTTATATTATCACTATCAATTCTCTTCTGTAATTTATTTATTTGCTTTTTTCTGAAGTAGTTAGATGTTACATAAGCACCTGTAGCAGCTCCTATAGTTCCACCTAATAAAGCACCACCTCTTCCTCCAGCAAGACCTAGAAGAGCACCAGTTCCTCCTAAAGCTCCAGTAGCAGCCAATCTTTTTCCTAGTGTTGGCTTTATACTCTTTAATCTCTCTAACTCTTCTCGATCCGAAATATTAAATAATTTTCTCTTAATGATCATAATTTTATAATAAAGATCTAGGGGAATTTTTACTAATATAACCCCCCCCACTAGATCAACTTTTAATAGAGGGGAGTTATATTTTATAGGTCTAGGAGGTTTACATTTATTATTCCTCCCTCACCCATCATTTCTTTTCTCTCAGCTTCAGATTCATAGTAGGCTTGACGTTGTGCTGCTGATATACCCTTAAGCCTCTGCCCCTTCTTTCCACCAAAATTAAGAAGTGGGAAATCTGGATCAGTTCCTTCAGTAGTATCAAGGAAATTCTCATAACACTCTCGAAGCGCCTTAAGAGAACTCAGAGTATAACCTTCTATCCCATCTGCCTTGAGAAACTTATTTAAATAAAATTTTAGATCCATCAATTGGGGAATTGTTACAGATGTCTCGAAAGAAGTCGACAGTAAGAGATTCTACACTTACTGCCACACTCCTCCTTTCTTTCGCTTTCTTTCCTTTATTACATTCAGGACAATATAGTTGAATAGGTTCAAGTCTATCGTAATATAAGTCACGAAGAGCAAGCAAGAGAGTAACATCACCATGAGTAGCCCCTAAGACATCTTTCTCGATCTGTGTTCCCTGATAATCAAAATCTTTAATCAAGGCTATAGTTTTAATCATCTTCAAGTCAGTTACAGTTCGATATCTAAGGTAAGTCTGAAATACCTTCATAAACTCTCTAACTGTCGGAACTATAGTCTCGTATCTATGCCCTCCAAGTTCAATAAAAGCACCATTCATAATCTTTTGATCGATCTGTTTAAAGTGAATATCTTTTTCGAAGGATATAGTTTTCTTCATCTTCTTACCACATTCAGGACATGTTACTTCTATTTCATAAGATAATTCCCCTGATACAGTACATAGCTTCTTATAGAATATCAGGAAATCTACATCCATTAAGTAACAATCTAAGATAGTTTCATCTTCCTGAATAAGTAAGTTAATATCATATAAGTATTTTTCTAACGGATCATCAGAGGGTAGATTTTCAAGGTATCTAGTTATCTCTAGGAATGTCATAGGACTAACTTTAACACTCGGAAACTTATAACCATATCCTCCTGATGGCAATTGTGCTGTTAATATATTCATAATTTTATCAAATTTTACATTAAACTCTCATTTTATATCACTTATTCTTTTCCCCTACGCTTCAATTCTTCACGAGCCTTTCTTGCTTCAGACTTATGATGTAGATGTCCGGCCGTAGCTATAGCAGCACCAGTAGCAGATCCTATACCAGCTCCTACTAAACCTCTCTTAAGTGATAATTTCTTTGCTAAACCTATCGAAGCTCCAGAGACACCAGTAACAGCTATAAGTCTTTTATTATTTTTCTTAATATTTTCTTTTTCCTTATCAGTTAAGCCACCATCATATCTAGCTCGTTCTTTTAGCCACTTATCTGATTTTCTGGCAAACTTAGAATCATCAAACTCCTCGGATGCCCCAAGATAAGTTTCTTCATCTGGATTACTCTTGGGAAATTTCTTTGCTCTGAGTTTTTCTGCATTTTTCTTCATCTTATGATTAGAAGCTAAACTTACTGCAGTACCTACAACAGCTGCTCCAATAGCTATCTTCTTATTACGTTTAGAGGCTTTCTTTGATATCCGGTCCTTTAATCGTTCTGCTGCTTTCTTTGTCAACTCCTCACTTGCATGTGCCTTGTTTACAGCATTATTCATGTAGATATTCTCAACTCTATTAACCTTTTCGTTGATATCGATTTCATTCGCTAAACCATTACCAGTTTTTATTCTCTTCTTTGCTAATTCCCGAACTTTATCACCAGTAGATCTAATCTTTTCGAATTCCTTATCAAGTTTCTTTTCACCCTTAAGATTATGGATAATTACTTGCTTATCCACTCCCCTATGTTTCTCATCCTTGATAAAATTAGATGCAAGTATACCATCCGCAGCAATACCAGCACCAGCCAAACCTCCATAGATTGTTGCTACACCTTTTCTAGTTCTGTCAAGGTTATCTGCAGCCATTTCTCTTTTCTCCTTACTTGTCTTGGAGAATAATTTACGTTTTATTATCATCTTCTTTTCTATTTATATTACAGTTCATCATAATATCCTTCCTCTATTAACTCATTTTTCGTGCGTTTTCGGTAATTATCTAGGTATCGTCTCCTCTTCTTCTTTCCATCAACCACTAATACCTTATATCTCCTACCAGCACTCGTTTCACCATCAATAAAGTAAGGAACATGAGAATTATCATTAAATAATTTTCTCTTAATAATCATAAAAAAATATTATTACACGGGAGGAGAAGAACAAGTCTATACACCACCCTCCCCATTAAAGGTATATAGAACTTTACAATTATTATTACTTAAAAGCCTTATATATGAAGAAAATCAAAATATATAAAACTATGAAAAAAGATATTATTAAAATTGTAAAACCTAATAAACAAAATTCAAAAATATCAACTACAGCTAAAGTATTTGAACAAGGAATTTCGTTTATTACATTGATTCAAGTACCTAAGGAAAAGTATAATATTCCTAATGGTATTAAAATATTAAATATCAAAGAGAAAGACTTAGAAACTTTTAAATCATTCTACGATATAATTCTAAAAGATCCTGAGAGATATTATACAATCGGATCTATAGATAATAAGTTTAAAACAAAAGAACTAGCGGAAAAACATGTAGATGATCTAATTTCTAAGATTCGTGAAAAAGAGGCTTAAGGTCTCTTTTTATTTTTCTTCTTTATTCTATTAGGTTTTATTATCCCTTTTAAAATTTTTCCTTTACTAGATTTATAACCATGCATATAAGTTCCAAGATCCGCTCCTAATTCTTTCCTAGCTTCAATCATTTCACTAGGATTTGCATTAGCTGATCTTAAAAGTTTCATTGCAGTCTTGGTAGCATTCTTTTCTTCTTTTATTAAAACCTTTCCTGTTGCAGAAGTTAAAAGATAATTTCCTAATCCATTTTTATTTCTACTTTTATGATAAATCGGCTTTGTCACACCATTTAATTTAGATACAACTCCTGTACCTAACTTACTTTGATTCATAACATGAGCAATTTCATGAGCAAACACGGCCTGACTTCCCTTTTGATTTATTACTGCTCGCTTACCTCGAGATAAAGCTTTTCCAAGTTCCCTGTCTTCTGGAAAATCTGACTTAGTATATCTAATTCTATCTCTTCTATTGGTATATTTTTTAGGTAATGTCCAAGTTTCACTTCTATCAGGAGATAACTTTACTCCCTTTTCTGTTACTGGTTTATACTCTTTCTTCCCTTTAACTACAACTATTCCTCTTTTCTTTGCTTCTTGACCTAAAGCTTTCATTACTTCAGGTCTTTTAGGAAATTTTGTATTTTCAGTGTATGCATCAAGAGCCATCTGAGCTTTATCATTTGCCTTAATCGACTTATCTATATCATCGGAAATCTTAAATCTGAGCTTTCTTATTCCTCTTTTTAAGCCTCGATCTTTAATAGACTTTGCTCCATATTTTATATATTTTTTCCACGGAACTCCAAATTCTCTTTGTTCAGGATTATCAAAAATTAATTTACGTTTTATTATCATCACTTAAGAAATTTATTATCTTTTACCTTATTTTTTATACCAAAGCCTTATATATGTTAAATTAAAACCAAAGAATATGAAGATAGGAATAAAAACAACAAACGTAATAGATGAATTTATTAGACTTACAGGTCCTACAGCTGATCTAAGAATAAAAGATTGTAAAATATATGTAATAATAGATCATAACAAATTCACTAACCTAGAAGAATTGCTCAATATAATAAATCAGCAATCTATCTTTACCTCCGAGCCTGCAGAAATTGTATTACCCTCTGAAGTGGAATCTATACTACTCGATACAGATAATTCAATAACAGATACAACCATAAAACTTCCTGGGACTTGGAGAATGAATACAGAAACTAATAGAATAATTGAGCAAGAAAAGTTAGATAAAATTTTAGAACTATTTACTATACAAGAAGGATGAGGAAACTCGTCCTTTTATTTTCTCTTCTTAGAATTTCCAAAACAAAATTCTCACCCACCTTTTCCTGGCGAATGAGAATTATTATGACTCGGGAATTATATCCCTACCTCATAAAATATTATTTCCTTTATTTATTATCTTTAAGTTATTATATATAAATTGGTATTCTGGTTTGACTCCTACTATTTCAAGTGCATTAACTCTTGTCTTATCCAAAAGAGTTATTTTACATTTTTTTACCTCAAAGTATTCTTCTAGATCAATGGCCTTAGGAGTAGCAGTATAATTAATAGACTCATAAAGATTTCCTAAAGTATCTTTTATATCTGAATTAGGTATTCTATCTCCTATGATAAATCTAGATAGTATTGTATTTACCAAGAGCTCCTTACTAAATACTACTATTCCAAGTTCTTTTTTAATATTTGTTTTATTATAATAAAGCTTTTTTAATCTTTCAGGGCCTAGAGCTATATAATGAGATGCTATTTCATCTCCACCTAATTGACCTAATACTATCTGAATACTCTGCTCTGATAGACCATATTCGCAGAGAAGTTTTATTTTATCATAATAAGTTTTTAATTCCTGATATTCATTTAGAAACTTCGATACTTCTTTATTAACTTCTGGGTTTTTACAATACATACTAGTTTCTCTACACTCTAAAAGATATTTGCATTTATCTAAAATATTCTTATCAATACTTAACTCTAAAAATTCATATACTAAATCTATAGAACGAAGTTTTCTATTGAACACCTCTTTATATAGGTACTTAATATCAATACTTTTATCTATACCATTAAGTATTTCTAAAATTACTTTTACTTCTTTCTTTAATTTAGTTAACTCTCTATGCTCCAGAACAGGACACTTGGGGAGAGATTTTATATTTTTCGCTACATTAGGATCACTAAAGAAATCTACTATCTCTTTATTATATTCAAACCACTCCATCCCATATTCTGGATATAAATACTTTCTAAACCTATACTGAACATTCTTTTCATCTTCCTCTGTTAATCCTGGAACCTCATATAGTATCTTACAAGTAGGATTATGCATTCTATATTGAGAAAATCTAGTATTTTTATTAGAATCTTCCGTATAACCTATTTTTAATAAAAAGAAACTTTCTATACTACCATCAGAAAGTTCTTTATATCCTGATGATTTAATTAAGTATATCATTTTCTTTATTTATTATTTTTAAATTATTATATATAGTACTATACTCTGGTTTTATACTAATTAATTCTAAAGCATCAACTCTTTTCTTTGTACCGTCTTCTAATATTTCATTAATCTTAGCTCTTTTTATATTAAAAAATTCTTCTAAATCAGTAGCCTTTGGAATTGCAGTATATCCAACAGAATTATAAAGAGATCTTAGATCTTCTTTTATTTTTGCTTGACCTATTCTATCTCCTACTGAAAATTTAGATAATATTACATTAATTAGAAGATTCTTATTAAATGTAATTATCCCAAGTTCTTTTTTAATATTTGTTTTATTATAGTAAAGCTTTTTTAATCTTTCAGGACCTAAAGCTATATAGTGAGATGCTATTTCATCCCCTCCTAGTTGATCTAATACTATCTTAATACTCTGTTCTGATAGACCATATTCACAGAGTAGCTTTATTTTATCATAATATGTTTTTAATTCCTGATATTCATTTAAAAACCCAGACACTTCTTGATTTATCCAATCGTTCGTATCAAGAGTAGAATGAACTGAGCTAAATACCGTAAATCTATCTTTATAATCAATTTGCTGTATCCTGAAAGCTCTAATCTCATTAACTAATACTAAATTATTAAGAACTGGAATAAGAGTACCTCCTTGATGCTCGTTAACTGCTATATAATCATCTTTATAGTTATATGATTTAGTATTTTTTTGATAAGTCTTAGCTAATGTTAATTTCGCTTCATTAGGTGTTGAATTATATGATAATAATAAATCACTCGTAGCTTTCCTTTTTCTCTCTATTTCTTTATTAAACTCCTCCTGACTAACCTTTCTATAATCACATGTCGGTCTATAATAAAAAGTAGCATTATTCTTCCAAGGATTCTCGAATAATCTTTGACGTCCTAGTATCTGAGGAAGATCTTCAGAGATATCTACTGCCAAACTATCTATATTACTATCACTAAAGATAAAGCTTCTAGCACATTTTGAATAGAAATCTGCTCCAAGGTATACAGTACGTGTACAGAATGTAAACATCTTAGGTTTTACTCCCTTCAATGGAACCTCTCCTATCTTAAACTTCTTTCCAAGCTTCCTCTGAATACGCTTGAGGTTGTCTGGAGTATCAGAGCATAATATATTAACTTCCTCTGGCTTAAGATCACACTTCTTTATGATAGATATAATATGATTTACACTGTTTACATATAATACTGCCTCGTCTGATATAATTTCTCTGGGATATCCATTAATTATCCTAACACAGCGTTCAAAGTCTCCCTCTTTATAGGTTCGAATAATTTCTTCTGCTTTAGATCCAGTAGATTTCATGGATAGAACCTTAAGATTAGGTTTAATTATTCTTGTCGAATCCTCTTTACCCCAATTCATGTTAATATATGGGAGACCATCGAATTCATCTAACATATTCAAGTACTCTTCTAACATCGGAGTTGCACTAACAAATAATGCACTATGAGATTGATGTAAGTGATATAAAAAATCTAATTCAGTATTAGACTTGAATTTTGAATCGTGAAGTATTGTCTGAAACTCATCGATTACTGTATAAAATCCCTCAAAAACTCCTAGTGAGGTTAAGATATCTTTTACAATTCGATATGAATCATAGGTTACGAGAATTTTAGCTGGTTTCCCTAGGTACTTCCTTTCTCCCAGGTAATTCTTGATCTCATTCATTAATCTATTATAGACCGTATCCTTCCCGTGAACCATTTCCTTGAGTGTATCTATAAATGCTTGAGATCTAGATTTATCTACTTTAGAGAGATCTTTATCTACAGATACTTCCTTTTCTAGTTCATTTACGACCAAGTAGACTTCCCTTCCATGTTGATCCTTTTTATTCTTCAGCAACATCTTTCTTGGACTACATAAGATAACATTCTCCGGTCCACCTATACAATATTCGGTAAACCCACATCCTGGGAGTTGTTTGTTTATTATACATTTTACTGGTAATTTGTAAAATCTAAAATCCGTTCCTAGTTCTGATATAAATCTAATCCCTCTAGGAACTATGATATCATTTAATTTAATTATTGCCATATGCGTATAAAATATTATTTAATTATTTATAATCTAATAAAGAATCCAGTTAAAAAAATAATTTTATGTCCTTTAAAATCGAAGACATAGGAGGATTCCCTTTTCGATAATAAGGAATTGAAAGGATATTATACGCATTTTGTCGATTTAATTTATAATTCTTGGATCTCTACTATAAAAGAATTTATCTAAAGGAATTGCGACACTATTACTCATATAGATTGAAGAACATAAGATCATGCCTCCGGCATGGAATATTCATGTTCAAGATTTCTTATGAGCATTTATTATATTTTAATGGAGACACCACCCCTGGCCTGAAGGGCCAAAGGGGTGTCAATAATAATTAAAAATATAAAATATGTTAAAAGAGAAAATTGTAGTCTGATATATCTTATTCAGTCTTGTGAGCGTAGCGACCGTAATGAGCTATGTAAATAGCGAATGGAGGAGAAGGGAAATACTCCTTTGTCCTCATAAATAAGGGACAAACCTATATAAAACCTCCCTTTTATCAATTTGAAAGCCTAGTATATGTAATATAAACTTTAAATACGTAGAATCATGAAAAGAATAGTCAAAGAAGCGGTAATTGAGCTTATAGATCCTTGTCCCTTAATTAAGAAAAAGGTAGTAGATCTATATCCTATCAAAGAAAATACTGAAATCCCCAAAGAAGCATTAAATCCTATGGATTGGGATATCCCAGAGGGTTATTATGCTATTGAGATTGAATGATAGTTTTATATACCTTCAATTCTTCCATATGAAATAAGAATAAAATTATGAAAAGAGATAAATTAATAAAAGAAATTATTGAGAAGGATTCATTTATTTTTGAAGATCCTTGTCCTTTATCCCATCAAGAATTAGAAGAGATAGACTCTACTATAGAGAGTACATCTTCTATGTTAGATAATATGAAAATTGACTTAATAGAGGATGATCCTATGCTAAGATTTGAAAAAATAGTAGAAAATCTTAATAAATCTAATAAAAGTATGAGAGTAAAAAGAAATGAGTTAATCTTTTTAAAGGATTATCATAATACATCAAAAACTCCTTGTTCAGATTGGCTTGATCATAAAAGAGTAGACTTGTATCCTATCAATGAAAATACAGAAATACCTACAGATGCATTAGATCCAGGGGTATGGAATATTCCTGAAGGTTATTATGCTATTGAGATTAGAGATTTGGATTAATTTCCAAATCTCTTTATTTATTCTTATATTTTCCGAGTAATCTTACAGTATTATCAGTTATCATTTTATTAGCTGTATTAGATTCATAAGTTCTAAAGGAATAATCCAGACTTTTATTTCCTGCTTTTTGTATTTCTCTGGGAAGATTATATTTTTTCGCTAATGCAGCAGCATGATATGATGCATTAGCTTCATTCATTAATGTAGATAAATTTCCTACATTGTTCATAATAGAATTATGTAGATTATGTGAATTATTTACTTTTTTATCCAAACTTCTATAATTACCATAATATTTACCTCCTCTTAATTGTTCTCTATTATCACTTACACGATGTCCAACTTCATGAAGAATTGTATATGGATTTTTTCTATGTATATTATTTATATTAATAGTATCATTTTTATAATTATATTCTGTAGTTAAATTAGAACCTACTGCAGTTTTTATATTATCTTTTTTAAGATCTTTTAAAATTTTTTGAGCAGATTCAGGATCATATCCTAAAGTAGTATTTAATTTCTTAGCTTGATTGTATTTAGTTTCAAGTTCTGAGAATTCATTATCATAATTAGATTCAATATTTTTTCTTTTGAATCTATAATTTTTTCCAGCTCTTTCTTTTTTGATTTTATCTAACTTTTCTAAGTCTATTCTATTTTGTTTCGAATTATCTTCTATAATTTCACGTATATCATAAGTTCCCTTTGCTTTTCGTTCTTTATAAAATTTTTTATTATCAAGTGAAAGGTTAGTGAAAGGATCAATGACATATTGGCCGGAATCTTTTACATTTTGCCTAGCTATTCGTAATCTATTATTAGAACTAGCAGCTTGAATTCTCTTAAACCGATTATGAAGTTCTGGATTAGTATACTTTTCCATCATTCGTTTATAAGCTTTAGCTGTTTCAGGTAGACCTATATCATTAATAGCTTGAGAATTTTTAGCATAATCTACTACTTGACCATTACCAGTTAAAGCATCTACGGTTTCATTACTGACGTGTCTAGCTTTAACAAATTTCTTGGCTGATAAATTTCTTCCGATATTACCTTTCTTTAAGGCTTGATACATTTCTTTCATAGCCTTAGTTTCCTGCCTTGTAAATAACTTACGTTTTATTATCATTTTATATTTTATGTTAAGGATTAGTTCTTAGAGTTCTATATTCCAAGATTCTCTAAGATACCTCCTTCAAAGCCTTATATATGAAAAGAAACTTTAAATATATAAAGCTATGAATAGAAGCAATTTATTTATTAGTATCCGTAATTTCTTTAAATATTTCCATCATTTCGGAAAGGTATTTTAAGTTACGAATACGAGGGAAAGATGGTATTATTTATCATCTTTCTTTTTATTTTCTTTTTCTAATTTTTTCTTTTTCTTTTTATATGCAATTCCTCTAGCTAGTTCTGACATTCCTGCATTAGTTACAGCAAGTCCAGCATAAGTTCCAAAAGCTAAGCCTAAGTTTTTTCGACTAGCTTTCATTAATTCTTTAGAGGCACCAGCTTTTTTCATTAAATCTAGACCATGTTTAGTTGCTATAGCTTCTGATGCTAATCCTGGAGTTTGAACAGCTAAACCAGTTGCCCATCCACTATGTCTATTGAGCTTTGATTCTTTTTTCTCCAGATGCTTCTTTTTCTGCTGCCTTTTTACCTGATCTAATACCTGCTATTATTCCTGCTGTAGGAGCTAGAGCTATATGATTCATCATTCCGCCAGTTTTTAAGTAAGCTTTATGAACAGCTTTACCAACAGCATCACCCACTGATTTTACTTTTCTCTTATCATAGTGAGCATGTCCAATTTCATGTGAGAGAACATCAGCTGCTTTTGTTCCACTTGTATAGATTTTATTATTATGGTATGCAGGCCCCATTCCAATGTGTGTAATATTATCTACTTCATGTCCTCGTTTAGAAGCTAATCTCTTTAACTTTTCAGCTATTTTTTGCAGATTCTTCCGAAGGTTGTTTCTGCATATGTTTCATTACTATAGGGCCAGCGATACCTTGACCTGCTACTGTCCCTCCGAGATATAAAGCAGTTCCTTTTGTTTTTGAACCGGTGTCATTAGAGTTTTTATTCTCCTCTTTTTTACTAAATAGTTTTCTTTTGATTATCATAATAATTTAATTAATGAGTTAAGTTAATTTTCTAATTCTTTTTTAGTTCTCTTCTTATACGGATCTATATATTACCGTTTCTTTTTCCCATCATTAGTGACTAGTATTACGTATCGTCTACCAGCTTCAGTAATGCCAGGTTCAAAATAGGGTACGAGAATTTCTGAATTTTTAGAAAATAATTTACGTTTTATAATCATCTAATACTCGTATCGAAGAGGAATTGTTATATTTACGCTTTTACCCCTCCCCGATACAAGATTTTTTTTCAAGAAGAGGTAAAAGCCTTATATGTGTAATAATTATAAAAATTAAAGAATATGAAAATTTTAAAGATTGGATTAGCTATAATTTCAGTTATAGCAGCTTGGAAAAGCGAAAGGATATAGTGAAGGCATTGAGGATATGTACAAGTATAAAGAAGATCCGGATAGCCTTTCTGAACCTGATAAAATCATCCTTGAGGCTGTGGGTGATATCCTCAAAGAAGAAGGAACGCTAAAAAGTATGAGTGTGAGTGATGGTATTACTTATACAAAGAACCTCAAAAAGAAACTCGAGGCTCTAGAAGCAAAAGAAGAGAAGGTTGAAGTATAATATCACCTCAGAGAAGATTGACAGAAATGTTGATCTTCTTTTTTAATTTCCTGTCTTCTTTTTATATTTTGCTAGAAGTGGAGCTTTTGAATATGCATCTAAATCTTTTTCATATCCTCCGAGTGCTTTATCAAAACTTTTCTTTGCATGATTTAATTCTTCAGGTGTTGCTCCTTTTTCTTTCATTAACTTTAATGCTCTGTCTGAAGCGTCTTTTTCATTACTCAGGATTAATCTTTTGTCAATTAATTTTCGTTTCCAAGATTTTAACTTAGGAAATTTTGAGTTATTACTATCACTTTCAAAATATGTATCGCCATCTCTTTTATCTGCTTTATTAAAACTACCTCTAATAGAATCAGAGTTTGCTATTCTATTTTTAATGTTATCTTTTTCTCCTTTTATATGACCTACTTCATGAGCTAGAGAAGCAGGTCCTCCTTGATTTCTATTATAATAAATCGCATGATCTCTATTATCTATTAACTTAGATAATTTTCTTTTATCTCTTTCAGAAACTCTATCACTATTATTAATCGAGTTTTTAAGTACTTCTTTAATTTTCTTATCTTTAATATCTACATTACTATTCTCTGCGTATCTAGTAACAAAAGAATTTTCATTAATAGCTTCTCTTTGAATAGCTCTTTCTAATTTCATATTTTTAGGAGCTCTTTCATCTAAGTTACTCAATTCTCCTTGTATTTTACTTTTTTCATTTTTTAATCTATTAAGTTCTCCTTTATATCTATAATATTTCTCTAAATTTCTTTTTGAAATAAAGCCTTTCATTTTAGAGAGTAATCCATATTCTCGTTGTTCTAATTCCCAACCTTCAGAATATAGTTTTTCGACTAATTGTTTACCTGTTATCATCCTTTTTCCAATTGATTAGTATATACTTTCTTACTCTATTTATTTCTAATTCAGTTTGATAATCTAATTTTCCGGAAAAATCAAGAATTGGAAATCTAATAAAGTCATAATTATTTAAATTACCACATTTAAATAATGTGGTTAATTCTTTATCTGAAGATAACTCTTTGAAATTGATACCTTCTGGAAGTTTAAATAATTCTTTTCTTAGGAGGAAACCAACTTCAGTGGGAAAATTACCAGAAATTCTGGTTTGGATATGCCAAGTTTCTAGAGTAGGTATCACATCCTCATCTTTTCTAGTTATAGTTTTTAATTCCTCTAAGTAATCTTTTCTTGTTTGAAGCGAATTATTTCTAATATAATGTGGATCATAGAAAAGAGTTTCTGTATTTCTTTCGATTAATCCAAGTTTTTCTTCAAGATTTTTTATTTCTTGGTCTAACATTCTTCGTCTAGGAAGTAATATATCTAGTAAGTTCATAATAATTGTTTTAGTTAGTAGAAGAGTAACCGATCAAAGTTACTCCCCTTTATTATTTTTATACAATAGTAAGTATATAATTATTTAGGTTTCTTTTTATTTATTATTTTTCTTCTTAAATTATATTTCTGTCTTTCAGTTCTTCCTTTATCTCCAAAAAGTTCCATTAAATCTTTTTCTTCTTTATGAGATCCAGGAAATACTTTATAATTATCTATTTCTTTTGGATGTAATTTATTTAATAGCTTTTCATTTAAGTTATTTCTTAAACTATTTCCTTTTCTATATGTATCTATTGCAGCATTTTCTAGATTTTTAGCATGTTTAATCTCTTCTTTTGTTGCACCAGCCTTTTTTAAATCTTTTATTCCATTCTTCCAAGCATTATTTTCTTCTTGAATTCCAATAGTTCTTTTCCCAATATCAGCTAGTATCCCTTTACTATTATTAGATTTATCAGCTAATTTTTGAATTGCAGAATTAATAGATTTTTTACTATTTTTAACATGACCTAGTTCATGAGCAGCAAATGGGGTGTCTTTTCCTATTGCATCAGCGTTGAGATTTATAATTGCATCTTTGGTCGAACTTGATTTGGCCAATTCTCTACTAGCTTTATCCAAACTTTTATCATTAGACATTTCCTCGAGTAGATTTTTCTTTTCTTTATTGAGAATATAGGATTTGTCTCCTTTAGGTTGATATATCAGTTTAGAAAATTTGTTATTAGGTATTATATCAGCGTTTACTTTATTAGCTTCTTTTTTCAGATTATCGGCTATTAATTCATTCTCTTTTGTTTCTTTTCGAAGATTAGTCAATTTTCTTTCTGTTTTCTTTGTTTTTGCAAGAAACTCTCGTTTATTCTGAATTAATTTATTCACTATATCTCTTTTTCGTTTTCTGATATAATTTTTTGTTCCTTTCTTTAAACCCAATCGAGATATTTCTGAAAGTATACTAAATTCTTTCTGTTCTTCTGGGTACTTTCTTAATATAATCATATTAGAGATTTAATAAATTTCTTAGTATTTTCATCCAACTCTCTTATAATATAGTAATCCTCTATATTATCACATTCAGAGTTTGTACTTTTTATTTTATATTTAGTACTGTTCTCTATTTTTATTGTTTTTGGAATATTAATAGTTTTTCTTATTAATACTACATACACAATCTTACTTGGTTTAGGTAATTCTTTTATGATGGGATTAAAAGTATCTTTTTCATTAGAATTATCTGGATTAAAATATCCACTAGCTCGTATTACATTTAAGCTCTTATATCCATCGTTTAATCGTTTTCTAAGGTCTTCTAGGTATTCCCTTCGGCCTTTGAGATCATATTTTCTTCCTCTATTTTGTTCATAAAGTGGATCATAATAAACTTCTGTTCCAGTTCTTCTGATTAATCCAAGTTTTTCTTCAAGATTTTTTATTTCTGGCTCTAGTTTCTTCAATTCTTGCCTTTCTCTTTTTCGTCTAGGAAGTAATATATCTAGTAAGTTCATAATAATTGTTTTAGTTAGTAGAAGAGTAACCGATCAAAGTTACTCTCCTTTATTATTTTTATTTTTTAAATATTATCAAAAGTTCTTTCATACGTTAATCAATGAGTTTTATCCCATGACAGACTATATCACCTAAGAGATTTTCTTAGTCTACATACATAGTCGTTGAACCTAGATTAAATTCCAAATATCTAGGATGCTGATTGTTTGTACATAAAGATACAAATTTTCCAGCAATTCTTGTAGAAAACACCATGAAATTTTCCAAAATGTTCAAATTGCTTTAAAGTCATTAATTATTTTATTAATGAATAGACTATATCATCTCTAGATTTCACCAGAGTTCTATATTTAGTCGTTGAGAAAGGATCTTATTATCCCTTTTTGCTGATTTATTTCATTTATATTCCAGCATTTTAATAGAATTTTTCATAAAGTTTTGATTTACTTTATGCTTCTTCGTTTGAAAAAGCTTACTTGAATATCAGCTCTATCTGTCTTTATTTGTTATCTATAGTTTTCACTATAAGAACAGAATATAATTTCAAGATATATTTTATTATCTTGGTAAGTCTTTATTCGTTATACCTTAGATTTTATTTATCTAAGGCTTGGCATTAGATTTTCGATCTTTCACCAAATTTACTTACTAATTATCTAAAGGATTGCTCTATTAGACGGCCCAGTGTTGACCATCTTCAGTCTGTGGTTATGTTAACTATAATAAAACTATATTATTATAGCCCAGAATACAAATTCAACTTAGGGTTCTCTAAGTTGGTAAGTCTTTATTCGTTACATTAAGAATTTTTACTATTCTTAACTCGGTATTGGGAATTATCCTTTCACCGAATTTACTTACTAATTATTTAGGGAATTACTTCTCTAAACGGCCAGTAATTATTTACAAACCATTTTCCGATTTAGTGTGTTATAAGAGAGGTTCCTATATCACTTCAGACTATATCATAAAGAGAACTATGACTTTCTCTTTCTTTATCCATAGTCGTTGAGAAATAGATTTTTATTATTATTATCTATTTTTGCTGATTTATGTTTTTACATTTTCCAGCAATTCATAAAGATTCAGATTTCTATGTTAAAAATCTGGACGAATAAGTTCATCAATCGGTGCATCCTGAAGAATACAGTTATAGAAATTAAGAGTACGAACTTTGATACGGCTTGAGTTAGTAAAGATTAATCTAAGGTCGCATACTAAGTCATCTTTTCGGAATGAGTATTTAGTATCACGATCTGCAATTTTCTGGCGATAGTCCTGTAGTATATTTTTAATTTATAATACTCTAGACTATATCATAAGAGGAACTATGGCTTATCCTCTTTCTTTGGTGTTAGTCGTTGGAAAATAGAATCATATCTATTTCTGCTGATTATTTTTCCGCTCTTAGTTTTTTATTATTTTGAGCGGTTAAAATTTCCAGCAATTTACAAAGATTCATTAAGAGTAAACGACTTCTTAATGGACAACTTTTACATTATCAAACCAGTATGTAATTGCCTGATCTTCTTTATCTACAAAAGCCAATGACAGGGTTCCAGCTGTATTTTGACCTGTCTTTTGAATGATAGTATAATTACCACGCATTCTCTTTTCAAAACCTGATACACTATAATCAATACCAACCTGAACGGCATTTAATCTAGCATTGAAAATATCAGTACCAGGGAAATAAACTATCTTAGGTACATTAATGAATTGAAGTTCCCACATGTCACCACGAAGGAATTCTTTATTATTATCATGATATGTACTTTGATAGTCAATAAACTTCATGTATCCGTCACTGCCACGGACCAAACTTGCTACGCTTGCCATAGTTTTTATAATTTTTTATCGTAGTTTAAAGTTATATCTATTGTCATATTGTTATTCACCAAGTCACTCATTCTAGATTCTATTTCAAGTCCTAGTCTATTATTTGGGAGATCTAGGTAAAATCCAGTTATAACTAATGAATCTATGAATGAATATCCTAAGATAACTCTGTTTAATATTTGTTCTATTCTAGCTCTTATATCCCCAGCAGATTTAGTACTGAGAATTTTCCATTTATTTTTTTCAAGTTCTCTAGCCACTTTTCCTATACAAAATCTCATCCACCCTGAAGTATTGAAGTCTTGACCATTTTGATATTTCTTATAATAGTATATCTGATTATTAAATACTAGATAATTACTTTTATAGGCTTCAAGTTTTTCTTCTGGGTCTTCAAAAGTGTATGGGTCTTTTGTAGGAGTTTGATAGATAATTTGACTGCTAGACATAGAGTATATATCTTGTAGAAGTCCAAGTATATGTAAGTAATAGCCTGGACGAAGAGATCCATAAATAGTTTGTGGTCGAAAGAAGTATAGTAGTCTGTTATCTGGATCTGAGGTATAATTGAAGACATAATTATTTCCGGCAGTATTTGTTTCTTCCGGGTCTATGGTTTCTATTAATTTACCTCCCTCTGACTTATAGAATTTTCCATTAACAATATAGATAGTTCCTTCGAGTATCATATCATCGGCCGGGAGATTATCGGTTTCTACGTAAGTCCATCCATTATCTGAGTTTTGAATTAGTACTTGTAAACTTAAAGATTTCGCATACCTTAAAAATTTCTCATACTCTGGATAGTAAGAAGTGTCATAACCGATTTTCATTCCGGCCGAGTATTTATATATATCAGGAACTAAGAAATAATCTATAATCCCCGCACTATCAGAATTAAATATTGATTCTGCAGCTTTCCAATACTCATCTATTCCTTGAGTCTCTTCTTTCCAAGCTCTTTTAAGATACCAAGTCCCAGAATCCAACCCAGAACCTTCAGCATCTTTCTTATATTCTATCTCTTCTTTTGTCCATGGATCTATATAAGAAGTTGATAATATACATCTAACTAGTTTTGATTCAGAAGTTATGATAGAATCAAGTCTTTCTTCTCCGATAGTAAATAAACCACCTTCGTAAATTTCTTGATACTTATACCTCTCAATCGTAACTCTATATCTGTCATCTCCTTTAAGTTTCTCTATTATCACTTTTATATCACTATCTAAGTATTCAGGATCTCCATTTTCAGTACCTGTCGTTTTAGAAATAAATCTCATCCTAGTACTTCCAGTGGATATTTTAGAAAGTATATTGTGTGTAGTGTTAAAGTCTGGTTTGAATTCTAATCCAGTGATATTAGTGAAATAAGTAACTTGTACAGAGTATGACATATATATCTTATACCCTCCTGACATGTTCCCTTCAACTGTATATCCAAGCTCTCCAGGGATAATAGTTTCTATAAGTTTCTTGAAAATTTCTTTATTAGTTAATCCAAGAATATCTACTTCAATGGCTTTGTCGTAATATTGACTAGAAATATTAGGTATACTATTTATTTCTCCTTTAAACCATATCATGACATTCTCAAAGTAATCATCTTTAGTAGGGATAGTATATTTATCTAACCATACTTTTTTAAGCTTTTTCAAGATAATATACTTAGAAACTAGTCCATTATCTTCAGGGAAAAAATCAATACCATCAGAATAAGTTAAAGAAAATGCTAATGTTTCATAACCTCTCGATACCCTTTCCAAGTCAGGAAGGTGATTTAATAATATAACTTCATCAACTTTTTCTGTATAATCCTGAGCTTCTCCCTTTTGATTCTCTAAGTATTTCGGATAACAGTATTCAGGTCCAAGAAAACCAGAATAATTTATATTTAATACATCTTTATTATTTAAAGAGTCTGTATTATTTGTATCTAGATTTTGTGGTAACTCTGTAACTTTCATATAATCTCCGAGAGTATATATGTAATAAGTAAACCACAAATTTCCTTCTTTATATTCTCCAGTTGATTCCACTACCTTATATAATACTTCTTCCTCTCCGACCTCTGGAAGTTCTGAGGTATTATAGTAAAGTTTTTCATCTACTGAATATTTTCCTAGGTCTATATAATCCCCAGATTTTTTATTTTGTTCAACCTTAATCGGTCTATATAAGAATAAAGTAACTCCAGATTCTAAGAGTTCATCAAAATAATCTCTCTCTGGAATATTTTCTCCAAACCATATATCAAGTTCATCTGGAGTTCGAACTAATACTGGTCTTTCATAGGACATCTTAGAATCTACAACCTCAGAGAAAACTGTAAAATCATCTTGGCTAGTGGAGTACTTTATATTAGTTGTTCCTAATCTTAAATACATGGCTATTATTTATTTAATTAAACTTCCTACTGCATTTATACCTCCACTTAATATGCTAGTATAATCTGATGATGTTTTCTTCTTCTCATAAGAAGCAACATTTGCTGCAAGAAATTTTCTGGTTATTGATTCTACTCCCACTGGATTTTCACCCACAATACTAAATGATACTGTAAGATCTCCTGCTCCCCCATCAACATCTCCAGTATATTCCTCAGAGAAGTCTTTCATAACTACAAGAAGATCAAACTTCTGAATATTACTGAATTGAGGAGTTGATATGTATATTAAACATCTAAAACAAATATTCTTATACATAGCAATACAGATATTATTCGTATCTATAGCAGTTAATGTATAATCACTTTTGTCATTTCTAGGATATAGGTAATATGCATAATCATGACCTTCACTGTTATATATAGCAGCTTTAGCACACTCTTCGAAATATCGTCTCCAAGATTTATATTGGTCATCAGCTATAGTTATACGTAATTCATTAGTAAATTCCATTGATATCGGATAACTAATTTCACCGTCATATAGGCTAAGTGTTTTTGATGTTACCTTAGATTTCTGAAGATCAAATCCAGTAAAAGGTATCCATTTATTGTAAGCTGTATTTACTCCATGAGTTACAATATTTCTAATGTTTATCTCATGTATTCCAGGAAGATAATTAAGATCTCCATTTTCAGGTCCAGCATATGGTTCTAAAACAACTTCCCAAAAACTATTAGTATCTAGCGTTTGAGATCTATATCCAGAGTAGTTTGCTGAAGTGAATTTATCAGGAGTTGTAAGATATGGACTTTGTTGTAGTATAGTATATAAGTCTCCTATAGAAGATACTTCGCTAACTGACTTTCCGCATAATTCTTCTAATGTTGTTTCAATTCCTTTACCAGTAAGATAATTAGCTTTTAATTTGTAATCACTACCTTTTCCAAGTAAAGTATCTTCAACGATATCACCTACAACATCTCCTACCTTATCCCAAAATCCACCTCCACTTGAAGATTTTCCATTAACCTTTCTTGTATGAAGTTCTTTTTCAGCTTCAGAGAATTTACTTGTAGCATAGATATTAGCAGAATTAGGCATTGAAGAAGTTATACGGTTATTAGCTGCTGTCCAACCATCTTTATCATTCCTTCCAAAGATTCCTTCGACTGCATCCATTCCTTTATCTAATAAACCATCAGGTCTATTTAGAGGTTTGGAAATATCAATATCCATAAAACTATCTCCAAATATAGCATTACCTATATTTTCTTTTGCAGAGTCAACTACATTATCTACAACTCCATCTACCATTCCTCCGATACCACCAGAAACTAGATCTCCTACGATTCCCGAGTTATTTCCGGGAAGTCTAGATCTCCAAGTTCCTTTTATCATTTCAACAGCATCTCTTTCAGCTGTTAAGTTTCGAAGACATGCATTTAATTCTTTCTGGCGCTCTTTTCCATGCTTCCCCTCTGGATCTCCTTTATCAAAACCTAAGATACCCTCAAGCCAATCACCTAAAGTTAGACCACCATTATCTCCATCTTCTGCCTTAGAACGAATAGTTTTTCCGGAGGTTTCATGATCCTTATAAGCTAATCCATCTACTAGCTCTTTAGAAAGTTTCTGATTTCTTGAATATTCATAATCATCTTGACCAGAAGGAGCTTGTGCGTTTGGAGCTTTATGTTTAGTATCATCAAGTTCTGTTACTGTATGATTTTCTTCAGTATCTTCTGGAATTTCTATTGAAACATCACTTAATTCTTCGACAGTATGATTTTCTTCAGTATCTTCTGGAATTTCTATTGAAACATCACTTAATTCTTCGACAGTATGATTTTCTTCAGTATCTTCTGGAATTTCTATTGAAACATCACTTAATTCTTCGACAGTATGATTTTCTTCAGTATCTTCTGGAATTTCTATTGAAACATCACTTAATTCTTCGATAGTATGATTCTCTTCAGTATCCTCCGGAACTCCTAAGATAGAATCGTAAAAGTTTTCTAGACCTCCACCAAGACTATCTAATTCTTCAGGTCCTAGAGGATTATAATCTCCATCTTGTCTTGGAGCATCACCTGCCTCTGGAACTTCTAAGATAGATTCATAGAAATTGTTTATATCTCCACCAAGACTTTCTAATTCTTCAGGTCCAAGAGGATTATACCCTTCAAACCCATCTCCGAAAGCCTCTGGAAGATCTATTCTTTCATCTTCAAGTTCAGGATCTCTGGAATCTTCGAGTTTATCAATAAAATCTTCTAGTGATTCAGGTTCAGCTTCCTTAGTTCCTTCAAGATCTATTCTCTCATCTTCTAATGAACTCGGTTCAGCTTCTTTGGTTCCTTCTAAGTCGATTCTGGTATCTTCTAGTTCGGTGGCTTCATATTCTACTGTACCTTCAAGATCAATCCTAGTATCTTCTAGTTCGGACATCTCTGCTTCTTCTGTGCCCTCAAGATCTATTCTTTCATCTTCCAGAAAATTATTATCTTCAACACTAAGATCTTCTCTATAGTCCTCAAGCTCAGACATTTCGAAGTCCTTAGTTCCTTCCAAATCAATTCTAGTATCTTCTAGTGATTCAGGTTCAGCTTCTTTGGTTCCTTCAAGATCTATTCTTTCATCCTCCAGAAAATTATTATCCTCTACAACCAGAGGGTCACGATAATCTTCTAGTTCGGTGGCTTCATATTCTACTGTACCCTCCAAGTCAATCCTAGTATCCTCCAGTGAACCAGGCTCTGCTTCTTTAGTACCCTCTAGAATTTCTTGGTAGTCTTCAAGTTCAGTAGGTTCGTAATCTTCTGTTCCACCTAAATCTATTCGAGTATCTCCAAGGGAATTATCATCTTCTACAACCAAAGGATCACGATAATCTTCTAGTTCGGTGGCTTCATATTCTACTGTACCCTCCAAGTCAATCCTAGTATCCTCCAGTGAACCAGGCTCTGCTTCTTTAGTACCCTCTAGAATTTCTTGGTAGTCTTCAAGTTCAGTAGGTTCGTAATCTTCTGTTCCACCTAAATCTATTCGAGTATCTCCAAGGGAATTATCATCTTCTACAACCAAAGGATCACGATAATCTTCTAAGCTTTTTAACTCGTTTTCCTCAGTAATTCCTAAATCTATTCTAGTATTTCCAAGTTCCTCTAGTTCTTCCGCAGTTTGTCTAAGAGCTATTTTATCCTCTGGAAGATCATCTAATTCTTCTCTAGTATCTCTAAGTTTTTCTTGATGGTTTCCTAATTCATCAAGTTCTTCAGGAGTTCTAAGTTTTTCCTTGTAAGTTCCTAGCTCTTGATCTTCTGCGGTTTTTCTTAGAGGAATTTTATCTTCAGGAAGTTCGGATAGTTCAGATTCAGGGATACCATTGAGTTTAATTTTAGTAGTTCCAAGTTCTTCTAATGGATCCTCTGTTCTTAGAGATTCCCTGTAATTCCCTAGTTTTTCTAATTCTTCAGGAGTTATAAGATCTTCTCTGTAAGTTCCTAATTCTATATCCCCTGGAGTTCTACCTATATTTATTTTAGTAGTATCTAGTTCATTCCTAGAGTCTACTTCGAGCTGTTCTTTGTATGATAAGTCTCTAAACCCCTCTAAGTCTATTCTGGTTAAGTCTAGTTCAGGGTTATGATTATCGATTAGGGATTCTTTTGTTTTCCCTAGTTTTATATCTTCTTCAGGGACATTAAGTTTTTCTTTTATATTTATATAAAGATTCCTAACGCCCCTTACATTTTCTAATTCTAATCTTTCTCTTCCAAGCTCTTCTATTTCCGAAGATTCAGTATCAAGACCTTCTCTATGTTTTTCAAGCTTAGTATCATCAGGGTTTGGAATTCCCTCAAGACCCTCACGTTTATTCTCTAGAGATATTTTTCTTTTATCTTCTAAGTCTTCTCGTGATTTCTCTGTATACAATTCTAAAGGTGATTTTTCTTTATAATCTTCCCCTAATGATATTCTACTACTTTCCTTGTATAGATTTTTTACACCTCGAACTCCATCTAACCCCTCTACATGATCTTCTAATGAATTAATCTCTGGAATTCTACCTGTCGTTCTTCCAGGGAGTTCTAAGTTATTTTTCTCAAGTGTAGTATGATTTTCTTGAACTTTTCTAATGCTTTTAAGATATTTACTAAGAGCTTTTATTTCCTCAGGTCTCGTAAGTTGATCACATCCAGGAATCTTATTTTGTTTTAGGATTTCATTCTCTATATTTTGTTCTCTCATAAACTTACATATCTAAAGTTTCAACAATACTATTCAATGTATATACATAGAATACTTCAGCTACTTCAGAGTAACCCATCTTAAGAGATATTTTAAATCTAAAAGTATATTTTCCACGAGTATATTGTAATTCATCCCCAACTTCTAAAGAACTATCATCTGTATATACTTCTAAGTTATCTCTGTTTCGATTCCATACATCTCTTAGCTCATTCTGATTTAATATTAACTTTGTAGTAAATTGATCATAGTCATTTTCGAGCGTACTACTTGATGAATATGAACCTCCAAAAACATTTTTCCATTTTGATTTTTCATTTGGTCTAAGTACTACAAACTCTGTTCCTAAAAGTTTTAACTGTAGTTTTATATTTTTCATACCAATTGAATAAAGTTTATTAGCTTTATCCAAATTTTTAGAAACCATATCCGCCATAATAGTATAAATTTTAATTAATCACAATCAACTATAGTGCAAAAATCTTCTGAATCAATTATATTACGAATTAATTTATATATCTGATCAAAAGTTAATGATCCTGACAACTTCATAACAAATATATTTCTATCTAAAGACGTCGTAGTTCTAATGTGCGGTGCTAAAGATCTAATTGTATCATCTATATCGTACTGACTATATTCGAGATCTCTAGGAATATATATTTTAATAGAAGATGGATCAGGATAAATGCTAATTACATCTTTCGGAACCTTACTAGATACTTCATAGTCTCCAATATGGTCCTTATCCAATTTCTCTATCAATTTCGTTATCATCTTTCTAGCTTGTAAATCTGAAAAATGTCGAGTTCTAAGTATTATCATTTTTCAAATATATTAGGTTTTATATCAAGTGACATGAATTTGTTTAAGATAAAATCAAACTCATTCTTTGTTTTAATAGTATAGTTAAATATTACTACCTTTCCAGTATCTACTCTATTAACCTTCGTCTTTAAGTGACTCCAGAAATTAGAATCTACTTTTTTCAACTCTTCTGATTTTTTCTTATTTATTGTCACTAAGAATAAACCAGAAAGCATAGACATATTAATATCCGCCCCAATCTCTCCAATAGTATAATCATAATTTTCTACATAGTGCAGGCGATTTAGGCATGTCTCTAAGTATTTATTTCCAAAATCATCTCTCTTTACAGGAACTATTTCAGGATCATTAGTAAAAAGCACCAAAGCACTCTGTATCATTCCCATAACATGATCTGGATTCTCGGAAAATAAAGCCTTACCTGTTTTTCCAATAAATTTCTTTAATTCGTATTTATTGAGAGCTTTAACTGAGAAGTCTTTTTCTGCTTCTTTTATTCTTCCTTCAACTAGAGCTTTATTGTCAAGGAGATTTATCTTAGTGTTCAATACCTTACTGAGCTCCATTATGAAATTAGCAATAACTTGATAATTTGTAAATACTATAGCTACAGAATAAGAGTTATTTCTTGAGTTAATCGCATAACTACTGTACTCCATTCCTGTATATTTCTTACAATAATAATCAAGTGTCTCAGAAGTTTTATCAAGCTCTTTCGTAGTCATCCCAAAGGTATACATAGTAATAGAGTTATCCTGAACCGAGAAATTTATCTTATATGAAGTTACATTTCTATCATTAAAGCTAAATTTTTCATTCAAGTTAGCTCTCTTATCTAATGAATCTCCTACTGTTATACCTGAAGCTCTATAAATTCCAAATTCTCTCCGTATTAATTTATCAACTTCCTGATATTTAATAGAAGACATTGGATTGTGTAAGTAATTTAAGAAGAATTTTAATACTATTCCAGCTATTGTTCCGTATTTACCTCCAGTTACAGCCCCACTAGTTATACTAATATCCTTTAGTAGACTACCAGTAACTCCACCTATACCAGCACCAACTAAAGCAGATTTTCCAACTACTTCTATAGCTCCAGGAACTTTATCCATATCTTTAGGCCCAGTATAGTGTCCCTCTGGAATTGTGTATTGTTTTTGTCTAAATTTAGTCATCTTTACATCGATTTTAATGTATTTATTATTCCATTAGTTCCAGTTTCTACTACACCTCTAACTTTATTAGCTCCTTTGTACTTATCAGCTAGTCTATTTGTTACCTTAGAGTAGGCAGGTACTTTCTTCTTCATAAATGCTTCTGCAGCTATACTAGGAGTACCAACAGGAACAACAGCTAATGTAGGATTAACAACAGGAAGAACTACTGATGCAGCTTGTCCAGTAGTTGCTATAGGATTTCTAGCTAATGTTTCTACACCTCTATTTACAGCTGCCCCTGGATTAATGGCTGCTTGATTTACTGCCGTTTTTGCTCCTTCAATTTTATTCATTCCCCTTGCTATTCCGGTTAATACTCTATTCTGTGTATTTACGGCAGATCTTTTTGCAGCCATAGGAGATTTTCTTAAGACTTTTTTATTAAATCCTGCCAAAAATCTAGTTCCGGAAAGAGAGAATAGTTTACGTTTTATTATCATAACAATATATTTTAAACAAGTAAATCACCATACCATCCTGATTGAAGAATATAAGTATCACACCTAGCTCGTAACTCTTGATAAGCAGTATCGATATTGCTGAGGACGTCAATAGAAACCCCAGGGAGCAATAATGATGCCTTAAGATTTCTAATGTAGTCTAAAAGGTGAGTCATACATAGATCTAAGAAAAATGTACCCCTCGATCCTTCTTCTACATTCAACCAATAAATAGCTGCCTTAGATGACCCAGGATTGAAAGTTTTATCAGGAAGAAAGTCAGGAATTATCGGCCGACTACATATTCCTCTTACATAAAATTGATCATAACTAGGCATGTCCATCATAAAAACATACGGCCGTCTATAATCTGTGAAATAAGTGTAGTTTCCAGGAGCAGGATAAGATAAAGATCCAATACGATACATAGGAATTGAATTTGGAACTAATATAATCTGATCCTCCGATATCTTACAATCAAGAAATAATGTAAAATTACTCTTTATCTCACAATATCCTTCAAGTCCCATACCTTCACAACTACACATTTGATTCCTATTCATCTTCATCTCTAGAATCAATGGCAAAGTATGTTCAAATTCCCTTAACGACTCCTTAATTATCTCCAGTAATATCTCATCTGGACTCAAAAAATCGTTCAAGGCTAAGATCTCATCAAGTGAAGTTAAACTTATTCATTTCTATTATATTTTTATATAAAATTAGACTATATCATCTCTGGTTTTTATCCCAGAGTTATACATTTAGTCGTTGAGAAATAGATTTTTATTATCTATTTTTGCTGATTTGATTAAGAGATTTATCTCGTTCATCTTTCCAGCATTTTAGTATAATTTTTTTTATAAAATATTTTATAAAATCCTCAATAAATAAAGGCGCTTCTAATAAATAACTTTCTCTTTAGATCTATTAATAATGTTTTATCCATAATATTTTATCGGTAATAATTTTGGTTCTACTTTTGTCGTTACGTCTCTACCTTCTTCGAAAAATATCTTTATGATTTCAGGGATTCTATTATTGTCTTTGTAAGAAATTCGAAGAAGACGTATATTATTTTCTTTGCAATATTGTTCTAAACATCTATCTCGGTTGACTTGATTTACGAAATTTTGATACGTAGATTGAAAGAAAGAAGTAAATTCATAATGTTGCTTTCCATCATATTCTATTATCGATATTAAATTATTATTTTTATCTACAATAGCTATATCTAGAAATAATGATTTTTTCTTTTCTGTGTACGAGTCGATCAAAGAAATTGAAAATTGTTGTATTGCTAAATAGTTAGTTCCTTTGATTAATTCAATTACTTGTTTAAAGCAATATTTTTCATGATCAGATATTCCACTTCTAATTTCTTGATCACAACTTGGGCATAAAGGACCTCTTATAGAGCTATTACATGCTAAAGTATTAAAACAAACAGTATCCCAGATAAGATTATGTTTATTACATTTTAAAATTAATTTTGTTTTTGTATTTACATACTTTCCTCCAACAAAACCAAGAAACTCTATATTATTTCCAAAAATTTTATTTCTTTTTTCTAAAAATTCATGAATTATTTTAATTGCTTCTTCATCTGTATGTTTTTTAGACTCTATATGTTTTTCGATTCTACATTTAGGACATATTCCTCCAAGTGATTTATGACTATCATTTCTTGGTTTTCTAATTAAAGCTGTATATTTAATATTAAATTTACCATGAATAGGACATATTACTGTAATAATACTGTTTATATCTTTAAATTGAGTTAATATATTAGAATAGTCATAATCTCTTCCATCGTTTTTATGAAGCTCTAAAACTTTCAATAAAGCATCTTCTGGAGAGTATACTATAGATCTACACCTATTACATTCAGGAGAGTGTTCTATATCTTTAAATCTAATTAGAAAATATCTTACCGTATAATTATCCCAAGTTATATTATGTTCTCTACAGTGTAAGATTATATGAGTATTATCTTTAGAAATATAGTCATTTTCTTCTTTAAAACCTAGAAATTCTATTTTCTTATTAAATTTTTTATTCGTTTGTTCTAATATGTTTGTTATTTCTTCAATTAATATATCTTTTTTTATTCCTCTTTTCATGGTTTAGTATTTTATAAAGGATAGTATGTCAGATTTCTCCAACATACTATCTATTATTGATTTTATTTTAATTTGCCTTTTGTTATTCAAGGGTTGCTCCTCTTGTATCTTCATACTCTGAGACTGCAAGTTGCATACCAACGTCCCCAAATTTTTTAATTTTTATTAAAAGGAGACTATATTATCTAAGAAAATTTCTTAGTGTTTACTCTAGTCGTTGAGAAACTATTTTTTTTAATAGTTTTTGCTGATTTAATTTATTATTTTTTCCAGCAATTAAAAACATTTTCATAGAATTTAATTTTCTATGCTTCAACTGTTTAAAGATATCATGGTAGACAATTACATATTTTAACGCTCTTTGATACAATTTGTTAATAATTTTCTTAATAAGTTTTATTAAAGTTCAGACTATATCATACCTTTTATTGGTGTAAGTATTTAGTCGTTGAGAAGATAGTTTTTACTACCTTTTGCTGATATTTAATTATAAATTTCCAGCAGTTTCTTACTTTTCTTATTAATTTTATAAGCCGCTATTTGTTTAACGGACAAGAACGTTAACTACCATCTTATTTTGTCGTTGGATTTGAACAGGGTTATTTGTCTCATCAATGATAATACGGTAATCATCAATATTATAAGACATTGGGAGAATAGTTGATTTGAACCAGTACTTTTAAATTATTAGTAATTATTAATAAGCAGACTATATCATCTAAATTATATTTCAAACTTAGTTATACATTTAGTCGTTGAGAACATCTATTTCGTTTAGATATTTTGCTGATTTGATTATCTTAACTGATAATAAGATTCTTTCCAGCATTTTAGTATAATTTTCCTATTTATAATATTGTAAATAGGCGACTACATAATTAATCGATAGTTCCAATCGCGCTTTCCCAGAGTTTTGGTGCAATTCTCCAGCCTATATATTGTTTAAGCAGTATAGGCATGGCTTTTGAGATACGAATAGCTAAACGAGAGTTACCTTCATCTGAAACAATATTATCTACACTTTGCTTAGTATAATTATCATTCATGTTCCAAGCATTAGTTTGATAATTCCAGAGTACAGTATTTACTCGTTTAGATAGTAGAAGCTGACGAGTTTTCTTATTAAACTCAGTCATAGGTCTTTGATATTGAACAATACCATTAGTTTGTCCAAGTACAGGGGCAAATTCTGCATTATTTCTACGGTTTCTAGCTACGGCTTCCCAATAAACTACAGCAGGAGAGCAATAGTATTTCCATCCGAATGTACCAGAATCTATATCCCAAGGTGCAGAGAGATAGAGTTTATATGAGTCTTGTGCTATTTTTGTTGCATTATTAGCGATAGTCATATAGTTAGTGCTCTGTACTGTAGAAACTGGATAGAAGTAATTATCATTGATTGCCATATTAGCCAGATAATTTTGGAAGCTCAGAGATGTATTTCCGAGGTCACAAAGTCCTTCCACCACATAGATTTCTTGGATATTGATTTCATCCAGTGCTTTCTTAAGATCAGCTTCAGAAACATCAAGAATATCAGTTTCGGTCGGGTCTACTCCGAGTTTAGCATATACTTGATCTCCGCCATTTTCTTGATATTCATAGTATTTAAATGAATTTCCTGATCCAACTCGATAGATATCTCCGACTGACATACCTTTTGAGTTATAGAGGTCATTCATTGACGTTACTGTTTGTTTATATGAAGCTGTTTTTGGGTCATTAGGATCTAGTTCTACCCATACTTTATCATCTGCTCCATATCCATAGTAGTTCAATCCAAGTTCTCTCATATCATCGGGAAGTTGGAGTTGAATCATGCTTAAGAAATTATTGACTTCAGAAACATCCATATCTCCACGGCCGGTTACTTTACCTATATTAAAGAACTGTACTGTATCAGAGATATTAGGGTCAAGAACAGCTACTTCATAAAAATCTCTTTGAAGTATACTCTCTGATGGTTCTACAGTTCCTTTCTTAGTATAGGTATCAAGAACGGCCGAAAGAACTGTATAAGGTGAATCAGAGTTTTCATTCAGTGCAGGGTTAGTTAATTCTTTTGTAACTACTGCATCATGGTTAAATCTTCTAATTCTAACTCTAAGATCAGTATTAGAATTATATTGATTAACTGCATAATATTTCTGTTCTTCAAATCCTGACCAAGCTGAAGCATTAATATCTATAAGTTTTTGGTTAGGATTATCACTAGTCCAATCAGGTTCACAAATTACGATATATTGTTTTCCCACTGGACATCTAGGATCAGAGGTATCTAGCATATCCTGTCCTAGATATAATTCATAAAATACTACTGCCTTTGCTTTATCAGGGTCAGTTGTTTCGTTATCTGGTGTGATATTGTTTGGATCTGTATAGAATTTATAAGATGGAGAGAAGAATTTATTAGTTTCATTCATCTGTTCTACTAAATCCGGAAGAGTTCTGGTGTAATAATCATACTGAGGACCTTCATCTGTTGTACGATTACCGATAATACCAACTCCATTCAAATTAATAGACCATCCATCCTGATCATGTTGTGCATCATCTCCGTCAATATCAAGAACGAATTTAACTACGCCTTTATCTGCATCTCTAAAACCTTTCATAAGAGCACCATCTCTAAGAATATAAGTGCTATAATCTGTCTTAGTCATAGGTTTAGCGTAGTAGATATCATTTGCCTTGGATGCTCTACAAACCAACATTACATTTGAGCCTGATAATCTGTAAGCATTCATCCACATAGTTGCAGCTACATTCTTATCCCCTGTATTATTAGCATCATTATAGAGATTATTTAGAGAATTCATATAGTTCTCTGTCAAATCACCTGATGCATAAGTTTTCAAGAATTCAGACTGACTAGAGATCAATGTAGGAACTGCTGGACCTGCATCAGAAATTAGAGTCACTCCGATTATTAAACTTTCACCTGCAGTAGGATTAAGGGCTGCGGTATGTACTCTCTCAATAACTTTTACATACGGTTCGAGAGTTTCAATCCATTGTGCCATAATTTAAAAATAATATTTAAGTAAAATTTATCTTTTAACCAACTTCTACAAGATATACTGGATATTTGTTTCTTATGAACTTCTCACAAATACCAGCAATCAAACCAACATCAGCAGAGCCATCAGAAATAGTAGTTATAGAAATTTCATTATATCTACTTTTGTTTTCTTCACTTACTGCACTTGAGTTGGGTAGATTTTTTATAATGTTTTTTGTTATATCTTTTAATTTATTATCTGATATAGTATTAACTAAAAGTCTAAGTTCTCCTGAATTTCTAGTAATAGCTACACTGACTACTGATTTTAATGAGTCTGCTGTTTTTGGATCTCTTGTAAAGTCAGAACCTTCTTTGAATCCTGTCTTCTTTAGATCTTCAATGACTCTATCCATTAATCTATTATCAACTGTTAACTTTCTAGAAATTACCTCATCACTTTTCTTTATAGTTCCAACCAATGCTCCCAAAGCTGCACCTACCAGAGTTCCAGCTGCAATTACTCCAAGTCTTTTAGAGAAAGGACTAAGTTTATTTATTTTTCGGAAAGTAGGATTACTACTTTTAATATAGATATTCTTAGCATCTTTTCCTCCGAGTGGTAGACTTAGAGTTGCTAGATTTCCCCCAATGGCTGCACCTTTAATTGTATCAGATAATATACTAAAATCCTTTCTTCTAAAAGTTATCATATTAGTATTATTACTTCCCTCAGAGAATATTTTCTTCAACCTAATTGGCTGTTTCTTTTTATTACTTAAGTTTTCTGTTTCTTTTAAGGTTTCATTAACTCCTCCGAGAGCTTTTGTTAATTTATTCATCGCCTCTAACTGTTTCTCCTGGTAATTCTTATCATCTGTTTTTCTGGTTGTATTAATGACAAGATTAGTTCCAGAGAATCCTGCAGTAGCTGTTGTTATTTTAGCTGTCGGATTCTTTTTATAGAAGTTTTTTATATCATTGGCGATTTTCTTTGGTTTAAATTTTGCCATGATTCTTAGTTTTAATAAGAATATCCGTCTCTTTGAGTCATGTTTGTTCTCCAGTCAGTTTTTTCTCTTCTCCTTGCTTGTCTTTGGGCATAATTAAGACGTTTATTATACCATTCATTATCTTCGGCTTTCTTGTTTCTATTTCTTAAAGCCATTCCACCAGCTAAGAGTCCTCCAACTACCAATCCTGTTTTTCCACCTTTACCCATTCTTCCAAGTAAACTACGACCTGCCTTATTCTTACCAAAAGCTCCTGCAACTGCTCCAACTGCACCACCTACAGTAGCACCACCTAAAGCAGCTCCAGCAACACTTCCAAATCCAGGTGCTTGCTTTGGCTTTTCAGCTAATATATCTGAGTCTTTCATTCTCTTCAGATTATCAGTATCGTCGTATTTAGTGAATAATTTTCTTTTGATTATCATAATTATTTTATCTCTTCGTTTTTAGAATCTTGATATTTGAAAGCATTTTTATCCAGAGATCTAGCCGTTTTGTTAACTAATTTCTCTCCAGTTCCCCAAGTTGCACCTATAATAGCACCACCTACAGGAATACTAGCTGCTAAAGATGTTTTTGGGTGATCCATTATAAATTTTCCTGCTTTCTGAGACCATTCTGAACCTGAATGTTTTCCATATCTATTCAACTGATGGCCAAATTTATATACTCCACCTTTTCCTCCTCCACCTGAGAATCCTGATATTGTTCCTAAGATAGTTTCACCCGGTTTTTTGTATAAGTCAGAACCTTTTATTCTTCTACCAACAGAACCTATCTTATTTCCTCCAGCAGTTAGAAATCTTTTTACAGCCATCCCTACAGCAGGAGCAGCATAGTTTCTTTGTTGTGTACTTTCTATCTGATCTTTATACTGTCTTTTTTCAGCAGAATATCCTAGAAGAGTTGGTATAGATCCAAGTGCAGCCATACCAGCTATAGAACCTCCATGCTTCTTCATAGTTTTACCTACTACTCTTCCTGCTCCTTTTACAGTATTCATAACAGATCCAGGGATAGCATAGGTTTTTTCAAGAGGGATGTTGTTTTTCTTCATATCTTTCTGAATATATTTATCAGTAGCATACGAAGCTGCAGCCATCGAACCTCCCATTAATGTTCCGCCTATTAATTTACTTTTCCCCTTCCATACAATTTTACCAAGATCACCAGCAAGTCCTTTTGCATTCTGGAGATTTTTATTATTAAAAACTTTCCCTAAGTTAACTCTAGCGAATTGTCTTTGTCCTACTACATCAGCAGCTTGTTGTGCAGCTTGAGGATTATTCTTAGCATTTTCGGCTATCTTGTTCAATGCTTTAGTCATCTTTTTATTCTGTTCCTCTGCTTGTTCTTCCGCTTGTTTCATCTGATCTGCACCCTGTTTTACACTAGCTACAGTTCCAACTGCTCCAGCAACATTTAGGGCTGTCATAGCTTTTCCACCTAATGCTACTAATGCAGGTGCCACAAAAATTTTCTGTCTAAACTTAATCATATATTATTTCCTCCTATAATTAAGTTTGTATATCCTGACCTGCTGATTTAAGACCTTTTCCAAGACCTCTAGTCGCTGCAGATCCAATAAGATAACCTGCTCCCATACCTAAAAGACTACCAAAAGGTCCTCCAATCATAGTTCCAATAGTACCACCTAGTTTAGAAGCTCCAAGAACACCACCAGCGATTCCAGCTACTTTATTATCAAGAGCCTTACCAACACCTTCTGTAACTCCACCTAAGGTATTTCCAGCAGCTTCTGTTAATGCATTATAACATTTTCTTTTTAATCTGTATCTCGCCATTTACCTATTCCTCCACGATTTAATTCTTGGTTTAATTTTCTCATTTCTTTTCCGAGATTACCAATTCCAGCTAATTCACGTTGAGAAGTATTCATTCTACCCAGTCTATCCATATCTGTATCGTACTTTCTCCCTTTTGTAAAACCAAGAGCTGGGTTATTAGTATTTAAAATCTTGGTTTGAGAAAATCTTTTTATCCGTATCATGCATTAAGTAAATATATTTTATATCCTAATCCGAAGGGAAGAATATTTAAGGCATTAATAGCATCCTCTATTGATTTAAATTCTAATACTAATGTTCTAGATTTTTTATCATACTTAACTGCCTCTCCAAGTAATTCAGATACCTCATAAGATAGATCGAAGGATGGAGAAAACGAACCTGAGATGTATGGATATTGTTTATCACCACCTCCTTTAGACTTAAATTCTCTTTGTTCTAGAATTGATCCTGGGAATTCTGAAAAAATACCCTGTTTTCTTCTTCCACCTCGTCCTCCTCCAGGATTATCGTTTTCAGGCTTCGTTGTATCACCTAAGTTAGTATCATCATTTTTCTTTTCTTTACTTACCCAATTAGAATCTGAATCTTTTGGTGCAAAAATAGAATGACTTACATTAAGCTGCATATTTCCTAAGCGTTTATCATAAGTTTTTCCTGGAAGTCTAACCTCATCAGGAAGTTTTGCTTTTGCACCTATTTTCAAGTACATTCTATATTTATCTTTACCAAACATAGAAGTACTTATTACAAATCGTTCAATAACTACATTATTTCCTCTTAATACAGGAATTAATGCACTAGTGTCTATTACACCAAATTTAGTTCTATCAGAATATCGCATGAGTTTTACATAAAGACTTCTCATTGCATCATATTCTGTAAATTCTTTCTGTCTAAATTTAATCATGCTACAACTGATAAATTATATTTTGTTGCTAGAATTTCTATTATATCAAGAGCTACTCCGAAATGATCCGTTTCTGCAGTAATCACCCTAGTCTCTTTGTTTATATTAGTAATTCTCATTCTAAAAATATCTCTAATTAACTTTTGAGTATAGTTATATAATTCCTTATCCTGTACTTGAATTTGATAATATCCAGACTCATTCTTTATAAATGAAACTAAAACCATAGCTTTAGAATTAACTCTACTTACACTATCAGCTTGTTCTGGAGTTATAATATTTAGTCTTAATCCTTGTTTTTTCAAATATTCTAAAGCATCTGGCATTAAATTTTGGATAAGGTATTTTTTCTTTCTAAAATTTATCATAACCCTTTATTAATAATAGTTGTTTCAGTATCAACCGGAACTTCATAATGATAATCTGGACTATTTCGTTCAAATTCTAAGTTTTGAACTATTTCCTCTAAGAATTTATATCTATCGTCTATAACTTCATAAAAATAAAGTTCACATCTAAATTGACATTGGTAAGAGAAGTTTGAATTATCATCTTGTTGATATGTTTGGTTAAATTCTTCTGTTATATTACCCCACTTCACTGCAGCAGTCCATCTTTGCCCATACCTATCTGATGTTTTGAATTCACAGAAATTAGTAAGAAGTGTTACATTCATATACTTGTTTTTAAAATCAAAAAACAAAGGCATATCAGTACTTCTTAGGTAGAATTCAACTGGTATCTTATGCTGCATTACTTTATCATCTGAATATTTAGGATGATTGTCTTTTACAGGTGTTTGAAGAAATTGATAAACAACATATGACGTTTTAGTTAATGTAGTTTCTTTGTTTACTCTTACTAATTCTAAACCATAATCTTCTAGTATTTTTCTAAGTTCTAATATAAACTGATCTTGATAGTCAATTGCTCTAATAACATAATCATTATATTTTCTTCTTAGAGTAAATACTGTCTCAGAATTAGAATTTAATATAGTATCTTCAGAATTTACTTGTATCTTTGGAAAATTTCGTATCTCATAACATCCAGGTCTAGGTCCGGTAGGTTGTAAGTACATAAGATTTCCTGAATAGAATAAGAAATTTACAAATTCTGGATTTTTATAATCTCCTTCAGAAACTACTATTGTTGTATAGTTATAGTTCTGTACAACTCTCGATTCTGAGTCGTTTACTATAACTATATTTATTGTGTGTGGATCATAAGTTAGTTTTCTTAGCTTAAGTCCATTCAAAGTAATAAATGTATTTATAAATCTTTTAGGAAGACCCATAGGTAACATGTCTATATTTCTCTCAGTACATGGTATTCCAAGAAGATCTGATAAACTACCTGAAGTACTTCCCGGAGCGTAAGTTAGAGTGAGAGTAGATCTAGTAGTATCTTCTATTATTGAGCTAACGGGGCCTTCTTTTACTTGAAAATACCTACATTTATTAGAAGAAAGCTTAAGACCTCTGTAAATTATATCACTCATAAAAACTTATTTATATCTTTAAATTAATTTTCAGGGATTCTTCCTAATAAATTACTTATTTGTTATGTTATCGAATGCTGCTGCTCCAGCTAATGTCGCTCCTCCTGCAACTGCTGCTCCTTTTCCAACACCAAGAGATAATCTTCCTACACCTTTTGCAGAGTTTAATAAACCTTGCCCAACATTTCCTCCTTTAAATGCTTGACCTGCTGCTTTAAATGCCTGTCCTGTCATAGCAAATGCAAAGTTCTTTCTTTTGAGTCTATAAGTTGCCATAATTAATCTTTCTTTTTACCTCCGAAAAGACCTTTTCCTAACAAATAAGCTCCAGTTGCTCCTGCTGCTATTGTACCTGCTTTTCCCATTTTACCCATACGATTCCAAGTATTCATAGCACCTTGCTTAATACCAACAGATGCTTGACCTCTGGTAAATCCAGCTTTTGCTGCAGCTGCTCCAGGATTAGCAATATTCTTGGCACGATTTGCTGCGTTGTTTGCAGCAGTTGTTGCAATCCCTTTATTAGTATTGCCAATTGCACTTCCAGCTGCTCTTTGAGAAATAACAGATCCTCCAACTAAAGTAGTATTGGCAGCTCCACCTCTATAGAATTCTTTAAAAGTTTTTCCAGTTCCTTTTGCTCCTCCAGCTTTATTGTAATCTGCTTTAAAGTCTGAAATAGATCTTCCACCTCCATCACTAAGAAGAGCAAAGGTTTTTCTCTTTAATCTAAATGTACTTGCCATAATATTATAAAAATTAAAAGAGAAGGAACCTTAGGCCTATATTTCAAGACCTAGGGAATCCCTCTCTTTGTTATAAAATCAATTTATTCTTTAGGGATCTGAGAGTTTAATGATCCAATTGATTTTTTATTTATTAGATACCGAATTTGAAAGTAACTTTCTGTACCAATTCAGGAGCCATATATTTAGTACCTTCTTGATAATAGATACCAGAAGCCATCTGAGTTGGGTTGTTATAGTTACCGATAGTCGGAGTATCAGTCAAAGGCATATAGATACCACGTGCAAGCGGAGCCATCTGACCATCTTTTGTTTTATGAATTGCATAGAAAGTACCTTCACCCTGCGCTTCAGCAATATCAGTAGAACGCAATACAGGAATACCATTATACCAGCCGAGCAAGTCATTGATATAAGTCATCTTAGTATTTCTTTCCCATTTACCAATCATTCCACCTTTCTGGAACTGATTAGAAGCCATATTACCAGCTACATAAGCAGTAACGTCAACACCCTTAACGGCCTTAGTTGCCAATGCACTTTCAACATTGATCAAGTAAGCGTCGAACAAGTCAACTCTAGAACGATAATCCATGAACTGACCAGTCATAGCACCCTGAGTCAAATCAAGATCAGACATTACATTACCATTATAACCTTCTTCCAAAGTAGAAACCAACTTGTAGTTAATTACCTTAGTATACAATTCACGCAACTTAGTGAACAAGAAAGTAGCCATGTCAGAACCAGTAGCTTTCTTCATAGCACCCAAAGCAGCGATATTATATTCAGCAACCAACATATCAGGTACAGTTGCCAAACCTAACTGCTGCATCTTAGCGATAAATCTCTTATCGTTAGCATGAGCGTTAGAAGCACCGATTGTATTACAAGGAGTACCAGTAACATCTTCCTTACCTACGATAGTAATTGATTCTGTAGCAGCATCACCAGCCAAAGCAGTAGCCAAAGTAAATTCAACACGACCATTCAAGTAGTTGATAGTACCGTTAGTGATTTTACCAGCAACAGCCATAAATGCACCCTGACCATTATCGATCAATTCGAATTTTTCAGTAGCAGTAGCGATCTTAACACGTACAGTACCAGGGATAATCTTACGACCAATCAAAGAAGAGTAGTCAGTATTAGCAGTCGGAGTAATATTCAAAGTGAAGTTACCCATAGCCTGAATATCCTGATAGTTATCCGGACCCAAGTTAGGAATAACTGAACGCATATCAGTTACACCAAGAACGTCAAACCAATAGAACAAACCATTAGGCTGATCAAAGTCACGTTCGATAGACATATAACCTGCGAAAGAGCTTACATAAGAAGCTACAGATGCATTGAAATACTGAGTAGACAGCAACGGAGTTTCTGCATAACCAGAGAATGTTTTCTGCAACAAGTTACCTGCATTACCTAAACCAAACAAGTCTTTCATTTCATCGTTACGAGAGAACATCTTAGCATATTCACGAGAACGAAGGTTAGCATCTTCTGTTGATACTGAGCTATTAATAAGAGCCTCCATCATTGAAGGAGTCTGCATCATTTGCAAATACTGTGTATTCATAATCTATATATGATATTTTTTATTAGTTTATTATTTATATCTAAAAATGGTTTTAAAGAGGATTACCATAAACCTATTATATTATTTATAAATTATTTATGTAAACTGTTTCCAGTTAACCATGATACTAATGTATCATTCATATCACTAAATTTCTTTTCTGAGAACTGAGCTTCTTGAAGATCTTGTTCTTGAATCTGAGCAGGAGCTTGTTTTGCTTCCATAATCTGTTGAGCAGCTTCTTCTGCTACAGCTTGAATACTCTGAACAGCCTGAAGAGCTTTATCTTCAATAGCTTCTACGCTATTACCTGCTACAGGAGCTTGTTCAGGAGCCATAGGTGCTGCTACTTCTACTGGAGCAACTGCATTAGGATCAGCCAAAGGAATTACAGGAGTATTAGGATCTACTTCTCCGGCAGGAACAGGAACTGCACCTACAATATCTGAGAAGAATTTATCTAATACAGGATTTTCAGAAAATTCCTTAATTTCTTCCTTCTTATCAATTGAACCTTCTTCAAGTTTGTCAGCTTCTTCTTCTGATAATGGATGACATTCAATATCATCATCACTCATGGTAGCTTTCGTGAATTCACCGTTTTCTTTATCTTCTACGATAGCTTCTGTTGCTGAAATAGGAGTAATGATTTCTTTATCTGTCTCTACTTTCTTACCAGTTTCGATAGCTTCTTCTACTGGACAATGACCATCCTCTTCAGAGAATAAGCGAGTCATGTATGCAGTAAATTCTTCACCCTCTGAGAAAAATTTAGTTTCTGCTTCATTACAATAGATATTTTCTGAGAATTCTTTTTCTTCCTCTTCATGATTCTCAACTTTTTCTTCTACTGCAATGCTATTAGTTAAATTATCTGCTTCTGCTTCTGAAATAGGATTAACTTCAAGAACTTCGTCATCCATTTCAGCTTTTGTAAATTCACCGTTTGTTTTATCTTCAATTACTGCAGTCTTAGAATCAATAGGTGTAATAATTTCAGTGTCTGTTTCTACTTGTTCACCGGCTTGGATTGCACTTTCAATTTCAGCAGAATCAGCTTCTTCAGAGAATAAGCGAGTCATATATGCAGTAAATTCTTCATTTTCAGAGAAAAATTTAGTTTCTGCTTCGTCACTGTAGATATCTTCTGAGAATTCTTTTTCATCTTCATCCTCTTCTTCATTAGATACCATGATGTGATCTGTCAACTCTTCTGCTTGATTTTCGTTAATCTTTTCGAGTTCCATTTCTTCACCTTCAAGACTAACTTTTGTAAATTCATCCTTTACTTTGTCTTCGATTACTGCAGTCTTAGAATCAATAGGTGTAATAATTTCAGTGTCTGTTTCAATTTCATCTCCATTACTGATAGCATCTTCAATTGCATCTTGTGTTGCACTAATACTATCAACTCTTTCAGAGAATAGACGACACATGAAATTTGTGTTATCTGTTCTAAATTCAGTTAGGTAAATTGTATGATCTGAAAATTCAGCTTGTACAGGTTCTTCAATCTCTTCATCATTCTGTACTCCAAGACCATTCAAAAGATTAATAGCATATTCACGAGCGTCTTCGGGGTTATCAAAAATCTGAACTCCTGCTACTCCTTTTTCTACCAAACTCTGAACTAATTCTTGAGCAGATGCTTCATCATACTCTGGAGCATCTACAATTACATGATTAACTGGATCTACGCCTACTACAAAAAGAGGATTGAATTGTTCTTCCTCACTGAAATTCTTAGATTCTAATTCAGTAACTTCCATTTCATCTCCATCGAACTTAACTGCGGCTTGATCTCCTGTAGATTCTGACGTAACTATTACTTCTGAATCATCTACTTTTTCTACCTTAAGGTCACCTACTTTTGTGGTTTCTTCACTTTCAATAACTTCAGAGAATAATCTTTCACAAAATTCTTGATCTGAGAAAATTCTAAGAACTACGCTATTGTCAGTACTTACAGAAAATTCTTTTTCTTCACATTCACATGCTTCAGGACCTTCTTGTGCAGTTACTTCTACAGATACTTCGTGACCTGCTTCAGGATTCAAACCACCATCAGGGAGATTAGGTGCAACTACTGCGCTTCCATCCATATGATCTTCTACTTTTTCATCTTCTGCTCCTTCCTGAGCTCCCGGAGTTACTCCATCCCCTTCCGGATGAAGATATCCCTCGATTTGTTCAGATTGTTCAGCAGGATACATGTCATAAGTATCATCTTCATCATTGGCTTTTTCTACAATAGTTACTTCACCATTTTCTTTATCGGTTACTGAAACTTTACCATCACCAATATTTTCATATTTTACTTCTTCGGTATCAACAGAGCCATTAGCCTTAGCATCTTCGATATCTTTGGCTACTTGCTTTGCCAATTCCTCATCCTTATCCTCTACAGCAGAGAATAAGACTTCCATAAATCTTGTATTTTTCATACTGAGTTTATAAATATTTTATTTCATTATATCAACTTGATTTCCTTGAATTTTGATAACTCCTTTTTCGATTAATATATCAATAATATTTTCTGGAGCATCATCATATCTTTCTTCCAAGATCTTAGTAAATTCTTTTATTCCCATTGCAGAATTACCGAACTCAATTTTTAAGTCTCCAATAATTCCAGAATCTTTTAACCAGCTCTCTGTTTCCTCAGTGCTAGAGAATTCAACCTCTTTCTCAACCATAGGAAGTGCATGAGCTTTCTTGATTAACATAATTCCTTTAGGGCTAAGTGATTCTTTCTCCTCTAACATACTAATAATATCTTCTTTAGGTCTAGACATAACATCATTGTCTAGATCAAGAATTTTAGTAACAGATACAATTAGCTTAGAGAATAACTTAGATTGTAAGAAAGCATCCTCTCCGATAGATACTTTATCTTCGTCATTAATACTGGCAAATCCTTTTTCAATTAATTCTTCGGCCGGAATACCAAATGTTCTCTCCACTTCAGAATATTCAAAAGTCTTTCCAGAAAATTCTTTTAACTTCTCTTCTAATTCATTTGACGGTTCAGAGAATTCTTTTTGAAGTGCTTCATCTTCCCGGCCGAATAATGAACGTCTTGAGAAAGTTTTGTTTTCAGGTTCTTTTTCTACCTCTTCTACCTTAGATACCTCAACTTGTACAGCCTCTGGAGTATTTGCAGGACTAGGCGTGAGCTCCAAGACATTAAATCTATTAACGGCGCCACACTTTGGACATAACATATCAGTCGTTGTAGCCAAAGTTTCCATGATATACCCACAGTCTCGGCATTGAAGTTTCTTAATCTCTTCGACTGCTGTAACTCCTCCTTCATTTAGTCCAGAGAATAGTTTGCGCCGAGAATTTTTAGAAGAGGAGAATAATTTACGTCTCTCTACACACATAATTAATTATTTTTCTTCTTTAATTTCTTTTTCAGTACTCTCAGATTTAGCACCACCTATTGTTGTCTTCGGCGCAAAAACTTCCTCAATCATAGCATTAGTGAAATCTGAATACGCTTGCTGAATTTTTTGATACCTAGCTTTAGATATCGCACCTGTTTTTGTTACTTCTGACATAGCCATCTTATATGGTAAAAACATCTTCTGTACAGATTGTCTAACTCCTTTACCAAGACTAGAAGCACCGAGCAATGTTCCAGGATTCTTACCTGCCATAATTTCAGGAGTAATAGTTTTCATTATATCCAGAATATCAGTAGTAAATAAAGATTTCATAATCTTAAGCGTTTCTGGATCTATCTTTTCTACTCCACCCTGTTGTTTAATAAGCTGACGATAAGAGAGAACCAACACTCTAAATCTCTGACGAACTGAATACTTAGCCTCACGAACTCTATCTCTAAGTGCTACAACAGAGAAATCCTTCTGAATAGGTTCTTCTAAGGCTACTTCTTCCTCAATAGGAATAATAATTTCCGAATTGAATGAGAAAGATTTAGCTTTAAGTTGTGTAAATTTTCCATTAATTTTTGAAGATCTTAATAAATCCCCAGAATCAAAGTTAGAAAACTGCTTAACTTTTATTTTTGTATCCTTATAAGCTTCAGGATCATACTCTATATCAAATTCAGAAAAAGTTTTTTCATTCTCAGAACCATCAATCGAGACTATACCTGCGCTCTTCCAGGAAGGGTTCATCGTAAGGTCTGCGCCTTTCAGAGTTACCATACGCTTCAGATAATCGCTTCCACTAGAATTTTCCCAATATCCAAGAATGACACAGGAAATTCCAATTTTACATCCATTTTTAAGAAGACCTTTCACTCTTCTAATTCTTTGTATAGCTTCATCGTCTAGTCCATCTTCGGAGAGAACCTCAAACTCTCCATAGCACCAGCCATCATTTTCGAACCAAACTTTAGTTAACACATGCGTAGGTGAACTTTCGCCAATTAATAACTTAACCTAATTGATTTTAAAATCAATAATAGACTATATTATCTAAGAATTAATCGGTATTCTTAGTGTTTACTCTAGTCGTTGAGAAATAGATTTTATTATCTATTTTTGCTGATTTAATTTATTATTTTTTCCAGCAATTAAAAACATTTTCATAAACTTTTTATCTATGCCTCTCATTATTAGCAATAAAGGAGATCATCTTTCCCTATAGTCTTAGATACTGCAGGACCACCATTTTTGGCAGATGATAGATTTCTGGCTAAGTGTGTTAATGTTCCAAAGAGCTTTCTATCCTCTAAGGCTTGTTTAAACTCTTGGCTACTAAAGAAAGATTCCGCAACATCTCGAGGTATCATACTACTGTCAGATGCAGGTAGCATTGTCGAAAACAATTTTGCAATAAATTTCATATTTCAATTTAAATTTTATATTATTTTCCTTTTGTAGTTTCATATAAAAGATTATAATCTACTAAAGTACTTGGATCAATATTTTCAAAAACTACTTTATTTAAAAATTCAGAAACTCTTTTAAAAGAACTTATAGTGTAAGGAATTTCTACCAACATTATATTATTCTGTTTGCAATAAATTCTTACATTTTCATCTCTTCTTTTTTGGTCATCAAAAAGATTTTTATCATATTTGTGATATAGTGAAAAATATGTATAATGCTGAATTCCATTATATTCAATCCATATGGTTTTCCCACCATAGTTAATAATAAAATCAATCATAACATAATCTCTACACCTGCCCTCTATTCCACTTACTTTAGTATTCCACTTATAATCCAATATTTTATCTGAATTTTTATTAATCCAAAGCTCTACTAATCGTTCTCCCTTTGATTTAGTAACAGTACTAGGATCTGTAAGTCCATGATATAATAAATTCTCTGGATCTTGTTTAAATATAGTATTTGTTTCCAGATCTAAAATTTCCACAGTAGTCTTGCAATTGATAAAGTTAGATATTAACTTATACTTTCCAATTCCATAAATATTATCCAACCTATTTTGAAAGTCTTGATTAGAAAACTTTCTATCTTCCTTTATAGAATTAGTATTACAAACTGGACACCCACCATGAGAACTTTCTAAATGTGTTTTTGCTAAAACTGAAAAAGTTGTTCCGCACTTATTACATTTAAAAGTCATTTTATCAATTCTTCCAGTATATTCAGATAAATATTCAAAGGAATTTTCTCCAAACTTAGCTTTTGATTCTGTAATATAAGTTTCTGTTGTCTTTAATCTACTCGAATGATATTCTTTATTACTAAGCGTTATTTTTCTAAGTTTAGCAGCATAATACCTACAATTTAGCCCTTTTGAAATAAAATCTGAATACGTAGTATAGTATTTTTCATATTCATTATTATCATTTAAATACCGTAAACATATTTCATCTGTAAGTTTTTCGATTATTTTAGGTACTAAATCATAATTATATACTATGTCTATAAAACTACCCTCCCGAGATTTAATAAATATATCCATTAAATCCTCTTTAACCATAACACCCGTAAATACATAATCATTATCTAACAATAATTGATCTTTTATATAACTTTTTGTATTTGGTAATTTATCTTTATAATAAACTTCTATTATTTTATCTACCCAAAGTTCTGAATACATATCAGATGGTTGTAATTTAAGTAACCATCTATTTTCCCAGTCCCTAAAAGTTATATTTAATTTTTGTAATTTCTTAAAAACTGAATTTCTCATCTTTTCTAATACCCAAGTACCTAATTCTGGAACATACGTATAATAGTTTAATCTCCCACTATCATTTCTTCTGGGAAGTTTTACTCTCATTACTATTGGACAAGAATACTCTAAAGGTACTGGTAATAATTTAGTATCTATCATGAATTAAATTTTATAGCTTCCCGAGATATCAAACTATCCTTGTATTATTAACATGTCATCCTTAGTAGTGGAAGAGTAACTCGCGACTTTTACTCTTCCTAAAGGTTTATAATTCATGTTAGTAATTCCACGATATCTCATCGTCTATTTATCTAGGTCGAGATGACACGGCTCAAACGTGCGACTTCTTGGTCCCAAACCAAGCGTTCTATCTACTGAACTACATCTCGAATCTATTCTATTTATTCTTCTTTCTTTTTTCATTCCATTCTCGAATAGCTATTTTCCCTGATACATATGCACCACCAATAGGAAGTGCTGCAATAGTTCCTGCGATAGCTGCTTGTTTTGTTTTTCCAGCTTTTGCAAGTTTGGCAGCAACAACTCCAGGAACAATATCAGATGTTCCAAGAATTATAGCTTCATCTGGGTGTTTCTTTACATACTCCACCACCTTCTTACCAGTTTCTTTAGGATGAGTTACTGTATGTTCAATAGATTTTCCCTATTTCTTTAACTTTATCAGTAACTTTACTAAATCTTTTAACTCTCAACATAGTTTTTATTAGTTATTATTATTTTCTTTCGTTGAACTATCCTGACTCGAACAGGAAATCCCAGAACCAAAATCTGGTGTATTGCCAATTATACTATAGTTCAATTATATTCGCGCTTTACAACTATCAACCGTTTACTTTTTGCACCTAGTGCGATTAATCTTCGGTTGTAAAAATCTAGCGCGTTTGTTCTATAGAGGAGATTGATTACACTACCTCTATAGATTATTTCTTTTACTTCTTAGATCTCCATTTTTTAGCAAATTCTTCTTTTGTCATTTTTCCATCTGCTACTTTTACTCGATCTACTGCTAATTTTGTTTTAGTATCAAGACTACTACTATGTTTTTTAGCAAGCTTATTAAGTGCAACACCTGCTCTAGTACCAGCATAAGATCCTGCTGCACCTGAAACAGCGCCAATTCCGGCTCCAATAGCTGCACCCTTTTTACCACCAACTACAGCACCTAATATACCGCCACCTATACCACTACCAATTGCTGCATACTTAGCTGCCTGTTTTCCGTATTTATGAGATTTTCCATCTTCATAAGCTTCAACAAATGCTTCGCGATCCTTCTTAGTAGTCAGAGCTTTATTCAACTTAATATTAATCTTATCACTAGTTGTAAGTTTTGGCTCATCATCTTCCTCTTTTTTTTTATCAGAGAAATCCTTTTCTTCCAAACTTTCTGCATCTTCTGCAACACTAAAGGTTCTCTCTTCCTCATTTTCCAGTGTTACATCAGTAGTAGAGAAGTATCTCTCTTCTCCTGTCTCATCTTGTAGTAATGAGAATACTTTACGTCTAATATACATACTTAATTACTGTTTTTATTTGATTTATATTTAAAATATTTTTTAAGAGGTTTTATTACCTTCTTAATTCTATCACTCTTTCGTTTAGTTACCCCAAGTTTATCTGTTTCTTCTAAGGTATCTACACTAGAATCAAGAGGATCAAGAATATATCTTGTAATTACCTGACTTGATTTTTGATAAGTTACACCTTCAGGGGCAGCTTCTGAATAACCGGAAAATCTTTTAATTTTCATTTTATATACGGTCTTAGTGGATCAAATCCTTTCTCTTCTTGTTCTTTAGAATCTTCCACTCCTTCTGTAAATGTCTTTTCTTTAATCATAATCTTATAAGTTAGTTTTCATTGATACTGTAGGAGTAGGCTTAGATTTTGTTTTGTATAATCCAATATTATTTATCTCCTGTCTATTATTTTGAGCATCAATTTTCTTAGCTTTCAATTGATTTTCATCCCGAGCTTCATCCTTCTTCTGTTCCATCTTCTGAACCTGAGTAGTTTGCTTAAGCTGTTGTGTTCTTTCTTCAGCTTGAATTCTCTGCCTCATTCTTTGCGTCTCTAGAATCTGACGCTGAAGTCTCATTTGCTCAATCTGTAGATCTCTCGAACTCATCTCTTGTTTAGCTTGATCTATTTCTGGAACTTGCTCTGGAGTAGGATAAGCAAATAATTTACGTTTTATTATCATATTTTTTACGTTTTTATGATACTATTCCAAGCTGTTCTTTCTGTGCTTGAAGTTTTTGTCCAAGTAATTCTATATACTGCTTAATAGTCTTTTCATTCATTAAAGATTCTGTACTTGGGTCGATATCTTTAAGCAAGTTCTGAATATAGTTAAGATACGATTCAGGCTCAATTAAAGGACTTGCTTGTTCGAGAGTTTGAAGTGCATTAGATAAAATACCTGAAATCCCTTGAACTAATCCACTAACTGACTCCGCTTCGTTAATCTGATTATTATATTCTACTGTTGTCTTCTGAAATATATGAATCTGAACTAAACTTGGGTCTAGATCATCATTATATATTACCTTATAAATACTACAAACAAGATTTACTATAGAATCTTTAATTCCTGAAATTAATGATGTTACTCTTGAGTTGGCTCTTTCTGACTGTTGGAGTACTTGCCATTTTGATCCTGAAGTTCCATCTAGAATAGTAGACGGTAATCCAAGGGGAGTAAGTACACTATTTCTAACATAATCAAGATTCTGTATAAGATCTAGAAGTTTATCAGTTAGCTTATCAAGTGGAAGTAATGAAGTCCTTGTGCTTCGTTAATTAATATATTTATTATTATATATTACAGACTATATCATCTCTGGTTTTTATCCCAGAGTTATACATTTAGTCGTTGAGAAAGGATTTATTGTTATATCCTTTTTGCTGATTTAATCTTAATATATTCTTTCAGCATTTTAGTATAATTTTCTTAGATCGTACGCATTACGTATCTAGCGACTAGCATTTAATCGTTCCATTATAATCAGGGAAAGCACGAACTGATTGTGTAAGAGCTGATTCAATGAACGAAACTACATCAAACTGGGCCGACAATCCATTTTAATATATTTTATTAAATTTAGACTATATTATCTTTGTACCTACTATAGTCGTTGAACTCTATTTTTACTTAGATTTATCTAAGAGATAGAGATGCTGATTTATATTTTATTATTTTCCAGCATTTTAAGGTATTTTCTTAGGTTTATGTAATATCCCTAAGCCTCTACATAATTAAAGGAAACTTCCAAGTTCGTTGTAGTTATTACCAAGCTTTTGAATTCTAGCACACAATTCATTCATGGTTTCTAATGGGACACTTTTCGAATATTAACAATTATTTTGTTAAACTAGACTATATCTTTGAGAATTTTCTCTCTTTGTACTTAGTCGTTGAAAAAGATATTTTATCTTTCTGCTGATTTATCATTAGATCTTCCAGCAATTCACAAAGTTCTATTAGATTTTATCTATCTAATCCGACAAAATTTAATCGGCATTTAATCCCAGAAGTTGAGGGGTAGAGAGATCTCTTAATGAAATAAGAGATATCAAAAGCTCTTTTATAACTAATTCTTTTATTTTTAGAATGCTTGAATAAAATAACGGTTCAGAGGCCATAAATGATTCTTTTTTAAGAACTTTATTTCTATTCTCTGATCCTTTATTTCTTCCTAGTTTTGGTTTTTCAGGTTTAGATTTTTCTTTCCAACCTTCTTCAAGATCATTGGTTAAGCGGAGTTTTGGATTACTTATATATATTATTTCAGTATTTGGAATTTCATATAAATTTCCATCATCTCCGATTGCTAAAAATATATCTTCTATATTTCCGTCTTCATTTTTCTTTTTCTTAATTACTACTGCATTTGGATTATTAAGTTCTTCGGCTCTGAATACAAGATGACCTTTTTCATCTCTTTGAGTTTGAAGCATACTATAATAACCTCCATAAAATACATAGTCATTTATATGATCTCGAATATAATCAATTATCTTAATATCTTTAAGTAGTATATCATTTATTCGAGTAGTTACAGATTCGTTGTTTGTAGAATCTTCAGGATTTAATACGGAAACTATCTGTTGAGTATCTTGAGATATAAAATTAACTACATAATCTGAGAAAAAATTTGTAGCCATTTTTGTAATATCTAAAAGATAGTATGATTTAAGTTCTGCCATTCTATCAAGATATCCAGATAATCTAGAACTCGGCTGGGCACTTCCAAGCAGTGGACTTGATCGTTCATTATCCAAAAATCTTCCATTTCCAGTTCCTCCAATAACAGAATATCCTCTTCCTCCGCCTTTACTGAATACATTTGAACGTAAAGGTATGCGTGAGTTTCCAAAACCTATCCCTGAAAATATCTTTTGAAATATTGTTTCTGATTTTTTCATATTTTATATAATTTTGAATAATCTATAATAGAATTTATATCTTCTCCACCTAAGATTACTCGATTTAATAATTGTTCTATTTCGTACTGTGAATTAAAAATATAAGGTATGTTTATCAATACTATATTATTTTTTATACAATAATCTATTTCAAATTTATCTCTATTTAATTGCCTTTGAAATCCTTTTTTATCTTTTCCATGAAAATAATCGACATATTCATAATGTTGTCTACCATTATATTCAATCCATATTTCTTTGCTATCAATAGTTAGTATAAAGTCAGGAATAATATTTTTAATATTAAACTCATTCTTTTCTAATTTAATACGTTTTCTGGATTCAAAAAATTTATTATTATTTATTAACCAGTTTTTTATAAATAATTCCCCTATAGAGTCTCCATTTAACCGTTTCATTGAAGCTTTTAAATGATCTGAGGGCGCTTGATAAAAATATTGATTGGTTCTTTTGTCTTTTATTTTAACGGGAGTATCAGTATTAATATAATCTATCTCTGAATAATCGAAGATTCCTTTAAACCTATCTACTGCTTTTCTAATAAATTCTTGTTTTCTTTTATTAACAGTAGATTGAACCATTTTTCTTCTAGAACATTTATTACAGCCGTGTCCTTGAAGATGACTGCCTGGTGTCTGATAAAAATATTCATTACATCTCGGACAGTGAATAAGTACTTTAGTAGAATTGTTAACATAGTTAACTTTATCATACCTATAAGTTCCTTTACCATAAACAATCTCTGCTTTTCTTATAAACTCTTCCTTTGTGGAACTAGTACACTGTTTATTTTTCTTAACTCCAATAATAGGATGATCTTGATGTTTAGATACTAAATAGTCGAAACAAGTATTCCATTCTCCTATAATCGTATCCGTTCTTGGATCAACATCTAAAACAATAACTTTTACCATCTCTTTGTGAGATGATATGAATTCTGGTAAATAAGAAAAATCATAATCAGCTTTAATAGTAGATTCTAACCTAGATTTTTCGTACTTCTTGATGAAATCATATTTTGTCATTACAGTTAATCCTAAGAAATTCTCTCTCCTTCCAAAAGAAGGTCGATTAGATAAAATATCTCTTATGTAATCTTTAGTAGTATCAAAACATCTGAAGTAATATTTATTTATAATTAGTTCTATTTCATCAAGATCTAACTTATTAGTTAAGCTATCATAATATATCCATCTCTCTAGCCAATTTTCATAATTTAATCCTCTTTTATGAAACTTATTGTAAAAGCTATCATGAACTTTCCACCATTTATTTAATTCCGGGATATAATAGTATTTATCTATTCTATTTAATTTATTTAATAAATAAATACTTCTAATAATTGGATAAGTATATTCCAATGGTACGGGTAATAATTTATCATTTTTAATCATATTTTTTAAATCATCACTTCCCGAGATATCAATTATATGTTTTGCTTATTATATTTAATCAATGTAAAGGAGCAGAGTAGCTAATTCCACTCCTTTGTATAAAAATATGATTAAAATAATAAGTCTTTGCGATATCTCATCGTTGACTTTTGTAGTCCTAAGGAGAATTGAACTCCTGTCTCCACCGTGAAAGGGTGACGACCTAACCACTAGTCGATAGGACCATTTTATAAGACCCTTGAAGCCTTATATGTGTAATAGTGTAAACTATTTGTTGTTAATTTAGTTTACTTACATTATGCCAAATAAATTATTTTAGAGATACATAGTTCGAGAGAATAGTGTATCTCGTTCATTTTTTTTTCTGTGGAGAATGTGGAACTCGAATCCACGACCTTCTGAGTGCAAATCAGATGCTCTAGCCAACTGAGCTAAATCCCCATGAAAGTTCTATAGAGCTAAACCAATAACTCTATAGATTATTTTTACTTACTTATTCTTTTTATCGTAAAGTTTCTTAGCTCCAAGTGCTGCACCTCCTGCTAAAGCAATACCTCCAGCAATTCTACCAGCTTTTGTATTCATTACTTTTTTAGCTTGTCCAAGAAGTTGTTTTGATCTTTTTGTCGTTTCTTGAGCTACTTCTGCGACTTTCTGAGTTTTTTCAGCAGACTTCTTTACTGCTTCGGTTGTTATTCTCTTTGGACCACCTTTCTCAGTCACCTTATTAACAATTACTTCTGATTTAATGGGTGCATTGAGTTTTGATGCGGCTGGTTTTCCAACTTTTGCTGTAACTGAAGTTTGACCACTCTTAGAAGGAGATTTTTTATGAACAGTTATATTATTGCCTTCTTTTCTAATATTCATATCTCCTGCTCCTTGATTTTTAATTTCAAGGCCACCAGAGCTAGAGACTGATGTTCTAGTTTTTGCAATATTCTTAGTTTGTTGTGCTGCTTGACCTGCTGCATGTTGAGAAGCTTTAACCGACTTTTGAGCTTTCTGAGTTAATTTTTGAGCTTCTTCCATTTTCTTTTCATCTACTAGGTTAAGTGGATTAGAAACAATTTTAGATGCTTTCTCTTGTGCTTTTGCTGCTTTATTTGCATGCATTTCGGTATTATGAACAGATCTAGCTAGTTGTCTATTCTGTTTTCTTTTTCTAGCACCAAACTCTCTTTGCTCTTCAGTAATACTAAATGTTCTTTCTTCAGCGCCTTCAAGAGTTATGTTAGTAGTAGAAAAATATCTCTCTTCTCCATTCTCATCATATAAGAGAGAAAAAATCTTACGTCTAATATACATAGTTACTTTATTTTTATTCCGTAGGGATGATGGGAGTCGAACCCATAGCGTTTCTTATGTATAACATCCTAAGTGTTACGCGTCTCAACCAATTTCGCCACACCCCTAGGAAAAATCAATTAATGTTTATTTGCATGATAGGCGGCTAATGCTTTCTCTGCATCTTCTTTACTATCATAATGTGCATTCCAATATTCGGCCGGAGATGTTTTCAGGCTAATAATTCTCCAAGTACCATTTGAATCTCTCTGAACTACTCCTGTTTTTCTGGCTTTCTCTTCTATAGCCTGAGGTACTTTTTCTCGGCCGGAATAGTTCTTTTGTCTAAGAATTATCATATTACATTTTAATGAATATGACTTAAGAAATCGTTAAGAGTATCTAGATTATTATTTCTAGAGTCCAGGTTTGCATCACCAACTTCACGTGTTTCTGTTTCGATTGCTCCTTCAGCTGCTTCAGGGATAATTTCTTTCTCTTCAGTTGTCTTATCGATTTCCTGTTCTGCTTTTTCATATCCTTCTTGAATTGCAGCAGCCTCACGAGAAGGAGTTTTTTCAATTTCAGCTCTTTCGTGGCTATATTCTTCACTAGCAGGATTAGCTTCTATTTTTGCTATTTCTTCTTCCTGCGAAAACTTTTTATTTCTAAGTATAATCATAATCTATTATATATTTTATTTTTTCCAACTACCTAATTTTAAATATTTAATCCAAGAGTAATGTTTTCTAGTCTCAAGGTACCCCAAGTCATTTTCATTACAGTAAGCTTCCTCTTCAAAACTAATGTCATGATAAGCATAACCACCAGAGAAGCCAGAAACAAAGAGGCATAATATCCATTCTAAGAGATACCATAAATAATATCCAAGGTAACACATCTCCTTCATTTGAGCAGTATGTATCTTTTCATGATTTATGTCGATATCACTTAACTTCGCATTCTTTCTAACAAACAATATCCCAAAAATATTTACTGCTTTATATCCTGGGAATGGTATGATATTATTTCTGATTATCTTCATACGTACGAATTTTTAGTTGCAGGAGCCTGATTCGAACAGACAACCCAAGCTTATGAAACTTGTCAGATACCATTTCTTTCATCCTGCGATATATTTTTATTAATTATCTTCTTTTCCTAATCAACGAAGGGTATATAGGAAAGATCTTTTTTTGTTCCTATATCCCATACATCTTTAAAAACTTCATTTACTTCTTACTCCTTCTCTCATCCTCACGTTCCCACATCATTTCGTAGTACTCCTGAGGGAAAGTTCCAGTCATACAGATATAATTACCTGTTTTAGACATCTGAGTAAAATACCACTTAACCGCTTTCTTAAAGGGGTTAATAATTACTTTTTTAAAAATCGTTGTCATAGTTTAATTTAGTTTTTATTAGTTAATTTGTATTAATGTATATTGCTATGTTCCCCTTAAGTGAATCGAACACTTATGTTAAACTTAGAAGGTTTACGCTTTATCCATTAAGCTAAAGGGGAATTAATGTTTTCCCTTAACTAATAATCACTAAGTTGTTCTATAGAGCTTACATTCAAAAACTCTATAGATTATTTTTATTCTTTATCTTTCTTTTTATCGATTAATTTCTTGTTTACTAATCTTTGTTCCATAAAGTACACTCTTGGGTTTTCAGAGGTTACTTTAAATCCAAGTTTTTCATATAATCTAATTGCATTCTTATTATTCTTCTGTACACTAAGTTTTGTAGCTCCAGAAGAATTTATTAAATCTGTCGCTATCCCTTTACCTCTATACTTCGGAGATACTTCTAAGGCAATTATAGTATCATCCTCGCACGCTATATACCCAACCAGTTCATCATTGACCGGGGATACTAAGAATTTTCCGGTCGTTTTCCCTGGTATAAATCTTGCGTGCTTTAATATATTATCACTAGACTTATACTTATCTATATTCTCTTGTGTCCAGGGAAGCTCTTCATATTTTTGTTTTCGTAATATAATCATAACCAATTCAAAGCCTTATATATGTAATAAATGTAAAAATTATGAAAAATTTTAAAGTAGGAGATAAAGTAAAATCTCGTGAAACAGGAACTTATGGGGAAATAACTGATATAAATATTACCCCAAATAAACTCTTTGTCAGAATCAAAATAATGTTAACTGATAAAGAAATAGATATTCCGAAAAGTATTTTAGATTATGTTACCCCAGATGAATGGGAATTCGTTAAACGTATGGAAGAAAGAGACTAATAAAACAGTCTCTTCTTTTTTGTTCCTAGGACTTGATCGAACAATAGACTCTACGTCATCCTAGGAAGGTTTTATTATATATTATGGAAAAAGAATTAAAATATACCCTCTAACATGTCCTGAAATGCCTTCTGAGATTCTTCACGAGGATCGGAGGTCATCTTAGAAAGGGATTCTAACTGTTTCTTAATTCCTCCAGAGTATCCCATTTCTTCGCCTTCATCTAAAAATTGTTTTAATCCATAAAGACTCTGACACAAAGCATCCCAAATATCTTTAGAACCTACACCATTATTATCATCAAATATTGTAGGGTTCTGAGTGGCTTTTTTTGGATGATCTACTTTAGATTTTCCTGTTTTAGTAGTAACATATTTTAAATCATATGCTTCTCTTTGTAATCTTTTATGAACAGGAACTTCTAGTAGTTCATTATTTATTATATTTTTCGCATATAAACTAGGTTCAGAAGGACTATTATCAGTGCTTATATTCAAAGTTTTTATACCTTCTCTCTCACAATCTTGAAGAATTTGTCGTGAAAATGCTTGATCTGCACTTACTACTATATTAAATCTCTTTTTTAATGCCAATATTAAATCAAATATGTGAAAAAGAGATGTTTGTTGACCTTCTTTTCGTGATACTCCTAATAAAAAATGACATTTAAATTTTGGTAACTTTGTATCATTAACTATTTCCCAATGATCAAAGCTGGAAAACGCTAATCCAGTTATATCAGAAGTAACTCCTAAATCGAGACCTAAAACACCAAAAGTTCCCCTAGGTAATATAGATATCATAGGCTCAACTTTAGATATCAGTCTATCAGTTTTATCATAGAAATCAACTACAACAACTTCTGGAATTCTGTTTTTTATAGTTGAACAATTCTTTAAGTGTTCTACCGTTCCTCCAAAAAAGTTATCATTAGATGAAACTGATACACCTGCTTTGTCCATTAAAGCAGTATATATGGAGGTTTTGAACTCAGGTAATAATTGAATAGGAACTTTTAACACTTTGTCTGGATCTTGATCAAAACCTAACTTATAATCTTCTGGTAATATTTGTGGTGGATATAACCCATCTCCACTATAAACAGAGAAAGTTTTACCATTACTTTTTTCGTAATCCTGCGGTTTCACAGCCCAATGTGAGGGCGAACAATTCCATGTTAATTTAGGATCCGTATTATCCAAGAACCAATTTGTAACCGAGGAACTTCCTTTGGCGCTCGAATCGATGATAAATTGACCCACTTTTGTAATAGCATCATCATTAAAACGAGAAGTAAAACGAATTAAAGAACTTGATACTCTTCCCTGTGCAGACTCCTGATTATCCCAGAAATTTATTTCTCCCATCAAAAAGAAGACTACGTCGCTACCCAAACCTCCTCCCCCACGAGGACCAGATGTAATTATTTTAAACTTGAAATTTGGTATTATGTTCTTAAAAAATGGAGAAAATTCTAAAACTTCTCTATTAAACCAATTCTTAAACTCAATTATAGCAGTATCCTCCGATCGGTGGAATATAACAGCTGAGAAAGGTTTAGGAGATAGTTTCAGTGTTCTACTAGGATTCTTCATACATAACATCCTAGCATATGTTTCTGCAAGACATAATCTTGAAATTGTTGATTTACCTATTCCAATTGCACCAGACAGTACTAAAAAAGGCTTAGCTGTAAATACTTCATTTGGAAATATCGTAGGTAAAGAATCTTTCCAAAATTGAAATAGATTATTCCCATGGTCAAAGAATTTCTCTCCTCCTAAATAATAATCATCAGAATATAATCTTTGTATACTTGGTGGAATTCTATTATATCCATGTATTCTACAAAATACTAATAATTTTTCATGTTCTGTAAGATTTGTAAACTGATCCTTAAGATCTATAGTAGCTAAATCTCTTTCTATATTTTTAGTAGGATCAAACTGGTCTATAAAATTACTATCCATCTTGATCCTCCTTTTCTATAAATTTATATTTTGGTAAATCACCTATTACGGAAGATACAGGTTCTTTATCTATTAGTATTCTTTTCAGTATATTAAAAACTTGTTCTTCTGACTTTAACTTAGTATATGGAATTTCTATATAAATTATCTGATTAATTCCACAATAAAGAAAAACTGCTTGATCTCGTTTTATTTGATCGTAAAAAATATTACTATCATTTCTTGTAAAATGTTTAATTTCTTTATAATGTTGAGATCCATTAACTTCTATTATATATTTAATTCCATTTAATTCTAAATAATAATCAACTAAAACAATGTTTCTAATATTAGATATTTCAAGCTTTTCACCAGATAATTGATATTGAGGAGTATAATCTTCATATTTCTTTAATCCTAAGTTCTCTAACGAAGCTTCAACAAATTTTTCACCTCTAGATTTACTACAACTACATCCTCTACAACCACCTGTGATAGATTTTTTAAAGTTATCTGGGGTTATTGTATATTCTCCGTGCTCAGGACATCTAATTATAATATTCGTTTTAGCAGAAATATAAACTGATTTACTAAAATCTAAATTTGGAAATTTTTCTTTAGCTTCGTTTAAAAAAATCTCACCTGCTAATTCTCTCTTCTTTTTATTTCGTAGATATTGACCTAATTCATATATATTTTGCTTCCTTAAAACAAAATGATTAAAAGTTGTTTCAAATTCTCCATATATTTCACCAGTGTATGGATCAATTTCTTCACAAATCAATCTTACTTTTTCTTTCTGAGCATTATATATAAATTTAGGAAGATATTCGTAATTATATTTTTCTGGATGAACCTTTAACGCTTCATCTATAAAATCTTGCTTAACCATACTAAGTTTACACTTATAGTTAGGATCTTCTCTAAGCCGCTCTCTAATATAATCTTTAGTATGTGGTAATTTCTTAGAGTACTTCTTTTCTATAATTTCCTCTATCCCTTCGTCTGTTAGTTGTTTCTTATTATCTTTCATAGTATATATTTCAATCACTTCCCGAAATACCACAACAACACATAACTCTTCTTCTAAAGTGGGAAAGCAAATCGGCCAAATTCACCTTCCCTTAAACATACACTATGAAAAAGAGTCTTCGATATTTCTTCGTTGACTTTCGTTCCGTAGAGTAGAACATTCAACTACTCTACAGATTTATTTTTATGCCAAATTTTTATAAGACGTGAAAGCCTTATATATAATAATATGATATAAGTTAATTCGTTACTGGTAAATGGTAACGGACTAAACTTGTAATTGCCAAAAAAGATATACTAGTTCATGAGAATAGGTATATCTTATTTTTATTTCTCTTAAAAGTCTTATATATGACGATGTAATTAAATAAGACTAATATTACTCCTTACTACATCAATAAAAATCAGGAGTGAATATTAATTACTCATATCATAGTTATATGAGTAACTTTAATCGTAGTTTAGACATACTAGTTTGAGAAAATAGGTATGTCTCATTTATTTTTTTTTATAAGACGTGAAAGCCTTATATATGATGATAAAGTAGATATCTACTTTATCACTATTAATAAGTCGATAGATGTACTTGTTCGTGAGAATAGGTGCATCTTATTTTTATTTCCCTTAAAAGCCTTATACATGTGTAGTAGAAATAAATGAGTACTGTTTTCTTACTACACACATTTTATAGGAAATACTACTAATTACCTTATTGTAGTTTATAGATATACCAGTTTGAGAAGATAGGTATGTCTTATTTTTTATGAGTAAAGTTTTAGTCAAAGAGATACATAGTTCGTGAGAATAATGTATCTCATTTTATTTTTCTAATTTAAGCTTCATTTTAGTTAGTCCTCCCCAACAAAGATCTTTTTCAGGAGTTGTTAGAATTCCATCTTCTCTAAATCCAAGTTTTTCATAAATATGTCTTGCATCCGGAGATTTGCCAGGGACTTCAAGAGTTAAATATTTATATTCTTGAGATTTAGCAAACTTAATTAATTCTGACAAAATAGCTTGAGAATAACCCCTTCCTCTATACTCTTCGTTAGTTTCAATCCAGATTATATTAAGTTCATCACTAGATTTTTCTAGGAGAATTAACTCAGCTACTTGTTCTGAACCTACAAAAATATCAAATGATGGATTCTTACTTCTCCAGTTTCTAATCATCTTTATAAATTTACCCAAGTAATCGAGTAAAGATTGAAATTTCTTTATTGTAAGAACCTCTCCTGTCTTCTTACTTACAATCCTAACTGAATCTTGAAGGGTATCTAATTTACTAAATCTCTTAATCTTCATAGTTTTCTTCCTTTTCTATAATTGAGGTATTTATAGCGGAGATGTAGAGTTCCGACCTCTAATCACGTAAATGATCGATCGCATTAGCAGTGCGTCCCTGTTCCTCACAGATTACTATCTCCTTAGAATCCTTGAAATTCTTATATATGTAATGTATAATAAAGGATTACTTTAATTAATTGTAATCATTGCCATTAATCATAGAATACTTAGTCTGGGAAGATTGAGTATTCTTTTTTTTGTTGTGTGGGAGAGATTTGAACTCCCGAAAGTATTAGCTAACAGATTTACAGTCTGTCCTCGTTGACCACTTGAGTACCACACAAACTTATTTTAATTTAACTAGATAATAAAGACCTTACTACATCAAATAAAATATGATCTTTCCAGAAAAATGGGTCTGATTCATCTTTTGTTTTTCCGAAATGAATATTCACTCTAGATTTACCTTCAAGTATATCAAAAGGCACAAGTAATACAATATTATGTGTATAACTGTATAGAGCAAAATAATCTACTTCACCTCTCTTATATAATCCTGATTTATTTTGAAGACTAAAGGTTAGGTCTCCATTTTCATTAATATGACCAGCAGTAGCTTTAGTCTGAATTTTATAAAGTACTCCTTTTATATCTGCAATTACATCATATTTACCTACTCCGATAGGTTTAGATGACATTATTCCTGCTCTCGCTAAATGAAATATAGTTGCACATTCACCTATATACCCTAATAAATCTGTTGTTAGTTTTCCGTCAAACTTAGATGAGTCTGCAATACATTTCTTAGGAGGAGCTATCTTTACAAACTCTTCTGCTTTTTCTCCTTCCGGCGGTTCAGATTTATCGGCTGGCTTTTTACCTTTGCTGAAACTAAGTGAATATTTCTTTGCACACTCTGAACAGCAAAATCTTCCAGAACCAAAAGAACCATCATGCTTTTTACCACAATACTCACATGTTTTTAACTTTTTTTCGGTCTGATACTTTTATTCCGTATCTATTAGCAGCCTTACGTATAGCTTCTCCTGTAGATCCATCACCACGTAGATCTGCAACTTCTTTGTAAGATTTTCCTTCGTGAATCAATAATCTTATCAATTCTTCTTTGTTATATTTCTCTTTTCCCATAATTAATTGTTTTTATAATTTTTCTTATCTTTAAAAACTTATATAGCTCTCCGTGGTAATTACGATATACCGACCCTTTGGTTAACGGCCAAATGCTCTGCCCCTGAGCTAACGGAGAATATTATTATTTTGAGCACCCTACCGGCTATGATCCAGTGATTCCGGGTTACAAATCCGGGGTTTTACCAACTAAACTAAGGGTGCAGTTTTTGATCATTTTTTAGATCAGAAAATTTTATAAAGCCTTATATATGAATAATAGTATATTTGCTATTAATAAAAATGCTATAATAAGAGATACATAGTTCGAGAGAATAGTGTATCTCATTTTTTTATTCTATACTCAGTTAAATAATTATCATTTAAAGAGAGCCCCGTCGAGCTCTCTGTCTTTTCACAAAATGAATTAATAAGCTTTATTCGATTCACATCGTTAACTTATTCGTTCCTATACTACAATTGAATGTAAAATCTCATATTTCAAGATTAGTATAGGAAAATATTTTATTCTATTCCATGCTCTTTCTGGAATAATCTCATAAAGTCTGCTACTACTTGTTTAGATTCTTCACTATTTAATTCAGAATTTCCAACTTCTTCTGATATTTTCTTCAATTCAAGATCAGACCCCTTGATAACAACACTGTCTCGAAGATTTTCTAACATGTCGATATACTGCATGATTTTTTCGATGACGATGAAGAGGTCCTGAATCGACATCTGACTTGAGTCCATCACGTTCTGCAAATCGAGTGCATGATCTACTATTAAACACAACTTAGATATCATATTAAGTATCAGAATAGGTCGTATACTTTGAAATACTTCTGATACATATAATTCCAGGATATGTCTAGACTTTGGATCTGCCACATTAACAAGGGTATTTGATAGGCTTCCAAAATCAACGTGAAGATCTATATTATATTCTTTATTATAACTAGAAAAAACTTCATTGAGCTTATGGGTTAGTTCTAGTGCTTTTTGTTCTTTTTTAGTACTTGCAATCGCTGAAGCATCCAAGATAACATTTTTTATACTTTTGGAATTAGGTATCTTAGGAGCTGAACCAATAATATTTTTCAAGTCCACTGATACATCTTCTTCAGGTTGCAAAATTTCATAACTATCAGGACCAGAATCAGCTCTCCCTTCTTTTCCTAGGATCTGCTTCTTGAATTCTGGATCGCTAAATGGGTTAACTGTTCCAATCATAGTATATTTTATTTAGGTTGTTGTTTCCATCTCATTTTCCTAGCATATTCATCAGCTTTTTTAATTTTATTTTCTGATGATTGGCTTTCTAGAAATTTTTTAGCACCTTCTTTAACTCTATCTTTTAGGATATCTTGATAACTAGCTCTCTTGGCTGTATAATCTTCTGCCAAGTTCATTAGATTTTTATTTCCACCAAGATATTTTCCTTTCTTAGAGATTGGAGAGGTTATTCCGGTAGCTATTCTTTTAATCTTCATTCTTTTTTCTCTTAAGTTTCATTCCGGCCGCTATTCCTGTTGCAGCTAATCCAATTCCTAGAGCAGCTTTTCCGACTCTTCCTGTTTTCTTAGCTATATTTGCATTTTTCCGGCCGATTAATTTCTTCTTAAGTCCTGAAACATTAGACTTAAAAGCTTCTTCGTTTCCTTTTATTACGGCTTTATATTTTTGATCTGCTTTCCTTACATTTCTCTTATGGAAAATCAGATCTAAGGCACTTCCAGAATTTGTATTTCCTCTTGCTACTTCGGCTTTAAAATTATCAGCCTTTCGGATTGCATCAAGTTTCTTTACTCCTTCTTTAAAATCCTTCTTTGCTCTTACTCCCTCTGTCTTCGATATCACCTTTTTAGCTCCACTCTTAATAAAATCTGCAGCTCCTATCGTGCCAGCTGTTCCAACGAGTGCAGTACCAAGAGCTTCCCCGATTCTTTTAGGTGTTTCATTATTAGATTTATCAGAGAAAGTTTTATTTCGTAATAGTCTCATAATTTACCTTTCTTTTGATATTTTCCTAAGATTTCTTCCCACTCCCAAGAATATATCCGAGAGGGTTGTTGTCTAGGTCCTGTTCTATACGTTCCTATCAACTTACCTTTACCTGTTACTTTAATTGCCGCTATAAACCTGAGCCGAAGTTCTTGTAGGTACCAATATTCTCCAGGTAAAACTAATGCTTTCGGAGATTCTAGGATTCCAGGTTTTATTAATGAATCGGCTCTTCCCATTAGCGGCTTGTATATATAATAAGTTGCTCCGATTAAACTTGTATCTTCTCCTGGGATTGCTGATATTCCGGAAAGAGCTTCAGAAACACTAGGGTAAAGGTCAATTCTAGGTTTTATATATTCTCCGTCTAAATTAGGTTGTGAAGATATATAGTATAGGTCGGAAACACTTTTTGTTTTTCGCTTGATTATCATATAAACATAGCATTATCACTGGAAAAGTAAGAATAATATAGTGGACTATCCCCTATTTCAATTATTCCTCTCCAATCACCTAATCCATAAAAATTGTGATCATCTAAATTATAGATACACTCTCGATCACAGTATCCATAATAAAGTACTAAATAATTATATTGATCTATCTCTTCAAAAATACTATAATATCCATTTATAATAATTTTTGACTGCTTTATATAATATTTACCTGTCCTTAGATTTTTATTATCCCAAAGATTTTTTAAGTAAGGAATTATCTTAAGTTTTGAAATATCATCCTTAGTTAAGTATTTAGATAACTCGAGGTCTATAAATTCTACTATATCCCCATCAGAATATCTAAACATATTACTATCTTTATCTACAACAGTTTCACAATTAACTTCTGGATAATTATTTAAATTTCTCCTTTTTTTGAAATTCTCATCAAAATAACTAGATGGCATAAATGGATAGTACATCATCGCATCTGGAGCTAAATCACTCTTTTTTATTTTCATTTTTCTTATTCTTAAAGTGTTTATACCTACTAACTGAACTAATACACTTGAACAAAAAGAAGAGGTCGGAGCTAAGTCCCGGGATACAAAATTAAGTAACCTACCTAATCTATCTCCGCAGCAACATTAGCGCCGAACCTAATCCCTGAAAACAATTATTATCTTTACTATAATATTCGAATTCTAATTAAAAAAGAAAGAATCTGTGTCAATGAAATGAGAAAATAAACAAATTATTAACAATTATGAAAAAGATTCTAATCAAGAGAGAAAACTCAATTAAAAACTAATCGCTATTAGTATGTGATAAACTGAACCTGTTAAGATGTATAAAGAAAGTACCAGAAAGGAGGCAACGACACAGATTCTTTCCTTATTTCATGTATAAGGCTTTTGTAAAATTTACTATTAAAAAGTGGGTTATTTTTGGTGTTTTTGAGGCTAAAATGGGTGAAAATTGATGAAAATAACCCACTTTTATTTTTTATCCTCAAAATCGATGAAAACTTGGTAACATTTTTTCGAAGACTAAGGATACCAGAATTCTTATCCCCTCCACTTCGTTCCGGGGCCTTCAAGAAACTGAATAAACTATATAAGGGATTAATGGAAAATTAAATAAGAATAAATATTTATTAATTAGAACTGAATGAAATAATATCTCTAAGTAGTGGTTCTACTAAATAAGCGAACATAGTGAGAGACCCGCCTCCCCTTCAGGGAGAGCGAGGTCGTCTTATTTAGGAGGTTCACGATAAATTAAATAATTAATCTAAATATAATATAAAGCTTTATATTCTATTAATATGTATCGTGAACCTTAAAAAGAGTACCGTCCACTCGGAGCCTGTAAGGGCTCCGGGGACTCTCACTTCGTTCGTACTTTTTAAGAACCACTAATTACATATATTACAACTTTTTCACTAGAATAAATACTATATACCGTACGTAGGTAATAATGTATTAGTAAAGTTGTATTTTGCTCTTCTAAGAGCTTCAGATCTTTATTAATGAAATAAAGGTATCCTTAGTCTTCAGATTTTGGATTACCTAAAGTAAAACTGGATTCTGTATTAGAATTCAATAATTAGATTTAATAAATAATAAAAACTTAAATAACTATGAATAGTAATAAAAGAATGTATAGAGAAAAAATCGTAGTACCAAGAGGTATTAGATTTATTTCAGATTGGGAGAACTTTAGATTATCCAATTTTCCCAGTAAATGTATTATCAATAAACAACTTCCAGGATGTGGTTTTACAGAATATTGTATCAGAAGTAATGAGAATATTATCTTATGTTCTCCTAGGAAAATGCTCCTTAAGAATAAGAAAAATCAACATGAATTTGATGTTTATCTGGTTGTAAATGAGATGGATAAAGAATCTAATATAGATAAAGATTTATCCAAGGTTGATAAGAATACTAATTTAGATGCTGAACTAAATGAAAAACCTATAGATAGCAACTCAGAAATCTATAAAAGGTTATACAGAGAAATAGATGAATATTGTACGGCTAGGAGTATTAATGGATTACTTTGTAAGATTCTTGTTACTTACGATTCCTATAGAATAGTAAAAGATATCTTGGAGAAACTAGATAGATTTCAATACTTCTATACTGTAGTAGATGAATTTCAAAGTATTCTTCATGACTCTAGATTTAAGAGTGATACAGAATTGAAGTTTTTAGAATATCTCGGACAATCTCATTCAGCATACTTTGTTAGTGCAACTCCAATGATGGATGAATACTTAGAAATGCTAGATGAATTTAGAGATTTACCGTACTATGAATTAGACTGGGGAAAGGAAGATCCGAGTAGAATAATTAGACCTTCACTTGATGTATATGTTATGAGAACGGTAGGAGAGAAGGTATCTGAAATCATCCAAAAGTATTTAGCCGGAGATTTTGAGAGTATAGTAGTAATGAGAAACGGAGTGCCCATTAAGGTAGTATCAGATGAGGCTGTATTTTACGTTAATTCTGTAAATCATATCACATCTATTATAAAGAAGAATGGATTAACTCCTGAACAATGTAATATACTATGTTCAGATACAGAAGATAATCTCAAGAAAATCCAAAGAAGATTAGGTAAATCCTTTAAAATAGGAGATGTACCATTAGAAGGGGAGTCACATAAAATGTTTACTTTCTGTACTAGAACAGTATACTTAGGTGCAGATTTTTATAGTTTATGTGCACGTAGTTTTATATTCTCCGACAGTAATATAGACTCACTAGCCGTCGATATATCTGAAGATTTACCTCAGATACTAGGTAGACAAAGATTATTTGATAACCCTTGGAAAAATTCAGCTACTTTTTATTATAGGAGTACAGCTAATTACAGAAGAATGTCTGGAGAAGATTTTAAGAATATAATAGAATCTAAAAAGAAAGATACCGAGAACTTATTAAATATTTATAATGATACGAAAGATAATTCATCTAGACATACATTAGCAAAAAATTATCAGAAAGTTGCTAAATCTTATAATTACAAGGATGATTATGTAGCAGTAAATAAGATTCACACTCCTGAGGGTAATGTAATCCTTAAGCCAGTTATAAATAATCTTGTTTTGGTTAATGAGATTAGAGCATTTAAGATACAACAAATAGATTATAAGGATAGGTTTAGTGTATTTAGTACTGTACATAATACACTAACTCCAGATGATATGGTAAATAGAGAGGTATCAGAGTTCTTGAGAATATATACTGGACTAAATACTATATATGATAAACTTAAACTTCTTTGTGAATATGGATTATCGCAAAATGCTATTCAGATCGTACTTGGACAAATAAATGATTCCGATGAAATTAAGAGTTATTATACTACACTTGGACCTCAAAGATTAAAGGGAATGGGATATCATCTTACGAAAATTAAAAAGGCTCTTGGAATAGTTACATTTTCATATGAACTATTAAAATCTACTATATACTCAGAGTTTAAGGTTGGTAATAAGTTAACTCTTGCTAATATAAAGGATAGATTAGAATACTTATATAGCTCTATAGGTTATGATAAGACTGCTAAAGCAAAAGACTTGGAAAACTATTTTGATGTTAAATTAATATATATTTCTATTTTAGATGAAGAAACTGGGAAGAAAAAACAAACAAAAGGATATGAATTAATAAAGAAAAAAGAAATATAAAAAAGAGAGGAAATTAAATCCTCTCTTTATTTTTTTTTAGAATTTCATTAAGACATCTCGATACCAATTTTTATCAAGATCTTGTTTGCCCTGAATATATTCTTCTGTCAGGTTATTACCATACTTCTTAACAAATTCTTTAAATTCTTTAGATCCCATTGAACCATTTTTCCCAAGATACAATGATACCTCTTTCAATAATTTTTTCTCGTCTTGTAGAATTATCACAGTATCTCTTCTTAGTTCTTTAAATCTAGTAACAATCATTCTCTGAAGCTCTCCATAGACTTCAGGTTTATATGGATGAGTTACGTATGAGTCATTATCTGAAAGTCCACCAGGAATTCCGTCTGATGATTGTTCAGCCATATAATTGGAGTATGCTATAGGTGCAAAATACCCACACTTATAAGCCATATCAGAAAAATAGTTCCATGCTTCTGATATATCACTTCCGGACCCCATTAAACATTTTTCAGGGTAATCTCCGTATACTAATTTTTCAGCTTCATATCCTGCTAAACATATTCTAACTTCCGAATCTACATCTCCTCGGCTATCTATTTCACCTTCTTTTTTAGGGTTATAAGTGTTGCAAAATCCTCCATCCCCGGTAGAAACAGATACGATATTAATAGGATATATACCAGTTTCATAAAGTGCTACTATTGCATGTCCAGCTTCATGAACAGAATTTATATATCTAGTTAATCTTCTTTCTGGATTTCTAAGTTCTCCGAGTTGTAATGGAATTTCTTCTACTATTTTACGGCCGGACTCTAAGAATGTTATAAGTAGTTCGGTTTTATCTATTTTAAACATTTTTTCGTTAAGATCAGAGTAGTTATTAAGATCTATTGCTACATTCTTATCTTCGGCCGTTCTTTCTATAGCTATTTTACTGAGCAGTGGAGTTAGTAGGGTTCCGATAGTAGTATAAACAGGTCTTACTCCTTGAACTGGAAATACACCTTCCGAATACATTAAATCTAGAACTCCTTGCATAAACCCTACTCGGATCTTTTCTGACTCATAAAACTTCTCAGACACTCTAAGAAGTTCTTTTGCAATAATCTCGGTGAAGTGTTTTTTCCCTAAACTTGGATATTTTATTAAGTTATTTCCAAGTCTAGCTATCTGTTCTGCCCTAAATCTTTTCTTTAGTGCTTCCTTGATGTCAGATATTGATACTTTACTTGTCTTATCATAGAAAACATCAGCATCCATGTCGGGGTCAATATCAGATTCTACTCCAAATGCCTCATCAAGATTTCCTAGGACAAACACTAATGACTTCGAACAATCTAATTCTTTTGGTCTAGTTATTACTTTCTTAGCGTCTTCCAGGATTCTACAAAATTCAATTATAGTATTAACATTATTCAGTTCAGATAATGTTTCGAAACCAAGTCTTTGTTTATAACTATTTAATCTTTTTATTAGAGTTCTTAAGTAATCTCCATCAATCAAGCTCAATGGTCTTAGGATATCTTCTTCCTCATTTTCTTCTTCTTTTGGGAATAATTCAATATGTTGTACTCCTTCTATTAAGCTACTAACATCTCTTCCATAGTAAAATAGACCTATATTCTCCAGGACTAACTTTACTTCTCCCGGATCCAATACTCTTCCAGATTCAACATGTATATCTGGGTACATTTTCGCAAGTGAAACCAAGTCATCTACGAAATTACTAAATCTAGAAATATCATATCTATACTCAGAGACATTAACTTTTCCGCTATCCATAATTGTCCAGATAGGTCGTAATGGAGATTTTATTAATTCATCTCCATGTTCGTCAATAGTTCTGGCATATTGAAACTCATCGAATACAAATACTGCACTTCCAAATTTTTCATACCCAGACGAAATAGAATCAAGGTCATCATCACAATCAAAAACTTCTTCTATTTTTTCTGCTATACTACTTGAAGATGATTCATTTGCTTCTAGTCCACAATCGAAAAATACAGTCTTTCCGGTTAGCCCCAGAAGAGTTGTTAATCTTCTGACTACACTTGTTTTACCTGTCCCTGTTAATCCCCATAAAGAAATAACAACAGGTCTTTCGATAATCTCTGGAGTTACATACCATGGGGTTATAGATTTTTTAATACTCTCAATTATTTCATCTAGTCCTACAAATTCTGTTTTTAATACTTTCACTGCTTCATCAAGTTTTTTTTGACGAAGTTCTTTTGTTTTCGGGATTAAAAAATTTTCTAGGTTATTATTCATAATTTATAGTTTTATTATACTCAATTATAAGAGTTAGATGTCCTCAGAGAAGAGAAAAAAAGAAGGGAACTAAATCCCTTCATAATAATATATTGCTTAACATATAGGTATTCTTTTTATTCCTACTCTATCACTTTTTCTCGGTGCGCTAAACTTAACCCTGTAATATCCGATTGAGTTAAATTTAGTATAGTATTTATTCTGGATGCCACATTCTTTTACTACTTTCTCAAGCTCTTTTTTATTTTTAGGAGCTTTAGATAACCATTCGAAATTTAATACATTGATTACTAATTTCTTGGTTACACGCTGAAGAAATTCATCCGGACTTTTGATACTAGGATCTTCTATGCAAGATTCTAATACTTCTTTCATAATTTTCATGAAAGGCTCAATATCATTCACGATTTCTGTCTTACCTGATTCTAAAGATAATTGGGGTCTTTCTTCTTCCTTAATTTCACTTATATTACCAACCATCTCGCTAGAACCCGGAGATTCATTTAAAGGATTTCCTATTATTCCTTTAAAGACTTCTTTTAAACCATTGAGTTCCATAATCATAATTTACTTAAATAGTTAAACAATCTTTTTAACGAATATAGAAATACTATAATGATAGCTATAAATCTTAGGTAATCCATAAAGCTCTGCACTTGAACGCACCTGATATATACTGCAGCTCCTATGAAAGATCCTAATACTGTAAATACATACTTAGAAAATATAAACCACAAGTTCATCATCCTAAGAGTTCCAAGTATTATTTTATTCTTAAACAATCTTCCTAGATCAAATAACTCATCTTTATATTTAATATTCCATAATAATGTCTCAATTTCAATAACTGAGATTCCTATTATCCCTGAGACCATAAAAAGTCTAGGTATTGGACTATCTAGTAAATTATTATTAAATACGAAAACTACTAAATAAATACATAAAAAGTAATAAGCAACATTTCGTAAATAAATTGTTATTAATTCTGAATCTTTTTTAATTAAATTATTCATTTTTTCTCTTTTTCTTGTTATTGTCTTAAGGTTTCTGACACTATAGATAATAAATCATAGTGCACCCTACTCCGAAAGAAAGCATAACATATAGGAACGCTTTTCTTTCATTGCCACATTTAGTTTCACAACTTTAGTGCTAGTCGTCTTCTACACTGCGAAGAAGTAGTGGATTCGTAGAAGAAAAATGACTAGGGAATAAAATCAATCAACACTTACGCTATCTGTTATTCATATCGATTCATTAGATGAGTGCGCACAATTCTCTACACGATATGAATTTTTAAAGTGTTTTCTATTTCTATGATTTTATATTCCCTAGTCCTAATAATTTTAATCGTTATTCCTCGTTGCCGATTCTAGCATCCTGGAAATCGTTACAGTTCATAATTAATCTATATACATTTAATTTAATAGAAGTAACTAATAACATAAGCCAGTTAATACTTGATTAAAAATTATCAATTATATAATCTATAATGTAGCAATCAAATTTTATATACATACAATAAAATCCTTTACTACATATATAAGAATTTGAGGGTTTCTAAGATTACTTTTTTGATTTCCATTTAATAATTTCCCTCTTCTTTATTAAATCCTTGTTTTCCGGATCATATAGCATATTTTCTGGATCACCCTGTTGATAATAAAATCCATCAGGGGCTGGCATTCCTGTATTAAGATATTTCTTTAGTTTTTTAAATATAGATGAGTCATTACCAGAGATATAATTTAGTGAAAGGCCAACTTCTACTATTTCTTTATTCTCATTAAATTTATAAAAAATATATTTAAGATCGTTTTTAATTTTATCTTCATCTCCAATTTCACACCATAATGAATTAAGTGAAGTTAATCTATCCCCTCTAGTACAAACTTCTATAGATATATTTCTTCCAATTTCCTTATTTAATTCAGATCTTGAACTGTAAGTCTTAATAAAGTTTCCAAGATAATCAAATTTAGAAATTCCTTTTTTATTTTCGTCAGCTATATCTGATGAATTAACTTTAATATAGTTGTCTGGATTAAATTCAATTGATTTTACTTTACTTAAGTTTTCTTGTTTAGTATCTGATTCTGTAAACTTTAGAGCATTTCCATTTCCGAGAGATAGTACGATATCAACTGCGGCCTTACCTTGCATAATAAAGCAATTTTTGTATGATATGTCTGCATTCAAATATTTCAGTATTGTTTTATCAGCTAGATTTATTCCATCAATCTTAAAATTCAATAGGAGATCATTCTTTGATCTAAATGCACCTAGTATCAATTTTTTACTATCTGAAAATACATATACAACTTTTTCCATTTTCTTAGTAAGATCTTCTTTATTTTCTAAGGATTATACATATATACTCATCGCCTGGAAAATTAGTTCGTAATAATTCACCATAACTCATTCTATTAAATTTACTATCTTTATAAATAATTTCACTTAATTCTTTTGCTGTTCCATAAGAAATAAAGTTACCTAGTTTATCAGCAAGAATTAATTTATTCGTTAATTTATCTATTGTAATTGGATTATGCATATTTTCCTTTTGAGAACATATTTTAAGATTTGAAAATTTATTATCATAAGGAATTGTATTGATATGATCGATTACTTCATCTTTTTCTAAATCTCTTCTTAACAAAAATTCTGCAATAATTCTATGCGCTCTTAATCCTTTAATATTTATATTACCCTTCTCATCGTAGTAAGTAATACACACATAATTTTTCTCATCAAGAGTTCCTAAAATTTTTGTCCCCTTTCGTATAAATCCTTCTTCACAAACATATAATTTAGGATATTTCCAATGTCTATACCAAACATAATCTTCTAGATTTCCAGAGAATCCTATAATTGATTGAAACTTATCTCTGTCTTTTCCACTACTATCTTTTTCCCAAATATACCCTTGATATGTTTTTCTACCAGTTTTAGTGTTTTTTCCTATTGTTGCCCTTAAAGATATTAAATTAATAGAATCAGGACAATTATACTTATTTATTCTAAAAACCTCTTCCCCTGTTGCAGGATTAGTTGCAATATATTGTACTAGTTTACTTTCGTCTACCTTTAGAGATTTACCACTTACTTTATTTGAATTATGAACGGGAGTTATCCATTCAAGATTAGATAATCTATTATCATCTCTTATATGATTGATGTGATTAACTACTGAATAGATTTCTAAATTTGGATTTTTTTAAAAATGTAGATGCAACTAATCTATGAACTGATACTGATCTTTGAACTTTTCCAAAAGTTATTCCTATAAGTGAGTATCCTTTGATATTTAATCTAGATTTAAATGTTATTCCAGTTTTCGTATTAATTACAACTCCCAACTTATTAATGTGATAATTACTTGAAACTGCACCATTAGTCGGATGAATATATTCAATAGGAATAAATTCGGTTTCAGGAAGATCTGGATACTTTTCAATTCGTCTTAAGAGTGGAACTCCTTTAGAATCACATTCAGACAGGTAGATATTACTATTATTCACACTCCGCTAGTGACAGATTCTACTTCACTTTTGTTTGTTAAATTAATGTTTTTCATTTAAACTTTTTTATTTTAATAATTATCGCTTCATTTTAAACAAATATCTATAGAAGGAGATTTTAAAATAATAAAGTTTGCAACCTTTACTATCTCTACTCTCTCCTTATTATTTAAAATGAAAAACAGAACAGAGAAAAATTTATGTATATTTTATAAATTTTTCTCTGTCATATATTAGAATTTAAAGCTCCCTAAAACGCATTTTATCAATTATAAAAAAGAATAAAACCCAGAATTTCTTCTGGGTTATTAATAATCTTATTACAATAGATTTTTTTTATAATTTTCTTTAACTTTTTCAAGATCTAAGTCTCCATATGTCTCTGGTAGCCATCTCTTTAGGATACCAGGAATCATATCATTTCTTATAATATCTTCCATTCCAAATTCAGTAATACTAACTCCAGGTAATCCTTGTAAAACATCTTTAGCATATTGAAGACCAGAGATGCTTTTTCCTGATCTTATCTTAGTGTTGTCCTGCTGCAGAATATCTCCGGACATTAAAATTTTAGAATCGGTTCCTATTCGAGTTAAGATTTTAAGCAGAGATTCTTTGGAGAAATTCTGGCACTCATTTACCAGAATTAAACTTGAATCAATTGAAGCACCTCGAAGGAAAGTTGCAGATCGAACTTCTATTTTTCCTGCATCAACTAATTTTTGTACTACCTCTTTCCCATTTTTCCCAGAAGCATTAAATATTTTTTCCATTGTATAAAAATCAGGTTCTTTATAGACCGCCATTTTTTCGTCCAGCGAGCCTTTTATAACGAGTAAATTTATATAGGGAATATATAAATTACTAGACTATATCTTAGTTTCCTCTTCATACATAGTCGTTGAGAAATAGACTTTGTTATCCATTTTTGCTGATTATACTTTTTATTTCCAGCAATTCTTGAAGTTTTCCTAGACTTTATTTGCATCTAGGGGACAATTTTTTTTTACTTATCCAATATTCTCCTGATCATTTACTGCAACAGGGTATACAAATACTATTTTTTTAAATCCATTATCTGGATTTTTCAATAAATCTAGTGCAGCATAAATTGATACATAAGACTTCCCGGTACCTGGACTTCCAAAGACTAGATTTATCTCATTTTCATAAATAGACTTAAGAAATTCTTTTTGATGCTTAGTCTTACATTTAAAATTTATTTTAAAATTCAAGATACTATCTCTTTCTTTTCGAATTAGATCAAGTTCTTCTTCTACACTTGATTTAGTAATAGCTTTCTTTTTAGCCATAGAGTTTAATTATTTTTTATTAATACCTACACTAGTTGTCTCTGATACTACTTGACATCTAGAGTATTTAAAATCATTAAGGTCTCTGGAATCTGTATAGGACATTGCTGATCTAAGGTAGGAGTTAAAATTATCCACCCATCCAGACAAAGTATATTCAATTTCCAGGATCACTATTTTTCCTTCTGATGTTTTTAATTTTTCTCTGGATTCTTCTAATGATTTTCCTAAGATTTCTGCTTGAGCTCGTTTAGTAGACATTCCATAGTATTCTCGATATAGTTTTTCCTTTCCGAATAAGCTCTTTACGGTTTCAGGGATAGCTTCGTAATATTCGCCGTATAGGTTTCTCAACACAGGACCAGCCGCTTCTAATGCTTTTCCAAATACTCCACCCATCATTACATAATCTGCTCCAAGGGCTAGACATTTAATAGCGGCTGAATAAGTGTTGATACCTCCATCGGCGATAATTTTTGTATTTCCTGAAGTTGATCTCTTAATATAGAAGGTTTTATCTATCAAAGAAGCCTTAGGGTAATGTACACTAGTTTGAACACTTGTTATACATGAAGATCCTCCTCCGATACCTACACGAAGATAATCAAAACCAGCATCATTATATTTTCTGTATGTCTCGGGGTTTGCTATATTGCCACCCATAAGAAGTACTGTATCTCCATATTGATCCTTGAGTTGCTTTCCTAATTCAATCTGACTATTCATATGTCCATTAGCTACATCGATCAAGATATAGAATTTTCCAGTCCTAGATTGTGGGTGAGTATCTATAAAGTGTTCTTGAACCTCCTTCATAGAAAAAGCGCAGAATACTTCACTACACAACAATAATCTATCCTTGATGTGAATATTTCTTGGAATTACACAAGAGATTTTATTATCATGAAATATCTTATAGTTCTCGGTACTCACAACAGATGCCATAGGTGCAACAATGATCGGAAAGAAATCATCATTAGTCTTTTCTAGGTTTAATGTACACGGAGAACAATCTGATCTACTTTTAATATAAGTTACTACCTCGGGGATAATAGTTACATCCTCGAGAGAATACAACATAGTTTCTTCTAACATAATTTTAATAATTTTAATTGGTTTCTCATTAATAAGATAATCAAGTTTCTAGGAGAGCAAAATAAACCCTAAGGATTTTGTGGTCCTTAAGGTTTGGTTCTATTATCTAATGTCTATGTCCCATGAAATAAATAGATAAGTACTATTTTTAAATTCAGGGACTCTCTCCTTGTCTAAGTAAAATGTTTTAAATCCCTTTTTCTCGTAGTGATACTTTACTATATCATACAAGTCTCTTTGATCTTCCGGGACTATTAATGCCAGTAATTTTTCTTTATGACTGAATTGAAGTTTACTTGTTATTTGTTCTTCAATCTCTCTAACTTTCTTTTCAGCAATTTCATCAAGAGTTAATGGCCACCCTTGAAGATTAAACCTACTAATGATGTTTGCTTGATCTGCTGTTAGTTCTTTTGATCTCCCGAATAACACTCTTTTACTACAACTAAACATTTTCTTAGCTAAACTGATTTCTTGTTTTTCTATTAATTTCTTTTCTGTTATTACTGCTTCTTTCATAACTTCTAAGTTTTTATTTTATCACTTATAAGGAATTCAGGTCTCAAGTTCTTATATATGTAATAAATAATATATAGAAACCTATGAAGAAATTTATAATTGACAGTAATGGAGAATTAATCTTAGGGAATGTAGATTTTCACTTTGAATTATTACCTAAAGGACACGTAGGCTGTTATGGTGGAGGACTTTGGAGGATAGATGAAGAGAATAAGATTTTACTGTTATCTGGAAAGTCTATTGATTATGGAGTTCCTAAGTTTGAATACCTAAAACATATTACTCCAGGGTATGAGGATTATAAGATTATGTATGAAGAAAAGGAAATAACTATAACACCTAAAGAAACGTCCCATCCCCTCTCTCGTCCAGAAGATATTTATACGAAAGAGGTGAACAGGAGAATCTTAGAGGAAATGAAAAAGGAGACTACGAAATATGATCCAAGTAAAGGTTTATTAAGTAATTTTAAATTTAATGATGGTTATGAAGTCAAAGCGAAAAACAAAAAAGATGCAACAAGAAAACATAACGCTTGGAAAAGAAAAAATAAAAAAGCCAAGAACTAAACAAGAAAGATTATCGGCCGGAGAAACATTTGTAACTTCTGAAAAAGGAAATTCAATGACTCCTCTTATTATGTCTGGTCAAAAACATGTCTTAGAACCAATTAAAAATCCAGAGACTATTTCGGCCGGAGATATAGTTTACTGTAAGGTTCATGGAAGATACTATACACATCTCGTAAAAGCAATTGATACGACGAAAGGATTTTTAATAGGAAACAATCATGGGCACTTAAACGGTTGGACTAAGAACGTCTATGGAAAAGTTATAAAAGTCTTGAAACCCGGAGAAAAATGGGAAAACACTTAACAGTAGATACAATACGAGAGTTTATATCTGACCTCATGAAAGAAGATTGTGAAGTTAGTAGTTTTTGTGATAGTGATGGTAGTACTTATACGATAATTATGAAAAGGTACGCAGTAAATCAGGTAATAATCTATCCAAAATCTTACGGAGCTCTCTTAAGTTTTGTACGACTAGAGAATGGAGAACTTTATAATAAACACGTTCAGGTTCTTGGGGAGGAAGAATTTAAAAAAGAAATACTATGTTGGATTATAAATGAGGGGCGCTGAAAACCTTATATATGATGAAGATATACGCAATTTGAAAAACTCATACATTAATGTGATGGTAAGTTCTGGTCTGTGAAGATCGGAACTTATTTTTTTTACAACAAAAAAGAAAGACTAAGGATTTATTTCCAAAGTCTTTCTATTATTTTTACTTATTTAAGTTTAGTAATGATAATTGAATGATATAATTATTTTTTGTTATTTTATTCTTATCAAAGATTAATTTCTCAATAGGGATATCAATTTCTTGAAGTATAGTATCTCTTTTACTTGGATCTTCGTAAACTAAGTGTAGATTATATGTAGGAACTTTAAATGAAGATCTATCATCTGAATAAAGAAAACTTTTCACTTCTGATTCTTTTTCTCGTTGTTCTAGTATAACTCTCTCCGTAAATCTTTTACACCGATTCTTCGAAAAAGAAGCTAAAATAAATTCAGCTGTCATTATAACTCTATCTTCTCCTGTTAAGTTATTCCAAGAATCATCATACTCGAATATATTTACATCAAGAGAATTTTCAATCCTAAACGCACCTTTGTAAACTTTAACTAAACAAGATATACTTATACCCCTACTTGTTTGATGAATATAAAACTTCATAAGATAGTAATTAATCTAGAAAACATCTTCTCTAATCCTGCGAGATCTAGTAATAACGGATAAGTTTTATTTACTACTTTCTGTCTCTTCCATTGAATTAAAGGTACTTCCGGAGACTCAGAGGTATAAAGATCTAGTCTCTTTAGTCCTGGAATATATACTAAACATCCAAAAATACTTCTTTTATTTTTAACGAATAATGTTAGTTTATATATATTCTGTCCTTGAGCTACACTTAGTAAAATCTGATCTGCTCCTAAGTTCCAAAGTAATCTAGTATTGTTGTATAACGTTCTAAGTGGAATCATCTCTTTTGGATCCCCTGTCTTAAAAAAGTCTGCAGGGTCTTTTATATCTGCAAACCCCAACCTATTATATGTTATGTCTTGAAGTGCCATGATAATTTAAAAAGTTGTTGTATAATAATTTGCCGATCCTGGGTCACTCGCAGAAGAAGATAATGATGAAGTTGTGTAAGTGATTTGTGAAGTTGTGATACTATTAGCATTATTCCACCACGTTATTCCACCACTACTATCTCCTGTATCTATTCCATGAGGATAAATTTTCTTGTTAAGAAAATCTTGGAAGTCTTCATTAGTTAATACATCACCTATATCATATCCAGGAACTAGTACCTCTTCTAACCTATCTAGGATCTCTTCTGGCATCGTAAAATATATCTCTGGACATTCTGGAGACACTAACACCATATAATCTGCTCCATAGTTTCTTCCGATTAGTGCTATCCCAAATTCCTCAGGCCAAGCAGAAGAATCAGTCTGGAAAACATATATATTTACTAACCCAGTAGATAGCATCTCAATTGAAATAGAGTCCTTAACATTTACACTCCCAATCACTTTCCAACCTGTAAAACTGGTGAAATCATGATGAGTTCCAGGGAGTTCATTAATAAAATACTCCTTTAGTTTATCTTTATCTATTTTCATAATTAATTATTTTTAATATCAATTTTCGTAATTCCTGAATCATTTAACTCCAACCTACAGATTCTATTATTGAAAGATGCAACCGATTCCATATGACTTGATAACATAATACACCCAATATTCATACTACTAATCATGTCAATACAATTTTCATGATTTTCCGGGTCTAAGTGTTTCAAGAATTCATCCATAATAAGCAACCCCATTCTAGTTACTATTTTGCTCAAGAAATTAATATCTAGAACTGTTTGCTGTCCTGAACTACATGCATCATAAGAAATCCAATTACCATTACTATTACAGAATCTACTAGTAAGGTCAAGGTGATCTTTTTTTCTGAAGTTATAAGTATCGACCTCGTACTTAACTTGATTATCTGTAAATTGTTCTGCTAATCTTGTCATAATTTCTTCATAGATCTTTCCTGTTGGTCCAGTTAGTTTAATATATTCTCTAAGATCTGCAATAACTCCTTGAATAGTATTAAGTTCTGCCTGAGCTCCTAAGATATTTTTCTCTTCTGTGGATTTATCTTGTATTAGCTTCTCATAGCTACACCATACTTTAATTCCACTATCTAGGGAACTCATAATCTCCATAAAATTATCTGGAAGCTCTACTTTTTCAGGAGTGCCAAGAGAATTTAACTGAGACTTATAAGATTCTAGGAGTTTTTTCGTTCCTTCAATATCTTCTGCAAGTTTAGATATCTTTTGTTTCTCCGACATCAACCTTGCTATTTGATTATTGAGGTTATTTATTTTTTCTCTACTCTCAGATATAATATGATCAGCTTGTTGTTTTCTTTCTGACATTTCTTTGAGTTCAACCCCGATAGATATTGCTTCCTCTCTAAGTCTATCAAGTTTTTCTAAGATTTCTTGTTTATGTTTTTCAAGAGAGTCAATATTCTTAAGAATTTGACCACAACAAGGGCATACTTTACTTTTCTCTAGGTTAGCTAGTTCTCCTGAAGTTCTTTTTCCATCTTCACATATTTGGTTATATCGATTCAGCCTCAGGTTATATTCAGACTCCACTGTATTAACCTGAGAAATCCTTGTATTCTCCTGTTCGATATCTCTAGAAATAAGTTCAATCTGAGAGTCTATTTCTGGGATTGATCTTTGAATACTTTGTTCTTTAATCAATTTGTCAAGACTCTCCGAATATAATGATACTTGAGCTTGAAGTTTACCAGAATTAGCTAGATACTCCATCCATTCTCGATTTTTCTTTTGTATCTCTAGTCCTTCATCTCTAAACTGAATTAATTCTTGTTTAGATTGTCCGGGGAGTTGTAGTTCGGATAAGGATGATTCTATATATCTAAGAATTTCCTCTGATTTCTTTACAGCTTCATTCCATCCACTCGAAGATTTTAGGACTTGATCTAAAAGTATTGTAGCTTCTTTATTATAAGCATCAATCTTATCCATCTTATAGAATTTACTGATGATCTCTGACTTTCTTTCAGGGGTTATATTTCCTATCAGCTTATGATGATCCGCATCAAATAAGAATATATCCATATAACCAATAAACGGAAATCTTCGATACATATCCTCTTCAAATTCCTTCTTATTATTATACTTCAGAGGTTCATCTTCAATCCAACATCCATATTCTTTATTTCCTCGTCGAATTTTACATTTTTTTCCTTGATATATAAACTCGACTTCAAGAGTACATGTTTTTTGTCCTATCTGTCTGTAGTCTTTTATATTTCTACACTCAAGGAAAGCATATTTAAGAGCACTGATTAATGAACTTTTACCTGATCCATTTCTTCCTGTTACTAAAATCTTATCACCATCATTAAAATAGATTTCTGCTTCATCAATACTTCTCCAGTTCTTACAATACAATCTTAAGAGAGTAAATCCAAAATCTACTTCTTCAGAATCTATATCTCTCAAGTTTCTTAAAACCTCAGAATGTACTCCTTGAAGATTATTAGAAATTATTATGTTGTCGATGAGGTGATTAATTTCTTCCCATGCAGGTACTTTTATATCTCTAACCCCTCCAGCGATACTTTGATTCTCTGGTTTATAGATACTCCATATACCTGTCTCCGGATTCCAACCTTCAGAATCGAGAGAAGGAGTATATATAAATTTCATTAAGTTATCATTAGGGTTTAGATCTACCCATTTAAATTGTTTAGATACACAATCATAAATAACTCCAGTACATTGGTCAGAATCAGATACTTTACATTTCTGTGGAATTCCTATACTGACATACTTTCCGATTTGTCCCTGTCTATGAATATCACCACAAATAGCTAACCCAAATTTAGATTCGTCAAGAACTTGTGACTGTATTTTATCATAACCACCATAATTAATAGTAGCATGTGTAAATAAAACATCAACCTGTCCCTGAATCCAAGAAAGATCAAATTCAGGTCTCCAATTACTAAAAGCTATTCTAGAATTATCAATAATAACCTCTTTTTGATCGGCATAATATAAATTTGGAGGCAACATAACTGAAAGACACGAATCAATTAAATCAGAATTTGATGATTTATTGTCTTGATCGTGATTCCCCCAGATTATATAACCTTCTCTAAAATACCCCATAAGAGTATCTAGAAATATTTTAACTTCTGCTTGAACATATGGACGAATAATTGATTTTTCTATTACGTCTCCTGCAATTACTATAATATCTGCTCCTTCTTGTTGAGCTGCATTTATTATATTCTGTGCAACAGTTCGAGTTTGATAAAGACGAAATTTTTCTGATGGATTTCTTTGTGGATAATCATTTATATGAATATCTGCAATTGCTAATATTTTACTCATAACTTTAAAATAAATTTATCATTAACATATATCACATACTCTACAAAACTTCCTTTTAAATAATCTGTACTCCGAAAAATACTGTTCCAATAATTTATATCCTTATCTCTCAAGAATGCTTCCAACTCAATAGAATCTTCACTCTGTAAAAAAGATGAATTTACTATAATTATTTGATGATTCTTTAGAGTTTTAGATATAAACTCACATACATATGACCTCAGAAAAGAAAGATTTAAAGTTGTTTTTGGAGTCATTGGGAGACTTATCATTCCAGAATATGTCCTATAACGTCTTGGATAATGATGATAATCTATATAATTCTTTGCTAGTAACATAATCTAAAAATCTACATTCTGAGATATACCTATTGAGTTCAGTTGATAAAGACTCAAAGATATTATCCTTTAAGTCTGAATGACTATAACATAATTCTTGAATATGCTTAACAAAATCATCTTTGGCTACTATATAGGTTATTATCTCATTTTTTAGCCGTAATCCTATATTAAGATAACTTAAAACAAGTAATTTCCTAGATGTATAATCACTATCCCAATACGTTATATATACATCATTCGTAGATATACAATCTTCTTTAAACCTAAAAAATTTATAAGGCCTTTTTATATCTTCTACAATCCTCATAAAAAGACAGTCAAAATGTATATAGGTATCTCCTATCATACAGTTTTCATTATATTTTGATAATTATTTACTAAATATTGAAGAGCTGCCATAGAATGCTTACAAAGTAATGTTGTCAGCGTTTTAGATTTAGGTGCTTCTGTTAACGCTGACCCAAGCTTAATTTTTATTTTATCTGATAAAAACAGTGTATTATTTTTACCTAAAAGATATGCTGATCTAAATTGAAAATCTTTACATTCACAATAAATCTTGCATTTAGAATTTTTCCAATTTTGTACATCATAATCTGGAGAAGTCTGGATTATAACATTATAAGTATTACCTGTCTTAGAAGTAACTTCAAATTTAAAAACCAGATAATAAATTTTTAATATTGTCTTTCCTAAAAAGATCGACCTAAACTTATCTAGAATGGATTCTTCTTTTAAAACATGATACACTTTTACTAGTTTTACTACACATTCAGAGGCTCTATCTTTTCGCCCCTGATCTATATTCATAACTTCTTGAATTGAAAGCTGCTTCCCCAAGAGCTTTCCGAGAACTCCTGTAATTAATCCTGCCATAATCTTTAACTTATTGTATTAGGATCTGTTATTGGAGAAATCTTACCATTCAAAGTTAAGATTGAATTAGTATCTTTTAATAAAATTCCTCCAAAAGTCGGTGGTGCAGAACTATCCCCGAGGTAAGAGAAAACTGGTTCCGCTTTTGATGATACTAAGACTTGACCATCTTTAAATACACGACCAGTCCTTTCATCATAACTATACATATCACCTCGTATTGTTACTATATCTTTCATTCACAATATAATTTTTGATCTAATTTTCCTATAAAATCTGAATAATAACTGTCAGATATCCCTGGAATATTATGAGTTCTACAAAAACTTCTAAACTCAGGAACAGTCCCTAATCTGCCAGCTCTCGGAAGATAGTTATTAATCAGGTTTCTTGCTTCTTCTACTCCTGGATAACTAAAAATATCGAAGGTCTTATATTGTTTTTCGAATAACTCAAGATCTGTAATATTCTTATAGTCTCCAGATAAGTACTCAAGGATTACTTTTTCTGACTTCATTCTAGGTTTTACTGTTTTCCTCAAGTCATTATGTCCATACCCAAAACTATCTAGGAGAGCTTTATATTGATATAACCCTACTCCTTGATCTCTGATAAGTTCTGGGATTGAGTAATACATCTCATCGTATGTTATTATCTCTGGAGTTTCATTTTTTCCAGGAAGTCTGAGATATTGAGTTCCAGGAGATAAACAATACTTCCAGTCTGAATCTTTAGTAACAAAAAGACTAGGGAGATCTGTTTTTCCATAGAGCTCACAACTTAACAGGAAAGCCCAATTATCAGCTTCCCAACCATCTTGACCTATTACCCCTATCCCAAACTTAGGTAACTCAGAGATCATAGTATACTTAGCTGTCTGTTTTACTTGGTTTTGATATAATTCCCACTCAGCTTTTTCTAAATCGGCCGGAGAAATAGCTGGATCATTTTTCATATCCTCAAAGATTTTCTCATCTATATAATGCCGAGAATCTTTATAATTTCCACCAAGAAGATAAGATGTATAGTAACCTCCAATAGATTCATCCCACTTATCATATATCAAGACTACCTTCCGGCCGTTCACACCATAATCTCTGAGAACTTTATTAATTGTCCATATACAAGTTCTGATTAATTCTCCATAAGTATATTCTCCAACTTTCTTTCCTTTACTTATCACGAAAAGACTGCGCGTAAGAATTAGCGAAAAATCTAATAATACATAGAAATAGTTTTTATTATTCATTCCATCAATTATCACTCTAAATAAAATAAAGGTAGAGGAAATCTTTTAAAATCTCTTCTACCTTTTATTGTTTAAGTTTTATTTATTATCTTCTAATTACCTTTTATCAATTTCAAAAAGGCAAGTCGTCACCATTGTTTCCTCCAAAGTTAGGTTTAGAATTGAAAGGTGCTTGCTGTTGACCTTGACCAAATCCACCCCAACCTGCTGGAGCTGCTTGTTGCTGTTGTCCTCCACCAAAAGGATTGTTACTATTCGGATTCACAGGTACACCAGAAACAGGGTCAAGATGCGCAGTAACTGGAGTTTCATATGGATTTGTATTCTTACTCAAATCAACTTGAGGTGCAGAATTTCCACCACTCATCGAAGCAAGAATCGGATCGTTAGTCTGAACTCCTGCTCTAGTAGTTGGAATCTGCTTTGCAAGAACTTCCATATTTGTTCTCTTAACAGCCTCCGTAAAATCAACACTACCCTGAGATTTAGCAAGTCTGATAGATGCTAAAACTTCAGACATATATTCGATAGTCTCTCTAATCAAAGCTGCATTAAACAAACGTTTCTGTCCGACGGGAGTATCTTGATCTCTTGAAGCTTGGAAACCTAAGAAATTCTGGAGCGGATCTGAAGCTAATTCCATATCTTCTTCAGAAATTTGAATACTCTTAAAGTTTTCATTACCTACTTCATGTTGAGCTGTGATATTAAATCCAGCAGCTCCGTCTTTCTTTCTTCCGACACTAAACATCAAGAATCCAGAACGTCCATTTGAATTACGATTATAAACATCAGCAATCCAACTATTATCTCCACCCTTCATCAATGATTTTTCTTGAATATTATCCTCTACTACAGATGTAAACATCTTAGCTGTAGCAACGAATAATGCCATAAAATTCTGACGACTCGGATTACGATTTTCATTCGGATCCCACTTATTCAAACAGTAAGCATGGAAAATTGTATAGTTTCTCATTCTTACCAAGTTTGTTGTTACTTCATCTCGATTATTCTTTGCATCAAGCTCCTGATATAATTGATCAAAAATCATATGGGCTTGAGACAGCAATTCATCATCTGCTGCAGTCAAAGATGAAACCAATCGTCCCGTCATATCTTTCATTACATATGCACTCTTCGGAAGGAGCTTAATCCATGCATTATAGATATTCTCTGTTCCATCTGCAGCCATATTTTTTCTAGGGAGATTGACTTCACGAGTATTGAATAAAGTAACAAATGGGAAATCTGTTACTACACTATCCAACGGAAATACTTGATATCTACCAAAATTTCCGGGGAAGTTGAGATAAACTTTTTCTAATGATCTGTTCTTCTGCTCAAAATTGTTTTCTTTTGCTTTAGGTGCTTGCGCAGCTAATTTGCTCAAAAAGTCGTCTACTCTATTACTCATAATTTTTTAAAATAATAAATAAATAAATAAAAATTGTTTAATAATATATAATGTAATTTTATTTTTCCGCGTAACACAATAATACGCGGATGTTGAGATTTATTTTATCCTCTCACAATTATAAGAATCTTAGTGTTTCTGAGAGGAGTATTTTCACTTTCAATAATAAGAATCCTAAGGGTGTAGAAGTACCTTTTTTATTAATTAGAAAAGAAAAATAAGACTAGGATTTTTTATTTCCTAGTCTTAAGGTTAATTAAAGTTTATTTCTTCCTGATCCTTTGCAGCCTTGTCTATATCCAAGAACCCAGTATTAGCACTTATATATTCCCCAATTTTATGTCCAGTGTTTCCAAAATAATAATTGGACAGAGTATTCAATAACCATCTTTTTTGCATTTGTGTTGTAAAAGAACTCTCATTAATTCATTCAAATCTTCTGAACAAGCAACAATTGAATGATCTATCAAACACATGCTACGATCAGATATATAATCAGTACAATTTAAATACTTATTTTTTAATAATTCTATATTGATATAGTATGTAATATGAGATTCTTCACTATTATAATCTACCCTAGTAATCTCTATTAATACTCTTCGATCCTTATAATAATCTACAAGCTCAAGGTCTTCAATTATTCTCCTCTTTTTATTTCTTTTCATAATTTTCCTAAAATCATACGATCATGTTCTTTTGCTTTCTTATAATCTACTACATCTCCTGGTAATATAAAATCTCCTAATGTCATTCCAGAATCATCAATAACAATAGGTTTTACATTTCTTCTAAACCATCTCCTAGCTACCTTGTCATCTTTGAGTACTACTTTAAGTATTCTTTCATAATCCCAGAATGTAGCTACCAAACAACATCTAGTAACTGGCATGTTTTCATAATCACTATAGTGGATATTACTCTTATTCCAAAATACAGAAATAGTAACTTCATCCGCACTATAATATTCTATATAAATCTTACTTCCTTTTTTATCTCTAAATTTAATCACTTTTTCCATAATATTTATAATAATTTCCCTATAGTAGAATTTTCGTATCCTTTTATGGCTACTATACATCTTGCTATTATGCTTCTCAATTCTCTAGAATCACTGTCTTTATAAATAATTTTTTTATAATCTATTTTTGCAGTATTAACTAAGCGATCATTATATAAATCATCATCTATATCTATCTGACCTGTAATACATAGAGCAATGTATTTATAGTAATACAAAAAATCCTTAACTGAATATTTAATGTCTGACCTAGAATTTATTGCTCTACTATACTTCACTTCTCCACTAGATCTTTCAGTTAGCAATTGTTTTATTATGTAGGATTCTATAAAATTATCTAATGTTCTATATTTACTCTTTATCTCACCTATCACATTACTCCCTAAGACAGATTCTCCATTTTTATTCCAATCCAATATAGAGAATGCGGATTGAGCTGTAAAGTATCCTCCTCTAGTAATATCCTTCATTGCCGTAACTATCTTCCCAATCCAGTGAGGGACATATTCTCCATCATCAAATTCATACATCTCTAGTATTTTCATTATTTCTAATAGAACTCTTCTGCCATAAGGTTCTTTCCCTCCATAAATTCTTGATATCGCATCTACTCTATCTGAATAAAATTTCTCTTCTAAATTATCTCTCAATTTCCTTAAAATTATCATCGTGTTCCTCCGCTTTCTTATAATCTACTACATCTCCTGGTAATATAAAATCTCCTAATGTCATTCCGGAATCATCAATAACAATAGGCTTAACATTCCTTCTAAACCACTTTCTGGCTGTCCTATCATACTTTAACACTCTCCTTAAAATATCTTCATAATCCCAGAATGTGGCTACTAAACAACCTTTCGTAATTGGCATAGTTTCTCCATCCCAACCCCACTTTAAGCTTTTTCTTTCTGCAGTAATTAATATTTTATTCTTACGATAAATAATCTCAATTCTGCTTCCTTTTCTATTACTAAATTTAATTACTTTTTCATTTATGAGGCTTTTAAATTCTTCTATCTAGATATCGTGAGTAGTAAAATTATAACTAACTCTACCAATCTCATTTTCACCTAATTGTCCACATAACCAACCAGTCTTCTATTACATCCCTAAGTGTTATTGTTTCTGGTCTACCCACCATAATTATTCTTTCTTTCTAATAATTTCATAATTTCTTACTCTTTTCTTTACTCCATCGATTATCTCTGTTGTTGTAAATTCTTTTACTTCAAAATAATTTTCTATATCATTAGCCTTAGGATTAGCTGTATAATTGATAGAACTATAAAGATCTCCTAGTTTATTCTTAAGATTTGCTAAACTATATTTCTCGCCAAGATTGAAATTAGAATATATACTTCTTTTTAATAAATCTTTATTAAATGTTATAATTCCTAAATATTTTTTAATATTAGTACTGTTATAGGATAAAGCTTTCAGTTTTTGAGGATCAAGTGATAAATAGAATGACTTAATCTCGTCGGAATCATTTATTTGTCCAAGAACTATATCAATTCCATCCTGAGATAATCCATACTCACATAGAAGTTTTAATTTATCATATATAGTATTTAATCCAGTATATATCCTAAGAAATTCTGATACCTCTTGATTTACTATGTCATCAGGAGTTAATGTATTATGAACAGTAGAGAATACGCTAAATCTATCTCTATAGTCTATTTGCTGGATCTTGAATGCTCGGATTTCATTTACTAATACCAAATTATTTATAACTGGTTTAAGTATAACATTACCCTCGGGGGTATGGATTTTATTTACAGCCACATAATTATCTTTATAATTTTTAAATCTTGCAAGATCTTGATAATTTATTGCTAGTGTATATTTCTCTTCTGAAGTTCCTTTTTGATATACAGATAACAAACTCTCAGTGGATCTCTGTTTAAATTCTATTACTCTCTTAAAGTCTTCTTCCTTCATCTCTCTGTAATTAGCAGTACTTCTATAATAAAAATTAGCACTATTACTCCACGGATTTTCGAATAATCTCTGTCTACCTAAGATCTGTGGGAGATCCTCACTAATGTCAACAGCTAGACTATCAATGTTAGAGTCTGAGAATATAAAACTACGTGCACATAAGCTATAAAAGTCAGCTCCTAAGTATACAGTTCTAGTACAGAATGTAAACATCTTAGGTTTGACATCTCTCTTAGGAACCTTTCCGATCACAAACTTCTTTCCTAATCTTCTCTGAATTTTCTTAAGATTATCATCTGTCCTAGAACATAGGATATTACATTGTTCGGGAGTAAGGTTATTTTTCTTGATAATACTGGTAATATGATTAACAGAATTTACGTAAAATACTGCCTCATCAGAAACAATTTTTACTGGTACTCCTTCTCTAAGAACTACTATACTTTCAAAATCCCCTGAAAGATATTTCTGAATAATCTCAGAAGCTTTTTCACCTACAGTTCTCATAACATATACATCTAAAGCCGGCCTAATTACTCTAGTAGGGTCCTCTTTGCTCCAATCTAGTTCATAGTACGGTAAATCTCTAAACTCGTCTAACATCTCTAAGTACTCATCCATCATAGGAGTTGCACTCACAAAATACGTAGTAGGAGATTGTTTAAGGTATTCTAGAAATTTAAGTTCAGTATCTGATTTAAATCTAGAATCATGGAGAATGCTTTGAAATTCATCTACTACTGTATAGAAATATCGAAATCTATCTAGTTTCTCTAGGATATCCTTTACTATTCTATAGGAGTCGTAGGTAACTAGGATTTTACAGGGTAATCCATTTATAGTTCTGGCTGTACAATATTCATCTATTTCTCTATATAGTCTCTTATAGATCTCTGAATTACTAGATAACTCAGTTAATCCAGAATTATCTATTACTACATTTTTTTCGATTTTAGATAAGTCTTTGTCTACATTAGACTCCTTGTCCATTTCATTTACTACTAGATAAACATCAAATTCATGTTGATCCTTTTTATTCTCTAGGAGCATTTTTCTGGGGCTACATAGAATAATATTCTCTGGTCCACCTATACAATACTCTGTAAACCCACAACCAGGAAGTTGTTTATTTATAATACATTTATTCGGGAAATTTGAAAATCTAAAGTTTTCCCATTCACCTATATACCTAATTCCTCTAGGTACGGTGATTTTTTCTTTGTACATATTATTATTTGTCATATAAAAATATTTTTAATTATTTATTAAATTTAATTATTGAATTCTAATACAGAATCCAGTTTTACTTTAGGTATCCAAAATCTGAAGACTAAGGATACCTTTATTTCATTAATTAGAGTTTAAGGTTATTAGAAGAGCAAAATCGTAATTTAAATTCATAATTAAGCATACATACACTATATATGTAAATACCAATAAAAAAAATTACACTCTAGATAGTGGTTCTACTAAATAAGCGAACATAGTGAGAGACCCGCCTCCCCTTCAGGGAGAGCGAGGTCGTCTTATTTAGAAGGTTCACGATACATATAAAGCTTTATACTAAATATTAAATTAATTATTTAATTTACCGTGAACCTTAAAAAGAGTACCGTCCACTCGAGGCCTGTGAGGGCCTCGGGGACTCTCACTTCGTTCGTACTTTTTAAGAACCACTTTAGAAATATATTATTTCATTCAGTTCTAATTAATAAATATTTATTCTTATTTAATTTTCCATTAATCCCTTATATAGTTTATTCAGTTTCTTGAAGGCCCCGGAACGAAGTGGAGGGGATAAGAATTCTGGTATCCTTAGTCTTCGAAAAAATGTTACAGTCTTTTCCTTATATATGAATGAAATAAAAATATATTAAGATTATGAAAACAGTAAAAGTAGGTGATTTTTTGTACGAACTTTCTAGTAATGAGATTAGGAAATTTATAGTTAAGAAGAAAATTATAACTGAAACATTAGACAGCAAAGATACAGTTACTTCTTTTATACTAGAGGATGTATCAGATAAGAATATTAGTGTAGAATTTTCCTTAGGAGAATTAGATAAGAAATATTTTTTATCTGTTGATGAAATAATAGATAACCTTATTAGTGGTTATAAGAAGCGATATGAAACAAAAATACCCCAAGGATCAGTTGTAGTGTTGGAACTTTATGAAACAGATGGTTATTCTGAAAAGCATAGATCTTATATAAAAGTTCCAGTAAAATATATCATGGGTAAATCTTCTTACTCTACAGTACTTACGGAAGAAGGAGTGGAATGGTTAAGAAAAAATATATACCCAGGATTTGATAATGGAGGATATTACAGGCTAAAAGATATTTCGGAGGAACGCATGAGGAAATTGATCACAGAAGCTAATAATATTTTAGAAGTATTTAGGAAAGAATAAAAATAAGAGATAGGAAATAAAATCCTATCTCTTTTAACTTTTTCCTATGGGATTAAACGTTCCTTTAAATCAAGAGAGTAATACTATAACATATACATTTACTGTCTCACC